GTACTCAAGGTACTCAAGGAACACAAGGAACCACAGGTTCTCAAGGTACTCAAGGAACAAGTGTTCAAGGACTAGGTGGATCTCAAGGAACACAAGGTACTCAAGGAACCACAGGATCTCAAGGAACACAAGGTACTCAGGGAACTACAGGATCTCAAGGTACTCAAGGTACTCAAGGTACTCAGGGAACTACAGGATCTCAAGGTACTCAAGGTACTCAAGGAACACAAGGAACCACAGGTTCTCAAGGTACTCAAGGAACAAGTGTTCAAGGACTAGGTGGATCTCAAGGAACACAAGGTACTCAAGGAACCACAGGATCTCAAGGAACCACAGGATCTCAGGGAACTCAAGGAACCACAGGATCTCAGGGAACTCAAGGAACCCAAGGTACTTCAATTCAGGGCACACAAGGTACTGCAGGATCTCAAGGAACAAGTGTTCAAGGATCTACAGGTACTCAGGGAACCCAAGGTACTCAAGGTATTCAAGGATCACAAGGAACTACAGGATCTCAGGGAACTCAAGGAACCCAAGGTACTTCAATTCAAGGCACTCAAGGTACTTCTGGATCTCAAGGAACAAGTGTTCAAGGATCTACAGGTACTCAGGGAACTCAAGGTACTCAAGGAACCACAGGATCTCAGGGAACTCAAGGAACCACAGGATCTCAGGGAACTCAAGGAACCCAAGGTACTTCAATTCAGGGCACACAAGGTACTGCAGGATCTCAAGGAACAAGTGTTCAAGGATCTACAGGTACTCAAGGAACACAAGGAACTTCAGTACAAGGAACCCAAGGTACTGCAGGATCTCAAGGAACAAGTGTTCAAGGATCTACAGGTACTCAAGGAACACAAGGAACTTCAGTACAAGGAACCCAAGGTACTGCAGGTACTCCAGGTAATTCTGTACAAGGAACTCAAGGTATCCAAGGTACTCAAGGAACTTCAGTACAAGGTACTCAAGGTACTAGAGGTTTAGATGGTCCTTCTGGACAATTTAATCCTTGGAAAAGAGTAACTACCACATATACTGCAATAAAAAACGAAAGAGTTATTGCAGATACTTCTGGAGGATCTTTTGCAATTACTCTACCCGCTTTACCTTCAGAGGGTGATTTTGTTGCTTTTGCCGATGGTCAAGATTGGTCAACAAATAATTTAACTATATTAAGAAATGGTTCTTTAATAGAAGGAATTAATGACGATTTCATACTTGATGTTAAAGGTATAATCGTAGATTTTATTTACGATGGAACTACCTGGGAAATTTATACAAATGTTGGACCTCAAGGTGCTCAAGGTACTTCGGTTCAAGGAACTCAAGGTACTCAAGGTACTCAAGGAACTTCAGTACAAGGTACTCAAGGTACTTCAGGTTCTCAAGGCACTTCTGTTCAAGGTACTCAAGGAACACAAGGAACTTCAATTCAAGGCACTCAAGGTACTGCAGGTTCTCCAGGTAATTCTGTACAAGGATCACAAGGAACACAGGGTCTTAGGGGGGATTCAGTTCAAGGTGCTTCAGTTCAAGGTGCTACGGGAACTCAAGGGGCACAAGGTATACAAGGAATTCAAGGAATTAGTGGGGCACTTACTACTACATTTACATTAGGATCTCAAAATATAGAAAATATAACATCCAGAATTGATACTGGATTTTATCAAACTCAAACTGCCACAACTGCGGAAGGATGGCCTATTGCCGGAAATCAAATGCACTTGTTATCAGTAACAACAACAGATGCATCACCAACTTACTATGCAATGCAATTTGCATCAAAATATACAGATAGTTTGAATCTATATTATCGTTCAACAAATAATTTAGGGACAAGTGGTTGGGCTAAAATATGGACGAATTTAAATGATGGTTTTGGTAGTGGGTTAGATGCTGATGTTTGGTGTGGAATAACAACAACATTATTTGCATCCGCACTTAGATCAAATCGCAATCTGACTGGTGGTGGAACAATTAAAGTTAATCCTTCTTATAGTGTTTCTTGGTCATCAAGATTTATTGTAATTTCAAATGGTTACGGTAATAATTTTAGTAGTAATGGATATTTTGATATCGTTTGCCCGATAACTGGACCAATTACTGTAGATGGTGGTGCTCCAACTAGAAATGCAACTTCCGATGGTATTCTTCTTAATGCGTGGGAAGCACTTTACTATATTTTGCCAATTGGATCTAACAATGGTACTAAACCAGAAAACTTCCGCGTTGTTTCATATACTTCCGTTTTAGATGTTCCTTATAATTGGATTCTAATTTGCATAAGAAATGGTGATAATGGTTCAGTATATTTTAATAATGGTATTACATTATCCGCTAATGAGAGTATGAACTCAATTATACAAGATGAAGCAAATACTGCAAATACTCTAATAAGAAGAGATTCTTCGGGGAATTTTAGCGCAAATGACTTCACTGGTAGACTTATCAGAACTGCGACTGGTTCAGGTACAACGGAACTTATTCGCGCTTCGATGGCAGATAATGATCAGTTCAGAATTTTAGTTGGTGGAACTGCAACTAATGCTGGATATGCAGAAATTGCTACTGCAGATGATGCATCTGAACCGATTTATGTAAGACAATACTCTGGAGATTTTACAACACTCTCAAGAACTCTTACTCTTCTCGACGGTTCCGGAAATAGTAGTTTTCCGGGACAAGTTTCTGTTGCTGCAAATATAACAGCGAGTCGGTTTATTTCAACTGTTGCGGGAACACCATCATCAGGATCGGCACCATTTTCAGTTAATTCTACTCAAGTTGTTACTAATTTGAATGCCGACTTATTAGATGGGTTTGATACAACAGGATTACAAAATTATTTTGGCGTTATTCCTTATGTTGGTAGTGATGGTGTAATGGAAATTGGTAGATATATTGATTTTCATTTGACAGATACTGATGATAATGATTTTACATATAGAATAACGAATGTTTCCGATGGATTATTGAATTTTTCTGGTAATGTTGGTATAAGAACTGATATAACAAATGCAAGATTAGATGTTTGGGCAGGTACATCCAATAATAATGATCCAGAATTTAGAATTTCTGGGCAAGGATTTATAGATTTTCATAATGGACTTTTGAATGGTAGTTACAATTCTATTGTATCTGCTGGCGATAAAGGAATTATATTTTCAGGAGGAACTGAAAATAGCACTGCAAACTTTGTCATTGCCCCTTGGCGAAACACTATTGGTGGAATAAGAATTACTACAAATGGTGATGTTGGCATTAAGAAGAATAATCCAACCACAGCATTAGATGTTACTGGATCAATAACTGCCTCATCGCAATTAATTTCCAGTATTGCAACTGGAACCTCACCACTTTCCGTTAATTCAACAACCAAAGTTAATAATTTAAATGCCGACTTATTAGATGATTTAGATTCTAGATCATTTGGAAGACTGGTTTGTTCCACGCAAAATGGGTCATCCGCATCAGCAAATACATGGGCATTAATTGCAACATTTTCTACAGGAACAGTTCAGTTTGCTGATTGTACTTTGATTCTAGGTTTTGTAAATGAAGCAACTAGTGGACATGATTCTGCTATTATATCAGTGTTCTTTAGATCTAATTCAATAAATACAAATCCAACAGTAGAGGTTAAAATATTATCTAAAGGAGGAACCACCAATTCATTCCATATTGTTAATGATTCATTCAAAGTTATCAGTGGTGGATGGACTACCAATATGCAACTTTGGGTTAAAAAGGCATCCGATTTTGGTGGATTTAATGTTTATGAATTATCAAGAAGGCAAAGTTCAGCTGCAACATTAACATATTCAACAAACCCAGCATGGCAAACAACAGAACCAAACGGTGCAGTCAATAATGTGAGATCTAATGGTATTGAACAAGGATTGGATTTTTATGCCCGAAGTATGAATTCAAATTTTGGAAATTTTCCTTTTGCAGCACTACAATCTGATGGAAATATTGTCGCTTATAGGAACAATACTAATTTAAGTGGTTGTTATGGTATTGTTCAAAATAATAATAGTGTATTTAGTATCGGGGCAGATGGTGGTCAAATTAAAATTGAAGCAACCAATAGAAATATGATATTTGAATCCACTAATGGGGACATAAGATTTAAAGATGATGTTCAGCCAACAGATTCAAATACTTACAGCCTTGGAACAACTAATAGATTTTGGTCTGTAGTATATGCACAGAACCAACAAATACAACCATCAGATAGAAGAGAAAAAATAGATATCACACCATCAAAACTTGGGTTAGAATTTATTAAAAAATTAAATCCAGTTTCTTATAAATGGATAACTGGAGGTTACATTGAAAAAGTGGATGAAGAAACCGGAGAAAAAATAACCGAATCTAAACCAGGACTAAGAACCCATTATGGTTTTATAGCACAAGAAGTGGAAAAAACATGGAAAGAATTTGATATTCCTGATTTTGCAGGTTGGGTTCTGACAGATCTAAGTGATCCGGATAGTATACAGGGGTTAAGTTATGGGGAATTCATCTCCCCAATCATCAAAGCAATTCAAGAACAACAAGAAATCATTGAAAACCAACAACAACAAATTGATGAACTAAAACAGAGACTTGACAATGCAGGAATTGCATGATAATATGAATAAACTCTAAACAATCATGCAACATGAACTCAAATGAAGTAAGAGTAAAAACAACTCCACAAAATGTAAAAGAATCTAATGAAGGACTCTTTTATTCTAAAATGAATCTTCCTCAAGCCGCAGAACATTGTGGAATGACAAATAAAGAAATGAAGTTAACATTTTATGAATATCTAAAATACCACCCAATTGAATTCAAATAAATATTCATAAAATCTCCAATAATGTATCGTATCACATATGCCTACACTTGGTATAAAACAGATTATGAAAAGTTTATTATAAAAACATATTATATCAATATGATACCTTTTACATTTGATGAGATACCAGACACTTTACAAAATGATCCGGAAATAATTAAAAAGGCGGAAGAACAACTTTTAATGACACCAGAAATTTTTTTCAAATGTTCATTTTATCTCATAGATGAAGAATGTCATCCTTGCCTATTTGAATTAGATCTAGAAAATCCAGAAGTACTTGATGAAATATTATAATTATTTTCCCCCGAAGAAATTCGGGGGTTTTTTATGAATAAATAACTTATAACGGAACTATAAACATTAATAAAATGGGATTAAGTCGCCTAGATAATTTTCTTCGTAGTGCCCGAGGAACAATTTTATATGTTGATCCAAACAGTTTAGATGCAACGGATTCTATAGAAAATACTGGCACTTCTCCCGTAAGACCATTTAGAACCTTACAAAGAGCCTTAGCAGAATCTGCCAGATTTTCATATCAAAGAGGAAATAAAAACGATAGATTTGGAAAGACTACAATTGTTCTTTATCCAGGCGATCATATTGTAGATAACCGTCCAGGATGGATTCCATTTGAGGATGCGGGAACTCTTAAATTTAGACTCAGAAGTAGTGAAGTATCTTCAGACTTTAATCAGTGGGATCTAAATACAAACTTTGATGTATCTTCCGAGAACAATGTTTTATATAAATTAAACTCTGTTTATGGTGGTGTTATAATTCCTCGTGGAACATCCATTGTAGGAATGGATCTTCGTAAAACAAGAATTAGACCAAAATATGTTCCAAATCCCGTAGAGAATGATATTGCACCTTCTTGTGTTTTTCGTTTGACTGGTGCTTGTTATCTATGGCAATTTACTATTTTGGATGCAGATCCAAATGGTCTTTGCTATTCTGATTATACTAGAAATACATTTGTTCCTGCATTTTCACATCACAAATTAACCGCAATTGAATATGCGGATGGTGTGAATAGTGTAAAGATTGATGATGATTATATTTCGGATTACTCTACAGATAGAACAGACTTAGAATTATATTATCAAAAAATTGGACTTGCATACGGACCAACTTCAGGTAGAGATATTCCTTCCGACTATCCAGATGATGTGGACATTGAACCAGCAATTGATGAATTTAGAATTGTTGGTCCTCGCGGAGGTGAGATTGGAATTACAAGTATTCGTGCCGGTGATGGTATTACTGCAAATAAAACCATCACAGTATCTCTAGCAACTCCTTTACCTGGACTTAATGTTGATACTGCGGTTCAGATACAAGGTGTATCAAATCCCGGATACGATGGTCAGTATGTGGTAAGTAAGGTAAATGATCTACAAGAATTTGAATATGTTGTTCAAGATCCACCACCAAACGCAATTGGTGGAACTGCAAATGCATTTGTTAGATTAACTGTAGATACTGTATCATCAGCATCTCCATATATTTTTAATGTTTCAATGAGAACGGTATATGGAATGTCTGGACTTTTGGCTGATGGTGATAAGGCAGATGGATTTAAGAGTATGGTCGTTGCACAATTCACTGGAATTGGTTTACAGAAAGACGACAGGGCATTTACGAGATATGATAAGGCAACAGGAACATATAAGTATTCCTTCAATTCAAATTTAACCAATCTATTCTCAGATTCACTTTCAAAATATAGACCAGAATATGAAAGTTTCCACATTAAGGCGACAAATGATGCATACATTCAAGTAGTATCGGTATTCGCAATTGGATATGCAAATCATTTTGTTGCAGAAAATGGTGGCGATATTTCAATTAACAACTCTAATTCCAACTTTGGATCCAAATCATTAGTTGCAAAAGGATATAAGAGAAATTCATTCACTAGAGATGATACTGGATATATTACACATATCGTATCTCCTCAAGAAATAGAGACAAAAGAATCCTCTATTGAATTCTTATCCATAGATGTAGAAAAAACTATTGGTGTTGCATCAACTGGTCGTTTGTATCTTTATGATTATGATGATATTAATGTAATTCCAGAAACAGTCATAGATGGTTATAGAATTGGTGCAAAGAAAGATGATTATTTAAACTTAAATATTCTTGAGTCTGGAATTACTTCTTCTTATTTTTCTCTTATTGTAATGCCTTCTGTAGATAATATTGCAGAAGAATCTATATTTGAAAAATCTTTTGAAGTTCAAAGAATTAACAATCAAGATATTGAGAACAATATAGCAGATGGTGTTTTTACATTTATAGAACCCCATTCATTCTTGCAAGGAGAATCCATTAGAATCATAAGTGATAATGCATCATTACCAGATGGCATTTCTCCAAACAAAATTTATTATGCAATTACAGATCAACTTCCTGGTGTTGGAATAGGAAGTACACAAATTAAGGTTGCACAAACTTTAAGCGATGCCTTTAGAGGAGAATCTATTTCACCAAACAAAAAAGGTGGTGTATTAACTATTGTAAGTAGAGTATCTGATAAAAATTCTGGCGATATTGGTCATCCGGTTCAATGGGATAGTGACAATAATCAATGGTACATCAATGTTTCTGTTGGAGAATTTGAAAACACAATTTATCCGAAAATTGTTGGTGTCGGAACAGCAGGATTGGGGGCAGCGACTCCAAGAACTTATGTGAGAAGAATTTCTGATAATAGAAGTCTATCTGATAAAATTTATAAACTACGTTATATTATTCCAAGATCTAGTTCATTTTCGGGAAGACCTCCATTAGATTCATTTATTCTTCAAGAATCAAGTTCTGGAATTGGAACAGGAACCGAAGAAATTTCCAAATACTTTGATCCAACAAATTCTGCAGTTTTAACAAATTCAAACGAACTCAGAAGTCCTAGATTTATTGCAACTTGCACATGGAGTTCTTCTGGAATTGCAACAGTTACAACAGAACTTCCACATAGACTAAAAGTAGGAAATGAAGTTGAAATTGTAAACGTAGTAAGTACTCAAAACACTTCTGGCATAAACAATTTTGGATTTAACGGAACTTTTGTTGTAAAATCTATTCCATCAAGAAGACATTTTACTTTTGATCTTTCAGTCAATCCCGGTGAGTTTACTAACAATACTTCAATTAGAGATTCAAATCTTCCTAGGTTTTCAAGAAAGAAACTTCAAGGAACATATCAACTTTATAGAAGTCAAGAAATTCAAGAATATATTGCAAATGTTCAAGATGGAATATATCACTTAATTGTTACCAACTGTTCAAATTCACCTACAGTAACACCATTTAATAATTTAAAATTCTCGCAACCAATTCAAAATCTTTATCCTCAATTAAATCGCGATAATCCGGTATCCGACCCAGAACCATCAAGATGTCATGCTTCATCCGATTTAATTGGAGGAGTTACTATTAATGAACCACAAAAGTCAATCACCAAAGAAACTTTAAATGATTTACTTGTTGATTTAAATGTTGGATTTGGTGTTACTGATATTGTATCCAATCCAACCGGAACGGCGCACACAATATTTACAAATGAAGATCATGGATTATTATCAATCACCAACTTAAGTATTGTTGGTGGAGGATCAACTTATGTCACTGGAATATATTATAATGTTCCTCTGATAAGTGAATCAGTAGGAGGTAATAGTGCAACTGCAAGAGTAACAGTAAGTGCTGCAGGAACCATTAGTAATGTTGTTATAATGGATGGTGGTAGTGCTTATGGTATCGGAAATACTCTTGCAATTAAAGATGTACCAAGAAACTTTGGTTCTTTTGATGCGGTTGTTCGTGTAGAAAATATTCAACAAAATATTGGAGACTGTTTAAGTATTTCCGGAATATCTAAAGATTATGATACTCTTTATAAAATTGTAGGAATTACAACCGGAAATTCCAAACAAATTGAAATTGAATCTTCAACTATAGTAGAAAACCCATCCACTGTTGGTCTTGGAAGTTTTGCTACAGAAAAATCAAATGTAATTTTGGTTGGAAAGACTCTAGGAATTACAACTTCTTTTTATAATTCCAACACTGGCATTTCTACTATTGTCTTTAATTCTGCCCATGGTCTTAAGGTCAATGATAAGATTCGTATTGCTGGTGCCGAAAATAGTTCATTCAACCGCGATTTTATTATTAAATCTACATTTGGCCCAGGAGGAACTGCAACTACTTCAATTACTATTGATCTAGGAATTAAAGATAATACAATTGTAACAGGTGGAGATATTACGGTTTATCCTTTTGGTGCATCATCCTATGGTGGTAGCATTGCGAGAGACAATGAAATAACTTCTTCTCGTTTGATTACATATTATGATGGTGTAACTACTATTTCAACTGCATTAATTGATATAACTGCAACAGATGATGATCCTCTGCAAATAGAAAATGCTGTTCAACTTGGACTAAAAATTGGTGATTACTTACAAATTGATAATGAAATTTTCAGAATCAAAGAATCTGTTGTAAGTAATAGTGTAAGATGTTTCCGTGCAGTTCTCGGAACTCAAAAACAAGTACACTTAGATAATTCAGTTGTTAAGAAGATAAAAGTTCTTCCGATTGAATTTAGAAGAAATTCTATTATTCGTGCATCTGGACATACCTTTGAATATATGGGATTTGGTCCCGGTAATTATTCCACAGCATTACCAGAAAGACAAGATCGTGTAATTTCGGGTCAAGAAGAATTACTTTCACAGTCAACAAAAATTGATGGTGGGGTAAGTATCTTTACTGGTATGAATAGTGATGGAGATTTCTACACTGGTAATAAGAAAATAAATTCAACTACCGGACAAGAAGAAATATTTGATGCACCTATTCCCACAGTAACTGGAGAAGATTTAAATTCTAGTATTGTAAATATTGGATTTGATGTTATTACTCCTCTGGAAATAAATGTCAATAGATCCATTCGTGTTGAAGGTGGAGAAAATGGAAAATTAGTTTCACAATTTGATGGCCCAGTAATTTTCAATAACAAGATTACATCAACTTCTCCTAAGGGTATAGAAGCATCTTCACTTTATCTGCAAGGTGACGCCACTGTTTCCAGAAAAACCACTGTTGGAATTTCTACTCCCATAGAATCTGGAAACCCAGGAGATGTTGTAATTAATGCATTCCCTGAAAGTGGAAAACATTATGGTTGGGTTTACACTACCAATAATATTTGGGAAAAGTTTGGAATTATTGGTGAACAGCAAAGAAGTCCATCTAATAGAATTGGCATTTCAACAAATAATAATTTTGTTGGAATCTGCACATTAATAGACTTCAAGACTTTAGGTGATATTAATATTACTGGAGAAAATAATGATGAAGTAGGAATCACGACTCTTACTATCACTGGCGCAAATAGAATCGGGGTTTCTAGAAATGTTACCAACAACTATGTTGGTATGGCAACTCAGTTAAACTTTGTTGGTGTTGGAATAACAATCACATCTGCGTTTGATCCAACTACGGGAATTGCAACTATTACAATGGATGGGTTATCATTGGATGAACTTCCAGATATTCCACCAGTGGGCGGTGCTATCGGAGAACTTCAATATAATAAAGATGGATTACTGTTCGCTGGAGTAACTGGTTCATCTTATGATACTGTTGATAATATAGTTAATCTTGTTTCCACTGTTAATGTGGCAGTGACAACAGAATCTTCTGCAATAAGAGTAACACAAACTGGAACCGGAAATGCTGTCTTAATTGAAGACGAGGCAAACGATGCGTCGCCATTTGTAATTACTAATAATGGATCAATCGGTGTTGGTATTGCAGTTCCGCAAGCAAAACTTGATGTGCAAGTTGTTGATCAGCCAGGTCTTCGCATTCGTTCTTCTGCTGGCGCCCCGATTGAAAATATAGTAAGAATTGATAATACAGTTGGGGACACTACACCATTTATAATTGATGTAAATGGTAATGTTGGAATTAATACTTTGACTGTTCTTTCCGGAATTGCATTAGATGTAATTGGAAATACTGCAGTTACTGGACAAATAAGAATTTATAATTCATCCAGATCAAATTATGCAGGATTCCAAGTACCATCATTAAATACAAATCTAATTTGGACACTTCCAAATGTAGTTGGTGCTGCAAATAGTATACTTTATTCAGTATCTCCTGGTGTTCTTGGTTGGACTTCAATTAAGTCTTTCTTAAGTCTCTCTACAACCGATGATCTTCCTGAAGGTAATACAAATCTATACTTTAGGGAAGATAGAGTTGCTAGAGCAATTATAAACAAACTGGGAGTAGTTTGTGGAATGACTATTGAATATAATGACATTACTGATAAAATTGATTATAAGGTTACAGTCACTTCAAACTTCTCCCCATTCAATACCCGAGGATTTGCACTTCCTATTTAAGCACAACCTCCTTCTGGCATCACTAATACATTATATGTGATTTGTTGTGGTGCCACAGGAATTGTAGCTCTATTTCTTTCATCTATGGCTAATTGCTTTCTGGAAACAAAAACAATAGATTGGTTTGGAGTTAAAAATACTTCTACTGGAAAAGGAATCTCCATAGATCTTCTATATTTTCTCCACCAATTATAATCAAATCCAAAAAATTTATACTTAGTTCCAACAACATCTTCTCTTGAGGTTAAAAATATATAACCATAAGCATTATCTCCACCACCTTGTCTATATCTACTAAATCCCCACCATCTTCTCCAATACCAATCATAATTTATTCCAGAAGAAGTTAATTTATTTCCAATAATGCCTTCAATCCAATCATTATCAACATCGGGAAGATTTGGTAATTGCACATAAGTGGATGGTACGGATGTTTGTTGAGTTATCGCCCTACCAAGTTCATCAAACGCTGGTGTTTGGTTTGTTTGTGCTGGAGTAACAATACGCATCTCATTTGTTCCAGTACCTTCAATGGACAGATAATTAAATATTACTCTCACATTTTGTCCAGTATTATTAGTATAAAGATTTAAATCTCCAGTTCTGGCAAAATATCCAGTTAATACTTGTGTTGTCATTTTTATCTTCAATATTTCTTTTTACTATTTAGATTTATAAATAGTATAAAAATCGGTGGAGAGTGAAACCGAATGGCAAATAAAAATTTTGTTGTAAAAAACGGTCTTGAAGTCAATGAAAATTTAATCTTCGCAAGAGATTTTGATAATAGAGTTGGTGTAGGAACAACCAATCCACTTTATAGATTAGATGTAAATGGGGGAATTGGTGCTACTGATTTAAACATAACCAGAAATTCAATTGTTGCTGGCGTCTCTACAGTCAATAACATAAGAATTGATGGGAGGTTAAGTGCAGGAAGTTCATTAGGATCTGCTGGTCAATATTTGGTTTCAACTGGTACAGGTGTTACTTGGAAAAGTAATGTGACGGAAAGAACCTCAGTTACATTTACTGCATCAGAATTACAAACTACATTTTTAACACCATATACTCCAAATTTAATGGATGTTTTCATAAATGGTGTTAAACTTTCATCCAATGAATATGACGCATCAGATGGCGAAAGTATCATTTTAAATGATTCATGTTTTGGTGGAGAAACTGTAGAAATTATATCTATAAATTCTGATGAAAATTATTTTGGTGGATATTTTAATGTAGAAAGTTCGGCACCAATTAATATTTCTTATTCCAATAATGTAATTACCATTTCCGTGTCTGGAATAGGTAGTACATCATTTACATTATTCTAAATATATTCATAAGGAAGATTTTAAATGTCTATCATAAGAAACCGAGAACTTTCGCAATTTGGTTCCTTCATCTATGTGGAGAATTCTTCGCAGGAAATTGCGATTACATCAGGAGAACTTCCTTATGTTGGAATTGGTACTACGAATCCCCAATATAAATTAGATGTTTTAGGGAATATAAACGCAGAATCATTTACTTTAAATGGAACACCATTAGTTAATCCAACTTTAGATCGTTGGCAAGAATCCGGAAGTGATATTTACCGTCCAACTGGAAATGTTGGTATTGGAACCTCTATTCCTTCAGAAAAATTAGAAGTATCTGGAACTGTAAAATCCGCAAGATTTATTTCTGAAGAGTCTTCACTTCCACCATTTTCAGTAAATTCTACTGCGCAAGTAGGAAATTTAAATGTTTCTTTTCTTGAAGGTAAATCGGCACCATCTGGTGATATAGTAGGAACCACCGACAATCAGACATTAACAAATAAACAACTAACATCTCCAATTATAAGTGGCATAGGATCGGGACTTTTGTTTGAAGGTTCTTCAAGCGGAATAGTAACATTAACTGTTTCACCTACTGCATCTGGAGTTCTTGTTTTACCTTCAGTTTCTGGAATCGCTACATTAATTACACCGCAGTCAGTGGGTGTAATTACAACTGGAATGATTGCCAATGGTACAATCAAATCAGAAGATATTGAAGTTGGTGCAGGCATTACTTATGGTAAATTATCATTTGATTCTGTAGATGGTTCCGGAATTACTAATTCAGATGTTTCTACAAATGCGGCAATATCATATAGTAAGTTAAATCTCACAAATTCAATTACAAGTAGTGATATTGCGGTTGGTGCAGCAATTACAAATGGACAACTTGAGAATTCTACTATTTCTGGAGTTGGATTAGGCAGTGATTTAAATACATTAACTTTCGGAACATATTTTACTGGTTCATCTTATAATGGATCATCATCGGTTACGTTGGGATTAAATGCAGAAAGTTCAGATACTACTGGAAATACTATAGTTGCAAGAAGTAATGGAGGATTTTCTGTAGGAAATATATCAGTAACCTCACTAAATTCTAGTGGTGTTGTAACTGCAAACAGTTTTTATGTGGGTTCTAATCAGGTAATTGATTCTTCTAGAAATCTTATTAATGTCGTTGGTGGTAACTTTAGTGGCATTGTAACTGCAAACAGTTTTTATGTTGATGCAAATCAAGTAATTAATAATACCAGAAATCTTATTAATGTCGTTGGAGCAAACTTTAGTGGTATTGTAACTGCGAACAGTTTTTATGTGGGTTCTAATCAGGTAATTGATTCTTCTAGAAATCTTATTAATGTAAACAACGGAAACTTCTCTGGAATAGTTTCAGATACTTCAGGAAATCTTAGAGATATTCCACAAAACTCACAAACAACATCATATACTTTACAGATATCTGATGCAGGAAAACATATTTCAATTACTAGTGGTGGAGTTACAGTTCCTGCTGGGATATTTAATCCTGGCGATGCAATTACAATTTACAATGACTCTGCTACAGGACAGACAATTACTCAAGGAAGTAATGTGACTCTTCGTTTTTCTGGAACTACATTGACCGGAAATAGAACAATTTTAGCTTATGGAATTGCAAACATTCTTTGCGTAAGTTCTAATGCAGGTATTTCCACATTCGTTATCGCTGGAGTTATAGTATAATTATGACAATCATACAATCTTTTTTTGCATCAAATGTGTCTATAGGACAATCCGCATTTACAGAAAAGGGAACTTATAGTTTTACAGTACCTCAAAATGTTTTTAGAATATCTGCAGTTTGTGTTGGTGGTGGTGGAGGTGGAGATACTGGATCCAGTGCTGGTGGAGGTTCTGATGTAAATGATGGTTCGGGTGGTGGTGGAGGAGGATTGCGATGGATTAAAGATTTAGATGTAGTTCCAGGAGAAACATTAACCGTTGTAGTTGGTTATGGAGGAACTGGTGGACTTGCTGATAATACAATAAATACAATAAATGGAACAGATGGTGGAGAATCATCATTATCTAGAGGTGTGATTAAATTACTATTTGCAGATGGTGGAAAATCTGGAGTAGATGATGCTGGGGGTCTTGGTGGCGGAGGATCTACAATTGGAGGAAATATTGGTGGCGGAAATGGTGGGAAAGGTGGAGATGGACAATTATTAAACGGAAATGCTGGTGGTGGAGGAGGCGCTGGTGGATATTTTGGGAATGGAGGTGCTGGAGGAACAAATAGTGGAAATCCTGGAACAACTAATTCGGGTTCAGGTGGAGGTGGTGCCGGAGGAGGTCAATCAGGTGGTGGAGGTGGTGGAGTAGGAATAATACAATTTGGTTCTACTGGTTCTGCTGGAATTAATGATGCTGCTGGTGGAGGATCTGGAAGTGGTGGTAATAATGGAGATCCCGGCAATATCAATTCTCGTGCTGGTAATGGTGGTCTTTATGGTGGCGGAGGAGGTGGTGGAGATATTACTGCAGGTCATGATAGTGCAGATGGTGCGGATGGTGCAGTAAGAATCATATGGGGATTGCAAAGAGAATACCCATCCACAAATACCGGAGATCTATAAAAAAACTATAAATAATTAAAAGACACAAATACTCAAATGGCAGTATACGCCGTCAATTATATCTTAGATAAAGGAACTGATTTTGAGACAGAATTAAATCTTACCGAAGATGATGGATCTCCACTAAATCTTTCGGATTACACTTGTTCTGCAAAAATAAGAAAATATCCAACATCACCAAAACACAAATCTTTTACAATTACTTTTATTAATAGAGAACAAGGAAGAATAAAAATATCACTAGATAGTGACCAAACTTCTGGTCTTACAAGTGGTAGAAATTATTATGATATGTTTCTTATTGATAGGAATGGTAAAATTAAAAAAGTCATTGAAGGAAATATTATTGTAAATGAGAGTGCAACTCTAGGTTCAGCAATTAGTGATAATCTAGATGGTCTTGGAAACATTGATATTACTAATATTCAAGATGGATATGTTCTCATGTATGATGCAGAAAGAAGAAAGTATGTTTTTGTTGATCCAGATACAATCTTAAGTAAGTCTGTAGAAGATAATTCTCTTCCTAGTGATTTCATTGGTAAACTTGATGAAATTTTGGATGATAAGATTGATCTAGATGCCGGAAATTTTGCAGATTCTGGAGAATTCTAATGGCAATTCAAATCAAACTCTCAAGAACGCCTCAAATAAAAGTCAAAACTCAGATTGTAATACCAGATACCATAACTGTTCTTGACGATATAGATATTTCCAACGTTCAAGATGGTTATGTTTTAATGTATAACGATGAAGATAAAAAATATGAATTTTCAGATCCTGATACAATACTAAGTAAATCGGTTGCAGATAACTTTTTACCTGAAGATTTTATTAACAAACTTGATGAAGATCTTGATGATAGGGTTAATTTTGATGGTGGAGATTTTTAATTTTTAATTTTAAATAAATAAATATAATGGAATTTTAGTTTTACATAGTATTATCTTTTGATTTGATTTTGTACTACTAGTAGTCAAATTAACAATTTAGGACAAATCAAATATGGCATCTCCAACACTTCAGTTTAAAAGAGGTCTGTTTGTAAATCTTCCTGAACTTCGTGCAGGCGAACCAGGATTTACAACAGACAAAAACGATTTTTATGTAGGTGGTGTAGGCGGAAACAAGTTTTTCGGATCACACCGTTATTGGACCAAAGAAAATGGTACTGACGAATCTCTCAAGTTAAATCTTGTAGATAAAGATGGTACTAATAGCGTTTCACTTCGCGCTCCAGCAACAGTAACTACTCCTGTAACTTATACTCTACCTCAGGGTGGCGGTACAACAGGTCACTTCCTCAAATTAGGTAACTCTGGTGTTCTTGAATGGGCATCAGTAACTTCTGGCGCTTCATTTGATAATGTTACCATTAGCAATTCAACTTTTAGTGGAATTTCAACTTTCAGTGGTCTTATTGATGCAAATGGTGGTATTGATGTAACCGGTGGTTCAACTTTTGATAACATCAATGTAACTGGTGTAGGTACTATTACAAGTACCGATATCAACGGTGGTAACATTGATGGTACTGTAATCGGTGCATCTTCTGCTGCTGCAGGTACTTTCACTGAACTTGCTTATAATAATTCAACAACCTCTGGTATTTCTACTGTAGGTTCACTTTATGTTGGATCTACTAAAGTTCTTTCCACTGAAGGTGGTTTAGTTGCACTTTCTGGAATTGCAACACTTGATGCAACAACCAAGGCAACTTTTGAAGATTTACTTTCATTAGATCCTAACGACTTTGATACTCTCAATGTCGCTGGAATCAGCACTATCGGTGGTCTTCTTGACGCTAATGCTGGATTAGATGTAACCGGTCAAACAACTCTAAATAATGATCTTGGCGTAACTGGTGTTTCCACATTTACTGGTGCCGTTACTGCGAATGGTAATGTAACTCTTGGTAGTGACAGTGGAGATACTCTTACTGTTAACGCTAATGCTACATTCCTCGGTACTCTAACTGGTACTATTTCAACTGCAACTCGTTCAACTCAAGTTGATACTACTGCAACATCAACTGATGCATCTTTCTATATTCCATTTGTTACAAATAGTTCTTCAACTCAAAGTGAAACAATTCGTGTAGATGCTGGAATTTCTTATAATCCATCATCAAATACTCTTGATGTTTCAACTGTTGAGACTGGTGCAGTTAAGGCTTCTAATGGTGCTGCTGCTATCACTATTGCCGATACAACCGGTAATGTTTCATTTGCAAGTAGTGTTACCATTGCAGGAAACCTCACTGTTAATGGTTCTACAACCACTATTGAAACAGAGACTCTTCTTGTTAAGGACTCCCTAATTGAAGTTGGTCTTGTTGACGATGGCAGTGGCAACCTTATTGCTCCTTCAACTGATACTACAGTTGATATCGGTGTAGTATTCCATTATTATGATACTGCAGCTAAGAAAGCAGCGGTTTACTGGGATGAAAGTACTTCAAGAATTACTTTCGCAAGTGAAGTTAGTGAGTCTAACGGTGTTCTCACTGCATCTGCTTATGCAACAGTTCTTGCTGGTGGTTTAGAAATTAATAATACTTGCACAGGTGGTACTGATACAGTTATCTCTTGTGTAAACAATGAACTTGCACTTTCTAATGTTGTTATTGATGGTGGGTTTTTTGTCTGATAATTAATTTTTAATCTTATTCAATAGGAGTGAGATTTATCTCACTCCTTTTTTATTCTAAATAAGACAGTAGAATGAATTGAAATGAACGAACAAGAAATTAAAAATCTTCTTACAGTATATCAACAAAGAGTAAGTGATTTAACTGCACAAACGATTGCATTAGAAGCACGACTAATGAATTCAAATCAACTTATTGAGGCATTGAATAAGAAAGTAATAGAACTTAATGAAGAAATTGAAAAACTCAAAAAACCCAAAAGAGGCACAAAGGTAGAAGGAGAGTTTGAATAATGTCTTTGTCTCACAGTCCGCAGATAGTGCTTCAAAATTTAGTCCTTTGTTTAGACGCAGCAAATCCAAAGTCTTATCCTGGTAGTGGAACCACTTGGACTGATTTGAGTGGTCGTGGGAACAATGGAACTCTTGTGAATGGACCTACTTATAGTAGTGGTAATTTAGGTTCTTTGAGTTTTGATGCAACTAATGACTATGTAACTGTACCATCAACCAATGGATTATATTTTGCAGGAACTTCACAGGTAACAGTTTCTTGTTGGGGGAGAACGACTGGTATTGGAATATCTTTTCAAAATCTTGTAATGTGGGAAGACCAAATTAATGTTAATAATAATGAACCAATTAGATTATGTATAAATGGTTTTTCTGATAGTTTTCCTCATTTTGAATTAGTTAATACATCTGGTATTGTAACATTTGTCTCCGGTATTACAACTACCTTAGAATCCACTTATTACAATTTAGTTGGAACTTATAATGGTTCAACTGCATCAATTTATATTAATGGTACTTTGAGTAATCAAGTTTCTTTTACTGGAAACTTTAGAACTCCCGTAAGTGGAACAAGTGCAAGATGGATAATTGGTAGGGGGGAGATATCAAATACTGATAGATTACTTAAAGGAAACATCGCACAAGTATCCATATACAACAGAGCACTCACCGCATCAGAAATCCAACAAAACTACAATGCACTCAAGTCCCGTTACCAATAACCTAAATACAAAAACGAAGAGGCACTGAGAGAATATGGGAGTAGCATACAATAGTCGGGTGGTTACTGATGGATTGGTTTTGTGTCTTGACGCAGCAAATCCAAAATCTTATCCTGGTAGTGGAACCACTTGGACTGATTTGAGTGGTAATAACATTAATGCGTCTCTTGTAAATGGTCCAACCTATAGTAGTTCTGGTCCGGAAAATATTGTATTGGATAATGCTGATGACTCAATACAGTTCACAACCAACTTAACACCTGTTAACAACATAGGAAATAGTTCTTCTTTCACCTTTTCGGTCACATTTAGATACAACTTACCTTTCCCTCCTAGGGGTCCGCGAATATGCGGACTTTTACAGAAAGGTTCATATAATCCATCATATGGAATCAATTTGGCGTACTTAGATGGTGTAGACGGATTTTGGACAAGGGCTACTCTTAGATGCGGAGTTAGAAATTTAAATGGAACACCAGGAGTAACGCAGGGGTATGGATCTATTTCTTTTGAAAATGCGGAAGCAACTCTAGAACCGGAACAATGGTATAGAGCAGACATGGTTCATGAATTTTCTGGAATAACCCACACTATCACCGTTTATGTTAATGGTATCTCAATTGGATCTCAAAATTGGTCAGATAGTCTTTATCCAATAAATTTTCAAAATACCTCTAGAATTAGCACAAATCTAGATGTAATTTCAGGAGAGCTTGCGAAAACAAATCTCAATATTGCATCCTATTCTATATATAACCGTGTCCTCACAGCATCAGAAATCCAACAAAACTTTAATGCAACTAAATCCAGATACTTCTAATAAATAACTAAAAAAACTATGTACGAAAACAGACAGTTCGCAATCTTTGCAACATCAGAACTCAACCAAATCAACTTTGAAGAAGTCCTGGAAACTTCTGCAGAGACTGTAAGAGTTTCTACATCGGGTGATTTGACTTTTGTAAAATGGGACGGAGAAACTCCACCACCATCAGTACAAGCACTCACATCTATTGTTGGTTATTATACTTATGAAGAAATGTTGAGTATTTTGAGTACTTCCGAATGGTCTTCACCGATGGAGGAAGAGTAAGGTGGGTGCTTATGCTGGACCAAAAAATTCAGGATCAAGTAATTTTGGATTAGTAATAGATATTGGGAATACAAAATCGTATTCTGGTTCTGGAACAACTGTTACAAATCCAATCAATCAAACAAATACTGAACTATCCGTAAAGGATACTTTTTATAAAGTTTATGATTTAGAAGTTGCCGATTATATTATTCCAAATTCACCATCAACATCTTTACCATCATATAGTTCCTCAAATGGAGGAATCATAACTTTTAATGGAATAGGAAATTATTTAGATATTACTGTATCAAATTTAAACACTACTACTACGATTGAAATTTGGGCAAATATTGGATCAAATTATACAAATAATACCTTGTTTGGATTTGGTTCTTATACTATTTGGGGAGGAAATGGATCATTTGGATTTAATACATCAAATAATGATCTCTATGGAATATCTTCAGGAACTGTATCTTCTTTAGGTCTTGTGAATAATTGGAAACATTATGTTTTTGAAATGAGAAGTGATGTTTCTTATACAAATAATAAAATGTATATTAATACAGTAGAACAAACTTTATCTCAACAACAGGGTACAGAAAATAGTTCAAATAGAAATTTTAATAATGGAAGTGGAAGAATTGCATCTTGGCAAAGGTTTTTTGGTTATGAAATGCCTATGTCTCTTGCTTTTTTATCGATTTATAATAGATCACTTACTACTGAAGAAATAATTATAAATTACAACTCAAGTAAAGGTAGATTTAATTTATAAATATTAATAACTAATAAAAAATTACCAAAATTATGGCAAGAAAAGTAATATTGGAAAGTGGATATACATTTACACCTGGAGAAAGTGGTATAGGTAATGTTGTCTTACCTAGAGCAATACCTAGAGAAAGATTAATATTAATTACAAATGTAACAACGAATGTAGTAATTTATAATTTTGCAGATTCAAATTTAAGAGCAACCTCATATACAATAAATGGAACTACAGATACAACAACGGTAGTATTAAATTACAGTACCACAGGAATGAGTTCAGGTGATAAACTACAGATTATTGTAGATGATCCTGCACAGAAAATAGAACCATCTGAAGAACTGATGGATCCCGTTGGTAAGATGCGTGTGTCTACGCCACAGGCATTAATTGATACTGACTTTGAATATGGTACTCAACAAACAAAATGGGAAACTACTACACTACTTAACAATAGGCCATCAGTATTTTATGATCCAGTTTTACCCTATAATGTTACTAATATAACAGGAAATGGTACTAGAACTGTTACTGTAACCTCAACAACAAACCCTGGTGTTGGTGTACCTATTTTTGTCCAGGATACAGAAGATCCAATTGCAAATGGATGGCAGTTAACCGAAACAAGTTCAGCGTCATCATTTACTTATGTCGCACGAGCAAACGTATTTAATGGACAGATCTTTGATGCATCAAAAACTTATGTATTTGGTGGAAGTTTCTTTACTGGATCTCAAATTACAGTAAGTGCTACTGCAGGTGCTGCATTTACTAATAGTGGAACTACAGTTACTTGCACTACAACAAATGCTCATGGATTAACGGTGGGTGATGGTATTTTTGTAAGAAACACAACCGCAGCTGGCAATCCTCCAAATGGAGCATTTTTTGTAAAGACAGTTCCAACATCAAATACATTTACTTTTGATGTTGACATAGCACCAACTGGTACAATTACTGCAAATGGAGGGTCACAAAATCTCTATGCAAGACCTTATACTTCATCCATTCATAGACCTTTTGATGGTGGTGTTAATTTCTCAGCAGGAAGCCCATATCATGGAAATCAATTAATAAGACAGACAAGAAGATATTTTCGTTATCAATCCGGTAAAGGTATTCAGTTTAGTACTGGAACTAATTTAAAGGCAGCATTGCAAGTTGACGCAGTTACATCATCTGGAACTACAGTAACCGTAAGAACAAAATTCCCACATAATTTGGGTCCAGGTGCAACTGTAATTGTTTCTGGTGCAGATCAGACTGCATATAATGGCACTTTTACAGTTGCAACTGTACCAACAGATTTGACATTCACATATACTGCATTGAGTACTCCTTCATCTTCTCCGGCAACTGGATTTCCGATTACTATTTCACCAGGAAATTGGTATGGATCTAGAATTAGAATTGGAATGTTTGATGAACAAAATGGATTTTTCTATGAATATGATGGACAAACTTTATATGCAGTAAGAAGATCGAGCACAGATCAAATCTCTGGAGGAGTTTCTGTTACAAATGGTTCTCCTGTGATTACAGGAAATGCGAGTGGAAACTTTCAGACTTTCTTCTCATCTCAATTGAAACCCGGTGATTATGTTACCATTCGTGGAATGTCATATCTTGTTCTTTCTATTACAAGTGATACTCAAATGATTGTTTCTCCAGAATATAGAGGAACTACAATTTCTAGTGGTGCAGTTATTGTTACAAAAAGAACACAACAAAGAGTACCACAATCTGAATGGAATATTGATAAGTGTGATGGAACTGGTCCTTCGGGATTCAATCTCGATCTTACTAAGATGCAGATGATTTATATTGATTATTCCTGGTATGGTGCTGGTGCAATTCGTTACGGTTTTAAAAATCAAAGAGGTGAAGTGATTCATGCGCATAGAATTCCTAATGCGAACTATAGAACTGAAGCATATATGAGATCTGGTAATTTGCCAGCAAGATATGAATGTAATACAATTCCACCAATTACCTATATAACATCAACTTTAGCAAATGCTGCAACTACAGTGAACGTTGCTAGTACAAGTGAATTTCCATCTTCTGGAACTTTGTGTATTCGTGCTGCTGGAAATACTGGTGCTGTTGTTGAATATGTAAATTATACTGGAAAAACCACCACATCATTTACTGGACTAACTAGAGCAGTAACATCTTTAACTGGTCCTGGTGGATTAACTGGAGGTGGAGGAACTTCAACTGCTGGCGGAGGAACATTTACTTTTTCCGCAACTGCTCCAATTTCAGTAGAATTGCATTCCCCACAAACTGCATTAAATGTTGGTCACTGGGGTTCATCAATTATTATGGATGGTAGATATGATGATGATAGATCTTTTGTATTTACTTCAGGTATGGTTACTGCATTATCTGTGAATGCTGGGGCTACTAATGCACTTCTTTCTCTTCGTCTTGCTCCTAGTGTTGATTCTGGACTTACTGGAACTCTTGGTGCGAGGGAACTCATTAACCGAATGCAATTAACTCTTCGTGAGGTTGGAATTCTTTCTGGTGGAAATTTTCTAATCAGTTTAATACTAAATGGACGTGTTTCTGCAGGAACATATGCAGCAGCCGGTGGATCATCTCTTTCCCAAATATGTGTTCATGCAGCGGGAACAACTATTACAGGTGGCGAAACTGTGTATTCCTTTTTTGTTAACAATGGTATTATTGTCAGAGAATTGAATCTAGTTAGAGATTTGGGTAATGGTATATTGGGAGGAGGAACAACATTAACTGCACCAACTACTGTTAGCAATATATATCCAGATGGTCCAGATTTAATTATTGTGGCAGCAAGAAATGTAGGTGCTGCTGCAACTACTATCAATGCAAGAATTTCTTGGTCTGAGGCACAGGCATAATAAATTCAATCTCATTTTGGATTATAAAAAACTATAAATAACTAATAACTTCTTATATAAGGAGTTCTGCGGTAAATACCATTCTTAATTAAATGAGTAATCCAAATATAAGAATTAAAAGGTCGGCGGTTCCCGGCAAGATACCATCAATAGAACAATTACCGTTAGGGGAACTTGGTCTTAATACATACGACGCAGAACTCTTTGCCCGCAGAGAAAGAGTAGGAATAGGCACCGATATTATAAGAATTGGTGCCGGAGCAACAGTTACTAATATCCTATATGTCACAAAAGACGGAAGCAACAACAACACCGGAAAAAAACTTGGAGACGCAAAGGCAACAATCGGAGCAGCACTCACAGCAGCAACAACAGGAACAGTTATTAAAGTTAGTGCTGGATCTTATTTAGAAAACAATCCATTAGTTATTCCAGAACAAGTTTCAATTGTTGGAGATAGTTTAAGAGAGGTATCTGTTCAACCATTAAATGCAAATCAGGACTTGTTTTATGTTTCAAATGGAAACTATATTGCGGAGATGTCTTACACTGGAACTTTAAATTCAGGTAAGGCAATTTTTGCATTTAATCCAAATCAAATTGGATACTTCAATCAATCACCTTATGTGCAGAACTGCACCAATTTTATTCCAAATAGTATTGGAATGAAAATTGATGGTTCCAAGGCAATTGGACCATTAAAGTCAATGGTTGTTGATAGTTATACTCAATACAATCAAGGTGGTATTGGAGTTTCCATTACCAATGAAGGATACGCACAGTTAGTTTCAATTTTTACAATCTGTAATGATACTGCAATCTTCTGCGGTAGTGGTGCTGCGTGTGATTTAACAAACTCAAACTCTTCATTTGGTAATTTTGGATTGGTTGCTGATGGAGTTGGACCAAGAAAATACACTGGAATTATTACAAGTACCGAAGAACCAAATGCATTTGAATTTGTTGTTGATTTAAATACTCCAACTTTAAATATCACTTCTGCAAAATATGATAATGTAACTGGAATTCTTACTGCAACTACGAATTCTGCACATAATTTTTCAGTGGGAATGGGAATTTCACTTGCAGGACTTGCATTTACTTGTTCTTCTGGTCCAGGAATTGTAACTTACCCATCCGGGAATAAAGGGTATATATTTGAAACGGTCACTGTTGCGCCCGGAAGATATGTAGATTCTTATAATCTTATTCAAGCAAATCGTCAAGAAATCATTGATGATGCATATGATGCCATTGGAATTGCATATCCTTCGTTCTCAAATCCAAGTCCCGATAAATGTAAAAGAGACTTAGGATTTATTGTGGATGCAGTATCTCTTGATGTACGAGATTTCACATCAAGAAATACTTTAGAAGCAACCAAAGCATATTTTAAGATAGATGGAACTATACTTACAAATGGTGTAGATGGGGAAGTTCCACAAACAATTGTAGGGTTTACATCTGCAAGAGATTTGATGAAACTTGCAATTACAAATAATCTAACCAATAAGGACTTAACAATTGCACCCGACCCTGCAACTGGTTCAAATACAAGTGTAAATTCTTGTGCGGATGTTCAATCCTTTATTGATAATCTTGTAGGAATTATTACAACTCGTTTGGATGCTGGAAATATTAATGGCGGAAATGCACTTCCCACAGTATCTGCTGCAAGTACAACATTCAGTGTTTATGTGGGAGTATCTACACTTTCCCATACTTATGATTCAGGCGGAACCGCAAAAATTAATATCATCAGACCTTTTGATGGTCAGGTAGTTTATTTTGATAAACTTTATTATAGTATTGGTGGAGTTACGGTTGGTTCTGGTGGAACTGGATATACGGGAACTGCAGAACTTACTATAGAAGACCCAGAAACACCTTGGGGAATTCCAGCAACTGCAGTTGCAGAGGTTAAAAACGGTTCTGTAGTTTCTGTTGAAATGATTTCAAACGGAAGAGGATATACAACAACTCCAAGAGTTACATTCAACACACCAGATGTAGGAATTAATACTGCAACTGGAAGTGTAAATATGATCCCAACTTATTATATCATTGAAAAATGTACTCCAGTTTCTGCAGGTATTTGTACGATTACCTTTACTGATAATGTTCCTTATGCAGTCACTGCGGGAATGGAGGTTCCTTTCTTTAAACAAAGTCGTGTATTAGCATCAGGACATTCACTTGAATATATTGGTTCTGGAACAAATATTGCAACTGCACTTCCTGCTGCTGGTGGTGTTCCAATTCAGGAAAATGAAACAGTCACAAATAATGGAGGTATTGTTGTTTTTACAACCACAGACCAATCTGGTAACTTCCGAATTGGTGATGGTGTTGTAATCAATCAACAAACTGGAACCATTAGTGGAACATTTTATTCAAAGAGTTTGTTCTCAACAGTAACCCCATTCATTCTTGCATTAGGAGGAGATTAATAAGATGGCGTTAGCACTTAATGTTTTTAAAACAGTCACTGCAGTTGTTGGTGTCGCAACAACTTCAATTTATACTGCACCAGTTGGTTATACTGGAGTAGTTCTTCTTGCGCAAGTCACGAATATTGGGTCAACTTCTCAAGATATATCTTTTACGCATCGTAGAAGTTCTACTGATACGGAAATATTGAAACAATTTCCAATTTCTGGTAATGATACTGCAAATCTTCTTCCGGGAAAGTTAGTATTAGAAAGTGGTGATAGATTAGTTCTATCGGGTAGTAATGGGACCAACTTGAAATTTATCGCAAGTATTTTAGAAACCCTCAACTAATTAAGAACAATGCCTAAAGGATATATTAGTAATCGTCAAAGAAATCTCAGAATCGGTATTACTTCTTATACTGAAAATCAAATAGTACTTGAGGTTACTGGTAAGGTTGGTATTGGAACCACGAATGCAACACAAGAATTAGATGTTGCGGGAGATGTAAGAATTCGTGGTGGAATTTATGATAGTTTTGATCAAGTGGGTGCTGCAACATCAGTTCTATTATCCACTGGTTCTGGTATTAAGTGGGAATCAATATCAACTGCTGCATTGCAAGGAGTTCAAGGAACCACAGGATCACAAGGTACTCAAGGAATCCAAGGAACTACAGGATCTCAAGGTACTCAAGGTACTCAAGGTATCCAGGGAACCACAGGTTCTCAAGGTATTCAAGGTCGTCAAGGAACCACAGGTTCTCAAGGTACTCAAGGTACTCAAGGTATTCAAGGAACCACAGGATCTCAAGGAACTCAAGGTATTCAGGGAACCACAGGTTCTCAAGGAACCACAGGATCTCAAGGAACACAAGGTATTCAAGGAACCACAGGATCTCAAGGAACTACAGGATCTCAAGGTACTCAAGGTACTCAAGGTACTCAAGGTATCCAGGGAACCACAGGATCTCAAGGAACTCAAGGTATCCAGGGAACCACAGGATCTCAAGGAACTCAAGGTATTCAGGGAACCACAGGTTCTCAAGGAACTCAAGGTATTCAGGGAACCACAGGTTCTCAGGGAACCACAGGATCTCAAGGAACACAAGGTATTCAAGGAACCACAGGATCTCAAGGTATTCAAGGTCGTCAAGGAACCACAGGATCTCAAGGTATTCAAGGTCGTCAAGGAACCACAGGATCTCAAGGAACTCAAGGTATCCAGGGAACCACAGGATCTCAAGGAACTCAAGGAATCCAAGGAACCACAGGATCTCAAGGAACCACAGGATCTCAAGGTACTCAAGGAATTCAAGGAACCACAGGATCTCAAGGTACTCAAGGAATTCAAGGAACAACAGGTCCTGTTGCTGGTTCTGCAAATCAAGTAGTATATAAAGATGGTTCAAATAATCCAACTGGTTCTCCAAATTTAACTTTTGATGGAACATCACTGTATGTAAATCAAATTAATGGTCCAACTGAACTTATTATTGACCCAACTACAATAGGAGATAATACTGGACTTGTAAGAATTAAAGGTGATTTGTATGTTGACGGAACAACTACACAAGTAAATTCTACAACTATTGAACTTGCAGATTATCAAATTGGAGTTGCATCTACTATTGGAACAAATATACTCCTTGATGGTGCAGGAATTGGTATTGGTTCTACAAATATAAGAAAAACAATTACCTGGGATAACACTAATTCCGCATTAAAATTTAGTGATAATGTTAATCTTGAAGTTGGAAAAGTATATGAAATTGGGGGTACTGAGGTTTTATCTTCTACTACTTTAGGTACTGGAGTAACAATTTCCAATATTAGAAGTGCAAATCCTGGATTAATTAATGATAGAACTCAAACTGCCGCAGCAAGTAATGATTTTATTTTATTCTATGATGTAACTGATGGTCAGTTAAAGAAAGATACTATTCAAAGTGCTGCACTGCAAGGTGTTCAGGGTATCCAAGGAACCACAGGATCTCAAGGTACTCAAGGTATTCAGGGAACCACAGGATCTCAAGGAACTCAAGGTATTCAAGGAACCACAGGTTCTCAAGGTATTCAAGGTCGTCAAGGAACCACAGGATCTCAAGGAACACAAGGTATCCAGGGAACCACAGGATCTCAAGGAACACAAGGTATCCAGGGAACCACAGGATCTCAAGGTACTCAAGGAATTCAAGGAACCACAGGTTCTCAGGGAACCACAGGATCTCAAGGAACACAAGGTATCCAGGGAACACAAGGAATTCAAGGAACCACAGGATCTCAAGGTATTCAAGGTCGTCAAGGAACAACTGGTTCTCAAGGAACACAAGGTATCCAGGGAACCACAGGATCTCAAGGAACCACAGGATCTCAAGGTACTCAAGGAATTCAAGGAACCACAGGTTCTCAGGGAACCACAGGTTCTCAAGGAACACAAGGTATCCAGGGAACACAAGGTATTCAGGGAACCACAGGATCTCAAGGAACCACAGGATCTCAAGGTACTCAAGGAATTCAAGGAACCACAGGATCTCAAGGAACTCAAGGTATCCAGGGAACCACAGGATCTCAAGGTACTCAAGGTATTCAGGGAACCACAGGATCTCAAGGAACTCAAGGTATTCAAGGAACCACTGGTTCTCAAGGTATTCAAGGTCGTCAAGGAACCACAGGATCTCAAGGAACTCAAGGTATTCAAGGAACCACTGGTTCTCAAGGTACTCAAGGTATTCAGGGAACCACAGGATCTCAAGGAACCACAGGATCTCAAGGTACTCAAGGTATTCAGGGAACCACAGGATCTCAAGGAACTCAAGGTATTCAGGGAACCACAGGATCTCAAGGAACTCAAGGTATTCAAGGAATAACAGGTCCTGTTGCTGGTTCTGCAAATCAAATTGTTTATAAAGATGCATCTAATAACCCAACTGGAAGTACAAGTTTAACTTATAGTGGACCATCATCTGGTATTGGTACAGTTGGTATTGGAACTATTATTGATATTATTCATTATGATACTCTCAATTCTGGGACACTATCATTTGAAGCGTCTGCTGGACAATTATTCAGCATTACAAATAATCTTACAAGTGGTTCTATCTTTAGTGTTAACGATGTTTCCGGTATTCCAAGTATTGATGTGGATGCAAATGGAACTATACAACTTGCACCTTTTGATGGGAACATTGGTTTGGGAACTACCAATCCATCACAAAAATTAGATATAGTTGGAAATATTAGAATTCGCAATGGTCTTTATGATAGTAATAATCAGGTAGGTACTGCAGGTTCGATATTAATTTCTACTGGAATTGGAGTAAGTTGGTCATCTGGAGGAACTCAAGGTATACAGGGTCTCCAAGGAACCACAGGATCTCAAGGAACTCAAGGTATTCAAGGAACTACTGGTTCTCAAGGAACTCAAGGTATCCAAGGAACCACAGGATCTCAAGGTACTCAAGGTATACAGGGTCGCCAAGGAACCACAGGATCTCAAGGAACACAAGGTATCCAAGGAACCACAGGATCTCAAGGAACACAAGGTATTCAAGGAACTACAGGATCTCAAGGAACACAAGGTATCCAGGGAACCACGGGATCACAAGGAACACAAGGTATCCAGGGAACCACGGGATCACAAGGTATTCAAGGTCGCCAAGGAATTACAGGTTCAGGATCTCAAGGAACACAAGGTATCACAGGATCACAAGGTATCCAAGGTATTCAAGGTACTCAAGGAATTACAGGTTCAGGATCTCAAGGAACACAAGGTATCACAGGATCTCAAGGTACTCAAGGTATACAGGGTCGCCAAGGAACCACAGGATCTCAAGGAACACAAGGTATTCAAGGAACCACAGGTATTCAAGGTACTCAAGGAACTTCAATTCAAGGTATTCAAGGAACCTCCGGTGGAAGTGGTAGCATCACTAACGAAACTGCATCTTCAAACATTTTCTTCCCAACATTCTCGGATGTTGCAACCGGAACACCTACCGCAACATATGCATCAGACAATAAATTAGAATTCCAACCAAGCACTGGAACTCTTTATGCAACTGTATTCACATCACTATCTGACCAAACCCAGAAAGAAAATATAAGACCCATTGAGAATGCAGTGGAATTGGTAAAACGAATTGATGGTGTTTATTATGATTGGATTGATGGACATAATAAATCATCTATCGGTGTGATTGCACAAGAAATTGAAAAGGTATTACCTGAAGTTGTAACTACAAATGCAAAAGGATTGAAAACAGTTTCTTACGGAAACATTGTTGCAGTATTAATTGAAGCAATTAAGGAACAACAAATTCGCATTGAAGAATTGGAGGATAAGATAAATGCCTAATCAGTTCTTATCCCCAGAAGGAGACATTGAGAATTATTATGTGAGTGAATATTGGTTAATTGACCAATATATTGGTGATGAACTTTGGACTTGGGGTTATGGTGATAATGGAAGACTTGGAAATGGAGCAACTACTGGAAACTTTAGTACCCCCCTCACTACATTTGCTGGGGGGACTAATTGGAAACAAGTGAGTGCTGGAAGTGTTCACACAACAGCAATTAAAACTGATGGTACGCTTTGGACTTGGGGTAGTGGAGATAGTGGACAACTTGGAAATGCAGGTTATACAGTAAGAAGTACCCCGGTTACCACATTTGCAGGAGGAACCAACTGGAAACAAGTGAGTTCGGGATTTGGAAGTTATCACACAACAGCAATTAAAACAGATGGAACTCTTTGGACCTGGGGTCGTGGGTATTCTGGACAACTTGGAAATGCAAATGCTACAAATAGAAGCACCCCCATTACCACTTTTGCCGGGGGGACGAACTGGAAACAAGTGAGTTCTGTAGGTTATTGTACAGCAGCAATCAAAACCGATGGAACTCTTTGGCTTTGGGGTAGTGAGTCTTTTGGAGAACTTGGAAACGGGATAGTTACTGGAAACACGAGTACTCCGGTCACCACATTTGCCGGAGGGACGAACTGGAAACAAGTGAGTTGTGGATATAGTCATACAGCAGCAGTCAAAACCGATGGAACTCTTTGGACTTGGGGTTATGGGTATGCTGGACAACTTGGAAATGCAAATAATACTGATAGAAGTACTCCAGTCACTACATTTGCTGGGGGGACTAATTGGAAACAAGTAAGTTGTGGATTTTATCACACAACAGCAATTAAGACTGATGGAACCTTGTGGACTTGGGGTACTGGGACTTCTGGACAACTTGGAAATGCAAATAATACTGATAGAAGTACTCCAGTCACTACATTTGCTGGGGGGACTAATTGGAAACAAGTTAGTTGTGGAGTTAATTACATAACAGCAATTAAGACTGATGGAACCTTGTGGATTTGGGGCTCTGGAGTTAGTGGAAAACTCGGAAATGCAAATAATACTGATAGAAGTACTCCAGTCACTACATTTGCTGGTGGAACTAACTGGAAACAGATTTCTAACACAGCAGCAGTCACCGCAGGTATCCCAGCAGACCTTCCACTCTCATAAATACTCATAAAGACCAATGGAACTCGCACTTATTCATAACAACTCATTGATTTTAGGACCGATTGGTTACAATGTCCGAATGATGAATGCTGAATTAGAAGACCTTGAAGTAGAAGAAACTCTCAATCCTTCAAGTTACACAGAAATTCCAATTCATTTTAGTGATGGTCTTACACATCTTTTACAAATAGAAAAAGATATTCCATCACACGACCCCAAGTATCAAAATATTGGTAATTTTACTTGGTCAATTGTTGAAGAGAACAATGTTCCTATTAAGGTTTTATTGACTTATCCAGTTACTGATAAAACCCTTGAAGAAGTCAAAGAACGTCGCAAACAAGAAGTTGCACCTTATAGAAGAGAAAAAGAAAATACTACAATTACACTCACAGTAAATGAAACTGAAGTAGAAGTATCAACCTCAAGAGAAGAAAGAATTTTATTAGCAGCAAAACTTTCTGCATCTCCTGGTCCTCATAACTTTAAGTTTAAAAACACTTGGTTGGAGATTACCACTGAAGAACTTCAATATATTATTCATCAGGTTGACTTAAAAGTTCAAGAGGCATTTGACTGGGAACTCTCAAAACTTCAGGAAATTGATGCGTGTGCGACCATTGATGATGTTTATAATGTAGTGGTTCGTGAACAACCAGAAAGACCTTTTGATTTCTTAGGAGGACTGGAATGAGTTCTAATCAAAATATCACTACCAATTTTAAAGATAGTAATGGAGTTGATTTGGGAAGTAAGTTAGTTCGTAAGGATTATTTGTTGAGTGTTTATCCTTCTATTGGACAACAGATTGGTATTCCTCCAGAACTTTGGTGTTGGGGTTTTGGAAATAATGGAAATCTTGGAAATTCAGCAATTACAGATAGAATTACTCCAGTTACCACATTTGCTGGAGGAACGAATTGGAAACAAGTGAGTGCTGGAGGTTTTCACACAGCAGCAATCAAAACCGATGGAACCCTTTGGGTTTGGGGTAGTGGAAGTGGTGGACGACTTGGAAATGCAACTATTACTGATACAAGTACTCCAGTCACCACATTTTCTGGAGGAACCAATTGGAAACAAGTGAGTGCTGGAGTTAATTACACAGCAGCAATTAAAACAGATGGTACTCTTTGGACTTGGGGTTATGGTGATAATGGAAAACTTGGAGCTAATGATATTACAAATAGAAGCACTCCAGTCACAACATTTGCTGGAGGAACGAATTGGAAACAAGTGAGTTTAGGAACTATTCATGTAACGGCAATCAAAACCGATGGAACCCTTTGGACTTGGGGTTATGGAGGTAATGGAAGGCTTGGAAGATTTGCTATAGGAACCAATAAAGTTACTCCTGTAACTACATTCGCTGGAGGAATAAATTGGAAAGATGTACCTTCATCAGAACCAGAAGATTTATATACAATAAGTGCTGGAGGTTTTCACACAGCAGCAATCAAAACCGATGGAACTCTTTGGACTTGGGGTTATGGAAATAACGGAAGACTTGGAAATGGAGCAACTACAGGAACCTTTAGTACTCCAGTTACCACCTTTGCTGGAGGAACTAACTGGAAACAAGTAAGTGCTGGAGGTTATTATACAGCAGTAGTCAAAACCGATGGAACCCTTTGGACTTGGGGTTATGGAGGTTTTGGACAACTTGGAAATGCACAAACTACAAATAGAAGCACTCCAGTCACCACATTTTCTGGAGGAACCAATTGGAAACAAGTGAGTGCTGGAGTTAATTACACAGCAGCAATTAAAACAGATGGTACTCTTTGGACTTGGGGTCTTGGTAGTAATGGAAGACTTGGAAATGGAGCAACTACAGGAACCTTTAGTACTCCAGTTACCACCTTTGCTGGAGGAACCAATTGGAAACAAGTAAGTTGTGGAACAGCAATATCGGCGAGTAATTTTTCCACTCATACGGCAGCAATCAAAACCGATGGAACTCTTTGGACTTGGGGGTCAAATAGTCTTTTTAGTAGTCCATTTGGACAACTTGGAAATGCACAAACTACAAATAGAAGCACTCCAGTCACAACATTCGCTGGAGGAACGAATTGGAAACAAGTGAGTGCTGGAGGTAGTTTTACCGCAGCAATCAAAACCGATGGAACCCTTTGGACTTGGGGTTATGGAGGTTTTGGACAACTTGGAAATGCACAAACTACAAATAGAAGCACTCCAGTCACAACATTTGCCGGAGGAACGAATTGGAAACAAGTGAGTGCTGGAGGTTTTCACACAGCAGCAATCAAAACCGATGGAACCCTTTGGACTTGGGGTTATGGAAATAACGGAAGACTTGGAACTAATGATATTACAAATAGAAGCACTCCAGTCACAACATTCGCTGGAGGAACGAATTGGAAACAAGTAAGTTGTGGTAGAGATCATACAATTTCTTTATATGATGATGGTGTAAATAAAGAGCTTTATTTGTTCGGTATAAATCTTAACGGTCAACTTGGATCAGGACTTGATAGTATTGATTGGGTTCCAAATGAAACATTTGCGGGAGGAACTAATTGGAAACAAGTGAGTGCTGGAAATGAACATACAGCAGCAATCAAAACCGATGGAACCCTTTGGACTTGGGGTTATGGAAATAACGGAAGACTTGGAACTAATGATATTACAAATAGAAGCACTCCAGTCACAACATTCGCTGGAGGAACGAATTGGAAACAAGTGAGTGCAGGAAATCAACATACATCAGTAGTCAAAACCGATGGAACTCTTTGGACTTGGGGTTTTGGAAATAATGGAAATCTTGGAAATGCACAAACTACAAACATAAGTACTCCAGTCACCACATTTTCTGGAGGAACGAATTGGAAACAAGTGAGTGCTGGAGGTTTTCACACAGCAGCAATCAAAACCGATGGAACCCTTTGGACTTGGGGTGAGGGAACTAATGGTAGACTTGGAAATGCAAATAATATAAGTAGAATCACTCCAGTCACTACATTTGCTGGAGGGAATAATTGGAAACAAGTGAGTGCTGGAAATGCTCACACAACAGCAATCCAATCAGTAGATTTTGTATCATTCTAAATACTCAAGATACACTATAATCACACAATGAACCCCCTTGAGTTGGTCACAAAAACCCTGCATTCCTTTGAAGAAAAGGAACTTACAACACAAGTTCTCCTTGCATTTGGAAAAAGAGCAGAAACATTTGAACAATACAATGATGTTGCAAAGATATTCTTTGAAATCAAAGACTTCTCCAATGCAATTACCTATGGCGAAAAAGCATTAAAACTCACAAAAACCAAAGAAGAAAATTATATCACCACAAAAAACCTCATCAACGCATACAATCAAAACAATTACCCAGATAAGGCACTCACTCAAATCTCAAAGATTAAATCAAAAAACTCACAAGATATTGAACTTCTTTTAGAAGAAACATTTTCTTATTCTGCACTTAATCAAAAAGAAAAGTCAGAGAAACTTTTGTTTCAATTACTTCAAAAATCACTTTCACCTGAAATAGAACGAAAAGCATATCATAATCTTTCAGGACATTATTTTCGTAAAGATGACTTACATATAGGTCTTCAACACTTTCTCAAAGCAGGAGAAGTAGAAGCATATAAGAATAAGAAACTCCCACCTTTCAAAAAGTGGGACGGAACCGTAACACCAGGTCAAACAATCATCATAGACAGTCAATGTGGTGCAGGAGACGAGATTATTCACATTCGGTTTATGAAACACCTAAAAGAACTTGGAATGAAACCAATCTGGACTTCTACCAGAAAAGAAATGGTGAAACTCTTCAATTATAACGGGTTTACTTCAGTTTGTGTCTATGATAAAATCACTTTTCCAGAAAATTCAGTTTGGGTTTATGCTCTTGCATTACCTTATTATCTCAATCTCACAGTTCAAGATTTAGGTCAAGAACCCTATCTTCAACCACTTCCAGAAAAAGAACAACAATATTCATACCTAAAAGAAGACCAAAAATATAAGATTGGAGTGTTCTGGAATTCTGGTTCTGGATTTGAACAGGCACATTTTCGTTCCATTGAACCCGAACCATTATTTGATGTTCTTTCAAAAACCTCAGCATCCCTATATTCACTTCAACTACCAGACCAAACACCACCAGAAGGTTATGATATCAAAACCTTTGATATTCAAAATCGTGATTTTACAGATACATTCTCACTGGTATCTCAAATGGACTTGGTGATTACTTCCTGTACTTCCATTGCACACATCGCAGCATCACAAGGTAAAGAAGTTTGTGTCTTTGTTCCCATTATGGAATACTATGTTTGGACAAGTTCTACAAATAAATCTTGGTGGTATGGAAATAATGTTCATCTTTTTAAACAAAAGAAACCCAGAAACTGGAATGAACCCCTCAAACAACTAAAGGAGTTTTTGAATGATAGAGGAATATAATCTTTCTTTTCTCAATCTAAATTCTATTAAAAATAAACTTCTACAAATCAAAACCAGTACTCACGGTCTTGTAACAAATGGAGTTTCTACTTATAATTATGGAATGCCGATTTTAATGTATCCAGAGTTAAATGGATTAAAAGTCATCATAGAAAAATATATTCATACATATTGCAATAAATATCACATTCCATCACTTAAGATTATCAACAGTTGGTTCAATATATCACAACCAGGAAATAAACTCAAGGCACATAAACACGAAGAAAGTATCATCAGTGGTGCATTTTATATTTCAGGAAAGACACCATTGATATTTCCAAATAAATCTATTGCACCCTATCCAGGTCTTTTGGTTATTTTCTCAAGTGATTTAATTCATTATACTGAAGAAGAAACAGAAGAAAGAATAATTATTAGTTTTAATACAGATTACCTATGAAATTTTTATTCCTAATTGGTTCTGCACTCAAACATTTTCAGGAAAATAACTTTAGTGCATTTACAGAAGAACAACGATTTGAACAGACACTTAAAACAATTGAATGTGTAAGAGAAAAAGTACCAACTTCTTATATTATTTTATTTGAATGTTCTCATCAAACACTTGCGGAAGAATATAAGAATATTTTAAGAAATAAATGTGACTTGTTTTTAGATTTTTCAAATGAACCAGTTCTTCAACAAATCTATTCCAATCTTGAAAAAAGACCAGAACTGATTACTTATGGTAAATCTTTATTAGAAACCAGAGGACTATTGAATACTTTATATTACATAAAAACTCATAATCTTTTTCCAGATAGTCAAAGAGTTTTTAAACTTACTGGAAGATACTTATTAAATGAATACTTTGATATTAATGATTATAAATCAAAGTTTCTTGAAGAACGATATGTAATTAAAAAATATGATTACCTTTCTCAAGAGGCAGAAAATTATGATGAAAAAGAACTTGAGAATGTCTATGCATATCTTTATGGTGCAAAAGGAATGATGGTGACTGGTCTTTGGTCTTTTGACCGAATACTCTTTAATGAGATTGTAAGTTCTCTTGAAAAAACTTTTACTTATCTTGAAAAGATGATGCAATACACTGCAGGTACTGATGTAGAACACTCTTTATATCGGTTCTTAAATCAAAAAAATGTGATTAGTATTCCTAATCTTGGATTGACTACAATTAAAGGAATGGAGGGAGACAGTTACAAAATATGAAACTTGCAATCTTTTACCATATTTTTCAATGTAATTTGGGTGCATTTATTTACCAACAACAGGTTCATAGATTATATACTTCAGGATTAATACAAGAGGCATTTCATATACACTTTGGAGTAAATGGAAATAAGGAACTCTTTAATATTCCAGAAAAAACCATTGTGACCTATAATCAAAATCATAAGGAAGAAACAGATACTCTAATTTCCTTAAGAGATTTTTGTAAAGAAAATCCAGATTATAGAGTTCTTTACTTTCATACAAAAGGAGTATCAAAAGAAAGTATGAATGCAGAGAGTTGGAGATTGATGATGGAGTATTTCGTCATTGATAGATGGAAGGAGTGTGTGAAGTATTTGGAGAATTATGATGCAGTGGGAAGTAATCTTAAGATTTTAGGACCGACTACTTGGAGTGATGGGAGACAATCTTGGGAGAAAGCAGGAACTCAACACTTTGTTGGAAACTTTTGGTGGGCAAATGCATCTTATGTAAATAGATTAAATGATGAGTTTTTGAAAAGTGATTTTAGATTAGACCGTGAATTTTGGATTGGTAGTGGTGAAGGTAAATTCAAGTCATTATATCAACCAGAAGACCACGAACCTTATACATACTTTTATAGAGAGGTGAATTATGTTTCGTGAATGTGGAGAATGCACTGCGTGTTGTTCTTGGTTGGTTGGTGATGCATTTGGTTGGAACTTTGGATGCGGAAAGTCATGTAAGTTTCTTGAAGAGGGAGGTTGTGGAGTTCATAAGGCACGACCAGAGGTTTGTAGAAATTATCAGTGTGCATGGTCTCAACATCTACTTCCTGAAGAAATGAGACCTGATAAGTGTGATGTACTGGTTTCTGTGGAAAATAATGAGAACGGACAATACTTAAAGGCACTTGCAATAAATAATATGAAGATGAACCCTGATGTTAAAAAGTATCTTCAAAATTGGGGTGATAAGATGAATACTTCAGTAATATTTGTAGAGTAACTTAAGGATTTCCAAAATGCCCACATTTTACAACTTTAGACAAGACGGAGTTGATTATTCTTTTGATGATGTCTTTATTCCTGCGGATTTATTTCGTGATGGAAACTTATGGGTGTGGGGTTTTGGAAGTAATGGAAGACTTGGAAATGCACAAACTACAAATAGAAGCACTCCAGTTACTACATTTGCTGGTGGAACTAATTGGAAACAAGTAAGTTGCGGAAATTCTATCGTAGCAGCAATCAAAACCGATGGAACTCTTTGGACTTGGGGTTATGGGAGATACGGACAACTTGGAAATGGAGCAACTACTGGAACCTTTAGTACTCCAATCACCACATTTGCTGGAGGAACCAATTGGAAACAAGTGAGTGTTGGTGGTAGGAATACGGCAGCAATCAAAACTGATGGAACTCTTTGGACTTGGGGATATGGAACTAATGGACAACTTGGAAATGCAAATACTACAGATAGAAGCACTCCAGTCACCACATTTGCTGGTGGAACTAACTGGAAACAAGTGAGTGCTGGTGGTGATTACATATCAGCAATCAAAACCGATGGAACCCTTTGGACTTGGGGGTTTAATGGTAATGGATCACTTGGAAATGCACAAACTACAAATAGAAGCACTCCAGTCACCACATTTGCCGGTGGCAAGAATTGGAAACAAGTAAGTGCTGTCAGCGGCACCGCCGCCCCTCACACAGCAGCAATCAAAACCGATGGAACTCTATGGACTTGGGGTAGAAATCAATATGGAAATCTTGGGAATGCCTCAACCACAGACAGAAGTACTCCAGTCACCACATTTGCTGGCGGAACCAATTGGAAACAAGTGAGTGTTAGTAGAGCAAACACAGCAGCAATCAAGACTGATGGAACTCTATGGACTTGGGGTTTTGGAAGTACTGGAGAACTTGGAAATGGAGTAACTACTGGAAATATAAGTACTCCAGTCACCACATTTGCTGGAGGAACCACCTGGAAACAGGTGAATGCTGGAAGTGATCACATAGTAGCAATCAAGACCGATGGAACCCTTTGGATTTGGGGTAGTGGAGATAGTGGACGACTTGGAAATGGAGCAACTACAGGAAACAGAAGTACTCCAATCACTACATTTGCCGGTGGAACTAATTGGAAACAAGTGAATGGTGGAGCTACTCATACGGTAGCACTCACATACAACGACCCAACATTATAAAAACAACTATGAAAACTTTATATTTTCTTGGAGGACTTCCAAGAAGTGGTTCAACATTATTAGGTTCAATTCTCAATCAACATCCAGAAATTTATGTATCTCCTACATCACCATTAGGAGATGTAGTGACTGATATTGAGAAATCTTTTAATCGTATAGACCAACAATTCACCTTTGACCGCAAATCAATCTCTTATAATGTCTATAAGTCAGTTCTTGCAAATTTCTATAATCATATTCCAAAATCAATCATATTAGACAAACATAGATTTTGGGGCAAGAACCTTGATACAGTACAAATGTTCTTATCAAACAAACCCAAGATTGTCGCAACTTATCGTCCCATTCCAGAAGTTCTTACTTCCTATATCTCCCTCATAGAAAGAACAGGACATCAAGATAACTTTATTGATAATCACTTAAAAAAAGATAATCTTTCCATTACAAATAACAATCGTGCAGAATACATTTGGAGATATTATGTTTCTCCTTCTTATGAGAGTATGATTTATGGACTGAATAAATATCCGGAGTGGGTTCATCTGGTAGAATACAATCAACTACTAAACAATCCACAACAAGAACTCAATAAAATCTATGAGTTTTTAGAAGTTACATCTCACACAAATACTTTTCACAATATTGAAAATGCTTGTGGAGAAGAAAAAGATGAGGCATGGGGACTGAAAGACCTTCACACTATTCGTCCAAATCTTTCTAAAATCTCACAAGACCCTATAGAAATTATAGGAGAAGAAAATATGAAACTATATTCCAAATTTGATATATGAAAACTCATTTGTTAGTTGTTTTGCAAACTCACTCAAAAGGAAATCGGGATGATAGTCAAACAAGATACTGCAATGCACCAAAGATAGAAGTATCATCTCATTGTGTATTTTCTTTAATTGATAGTTTGAATTTTGCTCAAGAAAAATATCCTGATTATGAAATACAACTGCAAATTTTTGATGACCATTCATCTCAAGAATTCTTAGATATTCTTCAAAAATTAATCAATATTGCAAAATTCAAGATTAACCTAACACATCTTGAAACTTATGGTATTATGCCTTCTATTTTGAGATGTTATGAGTATGGAAAATCATTTGGAAGAGATTGGGTTTATTTTGTTCAAGATGATTTTCTTCATCAAAAGAATTCAATTGAACTGATGATACACGCAATCAATCAATTCAGTTGTAATTTAGGTGCTCCTGCAAGTATCTTTCCTTTTAACAAACCTGCAGAATATCACGACCCACAAAACACTGCAGTACCTTGTAACATCGTTGTCGGCAAAGACAGATACTGGAGAACAAATATTCATCCTGCATTTACTTTAATGACCCATGTGAGTATAATAGAAAAGAACTGGGATTTATTCTACAAGATGGGAACCAGTGAAGTCTCACCAGTAATGGAAATGGAAAGTATTGACCGAATTTATTATGAAAGAGGATACTACTGTTTTAATCCAATTCCATCGTTAGCATTACATATGCAAACAGATTGGGATAAAGATTTCTTTATTGATTGGAAATCCTGGTGGAATGAATATGATTTGGAGAAACTCAATGAAAAAAATTAATGTTTATTTAAGACACTGTTATCAGTCTAAAATACAAGAAACTCCCGGAAAACAAAGACCAAAGTGGTGGAGTAAAGAAAAGGTTTTTCAAAATTTTAAGAACACTTTAAATCCAGAAACCACCAATTACACTATTGTGTATGATGAATATTACGGTAAGATTGAAGACACCTTTTTATCCCAAGAAGAAAAAGTTCATATTATTAACTCTGGTGGAGAAGCAAAGAGTTTTATTGAAACTCTAAATCTTGTTAAAAATACTGTTCATCGTAAAGGAGAAATCATTTACTTTTTAGAAGATGACTATATTCATCGTCCAGGTTGGGATAAAATTCTTTTAGAGGGTTTTGAACTTTATGCAGATTATGTAACCCTATATGACCATAGAGATAAATACATGGAGTTCTACAGAGATTTTAGAACCAAGGTTCTTCATACCAACTCATCTCATTGGATGGCGACCCCTTCAACTACAAATACTTTTGCGGTTGAATATTCAACTTTAATGAATGATTTTGATACTCATATCAAACATTCAACAGATGTAGAACCATCAACAGACCATTCAAAATTTATAGAACTATCACAAAATGGAAGAGTATTAATATCTTCCATTCCTGGTTATTCTACACATTGCGAAGCAGACCTCTTATCACCTTGTATTGATTGGAAAAAATACTTATGAATTGGAAAGACATTGAGGGTTATTTTTCTTATACTAATCTTTATGATTTAGCAATCAAATACTGCCCAGATAACTCAACTTTCGTAGAAGTGGGTTCTTGGATGGGGCAATCAACTTGTTATATGGGAGAACAGATTAAGAACTCAAATAAAAACATCAAGTTTTATGCAGTAGATACTTGGGAAGGTAGTGATGAAGATGCTCATAAAGAAGCATTAAATAGATTAAAGACACAGAATTTTACTTTATTTGATGCATTTAAATATAATCTTGAACAATGTGGTGTAAGTAATTATGTAATACCATTACAAACCACAAGTATTGAGGCAGCAAAACAGTTTGAAGATAATAGTCTTGATTTTGTTCATATTGATGCATCTCACGATTATGAAAATGTTCTTGCAGACATTATTGCATGGTATCCAAAGGTCAAACCGGGAGGTTTTATTACCGGCGATGATTATGTAATTAGTTGGAATGGAGTTATTCAAGCAGTTAATGAATATTTTACAGGTAAATCTGTAGTTCTTCTTAATCGTGGAGATTGTACATTAAGTAAAGTTTGGTTACATCAAAAACAAGGAGATAAAATGGAAATTACATTATATGCAATTTGCAAAAACGAAGAAAAGAATATTCAAAAGTTCATTGAGAACTCAAAGAAATTCACTCACACTGTTGTAGTTGATACCGGAAGTACTGATAAAACAGTAGAACTACTGCAAGAAGCGGGAATTGAAGTTCATCAACACTCACAAACCAGAGAAGAGTTTGATTTCTCAATCGCAAGAAATCAAGCATTATCTTATGTAAAAACTGACTGGGCATTTTCATTGGATTTTAATGAAGATTTAGATGATTTCTTTCCAGAAGGTCTTGAAGTAATCTCAAATGAATTCACTGCATTTAGACACGAACGATATGATAAAGAAGGAGACAATGAACCAACCTTGGGTCAAACTTCACATATTCGCTTTCACCGAACCAAGAATTATACCTGGGTGAATTCAGTTCATGAAACTCCAATGTTTATTCCAACAAAAGATTATCTAAATGAAGTTGCAGTAGATACCACAATTAAGATTACAAAAAATATTCATAATACAATAGATAAGGAATTATTCTATCTTTCAATTTGTGAAAGAGAGTATGAACAGTATCAAAACATTTATTATCTCTGGTTTATATTTAAACATTATTATCAAGTTCAAAACATTCAAAAAGCAGTTGAATTGGGTCAAGAATATTTGAATATGTCTAAACCTTATTTTGACCCGACAAGAGTTGATGTGTTTATTATGACGAGTATTTGTCTCATACAACTTCAAGATATTTCAAGAGCATCTAATTATGCATTTCACGCATTAAGTGAAGCAATGAACCTTGGTGGTCATTTAATGGGTAAGGCATTTACTCATCTATTAAACATTGGAAAACTCACACAAAATCCAAATATCATTATATTTGCATCTGGATTTTCACAAGAAACAATAAATCTCAAAGAAAGAACTGATGCAATTTTAAATCTTTATAATACTACAAATGAGAATTGAAATTCCAGTATCAGTCGGTGAACTTTTAGATAAAATTTCTATACTTTCCATTAAGTCACAACACACTTCTAATGAATATGTAAAGAAGGAACTTCAAGAACTTATTCAAATTGCACAAGAACATAAGGTTTATGATGCATCTTATGTTTCAAAATTACTTACAATCAATCGTAAACTCTGGAAAATTGAAGATGAATTAAGAGTGATGGAAAAATCTCAAGTGTTTGATGAGAAATTTATAGAACTTGCGAGAGGTGTTTATATTACTAATGATGAAAGAGCAAGAATAAAAAGAGAAATTAACGAGACACATAATTCTCTTTATAAAGAAATAAAAATATACACATAAATATTTTAACGCATATAATACATAAAAATCTTGTGGTTCAGGGATATAATATAAAAAATAAACAGTTAAAAATATTTTAATATGCCAGTAAATCTTTCCGCATTTTTAGATTCAAGTTTTAGGGGCACTCAGGGAATTCAAGGATCTACAGGATCTCAAGGAACTCAGGGTATTCAAGGTCGTCAAGGAACTACAGGATCTCAAGGAACTCAAGGTATTCAAGGTACTCAAGGATCTACAGGATCTCAAGGAACTCAAGGTATTCAAGGTACTCAAGGATCTACAGGATCTCAAGGAACTCAAGGTATTCAAGGTCGTCAAGGAACTACAGGATCTCAAGGAATTCAAGGTATTCAAGGTAATTTTGGTATTCAAGGAACTCAGGGAATATCAATTCAAGGAACTACAGGATCTCAAGGAATTCAAGGTATTCAAGGTAATTTTGGTATTCAAGGAACTCAGGGAATATCAATTCAAGGAACTACAGGATCTCAAGGAATTCAAGGTATTCAAGGTAATTTTGGTATTCAAGGAACTCAGGGAATATCAATTCAAGGAACTACAGGATCTCAAGGAATTCAAGGATTAAATGGACCATCTAATGTCATTTCAGCATTTGATACTACTACCAATTCGACATTTTATCCAGTGTTTGTTGCAGGAACTGGAAATCAGACGCCAAGTATAAGAACAACATCACCCCCATTCAGTTTTAATCCGAGTACAAGTAATTTATTTCTAGATGGTTCTATTAGTATAGGAACATTGAATCCACAATTAAATTCAAAACTCCATGTTGCTGGAAATGTAAAAGTGGATGGGAGTGTGGAAGTAGATGGAAGCGTAGGAATATCATCAGTAAAAATAACCAGATATAATTCAGTAGGTTCAGGAACTTTTACTAGAGATCCAAAAACAATAATTGCTCAAGTATTCGTCACTGGTGGAGGTGGTGGAGGAGGAGGATCCGACTCCGATGGTTCATCTGGTAGTTGCTCTGGAGGCGGAGGAGGAGGAGGAACATCAATTAAATGGTTAACTGCCGCACAATTGGGGACAACCGCCACCTATACTGTTGGAGGTGGAGGTGCTGCAGGTACTGTTCTTGGCGGAAATGGTGGAAATGGATCTAACTCAATTTTTACCTGTACTGGAATTGATTCCATTGTTTTAGTCGGAACTGGTGGAGAAGGTGGATTTGGAACTGGAAGTGCTTATGCAGCCAACACATCGGCATTTAATGGTGGAAATGGTGGAATTCCTACTGGAGGTGACATTCTTCATACTGGACTCGATGGTTTGCCCGGTTTGGGTGTGGGTAACAATACGGTTACTGCGGGGAACGGTGGTGCATCATATTGGGGCGGCGGAGCAAACGGACCAGTAAGATTTACTGCAGGTTCAAATGCTGGAATAAACGCAACACAACCCGGTGCAGGAGGTTCTGGTGCAGTAAATATAAATTTACTTACAGGTGTTGTTGGTGGAACCGGAGCTGCGGGTACAATTTTAATAGTAGAATATTTAAAACTATAAGGAGTAAAATAAATGAATAAAATATGTGTCATTAATAAGAATACAAGAGAATGTGTAGATATTCTATACGACCAATCTTGGACTGATACAGAAGAACTTATTTCTACTCCACAAAACGACGGAGAAATTGGATGGTTTTGGAATGAAAATGGATGGATGACCTATGAGGAATGGTGCCAAAAACAAAGAATCCGAAGAAATAAGTATCTTTCAATTTACATTGATACAATAAATGTTATTCGTTGGAATTCTTTTACTCAAGAAGAAAAAGACAATTGGACTGAATATAGACAATTACTTTTAGATATTCCTCAACAATCAAAATTTCCTAGAGAAATTATTTGGCCCATTAAACCAGAATAAATACATTCAAGAACTCGTTATAGTATTATGAATTTTGTAAAACTTGCATTAGATAATGGTGGCATTATTAAACCACTTCTCATAAATCCCGAAGATCTCTGTGGACCTTCTCTCACAAATCCATCAGTTTTAGTAGTTGATGGAAGAATATTAGTCAATATCAGAAATGTAAATTACACATTATATCATTCGGAATTAAATAAATTTGAACATATGTGGGGACCATTATCCTACATACACCCAGAGAATGATATGCACCTCAGAACTGCAAATCATATTGCAGAATTAGATGAAGATTTAAATATACTCCATTACTCAAAAATAGATACATCAAATTTTGATACTTATCAACCACAATGGGAATTTGTTGGGTTGGAAGATGTTCGTTTGATTCAATGGAACGGTAAGATTTACGCTATAGGTGTACGCAGAGATGTAGACACTATTGGAACTGGAAGAATGGAACTTTCTGAATTGAGGTTCAATGGTTCTGAAGTTAAAGAAGTTTCTAGATATAGAATTCCAGGTCCTCCACCAGATGATGAATATTGTATGAAAAATTGTACTCCAATTGAAGATAAACCTTTTCATCTTTTAAAATGGACTAATCCAACTGCATTATTGAAATTTGATATTACAGGAAAAGATTCCACAATAATTGAAACAAGTCCTTACACTACAGAATTAAAAAATGATTTAAGAGGTGGTTCACAAGTTATTCCATATCAAAATGGATATCTTTCTCTTCTCCATGAAACAGAACTTTATAATTCAGAACAAGGTAGAAAAGATGCAACTTATCGTCATCGGTTTGTTATATGGGATAAGAATTTTAAACTTCAAAAAGTATCAAAGTTATTTTCATTTTTAAATTTTAAAATTGAATTTTCTTGTGGCATGGCCGAATATAATGATGATTTTCTAATTACATTTGGAACGCAAGACAACGCAGCGTATATACTCAGAATTTCAAAATCAGTAGTTGAGGACTTTATTAATGAATGAGCTTATTAAATTTTCACTAGATACCGAAAATCCAGAAAATAATTATAATCTCGCGAAATGGTATGAAAAACAAGGTCAGTATGCACCCGCACACACTTATTATCTAAGAACTGCGGAAAGATCTAAAAATGATTTACTTGCTTATGAATGTTTACTAAAATCAGCGTTTTGTTATAAATTACAAGGTTCAAGAGATAATACTGAAAAAGTAACATTAGAAAATGCCTTAAACTTATTGCCACAAAGACCAGAGGCATATTATTTCTTATCTCTATTGTATGAAAAGAACCAAGAATGGCAAAGTTGTTATACCTATGCAAATCTTGGTCTACAATGTCATAATAATGAAATAGAAAGTATTAACATTCCTGAGTATAGTGGAAAACATTTATTGTTATTCCAAAAAGCAGTTGCAGCTTGGTGGTGGGGTAAAGGTGATGAAAGTAGAAATCTATTTGATCTTCTTACAAAAAATTACTGGGATAATTTTGATGAATTACACAAAAATAGTATAAATCAAAACTTAATTAGATTAGGAAAAAATTCAATCGGTCAAACATTTAATTATCCAAACAACTTTGATTGGGCAGACCTAACGGAAGAAGACATTGTTACAATAGAAAGAGAAGTGATACATGAAAATGTTTATAGATTTTGGAAAGATGTAAAAGAAAATGATATTGTTTTGGATATTGGTGCAAGTGTTGGTGCATATACTATATCAATTTTAGATCAAAAACCAAAAAAAGTATATTGTGTTGAACCATCTAAAAATTTACTAAAAACATTGGTTAAAAACTGTTCCGAAAAATTATTCAATAACTTTAATACATCAATAACTTATATTAATAATGGAATAGTAAGTAATAATACTGATGAAATTAATGTTTTTGGGAATGATAAGAGTTTTATTCCCATTACTTTTAAAGAACTTATATCAACATATTCAATTAATCATATTGATTATATGAAAGTTGACTGTGAAGGTGGTGAATATAATATTTTTACCGAAGAAAATATAGATTTTATATTCAATAATGTTAAATTTATATCAATAGAAATTCACCTCAAAGGTTATAATTTCAGAGAAAAATTCAAAAAATTCAGAGATACATATTTAACTAAGTTCAACGATTACAAGGTAATGTCTTGCACCAGACAAAATATTTCTTGGGGAAAATCACTAGACATAACTGATAAAATATTTGATGATACTTTTATTGACACTTATAATTGTGAATTTATGGTTTATATTAATAATGAAATTCAGAGTACTAATAAAAATTTAAAAAAAAAAAATTCTTTGACTGCGGAACACACTTGTTTCAGGGGTTCAACGAAATATCTAAAATCTATGGTATAGATTCTAGTTGGGAATGTTATTGTTTTGAACCAAATCCAAAAACATATATTAGTTCAAAAGAAAATTATTTAAAATTATTAGATGATGGATTGAATATTATTCATTTTAATGCTGGTGTATCTAATAAAAATGATTATGTAAATTTAAACCTATCCGAATCTACTATTTGGGATGGAACTGAAGTTGGTACATTTACTGGGCAGTCTTCTAATATATTATTAAATCCCCCACAAAAATTACAAGAGAATCCAATTAAATATAATTCAGAAACAGAGATAGTAAGGGTATTAGATTTTTCAAATATTATAGAAACATTTTCTAGTATTAATGATTTTATTGTTGTAAAATTAGATGTTGAAGGAAGCGAATTTGATATTATAGATAAATTAATATCATCTGGCACAATTAAATACATTAATGAAATTTACATTGAATTTCATCCACATTTTTTTGATGATTTAGTTGTTTATAGAAATAAAATAGAAAATTACAAAAAAGTATTTTCGGAAAATAGAATTAAATTTACAGAGTGGTATTAAATGAAAAAGATTATTGATTATTTTACTTTTTTCATTGAAAAAGAATTATTAGAACTTAGAATTAATCTACTAAAAGATCATGTGGATAAGTTTATTATCTCTGAATCAAATAAAACACATAATGGAGATGATAAAGATTTTATTTGTAAAAAACTAATAGAAGATCTTAATTTACCAAAGGATAAAATTCAGGTTATTGAAACTATTGTGCCGGATAGTGAAGATTTAATTCCAGATGAATCTGATTATGTCTATTCATTAGAAGCAAAATCAACTCAAGTTAAAAATTGGACTAGAGAAAGATTACAAAGAGATGCTCTAATGTCTGTAATAGATGAATACGATGATGATGATGTTTTTATCGTAAGTGATTGTGATGAAATAATCAATCCAGAATTTATTCTATATTTTTCAACATGTTGTAGAAATATTCCAAACAATATCATTAAAGTTCCTTTAGTTCTTTTAGAAGGTCAAGCGAATAAAAGACTTTATGAGGGAGATGTGCCGGCAGATTGGAGTCAATCTCTTCTTTTGTGTACTAAAAGACAATTATCAAATGGAGGATCTCCGACAAAATTCAGGGGACAATATGGTAGTCCATTGGATCCGGTTTGGATTACTGAAAATGGAAAAATAATTGAAGACTGTGGGTGGCATTTTACTTGGATGGGAGATGAAACTTTAAGAAAATATAAAGCAAAAACTACTGTTTTATCCGATAATCTTTCCAACCTTAATACTTTAAGTTCAGAATCTATGAAAGATATTATTGAAGTAGAACAAACTAGTAAACTAAGTCAAAAAAATTATCCAGTTAATCTGTTACCACAAATTATCTTCAATTTGCCAAATGTAAGAAATTTCTTGCTTCCTAAACAAGAAAATCTATTTAATATTAATATTAACTCCAAATCAACTTCTTGGATTATAGATAACTTTTATGAGAACCCAGATGAAGTAAGAGAGTTTGCATTAAAACAAGACTATCTTGAAGGTGGTTTGGGTAGGGGATTCATTGGAAGAAGAACTCATCAACAATTTTTATTTCCTGGACTCAAAGAAAAATTTGAAGAAATCATGGGAAGAAAAATAACAAAGTGGGAAGAACATGGGATGAATGGGAGATTTCAAGTTGCGTGGTCTGGTGAACCTTTAGTTTATCATTGCGACGATCAAAAGTGGGGTGGTATGTTGTACCTCACACCGAATGCACCATATCAGTGTGGAACCACATTATACGCTAACAAGAAAACAAAAGCAAGAACTTATTATGAGGAAGGATGGAATGATGCGTGGATTGATGTTCCTGGAGGGTGTCATTTAGATGGAACCCCATTTGAACCTGTTGATGTTCTAGGAAATGTTTATAATCGTCTGGTTATCTTTGATGCAAGTTGTATTCATAGTGCTTCTCAATACTTTGGGACAGTTATGGACAATGGACGACTATGGCAAATGTTTTTCTTTGACACCGACTGAAGGACGGATCAGAAACCGTCTGAGGCACCTCCAGGAGCGCCTGTGAGGTGCCTTATGCTATGAAGGCATCCTAGTGCCCATATGACCTCCAATGATCATCCTTGAAACAACTGGATACGGATACTCAAAGCGTCTATGTAAAGATGTTGTTTGTTGGTTCGTGTCCGAATACCTCCCAAGATATAAGTTAGAGATTGAAGTTCTCCATCGTGGTCTCAATAAAGAAAAAGTAATCGGATATTGTGACATATCCGGAGAAACCTATAGACCAAGAAGTTTTTTAATTGAAATAAACACTTACCTAAGTAAAAAAGATTACATTAAGGTTCTTTGCCATGAACTCTGGCATATGTATCAATGGGTGAAAGGGGAGATGAAATACCGATCATCCAAAAGATATTTTGATGGGGAGTGTGTTGATGATTTGGATTATTGGGAACAACCTCATGAGATTGAGGCACATTATTTTGAGTCAATCCTATACCAAGATTACCTAAAACACAAGGGCTTGACAAGAATCTAAAACATACCTAGGATAGGTTTGTGCCGCTTCAAGACAAGTTATAAGCTTCTATAAGAATCAGGACACTTTAAAGACTGTCCACTCTGGTTCTTGTAGAGGCTTTTTTTGCTGTACAATAACCTCATAGAAAACCATTCGCCATGATTGAACTCCGTCCCCAACAAGAAGAAGTTTTTTCTCTGATGCGTGAGCATTCCATGATGCTTACAGTCGCTCCTACGAGTGCGGGTAAGACCATCATGATGATTGCTGATGCGAAGTATCGCTTTGAGCAAGGTCAGAACAAAACCATTGTAGTTGTTGCACCGAAGATTCTTCTTTGTCAACAACTGTCTCATGAGTTTGAGACGCTCATTAGTGGTGTTCACGTTGCTCATGTACATAGTGGTGAAACCAAGCACACTCGCATCAAAGATTTTCTAGAACTTGCCTATTGGCATGAGACTACAGAAGGTAACAAACTTATCTTCACTACTTACCACTCTCTTGATAAAATCGTCAAGGCAGAGATTGAGATTGATACTGTGTATCTTGATGAGTGTCACAATGCTGTTAATCGTCGGTTCTTTGATTCTGTCAAGGATCTCAGTGCGATGTCCAATCACTTCTATTCTATGACTGCAACTCCTAAGTTCAGTCAGGTTGCTTCCAAACCCGGAAACAACGATGCTGAAGTGTTTGGTAGCAAGATTCATAATGTTAGCGCACCAGAACTTCTCAAGAACGGTAGCATTCTTCCTCCGAAGACTTCTGTTATGGAAATTGGATCTTATCGTGACAAGAACAATGCTGCTGAGCGAGACTTCTATACTCTCTGTGATACTATCTTCAATGAAGAACAAATGGATAAAGTTCTGATTGTCGCTCCCAGTACCAGGGTTATGATGGCAATGTTTGCCATGACTTCCTTCCTGGAAGAAATGCGAGAGAATGGTTATGATGTTATGCATATTACTAGCCGTTGGGGAGCTCACATTAATAATCGTAAAGTTTCGCGTAGAGAATTTTTAGAAACCCTGAATAATTATGGTTCTGATCCTAATAGAAAATTTGTTGTTCTTCATATTGGGATTTTGACTGAGGGAATCAGCGTTCCTGGTATTCAATCATGCATTTTTTTGCGGCAGCAAAATTTTGTTTCAACTGTTCAAAGTATTGGTCGTTGTATCAGAGTTCACCCTGTAGATACTCTTCGTATCAAATCTGGCGAACTTATTCCTGGTGATTTTGATAATTATCTAAAACCTTTTGGTAAAATAGTTATTCCAGTTTACAATAATAAAGTAGGTGTTGCAACTGCTAAAAGAGTTGAAAATGTTGTTGATGAGGTGTTCGTTAGGGGAAATATTGTTGCTGATGTAATTAAATGATCTAAATTATTGATGTGGGCATCAATTAATGTCTGGGGAGATATAATTGTGTAAGTCCCATATAAATATCAGCAGTTATCCCCAGACATAAATGTATTATACCTACGCATATCTGCGAGAAGATAAAACTCCTTATTATATTGGAAAAGGATCTAAAAATAGAGCATATCAATCACATAAAAGAGGATCTTTGGATATACGACCAAATAATCCCAAAAATATAATTATTTTAAAATATTTTAAGGATGAAATACATGCTTTTAATCATGAAATATACATGATTTCTTTATTTGGAAGAAAAGATTTGGGCACAGGAATTCTTATTAATATGACTAATGGTGGCGATCATCCACCAAATCATTTGGGCAGAAAAAGATCATTGGAAACTAAAAGAAAACTTTCAGAATCCAGAAAAAATAAACCTTTAAGTTATGATGTTTGGAATAAAGGTAAAAAAATGAATGACGAATATAGAAAAAAATGTGATTATTGGTCGGGAAAAAATCATAGTTTTGAAGCTAGACAAAAGATGAGTAGAACTAGAAAAGGAAAATCTAGTCCAACAAAAGGAAAAGTGTGGTGGACAGATGGACAAAAAACAACTATGAGTGTAGAGTGTCCTGGGGATGGGTGGAGACTTGGTAGATCCTAATATAAAATTAGGTTGCAAATTATTTTATTTTATTGAATGAAACTAACAACTCAATACAGAATTGATATTTATTGTTTAATTGCTTTTCACTGCTTACGAGCATGTTTAGATCTATGGCAGTCCAAACCGAATGATAAGGATGTGCTCCGAGGGGTTACGAGACCGTACTACGACCTAGTACACGCTCTCTCAATGCCCTCGGGGTACATCACAGAAAACGCTTTACTGGAGAAGAGAAGCAACCCAAAATGGACGATCTGTAAAGACCACTGCTACTCTCCTCAGTTTATTGCTAGGATGATCATGGATAATCCAGATATATACCTGACAGACTACGATAAGTTCAAAGAGATTTTTCTCATAGCGTGTACCACCATAGACATTACTTCGGATGAAAACCGAAGACTTTCTTTATTAACGTCCAATAAGGCGGGCGATTTTAAGATATATGTGCCCACTGATAAAAAGTATCAGCATCTTGACATTAGATTGCTCAGAAGAAATTACGGAAGAAACTGGTATAATACTCCAACAGATTATGTGAGTAATTATATTGAAACTCCTCAAGAAATTTTGGACTATGAAAAACAATTTTTGGTAGAATAATGGAAGATAAATTTAACATCAAAGCACTACAGACACGAATCAGTGAAGTAAAAGAGCAGACCGAACAAACTACAGAGTTTGCTTTAAGATATTTGGAATGTTTGGCAAATCGGCATGATCTTTTTAGGGTTATGGATGAAGATCAAGAATTTGGCGATGTTCCAGAAGAAGTATCTTCGGCACTGAAAAATGGAATGATGCCTAGTAAAGAAGATTTGGATAAAATGGATGTTCAATCTAAAGATTTTTTAATCAAAGACTGTGTGTATCTTTGTGGTTTGGCGGCAATCTATTGGTATTCGGAAAATCATCCACTATATGAAGACGCTCCAGTAAATCCTTTTGAGCAGATTATTAAAATGCCAGATATTTCTCCTGGTCATCATACTGCTGCTTATATCATATCTGCACTGGCGTTATTGTCATCATGCATTCCTTCTTTTGATTTAATAGAATCAATGACAAATAATTTTGATTCTTCTTTGGAGCAGTTGGAAAAAAATATTATAAATTTTGATAACATTTGCCTCATGATTATACAAAGATATAATGAAGATTTAGAATATTATGCCCAGAAAAAGTGATGGGTTTGAAACTCCAGATGGATACATGGCAGTTCCTTGGGGAAAGAGACTTGTGATTATCCATAGAGGTCAGCAAATCGGGGATGTTAGAACTGTTCATGAAGCAAATGCGTTCATCAAATCACACAGGGAGGACAGTGGGCAAGGTGTCACTCAGTTCCTCTGATGGGGATGAGATCATGCTAAACTGCACTAGTACACCACTGAAACTTGGTAAAGTGAAAAGAAAGATTGTTAATGTGATTCCACTAAGTTCAAAAGCAAAGAATAGATTTGCAAATATAATGAATTCTTTTCATGCTTGCGAAGTGGAACAAGAAACTGAAACTATGTTTTTCTTGGCGTCCATAAATCGCAAATACTTTTTTTGGATTCAAAAAGAAGGAAATGAACACTGGAAGGTTGAGAAATGAAAGTTAAAGTTGTTAGTGATCTTCACCTGGAAATGTGTGAATATGGTCATGGAGTCCCAGACCTAGGTGAAGGTGACGTTCTGATTCTTGGTGGTGACATTCTTTGTGCTCGCCACTTTAAAACCAATGGAAAACTCCATAAGGTCTACGATGACTTTCTAAAGAAGTGTTCCGACAACTTTGAGCATGTCCTGTATATTGCAGGCAATCATGAAGCATACGGATACAATTATGAAGGATCTTGGAATGTTCTTAGAGAACAGATGCCAGTTGGTGTTCACCTTCTTGAGAATGATTATGTGAAAATTAAAGACTGGATTTTTATTGGTTCAACTTTTTGGACTGATTTTCGGAATGAGAATGCTCTGGAAATGATGGAAGCTTCTCAGTGTATGAATGACTATAAAATCATTCGTATTACTCCAAAGTTTCGTAAGATGAATCCTGATGATACTCTAGGATTTCATAAAAAATCCAAGCAATATCTTCTAGAGAAACTAGAAGAATTTAAAAATGATAAAATCTGGGTTCTCACTCACCATGCACCTTCCTATCAGTCTGTTCATGAAAAATACCGAAATAGTGGAATTGCAAACGGTGCCTATGTCAGTGATCTTGACGATCTCATTTTAGATCATCCTCAGATTAAATATTGGAGTCATGGTCATACTCATGAGAGTTTTGACTACACTATTGGGGAATGTAGAATCATTTGCAATCCTAGGGGTTATTACAATGGATACAACAATCATGGACTTAATCTTAATTTCAATGCTGATTTTGGGATTGAAATTTAATTCTAAATACTACTACTAAGGAGAGAATTCATGCTGAGCACTAATTATCGTCTAAAACTTCAGTCTATTTGTGAAAAAATTGTATCCCATGAAGAAGTAAGTTTAGACGAAATGATTTGGGCAGAAAAACTTGCAAAAGTAAATGCTAGTGCTGCTACAATGATTCGTCAGGCGCGAAGAAAATCTATGAATCCAGAAATGGATCAAAATAGTACAGATGGGTTTCTCAACGCACTTGATTTGGGAGATCCTGATCCCAGCAATCACAAAACTGGGTTCAATAGTCCAGATGAAATTGCAGACTGGTTTCGTAGGGATAATAATGATAATGGAGAGTGGAGGCGTAGAGACTAATGAATATTTTTCTGATAACACTATTAAATTGTAATGATGTTATTGGAATTGGAGATAGAATTCAATCTGTGGTGGGATTGACAAGAGAACAAAAAGTGTCTATAATGAAAGAACTTGGAGAAGTGGTTCCATCTTGTCCAGTTCGTATTCAATCTGAGGTAAAAAAATAATGTTCTCAAAACCCATCTTAGGAACAAATACCGATAAAGTAAAATTAAGTTGGTTAGAATATATTTGGTATTCTTGTATCATACAAGGATGGCACAATTGCTGGTACTCTTTTAAGAATTGGGGGGATCTCATGGGAAATAACTATGAGAATTACGCTCTACTAAAAACAGATGATCCTTTAGAACAGTGTATTCTGTATTTTTGGGATAGTTTAGAAGATGATATTTGCCCAAAATACTTCTTAGATAGTCTTCTACAAATGTCTCACGACATAAAAACCGGGAAAGAAAAAGTCATTCCTTTAGATGAATCTTTTATGGATAGAATAAAAAATCTTGTTGAAGATGTTGAACTGGATGATCTAAATACTAAAATCCTGGAAGAATAAAATGACTCCCATACAAGCAACACTTTTAATTATTTTTGGTGTGGTTGGGTTTATGATGATAGTAGATCCAAATGTTTCAGAATATTTAACCTTAGTCCTTAAAATGACCAGATTAAATATTGAGCGGTTTTTTTGGATGGTAAAATTTCATCCCAGAAATCCAATTACCAATTTGATTAAAAGATGGGAGTATGCTAAGATAGCAACAGAACTTCAAAAGGAATTTGATGACGCAAGAATTGGAAACGAAAAACATCTATGATGAGTGCTTTACGGTTTCTCAGCAAAGATGGGGTACTTGGAGATCTTACGATTTAGAAGGTAAATGTATTATAACTTCTCTTACTGAAGATGAATGTATTAATGCTACTAGATCATATCTCAAAATGAAACAAGAAGGTTTTGTTGAAGTTATTAAAACTTATGAATCTACTGTAGGTGGTAAACTATGACTAAAAAAAATTACAAAGATAAGAACGATAACGAATGGACTTGGGAAGAAAATGCTGAAGTTTTGGAAGCACTTAAAAAGTTACACGAAACAAAACAAGTTCCCGACACTAGACAACACAACACCTTGGTATAATTTTAATTTATATTGTGAAAGTTGTTATTCGTTAGGATTTAAACCCTCAGTGTCTTCTTATTTGAGATATAACAAATATTATAAATTAAATTTCAAAGAATGACTAATAAGAAACCAACAGGGAAAAAACCTACAGGAACAAAAAGAAAAAATTCTTCAAATATTAAAAAGAAATCGCAGATCCCAACACCTAAATCTCCAGGAAATGCAATTATTCCATCTGATACATTTCATGAGTCCTTTCCAATAACTTTGGAACACATGGATGGTAAAGATTTTAAGAGATGTTTTTTTATGTGTAAAGAACATTGCGAATCCTATATCAAAAGATATAACTTAAAAAAAGGTTCTTATAAACTCTTTCCAACACAAAAGAAGGATGAAAAAAGTTAATTGTGTGACAATACAAAAACTGTCCACCCTCTGCTGAATGGTCGGAGGGTTTCTGCTATTATTGATCTGTTAACAAAAAACCATGATTGAGGAAATTATCAAAACACTCGTTGAAAATCCTACCGACGAAAATCGGGAAAGATACCTCAAATATGTAAATCAAACGGAATACTCTCTTCTCCTAGAAGCAGAAAATTTTCCGTTCAAATCCCAAGAATACTTCAATAAACGATCGGAAGCGTTTTCTTATCGCGGAAAATGCGCCGCTAAACTTTTGAGATCTTGGGTTCCTGCTCATGGATCTACTGAGGGTTGTCCAGCATCTTATGCGGACACTCTAAACATTCCTTTTAGACAAATTTCTGTTCCAAATGATGAAGTTTTTTAAAAATTTATTTTCTTCTTCGCGGGAAATAAAAGATCCTACTTATATTGAAAATCGGATCGAATTTTTTATGATGCAAACAAGATTGGAAGAAATTTCCCAATCTATCAAAACTCTTCAGTCTTCTATTGAAGCAGTAGACAATCGTATTGACATTCTTTATGGAGAAAAGCATGACTCTTAATTATGAAAAAGTTTGGGAAGTAATGAACGAACTGGAACTCACTGTCTGTAAAGTGAGTACCGCTCGGGATATTCTAGATTCTGCAATTGATGCCCTAGGATCTGGAAACAGAGAAAAGGCAGAAAAATTGATGTATGCTGCTGATGAATTTCTTAAATATTATTTGGATGAATTTGATGAAAAATTTAAAGATGCTTGGAATAAAACTGTAGTTGAATTAGGAAATCAAAACAAGGATGACTTTATGCCTCCTTGGGGACATAGTGATCTAGAATACCTGGCAAATGACTATTTGACTCTAGATAGAATCACTAATTTTCCTGATAATCAATTTGAACCTGATCACTACAATTTTTGGGTAGAAAATAATGATTTGATTGATCCGGCAGGAAATGATCTTACCGATATGATTAATACTGATAAAAAAAGTTGGGTCATTCCAGTAGAAGTTGACAGCACAAATGGTGAGTATTTCATCCAGTTTCCTGATGAATTGCTGAAAGAAGCAAACCTAAAAGAGGGTGATACTGTGGATTGGATTGATAATAATGATGGCACCTTTATACTTAAAAAAGTAAATGGCAAGTAGAATTCAAACATGCGGTGGGTATAATCCCACCGATGGATATTCATTTTCAATTTCTTTCGGTGATGGACCTCTAATGACACTAGATGGTCTTGAAGAAGAAGACATTTATGAGATTGCTTCTTGTGTACTCTGTTTGCTACCCGAAGAAAAATACCAAGAACTAATCCAAAGTTAGGAGGAAAACTAATGCTATCCGATAAAGTAAAAGAAGAACTTCTTGAAGCGCAAAGTCATCTTCGCAATGCTCTCAAGAGTGCTGCGGTCAATGAAAAAACTGCAGTTTGCAAACAAATTTCAGAACTTCTTTTTGCTGTAGATATGATTCAAAAAACTGAAGATCTTATGGATAAACTTGAATCTCGTAAGTTTGGGGATTCTGGTATGTTTGGAACTTTTCTTCAGTGACACTTGATTTTTGTGAAGATATTTTAATCAATTGTCAGCAAAACCACACAATTAACTACATATTAGTGAGACAATTTAATTGTAAGTAACTTATGACCTTAACGAAAACAAAGACAGGAAATCTATCAAAAGAAGAGTGGGAAGAATTAGTTGCACTTAAAAATGCTATTAATGACGATCCAGCGTCCGTTCATTATACTAAAATGGAAAGGTTTTCGGATCTCATGGTTCGTTCTCTTCAGCAAAGGGGTGGTTGATCCAGTTCAAAAACTGGCACAAAAAGTCACCACATGCGCCCATTTTGCTGTATGATATATTGGTAATTCAACATAAATTGATCATGGCAACCTGGCAAGCAGAAATTCTTCTGAACAATCCTGGTAATTATTTTACTGTTACTGTGGAAGGAGGTTCAGTTGGTGAAGCAAAAGGGAATATTCAACACATTTATTCCCCAATGAACATTCGCAATCTTCGTCAAATTCGTGGATCTGGTAGTGGAGATGGTATTTCTATGCCCTCTGGGGGTGGAACTTGGTTTGTAGGACTTCTTGGCGTAGCAGCTCTTTTCCTTTATTTTACTCCTTGGGTTCTTATGTTGATTTATGGATCTGGTGGAACTTGGTTGGCACAAAAATTTACTGGTGTCACTGTTTCAGATTTTGCGGATAATGAAGATCCAACGGAAGATGAGGTGAAAAAGGGTGCAATTATTATGGCATCTGCGATTCTTCTTGGTGGTGCCGGATTTATTCATGGAACTATTTGGAATTCTGAACTGAATAAAGAATATAATCTAGACGGAAAACAATCTCAAGTAGAACAAGTCCGTCAAAAATAATTATCAATTCAAATTTATGGAAAAGAAACTTACCTTACAAACTGCTGCTGCATTTGAACGGATTCACGAAGCAATCGTCGGTAAAACTGACGATGAATTGAAGACTATTCATGTGCATATAACTAAATTGTTAACAGAATACAATAGAGTTGCAGAAATTGCAGACTCATTTAACTGCGGAGACTATTAATGATCACATTTTTTATCTGGTGGTTTATTCTTAGCATTCCTATCGCAGTGTTTGTTGGAAATTTAATTCGCGCCGGGAGCGGCAAGAACTCTGCTCCTATTGACAAATCCAAAGATCCGTCCTAAACTCAAGGAGTAGTTCAGAAACAACAATGACTCAAAAATATTTTTTTGTAGTGGATTATTTCGTTACAACATCCGATGGCGGTCTTTTGAACGTCATCGCTGAAAGTGAAGATGAATGCTTTGATATTATTGTCCAGTGGGATAATGAGTCATGGCCGGAATATTACACTAAACTGCGTGAGAATATTCAAAGAGCACCTAGATTTGCTCTATTGGAAGATGAAGAATCTGGTGTAGTGGAGGCTTTCGTACCCTGATGGAACTTAATTTGGAAAATTTTAGTGATCTTAAAATTGCAAAAGAAACTTTGCAGCAGTTACTTGTTACTATTGAAGAACTGGAAGAAGAAATTAAACTTCTCAAAGAAACACACAACAAAATTTATGACGTATGAGGATGTTAATGGATCTTTCTCCAAAGGAATGGAACATCTATCATATAGAAGAATTTTATTGTTCCAGAATGAAATTTTTAGTTGAAAATGAGCATTTTGAAGACGCTCATTCTATATTTGAAGAGTTTGTAGTTGATGGGGAAGAACCAGATCCTGATAACTACATTTTTATGCCCTTTCATGAAGATATTTCATAAATATTAGAAAAATATCTTTTCCGTTTATGAAATCCTTTAAGCAATTTTGTGAAGAAGCAAGTCTCAGTGATGAACAAAGACAAAAAAGACTTGAAAGGGTAGCAAATGCTCGTAAGGAATCTTCTAATAGAAAACAGATAACTAAACAATTTGTCACTAAAAATAAACAAAAAACTCTTTCGGCAAAACAAGCAGCACAAAAAAGAAGTTCTGAACAAAAGCAAAGAACTGAAAAACTGAATGCTAGAAGAGCGCAACAAAGTCAACTTACTAGACAGAAAATATCTGCAAATGCAAAAAATGCTAAAAAGGCAATAAAGGGAACATATAAATTGGGCAAATCTACAGTCAATGTTGCGAAAAAACTTATGACAAGAAAACCCAATCCCTGAACTGGCACAAGGGGGCATCCACGCCCCCTTTTTTTGTTGTATGATAGTTATGTACGAGATTTGATTATGTTTAATTACTCTTTCCCACAAATTGAAACCATTGATGATGTTCTTCCTCACATCAAAGATAGAGAAGAATTTCTTGTTATTAATAAAGGTTGGTACACTGTAATTAATTATGCAGTAAATCTGGAGGATACTTTTCCTGAGGTAAAGTGTTCTGGTGGTTCTGCGAAAATGCGTGCTGAGCGTACTCTACAGTATGCTATCCGACGCGAGTGCCGTGGTCTGATTTTTGATGCTAATGGAAAACTCATTTCTCGTCCGTATCACAAGTTTTTCAACGTAGGTGAAAAACTGGAAACTCAAACTAATAAGATTAATCTCTATGAACCTCATGTGGTTCTTGAGAAATTGGATGGGTCTATGATTCGTCCGATTCCTTATGGTGATGGTTTTCTTCTTGGCACGAAAGCGGGTGTAACCGAAATTTCAGAGCAGGCAGAAAAGTTTATTTCTGATAAGTGGATTCCTACTAATGAACGACATAAACCATACCATACTTTTATTATGAAGTGTATTCAAAAAGGAACCACTCCTATTTTTGAATGGTGCTCTCGCAAAAACCGAATTGTTCTGGATTATCCTGAAGATCAACTGATTCTTACGGCTATTCGTTATAATTACAATGGGTCTTATGTCAACTATAAGACTATGGTTAGTTATGCGACTGCTTGGAACATTCCTGTTGTTAAGGCAGTAGATGGTTTGGCAATTCAGAATATCCATTTGTTTGTGGATCAGATCCGCGAATGGGAGGATTCTGAAGGAATCGTTCTGCGCTTTGAAAATGGTCACATGGTAAAAATTAAGGCGAATCAATATGTTCTTCGCCATAAGTCCAAGGAAGCGATTAATCAGGAAAAAAATGTAATTGCTACCATTGTTAATGATGATGTAGATGATCTTATTCCTCTTCTTACGGAAGAAGATGTAGATCGTCTCAAGAAGTTCCAGACTGCGTTCTGGGCATCTTTGGAGGATGTTGGAACTGACATTTATGATCTGTACAAGCAGTTTGAAAGGGGTCAGAGCCAAAAAGAGTTTGCAATCCTTGTAAACTCCCATATTCCCAAAACTCACCAAAGTTTTATGTTCTCTCTTCGTAATGGAGTTCCCATCAAAAATTTGCTGGTGGAAAAGATTAAAACTTCTATCAATACTCAAACCAAAGTAAACGAAAACCGTTGGATGTGGGGGAATCTCAAATGGAATTGATTATGCTGTGTGGTATTCCTACTTCTGGAAAATCCACCTATGTTAAAACTCTACTTGCAATGCCCTATTGGGAAAATGCAGTGGTAATCTCCACTGACAATTATATCCAAAGGGTTGCGGAAGAACAGAATAAAACCTATGATGATGTCTTTAAGAGCACTATCTCAAAGGCAACGAGTCATATGGATTTGCAACTGAAGTTGGCGATTCGTGATGGAAAAGACATCATCATTGATCAGACTAATCTAACTCGGAAGTCCCGGAAGAATAAAACTTCCAAAGTACCTGCCGATATGTATCGTAAACGTGCTGTTTACTTCGTGATTCCTCTCAAAGAAGCACTCGAACGTAACAAGCATCGTCCAGGTAAAGTTATTCCCGAAAGTGTTCTGACCTCAATGTATCATTCATTTGAGGTTCCGAACAACTCGGAAGACTTTGAGACCATTGAGCGTGGTAACTGAATTGATATAGGGACACTTTAGAAACCGACCATCGGGAGTTCCCAGAACCCCTCCATACTGGTATAATTAATGCATGACACGGAACCTCTCCATGAATTTCGCCTTTATCAGTGATGTGCATTCTCAAGCACATTTGCTACAACAAGCAATTGAATACTGCATCAATCATAATTTGACTCCGATATTTCTTGGGGATTTGTTTGACTCTCGGGTAGACCATTCGGATTCTGCATCAGTTTACCTTCAGGTGCGAGAGCAGGTTGAAAACAATTCTGCAATCTGCATCCAATCCAATCATCAAAACAAACTGATTCGGTACATCAAAGGAAATAAGGTCTTCGTTGGTGAAGATCTTCAAAAGACTCTTGATGACTTCCAAAATGCCGGAATTAGTCTTCAAGAAGTTTATGATTTTCTGTGCGCCATGCCGTATGGTGTTGTGTTCCGGGATAAGAATCAAAAAGAATACCGTGTTTCTCACGCTTATTTTTCAAGTCGCGTTAATGTTCCGGAGTACGAAGATCATTGTCTTCTTTATGAGGATGATCTAAGTAAGGCAGCAAAGTCTATTATGCTCTACGGTCCGATTGATAGGGAAACCAAGGGTAGAGTTGAGTGGTGGAATAACAACCGAAATCATGATTATGTTATGGTTTCTGGTCACTACCATGTCACTGCTATCAGTGAAAATTCTATCGTCCTTGATCCGGAGTGTGGTTCTAATGGAGGTGCTCTTGGGCTTTATGATGTAAATAATAAAGTTCTCAAGAAGTTCCATGATGTTTGCTGAAGGAGTAATGGTCCGATATGAAAACTATATCGGACCTATTACATTTGTTGGTAGTAATTATGTTACCATTTGTGTTAGATTATTTTCGGAAGAAAAGCGCAGAAATGTGTGCATACTTGTCTACCAGAAAGATTATAGTAAAATTGAACTTTTTAAACAAAGCGAAAAATGAAGTACGAAGTCACTTACCTTAAACCTAAAAAGAAAGGTTATGCTAAAGAAACTGCTACATTTCTTAAAATTGAAGATGCTTTTTATTGGGAATCGCTCGTCAAAGAGCAAGGAGCAAAAGAAGTCATCATTTGCCCCCGCTGAACGAACTTGCTCCAAGTGTAAGGAAACTAAATCACTCAGTCTGGATAACTTCCAGAAAGTGAAAAATTTCAAACACGGATTCAGTTATTACTGCAACAATTGCGACAAACCTAAACGTAAAGAAGAATGATTCAACTATTTCTTATTATTGCTTTTGCTATTGGATTTGCTCTTGGTTGGAAAGTGCATCAATATATACTTTTCGCTGGACTTTCTCAACTTTCCACTGAAAAAGGTAGTGGAGTTGAATATGATTCAAATACTAACCATTTGACGATTGACACAAACACTTTAAAGGATTTTTATCTAAATAAAGAAAAAAGTTAACCAAAATGTCCCAGTATAAAGTAACTTTCCAACTCTCTGAGCAAGAATTAGAAATTCTCAGCGACGCTCTCTACTCTTACGCAAGATCAGGACTTGACAGTGATGTGGGTTCTTACGTTTCCGAAGACGTTGAGAAATTCTACGACAAGGTAAGTGGTTTGTACTTGGAAGAAACCATTCAAGATCCGGCACTAGATTCCTTCATCGCTCAGTACGGACTAATGACTGTCATCAATGAACCAGAAAAACTAGAAGAATTCAAAAGGAATTTTAACACATGACATTAACTATACTGCAGGATGGTGAAAAACCTCTTCGCCAAAAATCGAAACGTATTGCCAAAATAGATGATACAGTTCGTAACATTGCTGCAAGTATGATTGAAGTAATGCTACAGAATAATGGTGTAGGATTAGCAGGAAATCAGGTTGGAATCCTGAGACGAATTATTATTGTTTTAGTAAATGAAACCCCAAAGGTAATGATTAATCCAGAAATTATCTTTGAGAGTGAAGAAAAAGTAACAGAAGAAGAAGGTTGTCTTTCATTTGCTGGGCAGTTTTATGAGATTCCGAGGGCAAAGCAAGTTACGGTGAAGTATAGAAATTTGTCTGGTCATCCCATTCTTGAAACTCATACCGGAATAATTGCTAGATGCATATTACACGAAATTGATCATTTGGACGGGATTACATTTAAAAAATATGTGAGTGAATGATGACTGAAAGAACAAAAGATTTTATGAACTCCATATGGGAAGCAAGAAACAATGGAGCAGAAACAGAAGAACAATTAGTTGCTGAAATTCTTAAGTTGCTTCCTTCTAAAGTTAAATTTTATAATGCTCAGAACGGTATTATTGTCTTAGACCAAAATGACTTACTCCAATTAGCAGAGGAACTAACTTCATGAAAATCTTGGATTTTTTTATTCGTGAGGATTTCGGCACTGAATACTGCCTCGCAATTATTCAGTTCAAAGAAAGGTCATTACTTCAACTCTCTTTCAGTTGGAATGATTACCCAACAGGACCTTCTTTAATTCTTTATCTTGGTCTTAATAGTATCATAGACATTATGATTTCTTGTTGGAAAATCTGTTTCTGTATTGAAATCCTCAATCACAACTGGGTAAAGGACACTTTCGCAACTGACTTTGAGTTTCCCAACTGATGAAGTTTCTGTGGTAGAATGATGCAACTGAAGAACTTGCAATGAACCCTGAAGAACTTACAATTAAAGAACTTAAGGAACTCACTGAAGACCCAACTACATCTGCAGAAGACCTTCACCTAATCTATTGGGCATTTAAGGATTGGATTGTTCTTGCAAACATTGCAGAACATCTAAATGTGTCTCAAACGACATTAAATTTAATCTCATTTGATAATGATTGTTTTGTTCGTGCTGTAGTTGCAGAAAATCCTAATTGTCCTTCAGGAATTCTTCAACGGTTATCCACAGACAACACTTCAATGGTAAGGTCTAAAGTGTGGAAAAACCCAAATACAAAGGAAGATGATTTGGTGACAATTAAAGCAATGAAATGGATGAATAGAACAACCAAATCATTTAACTCCTGGATAGGAGACACTCGCAATGACTGAACCCACCACAATCAAAGAGGTGTTTCAACTTCTTAATCAATGCCCTACATTTCGTCTAAAAGAAGCAGTAGAAGAAATTATGGAGCATATTGATGAATTTGAAGAAGATGAGAATGACTTTTATTCCATTAGTTTTTCATATCTTATATTTCAATACATTCAAAAGGATTTAATTAGGGGTATTATTTACTCTATACCTCTCCACCAATATGAGAAACTATCAGTCAAAACTAAAGACAAAATGCATCTAATTCTTAAATCTTATCATTTTTGCAATGTTGTATCCCAATCATAAAATTGAAAACATCTTCAAATTAGTGCATAAAACCCAAGACCCAAAAGACATACAGTGGGTCATTGATAATTTGGGTAAATTTAATTACTCACCAAAAAATTCTTACAGAGATGAAGATGAGTTTAATTTTTATTATTATGATTGCAGTTATTCTAATCTAATTAATTTTATTATTGCAAAAACTGTCGCAACAGAAGAACAGAAAGATTATTTGCATCTCTTGCGTAAAGCAGAGACCTTTATTTCAAGAAATGATTATGGTGTTACTAACTTATTACCAAATACTTTTTATTTTTTGAATTGCTTGCAATTATCTAAAAAATCATCATTTGATTACTTAAAGAATCCATTTGAAGAACCCAGTTGATTTAGACGATAAGACACTTTCCAAACCGTCACAAGACCCTTCCCTTTCTCACTGATTTTCTGTTAAACTACTACCAAGTAATTCAACTATTATGACCGCACCTAAATCCCCTGTTGAACTTTCTGTTGATTTTAACACCAATCTGGATGCAATTCTTACTTATGTAAAAGAACCTATTACTGATAAAATTCAGGACTTTTTCAACACTCCTTCATTCAAGAAGTATTTTGGTTCCAAGAAAATCAATGAACTTGTGCCGTTCTATACTTCAGTCAATTATATCAATAACATTGCATTTGTAAATCAAGTGTGGAATGATGTTCCAGTAGATTATTTCCAGACCTACGAAAAAATCCTGGAAATTTATGAACTCTACAACTGTGTAAAACCAGAAGTAAGGGACTGGATGAAAGACCAGATGACCTCTACGACTTTCCTGCATATGGTTCAAACTTATTATGATAAGGAAGGTCTCCAGAAGACAGACAATATAATTGCAGATACTTTCAAACAGATGGTTCAACTGGTTTCTCGTAAAGAAACCATCACTCGTCCTCGTCGTTGGAGGTTGGAAGAGTTCCACGACCATATGTCTCATCTTTATATTGTCTCTACCACAACCAATAAGGAACATAAGAAAGAGTTCATTCCTCTACCGATTGAGAAGAACTCTTATAAAATCTATGAACCTAACGATACTCTGGAACTCACACTCTGGGGTAAGAGAGTGCGGAATTGTGTTGCATCTTATGAGGATAAAATCCTTGGAGAACGCAGTGCAATCTTCCTGATTGAGAAGGAGAACAAACCAACCTATACCTTTGAGTTGGACTACAATGCACTCAAGAAAGGTCAGGTTCAGGTGAAACAGTGCGTGGGAATTGGTAACTCTTCAATTCCAGTTGAAGAACGCAAAGAGGTAGAGGAACTGATTTCTTCTGTTGTTGGGTGATGGAAGATACAGAAGAATTAATATTATTACTTCGTTTTGCTGTAAGTGAGCACTATTTTTATAGGTATTATGCACAGCATCATTATAAATCAACAGAAGAAATCGTTCTCACTGCAAAAGCAATGGATTTTATTGAAGGTCTGGTGAGATAATGGAAAATGAAATCTTGTATTGGATAAAGTTAAAAAGTGATTTAATAAATTGTGCTTTATCTAAAAACTCATATTTTAGACATTATGCACTACATCATTATGCATCAACAGAAGAAATCATTTTACTAGCAAAAGCAATGAACTTCTTGGAGAGTTTATGACCTACTATTTGTTTAAGAGTTTAATTCCTTATGTTAAACTTGAACGCACAAGAAAATGGTTGATGCAACTTGCTACCTCCAGTTCTTATTTGAATAGGAAAATTGCAGAAAACCACCCACATTCAACAGAAGAAATCATATTAACAGTAAAGGCAAAGAGGTGGGTAGATAGTTATTCATATAGGTCTCAATTAGTAATAGAAGATGACTATTAAAGAATTGATTTTGAAACTTGCATATTCTAAAAATTTCTATGATAGAAATCGTGCAATACATTTCTCTTATTGTTATCCGGATTTAGAAGAAACTGTTTATTTAAGAACAAAAGCAATGGATTTTGTGGAGACCTTATGAATAAGATACTCAAGTTTCTTAAACAGTGTTATTGGTTCTTGTGGTATTATGATTATGGTTTTACTTATTCCTTAAAAAGTCCATTAGACATTACGCACAATCCCAATTCATCAACGAAAGAATTGGAAGTAATCTTCAGTAGATTAAATCACTTATCTTACATTCGTAGTTCTATTGCAAGGCATCCTAATGCATCTTCTAAAATCATAGAGGAAATTTATGAACTTAATACAGACCCACATTTGTATTATTTGATTGCAAACAATAGAAACACTAATGTAAAAGTCTTGGAAAATATTATATTTAAAATTAGTGATGTGTATTGGAATGTTGATAGACTACTTATTAAGAATAGAATTCTCCAACATCCTAACTGCACCGAAGACCTTGCCTTATTGATTAAAGCATATGAATTTACAAGAAATTATATCTATTCCTTATCCAAGTGAAAATGAACTTCTTTATATTTTAGACAAAAGTAGTTCCGTAATGTCTTCGTTGGAAGAACTTAATATTCTTGTGGATTATTGTTTTACGGATAAATTATGGAGTTACTTTGGAGCATTACTTGTCCAAAACATAAAAGAAAATCCTGCATGTGATGAAGAATTATTTTTGAAAATTAAATCACTTATTAGAGGAGATATTGAAGGATGGATTTAAAAGAAATCTTACTTAAAGAATACATATCAATTAAAGAAGCAATATTCATTGGAGATAGAAGTCGTTATGGGTCTTCACTAGAGGAATTAAACCTTATTTTAAATTTTTGCGGTTCCAATGAAAGAGTAGGTTTAATTAGTACAGAAGGATTGTTAGAAAACCTCAAAAGAAATCCCGCAAGTGATGAGGAGTTACTTTTAAAAATCAAAGCACTTACTAAAGTGAATGAACTTACACGAAATCTTTAATAATCCAAATCCATCTTTTAGTGAGTTGTCTTATGTATATCAAAAAAGTTATTCTATGTTTTCTACAACAGAAGAACTGAATATTATTTTAGATTATTCATTTAAAAATCTAAAGAGTGTAACCGCAAGAACTTTCATTCAACATATCAGGGAAAACCCCGCAAGTGATGAGAATATACTTTTAAGAATTAAAGCAATGTTTTATTACTACCGGACACTCTCCAAACCGTCACAATGACCTTGAGGTATCCAAGGAACCTGTGATACAATAATACCACTGATAACTCCTTGATAATGATTGATGCCTCGTTGATTGCACAACCTTCGTATTTGAAGAATTCTATTCTCAATCAAGTCATTGCAGTTGCAAAAGCATCTAATGCACCTAAAAAGATGGGTGCAATTTTGTTGGATAAAAGAAATAAATTGATTTCTTCGGGCATTAATTCTTATGAGAACACGCATACTCAACAGTTTTATGCTGCAGTAATGGCGGCAAATAAGTATAAGGACAAGAGTTTGCGTCTCAAGACATATCTTCATTGTGAAATCAATTGTATCCTGAAAGCACAAAAACCTGGGAATAAACTTGTGATTTGTAGGGTGGGAGGTCACGGTGGTAATGATTTGAGAAATAGTTTCTGTTGTAGAATTTGCTACAACTACATCATTACCAATTGTCCTACAATTAAAGAAATTCATTGGAGCACTAATGACCAAGATTTTAAATACATTAAACTACAGGACACTTGAGAAACCGTCACACTACCTCTTGTGGGGTGGTGGATTTTGTGTTATGATATGAGTAATCAAAGAAAACTTATGACTGAACAACGCAAACTATGTAAAGATTGTCTCTATTATGAGAAAAGTTGGTTAGGACATCTTTTTGGGAGCAACTCACTTGATAAATGTTACAACCCAATCATAACTGGTGATATGGTGACTGGAGACAAAAAAGGTAAGTTGTGTAAAGATGCTAGAGAATATGAGATGTATTGTGGTAGAAATGGTAGGTATTTTGAACAACTATGGGGGGATAGGAAATGACCGACAAACACCTTCTACAAAAATCTGCAGGAAAGGCAGGTGAAATATTAGGTCTCATTCAGTGGTATGATGACTTAAAGTTTCTTCTCATTTGGTCTCAACTTTCTAATCTAATGGGACACGACGAAGTTTTAATGCACCACTGGATGCAAACACCAAATAAACATCTGGATGGTAAGGTTCCTGCAAATCTTATTACCACTGATAAAGGCACAGAACAACTTCTTTCACTTCTTGATTATTATTCCCAATGAAACAACTAATTGCTATTATTGCTCTTTGTTTTCTTCTTGCATCTTGCAATGGAAATGCAACATCAACCACAATTCTTGAGGAACAAGGATACACCAATGTAGAAATTACTGGATTTAATCCTTTTGCTTGTAGTCAAGACGATATGTATCGTCTCAACTTCACTGCAACAAGTCCTAATGGAACTCCAGTGAGAGGTGTCGTTTGTTCTGCACCTTTGAAGGGTTACACTATTCGTTTCTTTCCTAAATGATGACTAAAAAATACACACTCACCATCACTGAAAAACAAGCAAAAGCACTGATGGATGCCTGCAACCTCTTACAAAGAATTCAGTTAGGTCAGGTTAGAGAAATTGAAGATAATCTTCCCCTTAAGAAACCAATTGACTATGAACAATTTCATAACGATATGAGATTGATTGGTTCAATTCTTTCTCAACATATGATTGATAACATTGACGGTAGTGCATCTTCACTGGGTATCGGTCATCCAGACCTTCCAGAAAGTAATGGAATTCTTTATGACCTTTATAAAGTGATTGAACATAAACTTTCATGGGAACGAGCAGTGGAAGAAGGTGTGGTTGAGAGTGAAAATTCTCCAAGAAATTGGAATAAAATGTTAGGTGTTAATTATGATGCACCTATGCGATGGGGGACCGAAAAATTAGCAACAATGGAGAGAGTGAATGACTGAAGACCATTTCACTTGTTATGTTGTTGATTATTTTGGGACTGGAGAAGGTAGAACCATTTTTATAATGGTCAGTTCTCATTGGGACAAAGGTGAAATTCTTGAGAACTTTAAGTCCTTTTTAGGAACTCCACATTACTATGGTGGTATTGATGAGTTCCCTGAAAAAGTATTTCTTGAAAAATATGGTGATTATGTTCCTTATAAGATTAGGAAAATGATGAAAGAAAAAGAAACCTCATTCTTCACATTTCAACAAAAATTCCACTTTAGTTATTGTTGAGGACACTAAAATGAACCTTGACCAATTTGTAAATCGTAAAGTTACAGTAAGATTTAGAAATGGTTTTACTGCAACTGGAACACTATTTCGTTCTCCTTATGCTAAAGATTACCCCTACATTTTTGAAAATAATTTTTATACCAGACGTGGTGAGATTTTAATTGATAAATTAAGCAAATATGATATTGTATCCATTCAACCTACAGTTGTGTCCATTCAAACCACAGAAGAACCCAAAATGACTGAACCAAACTATGAGGAAATTGCTGCGGAATTTTACGATGCATTCAATCAAACTTTCGGCAATAAAACCGAACGACAAATTGCAATTTTAAAGAAATACGAAAAATTCCATAAACCCAAACTGACTTATGTTAGTTGTATTGCGGGGGATAAATTTGTTTATGATGGTAAAGATTATGCACTGATTGGTAGGTTTTGGTATAGAATTCAAAGGACTGTATTGACTTTTGTTGAAGATGATAAACTTGCAGAAGAACTAATTGCTGCATATAGTGAATGGGAGAAATCACGATGAGAAAACCATTTTTGCTTATTGCGGGAGATGCTTACTATCCCTCATCAGGCACTGGTGATTGGATTGACTGTTTTGAAACTTATGAAGAAGCAAAGGAACAAATAGAATTCAAACAACATCACACCTATTACACCAAAGGTAAAAACAAAGGAGAAATCAAATCCACTCACGAAACTTATGTTGTAAAGGGTGGGACTTATGGTGATAGGAATTGTGATTGGTGGGACATTATAGATTTACGAGAGTGGTGCGATAGATGAAAATCCAAATAGAACAAGATTGCACTGGAACTGGTAGGTTTCAGTGGAACTTACAAACTGGTCCTGAACACATTGACCTATTCTCTGGATATGCTGATACTCTTGGAGAAGCATTTGAGGAAATTGTAAGAATGGAAACACTAAACGCAACTAATTACTTTGATGGTGGTAAAAATGAGTAAAAACCGACCAGAATACATCAAGTGCATTCAACACACTCACGCAGATAAACTTAAAACATCTTGGTGTGGAGAAAAACTACATAATTTTGATATTCCATTCCAAGATATTGACCACGCAACTTATAGTGTGATGAATGGAGGACGATTGGTTCCTTGTCCTGATTGTGTAAATGTTATTATGGAGATTTTGAAAAATGAGTGACGACCGAAATCTGAAGCAGGAACTTTGTTATTCTAATTATATTGATATGGAAGATGGGAATAATATTGAAAGTATTGACTATGATTGTCTTATTGGATTACTCAAAGAAATTCTAACTCGTATTGAAAAACTGGAGGAACAAAAATGACTGAAGAAGAAACTTTTACTCTTACACTAAATAAAAATCAAATTTCTTATCTTGTTCATTGCATTTACGGTATGTACTCTTATGATGGAAGTAATGAGTTTTGGAGTGAAAATGGAAAATACAATTTGTCTCCAGAAGAATGCACCAAAGTTAATGAGATGTTACAGGGGAAAGTAAATAATGATTTCTGAAGAAGAAAACGACAAGAGATTGAAAGATATTCTCCGTGTAATGGATGAATACTTTGAAGAAAACAAACCTCCAACACTTTATGAAGAATTGATGACCTGGTATCAAACTCATAATGCGATACAATCTTCTCATGATATTGTGAGTGAGATTGTAAAAATTGTAAGGGACTGGATGCCTAAAGAAGACCCCAAATCTCCACCTTATGATGGATGGACGAAATGTGTGAGACATATGCACAAGAGATTGAAGTGATTTCAGTTCAATCAATAAAAGAGAATACTTATAAGAACAGTTTGTTCGGTGATTTGTATTTCTTTTCAATTCATCACATTACAAATAAACCAAACCGAGATGTTTTCAAAAATGTCTCATCTAAAATCACAACTGATGAAGGAATGACTGCCTGGTATGAACACGATGCAATTCATTATCTTTCACAACAACCATTTAATGAAAATGGAGAGAAATGTGTAAAGTTTATTGAAAAAAATCTCTGGAGAGGGTGGTTGCCTCACGGAGAAGAATTTAATGCTTGGGTTCCTGTAGAATGTGAGTATTCTCATATTACTCAAGAACTCATCACTGAAACTGCAAGATTAATTCAACAATATCAAGAGAATTGGAAATATGACCCAACTTATGATTGGTCTAAAAGATATAGTCCAACCACTTAAGAAACCGTCCACTCCGCACCTCACAGGTTCCTGTGGGGTGTTATAATACTATGAGAAACACAGAAACCCCTATGACTATCACCGCAACACAAATTCTTGAGATGCTTGAGAAAGCACGACGACTTGGACTTAATTACGAAGTTTATGAAGACCCAGAGTGTAATTGTTATTTTATTGAATTTGTAGTAACTTGGTATGCTGACGAGATTGGTGGATGGTCTTATGAAAAAGTGTTCGTTAGTAAAGATAATGTAAGTGATGGATATGGTGGATGGGATGTTCTCTCCTGGATTAGTATGCTGGATGAAAAACTAAAACAAAAAGAACAAAAAGAACTCAAAGAAGAAAAACGAAAGGCACTGATTGCGTCTCTTACTTTAGAGCAACGAGAATTGTTGGAGATTGAATGATGAACGATGATACTTGGATGATTTTTCCTTCCATTTTGATACTTGTTCTTCTTTCTGGTGCCTGGTATAATTTCGGTAGGCACATTGGAGGTTATGATGGTCGGGACAAAACAGTAGTTCTTTGTGTTGAAAAACCAGAACAATGCAAAGAGAGGTATGAATTCCTGAAACTTCGTGAAAAACTTGGAGAATAAATGAAATGAACTTAAAAGACAAATACATTAGAGCACTACAAGAAACAGGATTTATCAAATCTACTCCTGAACTCATTGGAGAGTTTATTGGATTTTTGATTATTGTTGGTTTGATTGCCTGGGGGTTGGTTGCATTCTTCTCTCTTTCTTGGGGACAAGCACTCTTAATTTCTTGGATGTTTAATCAAATTATTGGAGTTCTTAGTAAATGAACCCAGAAGAACTACAAAGCATTATGAAACGGAAAATCAAAAGGAGATTGTCCTATGAGGTTTCTTTTTGGTATGATGGTAAAAGAGGAACAAAATGGTTTCAGTCGGCAAAGAGAATGCGAAAGTATGTAAATGCTATTCACGAATCTACAATGATGGATATTCCGGAAGTAATTATTGAAAAAACTTGGTGTTATAGAAATCACCACCCAAAACATAAGTGGTGGTATCATTCAACTAAACCCAATGAGTTTGTTTGTTATGAGAGGTATTGAATGACTGACCCAGAAGAACTAAAAAACATTGACTTGGAACAACTCATAAAAGATGAACTGATTAAAAATATTAAACAGTCAGTTGATGAACAACTTACTTCTATTCTAATGCACCCGGATGCATACAAGGTACTTACTGACTACAAGAACCAAAATGCACTTCAACGGGTTCTATGGAATATCAAATGGGGTTTCAAGGATTGTATAGATAACTTTAGAAACTGGAAAGGACATATGAGAGGTGAAGAATGGGACTTCTGGGAAATCTTGAACGGTGAGTGGAGTGCTTACGAATGAAAATCAAAAATGTATCTAAAGAAATCACTTATTATGTGGAACTGGATGAGGATGTAGATGACCCAGAGTTTCTGTGGTATAGGACTGACGAACACTTTGAGAACTGGGAGGTTTTGATGTGTGAAAGTTGGGAGAGTGTCTATGATAGTAAAGAACTCAAAGAAGCATTTGTTCAGTATCATAAGAACCTTGGACCTAAAAGAGATGTTTTTATTATTTGAGGAACTAAAATGAAACTCTACATTATTTACAAAGACGATGGTGCTTCTGGTGCTGGACCGCAAGATAGTTCAACTTTTGCTAAAAATAAACTCTATATTTTAGAAGGAACTTATCAGCAAATCAAAGATAAGATTTGGGAAATGGAAAGTCGTTTTCCCTCTATCAATAGAAAAAATCCAAAATTTTGTGATTGGTATTTTGAAGGTCCTGATGATGAGGGTAATGATGATTATAATGATGTTGTTTATGTAAAGGTGGAAGAATGAAAATCTATGCCGTGGTTGATAATGTTGATTTAGGTTATCATATTGAATTTGCTACTCTTCATAAGGATAAAGCACAAGAAGCATTAGATATAAAAAACAAACAAAAGGATGCTTATTTGATTGAACAAAGAATGCTACAGGGTGAGACTTACGAAGAAGCAAAGGAATATGTAGATAAATGCTGTAGGAGAAGTTATGAAATTATTGAGATTGAAGTGGAAGAATGACTGTATATTATGGTGGTCTAATTCCATCTCAAGTTTTTAATGAAGAAGAGTATCAGTCGTATCTAAAGTTTGCATCTGCTTATGAGTTGGAAAACGACATCATAACTCAAGAAACATTAGATAAGATGGGACATAAGTTATCTAAAGAAATTCAAAATCGTATTACTGCAAATGCTTGGAACACTTATTTGAGGTATAGATGAAATGACTAAATGTACCTGTTCCTACATTCAAATAGGAACCAAAACCTCCAACACTCAAAACCTCAATCCAGATTGCCCCTTGCACGGAAAGGATAGTGCGTGGTATAATGACCCAGAACAAGTCAAGAAACGAGATGAAAGGTCGCAACGACTTCGGGAACTTTTTGATGCTGCACGCAAAGCAAGGGAGGGAGTAAATGACTAACTCAACTGACGAACAACTTGATGAACTTTGGGATGAGATTGGAGGTTATTACAATCTTTATCCTGAAGTTAGAAATACTATTCGTGAAGCACTTAATCGTTGGGGAAACCCAGAACCAATTGCCTTAGAAGATAGAGAACCACACCATACTGATTTGGATGAATGTGGTTCTTGTTGGTGGTGGGATGAAATGAAGGAATGTTATGAGAGTTTATGTGGAGATATGGGAGGAATTCATAGTATTCGTGAAGTTAATAAGAGGAATGATTATCCACACCATTACACACACTGGTTGCCTCATTGGGCAATCAAACTACCGGAGGTAAAAGATGAAACCGATAAAACATAAATGGACTATTCAAACATCTATTAGTGTTTTTGAGTATTGTTTATACACTTGGAGAGGAACTATGTATCCTCATTTAGATGGTTTCAAAAATCCAGATAGATTGAGAATACAATTCTTTTACTATTTGAACTATGGTATGACTGGAAACGAAATGAACTTACAAGAATGACTGACCCAAATTTTCTAAAACAATTAGATTATTATTATAAAGAAGACAAACTTTATGAAAACATCACCAACGTTATTATATGACTTATTTTCAATTTTGCTTATTACTTTCTTCTATGTTCATTGCACTTTGTAATAAAGATGATAGAAGTTTTTTAGGTAGTGTGGGTGTCACTTGGTTATTAGTTGCGATTATTGCAGGAGTTTTAGGAAAATGACAAGTGATAATTCAGTATTCCCTTATATTTGGGACGAAGAAATGGATATAATTATTGAGAAAAGTTGGAAAGAAATAAAAACAGAATATAGCAATAAACCAAGTGATTTTGCATACTTTTCTATCGGATTTAAAGCAGCAGTATTAGAATTTAGAAAACAAGAGTTAGTCAAAAAACAAAAAGAGTTTAATGAACGACATGGAAAGAAAAATGACTGAAGACACCTGACTAACTGGCACACTGCCTCTTGAGAGGTGGTGGATTTTGTGGTATCATAAGGAAACAGACACAAAAACCTCACGATGATTACCAACGAACGAATTCTTGAACTTGCCCGAGAACATCTTGAAGTATTGATTGCTGATGACGATGAACTGAATTCTCCCACTGATTTCGCAGCAACCAGAGAACAACTTTTGAGGTTTGCTAATGAAATCTATAATGAAGGATACGAAGATGGTTGGGAAAGTCGTGTTAATGTTGAATACCTGAATAGTTCTTATCCTACTGGACTTGTTGGAGAACCTCAATGAAATACTACACCATTGACGGATTTGTAAAACACTTCGCAGACAATGGAAACGAAGAAACTTTATGGGATATGATTGATGACTATAAAGAATGGAAACAAGAAGGAGATATTGGAAATTGTCTGTTGAGGTCAAACGCACAAACATTCTGTGCAAATCTTAAAATTCCTATGTATCTTCATACAGATTATATGGAACATATTGCTATGGGTATTTACAAACACTTTGCACTTAAGTATCGGGAGTTGAAACAATGAAAGGATGGAAAGATATTGCACAAGATTTAATGCAAGCATACTACATAGACATTGATGAAGTAAGATTAGGAGGTGTAGATAGAGATGCGGTTGCGAATGTTCTCAAAGAACTGATTATTCAATTCAAAGAGGTTTATGAGATTGATGAGGATGAAGATGATGAGTATGGGGTTGATTTCGTGATTGATGTGAGAGACATTAAACAAATTATCTGGGAACTTGAGAAATGAGTAAAGAACTTCTTGAACACCTCAATAAAATAATTGAACTTGATAAGGAAATTCAACAAATACAAGATAAACAAATAAAAAGACTTGAAAATAGTTTGAGATTTAACAAGTCAAGGTGGGAACTTCTTCAGAAAGTTCAAATTTATATGAGAGACCCAGAAAGAACTATTGTTTGTGATATTCTTGCAAACAATTCACTACTTCCAGACCCTAAAGGAACCCGATACGGACAAGACCTACGAACTCTTATTAAAAATGATTGAAATTAAAAACTGCAGGACTTGTGCTCACTGTGAAATTCACGATGGAGCAAGTTTTGACTACTGCATTCTTTCTGGGGAGAAATGTTGGATGGTAAGAAAGTATCCAAATCATCTGTGTGATGAGAACTTCAGTGGATGGGTTCCCAGAACTTTCACAATGTTCCTTCTTGACCATAGATTTCTAATTACGATGATTGTTATTGTGTTTTCTATTACCTTTGCGTCTTTTCTTAATAACTGAAATGACCCGTACTAATCTCTTTACTGCCTTTACAACAATTCTCCTGTGCTGGGAGTTTGCAATTCTTCTTGACCTTTTACCTTCTTGAAACCAATGAAAGACCTTATTAAGTACTTTGATGTTCCTATTATGATTTTGAGTTTAGGGTTATTTCTTGGAGGAGGAATGTTTGTAGCAGGTCATATTACAGACGCACAAAGGTTTGCAGCATATCAAAAGGCACTTGAAACTATTGCAAAATGTAGAAGTTCTAAGACTGGAGATATGGATGCAATCTTTATTGACAATCTTTGTGGAAAGGTTCCATCTCCTGCAGACTTTGGTATCCCTGGACAATGAGTAATTTTATGAACTACTTTATTTCTTTTATACTTAAATACCCGATTTATTATGTGGTTGTTAATGGACTTGCAGCACTCACAGGACTTTCAGTTTGGTGGTGTGTTCCAATTGCTACTGTAATTGTTTTATCTTATGATATTGGTGAAAAGATTATGGAAAGAGACCGATGAAGAAACCTGAACCACCAAAACCCAGGATTATCCGTGAAGATTTCTTACCAGAAGATGATGTATTAAAAAACTATCGTGTTCTAAAATATCAATATGAGAATGGTGAGATTATCTACTATCCTCAACATAAGTTTCTTGGTTTATTCTGGGTATGTATAGACGCACATAGAGAATTCAAATCATTAGAGTGGGCAATTTATTTTATTAAACAAGATATTATTACAAAAAGAAAACCAACAGTAGAATATATTGAACTTACAGAGAAAGATTTAGAACTTCCCCCAAGAGACCCCAACCCACCACTACTGGAACCATAATGATTAAAAAACAAATCAACTACACAATTGAATTCACAGAGCAACAAACAAAAGAACTCTATCAACTTCTACGAACTGAAAAAGACAGTGGATGTCTAACACCAGATAAAGAACTGGTGCTTATCTATAACGAACTTAGAAATCTTTTTGATGGAGGAGTACGATGAAAGTTTATTCACTTTATTACGAAGGAAAAACCTATGTTTGTTCATTTCTCACAAGAGAAGATTGCATTCAGTATGGAAAGCAACATTACGATGGGTGGGAGTGTGATATTATTGAAGAGTATTTGAGTAGAAGTCCTTTGGTTTATTCACCTCCTCATTATACTCATTTAGGTGCTTTTCCTTGTAAACCTGGACTTGATACTGGTATTACTCTTATGCCCGGAACACCACAAATTAATAATACTATGAAGGCAGAATGACTAACCAAAAAGACGACTTGGTATGTGAAATCCAAGACCTACAAAATGAAATTGATGAACATACAAGAAAAATCAATCAACTCAAAACTGCTCTTGAACGAAAAGAACAACAACTCAATGAAATTCCCATCACACTTGAACGAATTATCATAGAGTGTATGATTGCGCATAATGGTGAGGTGCGATTAGAAATTCTTGAAAATATTTTGGATAGAGTTGAGGTTGAAATGTTCCCTAAACAGTTTCAATCCTATTCTTCATATATCGAGGGATGGAATGATTGTGTTGTAGAACTAAAGACGAGGTTAAGGGAATGATTACTAAAAGAGACTTTGAATGTGAAATCAAGGAACTACAACTTGAAATAGAAGAAAAAGCAAAAGTCATAGGCAAACTTAAAGATTATCTTAATCAGAGAGAATATCAACTCAAAGAAATGAAAGACGCACAGAGAAACACAAATGAAGCAGTGGAGAACAAAATGAAAGAAGAAGTCAATAAACTCCAAATTAATAACTGGAAGGTTCTAATGCAGAATGCAGATTATCCAATGTTGGAGGTGATTGACGAAAATACTGTGAAGATTGAGGGAGTAGAATATAAGAAGGTATTGAAAGAAAAAACACCCACGATCTATGAATTTCTTATTCAGTGTGCGTATGGTGAATGGAATCCAGATTTGGTGGATACAGAAATTCAAATTCAAATTGAAACTAACGCAGAAAACTTTGTAAATTATCTTTATGAATATTGTGATGTGATTGAAGAAGATGATGATAAAATGATTGTAAGTATCTCTAAAACACAAATGGTAATTCCAAATGAATGAACCTAACTACGAACAAATCTTAAAAAATCAAGATATTATCTCACAACTCACTCTTGAAGAAGTAAATAATCTTCAAAGACTACTTGATAAGAGGGAATATCAACTAAAAGCAGTACCACCAGAAAAACATATTCTGGATAATCCAGATAATATTAAAGTTTCTAAACGAAAATTTATTGATGATATTTTGATTCCCCGAGTAGAATATGTGATTTCTGTAAATCAAGAAGCAGTTAAAGACCACAAAGTTCTTTGGAGACAGTATCATATTGATAATTCTCCTTCTTACTTTACGATTGAAAAAATTGATAAAAATATGGATAATGATATTTTTAGATGGATAGAAGAAAAATTGGTAAAATGTTATAACGAAGAAGAAGAATGACCTGTACTCAAATGACTAAAGAAATTGAACAAGTAAAGCAGCAAATCAAAGTTCTGGAAGCAAAACTATCTTTACTGGAAGAAATTGAAACTCATAAAACTCCAATAGAGGAGGAATATAAACAGTGGTGGGGTAAATATCCTGGAACTGAACCTTGGTGCAATTATGATGAGACAAGGTGGGTAGGTTTCAAAGCAGGTTATGAAGCAGCACAATCAAAAGATGTTGAAATTCAAGAAGATACAGAAATTTCACCAAGTATGTTTAACTGTAGAATTGAAGGAGAACCTCCTAATGGTTATTCTGCTTGGAATTTATGGTATAAAAACGAAGGGTCTAAGGGCATTCTTCATAATTTGAGAATTGCCCCCATTGAATATAAAGCAATGGAAACATAAGAACTCTAATGATGTTTATGTTGTTGTGGAACAGTATTCTCATAGAGTTGTCCTGAAGCACGAACTTACTGGAACCATTCTCAAACTAACATTAGGGCATCTAAATCCTGATGGTTTTAATGATTATCAAAGGATAGAAAAATGAAATACTATGCCTATACTTACCCTTCCCCAATAGGAAGCATCACAAGAACCTTAAGTGAAGAACAGATTTTAGTAGAGTATGCGTCTTTCTGGTTTGAAGAGATGTATAGGAAATTTGGAAAAGATTATGTAGATAAAAACTACACAAAGGACGATTGCATTATGGACTGGGTTGTGGTAAACTGGGCATGGGAAGTAGAAAAAGATTGGTTGAAGGAGAAAGAAAACAATGTTTAAAAATCCAAATCCTGATTGTGAACGGGATAACTGTCAATTTATATGTGGTGGAGGTACATCTACTCTTGTATATTATATTCCAACATATGATAAAAATGGAGTAAATATCAATCCAGATAGAAATACAACAACTTTTACTGTTGAATGTACAGTATGTAATGGAAGATGGAGAGGTGCAACTCAACTTGGTGAAACAACTTATGAGGAAGTTAAATGAACCCACTAATCGCAAAATGGGAAGAATTAAAAAAACCTGCACCGATTGAGAATAAAATTCAACATGAACTTGACCCAGAATTTGTAGAAAAACTTAAGGATGTTAATACTCTATCAACCTTAAGTATTACTGGAAATACTGGTACTGGAATTACTGCATCTAATTATTATACCGCAACAAACTCAACAATAAATTATAAACCAAAACCTGTTACAACTTATGATGTGAGTAGTTGCAACGATAGTTATTTTCAGGTTGCAGAAATGTTAAAAACTGGAACGGCAAGAGTTGTGAATATGACTACAGAATTTAATTTCAATACTTATTATAAAAATGATGAGCATAAGGTAATCTTTGAGGTTATCTTGGACCACTAACGAAACCGTCACACTACCTCTTGTGGGGTGGTGAATTTTGTGGTATGATGACTTTATCAATGGAGAACTTATGACTGAAGAAACCTACGGGCACATTCCAGACGCATTCTTTCTTCCAGAAAGAGTTGAAAATCCCGATGAGATTGTATTGGATGATGTGAAACTCTTTCATCTGGAAAATATGGTTCCCGACGAGCACTTATGGTTGTCTGTTTCAACAAAAGACAATGAGATTTACCATTTAAACATCTTTGCAAAAGACAATAAACTAACTTATTATTGGAGTAGAGAACAGTGACTGAACCCCAACTTACTCTTGATGAAATGAGAGACATTGCAACTCAAAGAGAACAAGAAATCATTGATGAGTTCTTGAACTCTCTCCCCAAACCCGTAATGACTAAAGAAGAACTCAAGGAACATCACGAGAAACTACAACAAGAACATCTCAAAGAAATTCAAGAGGATGACCCTTGGAAGTTTATGGTTGGATGGAAATGCGGTACTGGTGAATGGACCACTTATTGTCTCTATATGACTGCAACATATGATGAAGAAATTGCGAAGAAACGATTTGAGAATAGATTTGGGGAGTACTACACAAACTTTATGGATTTTACAACTCGGGAAGAGTTTTTTGATAAGTTCTCAAACTTTATTCCAGAAAGTGTAAAAGAACTTTCCAATAAACCTTGTTCTCTTGAGTTTTATACTGAAGTTAGTTACAATTTTTCATAATGGAACGAGATGAAGAATTTTTCATTGAAGTGAAAGCAATTAAATTTGTTTGCGAGTTCGTAAGAGAAAAATACCCAGAACATTCTTATTTGTTGTGGGTTAAATATTCTTGTGATGTCCTAAAAGAGTGTAACAAAAATGCCTCAAATTAAAAACTGTCGCACCTGTGCTCATTGCAACATCACAGATGTTCCATCATTAGATTATTGTTTTCTCACTGGGAATTATTGCCAAACTCAAAGAATTAATCCAGAAAAACCTTGTGATGTTAATTTCAGTGGTTGGGAACCCAGAACTCCCATCCAATATCTAATGGACCATAGGTTTGCAATTGTATTTGTAATTGCCTCAATTTCTATTGTTATTGCTGCTATTTTAAAACACTCTTAATTGTTATGAAGGATTTTTTTAATCAACCCGAAACATTTTTTATTTTTCTTTCTTTTGTTACCATTGGTATCATAACCGGTGGTTTTCAGGTCTCTGACCACATAAATTCACGAAGAAATTATGAGAACTACCAAAGAGCATTAACAACTATACTTGCATGTAGAATTGTCGCAAAGGAAAATGCAAATAAAGTTTGCGGTTCTGTTCCTAATGTGAAGGATTTTATTAGAGTGCCGGAGTAGACACTTAAGAAACCGTCACAAGACCCTTTGAGTAACTCGGGGTTTTGTGTTATAGTAGTATCGTACACGCAAAAAACCTTATGACTAATCTCCCTGAATTCGTTCCCTTTCCTAAAATTCCTCGTCTCTATAAAGAATGCGTCATTACTGAAAAGATTGACGGAACCAATGGAGTAATTTACATCACCGATGATGGTGAGATGTTTGTTGGTTCTCGTAATCGTTGGTTGAGTGTGGAGAGTGATAACTTTGGTTTTCATCGTTGGTCAATGGAGAACAAAGACCAACTTATGAAACTTGGTCCTGGTCGTCATCATGGTGAGTGGTGGGGCAGTGGTATTCAACGAGGTTATAATCTTACCAAAGGTGAGAAAAGGTTTTCTCTTTTCAATACCAACATCTGGAACGAAGATAATCCACCACCCGAGTGTTGTTCTGTAGTTCCGGTTCTTTATCAAGGTGAATTTAGTACAAATGCACTTGACGATGTGATGGATAAACTGTGGAATTATGGTTCTGTTGCTTCTCCGGGATTTATGAATGCAGAAGGTGTAATGGTGTATCATAGTTCTGCTAATCATTACTTCAAAGCACCTTTTGATAAGGAGCATAAAGGACAATGAAAAACTTTTGGTATAGACGGATAATGTGGTCTTGGTGTTTTGATAGTTGGGTTAAACTTATGAAAAATTCACCAGAATTTTATGAGAGTTTTGAATGTGATAGACATTTCTTTTGGTTATATTTGAATAACTACAATCAACTTTTCGGTACTAATGATGGATTTGGGAATGCAAATGACTGAAGAACAACAAGAACTTATTATTAACAAACTCAAAGAAATTGCAAGTGAAAAAACTTGTTATGAAATGTATGGTGAGTTTTATGATGGAATTCCTCAACCAACAACCAGAATTTTTACTGATGGAATTGACTATGGGAAAATCAATCTTTGTAGAGAACTTTTGAACCTGTTGGAGACAAAGGTAGAACCGTCACAAGGACATCGCAGGAAAGACCTGGATGTGATAGGATAATAACACTAACGGAGAACCACATTATGCCTCGTTTTAAAGCAACCATTGAATTTAATAGAGCATCAAACGACATTTCACTTGCCGAACATTATCTTAGAGACAAATTGTACTTAGGAGCAAATATACACATTTCAAATCTTGAACGACTTTCAATTACTCACGAAGAAGCAATTGCGGAAATTAAAAAATTAATTGATGAAGAAAGTACTTATGGTTGTGCCGATGCATCTAAAATTAAATCCATTCTTGAAAAGGTGATTTGATTGTGATTAAAGTGCAAAGTTTTTATGAACTCAAGATTGATAATGATTTTGATGAAATCACAATCTTGACCGGTGACGACAAACGAACCGCATTTACCATTAAGATTTTGAATGGTCATTCCATTGAAGTTCGGGGAGGATGTATGGTAAAAGACCAAGGAGTTCTTTATGCTGAACAACTTCAAGTTGCTCCTCGTGCTTCTAATGTGATTACGGTAAGTAAGGTCAAGTATGAATAAGGACGCATACTATTCCTGGATTGCCGAGAACGACGAATACCCCGAACATTCTCATAAGTTTATAGTAGGTGTCTATAACAAATATAAAGAAGTTAAAGGTCTTCATCGTTATTTTGGTCCTTTTGATACTAACAAAGATGCAAGAGTATTCGCAGCAGAATACCGAGACAAATATACAAAACCTGGATTTATCGTAGATATTCGTGTGTTTCCCTTATGTGAGGTTTTATGAGCAGTTACCGTTGGATGACCCCTAAAGATTTGTCTGCTGCTGTAAGAGCACAGAATATTTACAATTCTCGGGTAAAACGAGGAGAGATTGATACTACAAACATCATAAGAACTGATTATGTGGTGTGTGGTTGTGGTGAAGAAGGTTGTGGATTTATTACTTTTTATAATAAGGTATGTGATGTCTAAAAACTCAAAAGAACAAGCACAAGAACTTTTTTATTTTAAACTATGAAAATCTATCTGGTTATTGAAAGTGTTGATGTTGGACCTGGGTTTATTCCAAGTATTATTCACGGAGTATTTAAATCAAAAGAAAATGCAGAGAAACTGCAAAAGAAAGTAAGTGAGGAAATTGCTGAAGAAAGTCCCTATTGGTTAGAAGCAATAGACCTAATACGTGTTGAAGAAATGGAGTTGCAGGAATGAGTGACTACGACTTACTCACACCAAATCAAAAAGTTTTAGTATGGATTTTGGAACATACACCAGAACCAGTTGCAGATAAGATATATGAGTTTTACCTTGGTTTTTATAGATTTCATTATGCATTTCAAGTGTGGAGTGCTATAATGACTACGGACTATAAGATTTCAAGTAAAAGAACATTTGGATTGACCTGGTTTGATGAGTTTTATGGTTTATTGAGTAGAAGTTATGACTAAACAAAAAACATTGGTTGAAACAATTACACCAGTTGTGGGATATGATAGGGTTTATGCCCGAGATGTTCTTCGTGAGATTGCCGATTGGATTGAAAACCATTCAAACTGGTATTACCTAACTCCATCTCAACTTCGTCAAGAGGCAGAACGGTATGAATGAAAACTCAAAAGAACAAGCACAAGAACTTTTGGAAGTTCTTATGAACAGTAAACACCACAATCCTGCTTTGGCACTTCAAGAAGTTCTTGTTAAACTTCGGGAACAACTTACACTTCCAAGAGGTGTTAGTGTTTGGGAGGATGAAAAAGGTATGTGCTATGATGCTGGACGGGATGAATGCATCAAAGAAATTTCTGCTATTGTTGATGAGTTGGAGTTACTATGAATAAACAAAATTTACAGGAATACTACGAAAGTGTTGGAACCTTATATGATGATATCACCAAAGTTGAGGTAGGAGATAATCTCAAGATGAACCCATTTAAGGTTGTAATGCATTTACAGGAACTTTATAATAGAATTGAACAACTTGAGGAAAAAACTAAATGACTGAAAGAGCACAAAAGATTATGAAAGCATATGAAGCAAATGCTACAATATTTCCAACTACAGGTGTTGCTGCTGCTATTCGTGCTATGGCGGATAGTTTTGTGTATGATGATAATGGACTTGCTTGGTTTACTGCTGATGACTTCAAGAAACTTGCCGATGATTTGGAGGAACTATGAAAGAACAAGCACAAAAAATCTGGAATACTTATGTTGAAGGATATGCAGAAGCACTAATGATCCCTGTAGATCAATTTGATACTTATATGGATAAAGATTGTAGGAAAATTATTGCTTCTGTTCTTCGTGAAACCATAAATCAACTGCAAAGAGGAACCACTGTGGGTGTTGTAATTATGTGTCCCGATATTTTAGAACTATGCGAAGAACTTGAAAAACTTTAAAAAATGATTTACCTTTCTTTCTCACTTTCAAATCCATTCTCAAACAGGTTCTCTGTTGTCTATGAAAAATCGGGAAAAACCTGGAACCCTCATAAGTTCTGGGATTTGACTATTTCTAAAAATAGTGCTATCATTGGATTTTCCATTGATTTTACAATGAGACAAGACCACGCAGGATTTGGTTTTGATTTTGAACTTTTTGGTTGGAATATTGATTATAGGTTTTATGATAACAGACATTGGGACTACAAGGGTGGTAGGTGGGAAACTTATGATTAAAATAGTGAAAAAAATATGGGTTAAAATAATTAAAAAATTTTGGAATTCATTAGTCAATAACAAGCAGCATTCTAAAATTAAGGTTAAAATTGATAGTTGGGGTGGAACTTCAGTTGACCCTTCAGAAGTTTTCCGTAGTGAACAAGGAAAAAAAGATTTGGATTTTTTTGTGGAACTTGCAAAAAGGAAAAAATGACTAAATCAAGAGCATCTGTAGTATGGGAAGCATTTTGTGGAGAACTTACACAAGAACCCACAGATGATATGAGGGAAGCACTCGCAACTGCAATTCTTAAAATCATAGACGAGTATGAGGAGTTTATGGGTGATGATGGTTATGGGAGAATGGTGGTGAGTTCTATGGACCTTCGTATTCTTTCAAATGATTTGGAGACACTTCAAGAACCGTCACAAGACCCTTCCCACTCTGGGTCTTGATGGGTTATAATACTCTCATACAACACACAACTCCAATGATTGACCTTTCACAGTTTGTTGATAAGAAAGTCCGAGTGACTTTTAGGAATATCGGTATTTTTGAAGGTAAAATAACAAGGAATACTACAGGTCTTCCTTATTGTTTTAAATGTGATGAAGGTGATTATGAGTGTGATTATACTTATGATGGTTTTCTTGAAGATTTTAATGAACCTACCGCAGGAGACATCATCCAAATTGAGGAAATCAAACCAATGAACAAATACGAAGAACTGGAAAAACAGGTCGCAGAAATGCAGAAAGAGATTGACCGTCTCAAAAGGGAGGAGGAAAAGAATAATCTTAATTTGAAACCTGTCGAAATTGCTCGCACCGTTAAGATTACTCCTGAAGAGTATTATGAGTATTGTAAAGAGTATAAAGAAAAACCAACGGCAACAGGATATGTAAAGTATTATTCAAGTTCTGCATGGTTTATGGATAGTGGTGATTATACTGAAAGTTTCAAAGTAATTGGAGAATGACTATGACCTTATCAAACGAAACCAAAACTAAACTCGCAGATGCACTGGTTCCTGAAGTCATTCGGTATCTTGAGACCAATGATAACTATGTGGATGTAATGCAAAATCAACTCATTCCAGAAGCAATTTCAAATGCACTGGGAGAAGTGGATGAAAACCTTAAATTTGAACTATCTCTTATGATTTTTGATAGTATCTATATTCGTGAAGTAAAATGACTGAAGACCTCTACCCTCCTAAAAATGAATTTATTGTTCCTATTACTGTGGAACTTCAAGCAGACCAACAACTTCAACTTCGTAAGTATCTAAATCTTCATTATCTTGGAGATGTAGATGCTAATGAACTTGACGAGAATGGGAACTTTGTAGCAAAGTATCCAGAGAAGGAAACTGTAGAGTTCAAGAATGCTGTTTGGAATTCAGATGCTACTCATAGAGTTGAAGCACTAGTAACTTTTGATGTAAATGGTATACCCAAACTGGAGTTCATCAATGACTGATACTGAAAAACTCTGTAAAGATTGTAATTATCATTATTATGAACACGGTTATCATCACTGTCGCAGACCTGTTACTTCTAAAACAAATTTGGTTACAGGTGAAGTAGAAATTAAATCTGCATATCTTTTTTGTGAGAATGAACGGTCTCATAATTTTAAAGATTATTGTGGACCCGAAGGTAAATTTTGGACACCTCGTAAGTCTTTTTGGGAAGGATTAAGTGATGCTATCACAAGGTCCTTGTGAGGACACTTGAGGAACTGACACAAGAGGCACTCCTAGATTTTTCTGGGAGTGCTATTCTCATTAAAACATTGGAGGATAGCAATGATCAATGTAAAGCATATTAAGGATAATGAATATGAAATTAGTTGGGATGAAAATGATCCCATAGAATCAAAATTAAATACATGGACCGAAGAGGATTTTCTTAATACAATTTCAGAAGGACTTAAGAGACTAGATAAATTAGATTAGATGTCTATTTTATCTACATGTCTTACGAGGAATTTTTAAATTTACCTGTAGATTCTGTAACAAAATTTGTTCAAGTTATAAAGCATAAGAGATTAAACAATATACCATTTAATGATGAAGAATTGGAACTCTGTGAGCATGTGGAAAAATATGTTAAACAGATTAAATTAAATGAGGATAAGACAAGATTGGAGTATATGTTCTCTTTAAAATCCTATCAAAAAGATAAATAATAAAAAATATAAAGTAGATCAATGCAAAAGACTTTTAAGGACTTTATGGATATTCTTGAAAGAGCAACTTTTATAGATTTGAGCAGTTCAAAAGAGCAGGCAAGAATGGAGAAAGAAATAGCAAAGCGCGAAAAGGAAAAAATAGCGAAAATGCGACAAAGAAGTGATGAACTTTATCACGAAAGAACTCGTGGTCGTGGCATTCGTGCAACTAGCGGAGGAAGAAAAGGTTGGATTAAGGATGGTAAGTTTACACCAGACGAGGACAGTTGATAAACTGTCACACATTACACCCAACAGTCCACTAAACTTGGTATAATAACCAAAGACACAACAAAACCATGAACAAAAGCGAACTCCGAAAGATTGCTAAGGAAATTGAGTACGAAACCCGCCGCCTAGAACTCAGGAAAGAGTTTGAAGAAAAGGGGATTAGGTTTTCTGATAAGCACGGAAGAGGTTATATTCGCGATGGTGTGAAGCATTACGACTAAAAGATTTGGGGATCTCATGGTCTCCTTTTTATTGGCAATAAATAATATCAAAAATCTATGGATTTTGCAGATTTAGAATCTAAGACCAAAAATGAATTGGTTCAGATTGCTAAAAAATTTACAGTATATTATATTACCAAATCTGGAGAAGGTTCTACATCCAATTATAATTCTTTATCTAAGTCGCAATTAATTGATGTAATTCTTAATGATAAGGATTATCAGAAGGCAACAGGAACCTTAAGTAGAGTGGAGAGATTGAGGAGAGCAATTGTTAATATAACTGATCCAGATCAAATTATGGATGCAATTTTAAGCATTTTTGGTGTAAATGGATCAGCAATTGCTCCAGGAAATTATTATACTTACATATACAATGCTAAGACACCAGATTTACTTTATGATCAACATCCATTAATTGCATGTCTTGGTACGACTGAGAATGGGTTTTATGGATTAAATTTTCACTTAAATATGAATAGAAACTACACTTATCCAGAAGTAGGATCTAATGTTTGTCACATAAGACAAAATGAGATTTCATATTTCAGAACGTTAGTTTACAGAAAACTTTTATATAGTGGTAGATAATAAATACGGGCATAAGAAATGGCAAAACTGAAAGAAAATTACACAACAAATACTTTTAATCAAGAAATACTACAATGTGCTGCTCTTAGTTTTTTTATTCATAAAAGTAATGCTAAAAATAAAGATTTTTTTGCATATATAGAAAACTTCGCTGACGGAGAGGATCCGGACAGTATTTTGAAATCTGTTCATGGGGAATATGATATTAAAACAAATTTGGGCGTATTTCACACATCAAAACCTTCTGGTGTTAGTTGGGTTAGATCTTCAATAGATATTGCAAGATTTTTAATACAAAAATTAAAATTAAACAAAAACTTTGAAATACATCATCAAAAGTCTAAATTTGGTAAACTTATAAAAGACGATTGTATTAAGAAAATCGTAACTGCACTAGAAACAAAAAATATTTCAGATAAACCTGATGTATATAACCCATCTGATATATGGATAGTAGATAAAAATCAAGAAAACAATATCAGAAAAGAATTAGGGACACATATAATTAGTAAAAAGGCGAATATAGTTGCTAACTACACTACTAACAAAAATACATATAAATCTATTATAAACAGATTTTTTATTAGAAAAAAATTATTTCAAATTTCACTAAAAAAATCTGGTACTGCTAGTCTAAAAATAGACGAACAATATAAAAATATATCAAAAGCTTCACCAATCGGTATAGGATATAAAATTGTGGGTACAATGATGAATTATGAATCCAATAAAATGGACATTGATCCATATACCAAATTTGTGTTTGCTTTTGATAATGTTTTGCAGGAAGGAAATAGAGCAAAAATAATGAAATTTATTGAAGACCTAGTTGATATTAAAAAACTGAATTACAAAGATGAAGTTTTGCAACCAAATCTAATATTCCACTTAAATTATGAAGGAGTGGATATTGAAGGTGGTGGAATTGAAAAATGGAAATTAGACACTCCAGGTGATACATTTAATATGCAAAAGATCGGAGGAACTGCATGGTCTGGGGGTCTCAATACGAATGGCGTGCATCAAATTTTAGAAAATTATCAACAATATAAACCAATATTTAAAGAAGTAATAGATAAGAGAATAGATGCATATAAAAATATATCTTCAGATATTCCTAATGAAGTAAACAATATTTTATCAAAAAATGAATTAATTTATAAAACCAAAGATCTTAGTGCAATCCGCGAATCTTTATTAACAACCAATCAATATATACATTTTTTGGTAAAATCTATACAAATATTATCTAAGGACTTTAGAGGAATAAAAGAACTATATGGAATAACTTCACAAGAAACATTGAAACTGACAACAAAAGTTGAACTTGACCGATATATTATGAAATGGGATGATGCCGAAGGTCTTGTATGGGAAAAAGTGAAAGCAATAACTACCAATTTAAAAAGGAATCAAATTGCAGTTCCTCTTAGAGTAGAAATTGCAACAAAAAAAGGAGATAAGATTCTTCCCTATGTTCTCACTTCAGGAAGTCAAATAGATAAAAAGATAAAAAAAGGGCACTATGTATTTGCTATTTCTGGCGCTGCTAAACTTAAAACTGGTACAAAAATTGAATCAATAGATACCAAAAACAAAACAATAACATTAACACAACCCATAGAAAAAGGATCAAAAGATAAAATAAAATTATTCATATTAGATCCATATGTAACTAACATACTTTCCGCTAAAGATTTGAGTAAAATTAAAGGAAGTGAAAACAAAACCATTAAATACTTAGAGGAAAAGTATTCAAAACTTCAAGCATTTTATATGTTTGTTAAGGGTGGACCAAATCTTTTAAATGAAATATTAAAAAAACAAATAGTTTTAACAATATATGGATTAGTGTCCAAAAAAGGTGGAAAATTATTTGATCCAGATTTATATGATAAAATTAAGAAACAAAAATTCACAAAAAATGCAATATCAAAATTTGTTATCGCGCCATTTATTATTGTGGGCGATTAACGACAAGTAATTAATAGTATGTTATATGAACACTAATCTACTCCGAATGATCTCAAGTCTAGTAATTTGCGTAGCGTACATCATCACACTTTATTATGATGGAGTAGTAGGAGCAAGATTATACTTGATAGGAAACTCATTGGCGATGCCCTACATGATAAAGAATCGCTGCTGGGACATTGTGGCGTTGCTATCTTTCTTTATTGTGTTTGGAATACCCAGAGCACTGGGACAATGATCTGACTGTCTACTGAACAGGCATGACCCCAGCAGCATGGGGTACATTTATCTCATCGGCAAGGGACGCACCCCCACCGCCGCCCCAAGTGCCAATCACAAGACTGGCACACTCCACGACATCCCAGCGGATTCCGTGGTATTCTTAAGGGGTCGGTGAGGGAAACACCAAACCGACAAACACCTGTCCTTTACATTTCATTTCCTTTTTTATTATGCAATTCCTCAACAACGTTCGTACCCAAGACGCTTCCGCTCCTGTTACCCTGGTGGTCAACGAGGAAACCTACAGCGTGTCTCCCGACAACTACCGTGGCAAGACCGTTGCTCAACTGTTCTCCCAGTACGGTGAGAACCTTGGCGTGGATCCTGCTCGCATCAACCGCTATGTGATCAACAACGAGATCGTTCCTGGCGAAACCACCGTGCGTCCTGGCGAAACTGTTCGTGGTGCTGTGACTTCCGAAAACAAGGGTTTCTGATCCCTATTTTCCCAACCTCCCTTTCGGGGGAGGTTTACTCCACTACTTGACCTTTACAATATCATGACGACCGAAATCCAAGAGCAACCGACTATTCTTCGTACCCCTCGGGACGGATGTTTTGAATACTACACTGGTGGTTGGGGCAAATACCTTCGCCCTATTGATGATCCTGAAGCAAATGTGATCATCAATAATGATGATCTCAAAACTTTTGAACTGAAAGAAAACATTCATAGGATTCCTGCGGATCTTTGGCAGCGATGGGTTCAACTTTGCTTCTACTATGTGGACAAGGTTGCCGCTTCTCTTGAGGTTTCGGTTCGTATTCTTCGCAATGAAGAAGATCCTTCCAAATATCGTATTCTGGTTCCTCGTCAAGAAGTCAGTGGTGCTTCTGTCCGTGTAGATAGTTTTGATGAAGCAATTGATATTGAAACGGGTGAACCTATTACTCAATATCCTCCTGTAGGTTGGATTCCTGTTGGTTCTTCTCATAGTCATAACACTATGGGAGCATTCTTCTCAGGAACAGATGACAAGTACGAACTTGGCGATCCAGGCATTCACCTTGTTGTTGGTTCTATCAACATTTCCAAACGGTCTTATGCCATTGCTTCGTCTGTTGTTGCTGGTGGTCGTCGGTTCAAAGTTAATTACAACCATCTGATTGACGCTACTCCTGTTGATGATGTTTCGTATCATGAAGATGTTCTGAGTTACGTTACTGTTGAGAAACCCAAGATTACTACAATTATCAACACCTGGCAGGGTCAAAAACAGCGCACCAACAATTTCCTGGCGCCCAGTCGTTTTAATCCTCCCACTTCCAGGAACACTCAAAGTAACTACAAGGATCCTTTCCATTATCAGGATTCTGTTGATTGGACTGAGTTTGAATCAATTGATGATTACTGGAACGCTGTTGAATCTGCCCAGAAAAAAACAGTCAAACTCTGGAACATTGAAGATTCTATCACTGATTTCCTGAAGCAAAATCGTGGCGACATTGAAGAGAAATCTAATCTGATGACTCTTCTGACCCAAATTTGTTCCGACATTGAAGCGGAACTTGAACTTGATCTCATGGAGGTGAACTGATGTCTGCTATTTTTCCTACCGAACCCGCCAAAGTTCATATTCACTCTCTGCCTACTCAGTCTGAGTTTATTAGTTATCAGGTTCAACCTGATATGATTCGCCTGAAAGCATGGATGCCTAATGGTTTTGCTAGGTTCAAAGTTGCCAATAGTGAGACTCAGCGAATCAATTGTTTCTATGAATCCAATTGTATCGGGTGTCGTAGAAATAGTCGTCAATATATTATGGATACTTATCCAGATATTGTAGAAGACGGTCCTTACGGCATTGATATTAACTGGAATGCCTATGAAAAAATCGCCAGGGATCCAAACATCAATGAATGTAGCGTTTTTTATGCTGGTTGGCAGCGGCCCTTTCGTCACTGGGTTGGTACTTGTCCAGAGGGCAATGTATATGATGAAAGTGATAATGATGCCGATTATGTGAGCGTCTCCAATATGGTTTTTGAATGTCATATTTCTCATAATAATAAAGATCTTCTCTTTGAGAAAATTAACGACACAGCATATCTTTGTGCCGGTAAAGTTGACGACAACAATCAAGTAGTTGCAACTAAAAAACTTTCGGTTTCTAATGTCTACGGTGGTGAATGGGGAAGTTATCTTGGTGGTCCTATTTGTTGGGGAAGCGTAACCACCAGCGATAATCAGTATGATTATACGCGACCAAGGAATCTTCGTGAGATCTCAACTTCTTATTTTTCTTCCCAAACAAATAACGATCTTCTCAATCTGCAATCTTTTGCAAGCAATTGTGAAGATATGCGTAAACACAGTTCTAGGAAAACATCGTTTAAAAAACTGGAGAATGACACCTTTCTTTGCGCCGGTTATGATACTCTAATCATGATCTCCGCAGATACGGATGTTCAGGCATTCTTCACCATGCTTATGGCAGGATTTAAACCTCTCCCCCAACTTCCGCACGTTATGATCGTCCCTGCCCGCACTTCCAGCATTCAACGAGGTGATGATCTTTATCTTGGTTTCGTGACCATGGAAGATTCTGTCGGTCGTCAGTGGTATGTTTCTACAGAAGGGTATCTGATTGGTCAACTCGACGAGTCCTTCGTGTGTGCCAGTTGAGATACTGACACACATCCTTTCCAAACCACCCTCTCATCCCTTATTATTGATCTGTAGTCAATTCCACCTATGACCTTTTCTCCTGATTATGTTTTCGTGATTGGTGTTGGAGGTACTGGAGGTTACATTTCCTCCCCTCTCGCCCGTCTTGTTGCCTATCATCCTTCCACCAAGGACGCCAAAGTTGTGTTCATTGATGGTGATGAGTTTGAGGAAAGCAACATGACTCGCCAGATCGTTGGCGAAGCGCAACTTGGACTCAACAAAGCGCGAGCAATGATGGACTTCTGTAGTTACCAGGGTCTGTCTAACGTTGATTACAAGGATGATTATATTTCTATGACATCCTTCATTCCTCTTCTGCGTAGGTCCAATTGCCCTATGATTGTGTGTTCCGTTGACAATGACGCGACTCGCAAGGACATTATCGCTGCTATTTCTTCTGCTTGTGAAGATAAAGACTTCTTCTTCATCACTCCAGGCAATTCCGATGGTACTGAAACTGTCAAGGGTCAAACTCTTTGGTTCGGACGTGTCGGTGGTCAAAGCATCGGTCTGAATCCTTCTCTGGTGTATCCCAACATTGAGAACCCAGAAGATTCGGTCCCTCACAAGGGGTCATGCGCCACTCAGGCGCCCTCCCGCCCTCAACTGATCTCTGCCAACTTCATGGCGGCAGCAATCACTCTGTCGGTCATCCAGAACGTCCTGGATGAAATGATCAATCCGCAGCAAAGCGGCATGTTCTTCAACCTTCGTACTCTTACCACCTCCGTTTCCTGATCATGAGCACTGTTACTTCCACCATCAAAGAAACCACCCAAATGACCGCTACTGAGACTCCTGTTGCTAACGAAGTTGCCCAAGTGAACGTCAATGAGCAACTGGTTCAACTTGACAATCTTCTCACTGCAATCAGTTATCTGCATGAAGAAGTTCGTTCGCGTCAAATTGAAATGCTTGGCGCATCTGAAGTTGAGCGCATGGTAAAAGAATTTCTTTCCGATCGTGGTTTTTACACACGCATCCTGAATTATCACAAGCGTTACCAAATTCCTACCATCAAGCGTGAAGTCATGGACGAGATCAAGAACGATATTGACAGTCATCTTGAGAACTACATCCTCTCCAAGATTGACGAGCGTGTTGAACTTGCCCTGAGCAACCGCGCCAGTAACTGAACTGTCACAGGGGTACTTTACAGGTGCCCCTTTATCGGTTAAACTTACGAAGTAATCAACAAAGAAACGAATGTCTAACAATTCTTCATCTTCTAGTGGTATTGGATTTACTGGTCTTCTCACCATTCTGTTTATTGGTCTGAAACTGACTGGTTATATCAATTGGCCTTGGATCTGGGTTCTATCTCCCATTTGGATTAGTGCTCTGATTATTCTTGCCATTCTCGCGGTTCTCCTGGGAATTTACTTCATCAGCGAACTGAACAAATGAAATCCAAAGGATTTACACTCGTAGAGTTGATGATTGCACTTGCTCTTGCTGGTATTGCATTTAGTCTTCTAGGACTGGCAATTAAAGGGGAATCTCTTCTTCCATCCAAAGAATCATGTATCTCTCAAGGTGGTAAATGGTCTGAAGGAATTCAGTATGGTCGCTGGACACAACTTTGTACCTATAATTGAATGATATGATCGTCCGCATCATCGGAGTAGGAGTAGGAATCGCACTCCTACTCTTTATCCTCCTTCTGAGAGGACTTCCCGTACTCTTCTTCCTGAAGATGCTGCCTCTCGTCTTTCTTCTTTTCGTTGCCATTGCGTTTATCTACGCAGGTTTAACTTCTGATTAATTTTTGTCCTTTATTTAATTATTAACTATGTCTGCTGGTCCTAAAATTGCTCTGGGTGTTGGTGCTGCTGCCCTTGCCCTTATTCTCACTGCTGGTCAATTTACTACGGTCAATACTGGGGAGAATGGATTATACATCGGATTCGATGGCCAGGTAAAGAATGAGATTATTCAGCCAGGAATCCGATATGATGGATTTGGTTCAATTAAGGTCTTCAACACTCGTAAAATTACAGTTCAATCAAATGACCTGACCCCTAAAACCAAAGACAACACCATTATGAAAGATATGGATGTTGTTGTTACTTATAGTCTGTCACCCACGAGTCTCTATGACTTTTATACTGGTTACGACATGAGTAACCATGGAGTCAGTCAAAATGGTCAAATTGAACTAATGTCTAGTTTCATTAAGCGTTTGATTACTTCTGCGGTGAATCAATCAGTCGATGAATATCCTGCACTGGAAGTAAATTCCAGTCTTGATAAGATCCAAGACACAATCAAGAATAACCTGAATCTGTCTTTAGAAAAGAACAATCTTGCAGGTAAAATTCAAATTGAATCTGTGGTTGTTGTGAAAGCAGACCTACCCGAAGACTTGGTTGCTGCCGTAAATCGTGTGGTTGCTGCTCAGAGTGCAAATAAAGAACAGCAAGTTAAAACTCAGACTGCTCAACTCAAGGCAGAGGAAAATAAAGCACTTGCATCTACTGTATCGGCACAATCTCTTGAGTACCAGAGAAATGAGATTTTGAAGGCGGCTTTCAATAATGGAAGTATTCAGAAAATCCTAATCGTGAACGGTACTCCTCTTCAGTTTTTCCCCACTGATAAATAATCACTATAAATAGTCATGCCTGAAGTTGACGGCAATCTCTACAGGTAAAACGATTGGGTGCTCCTTGTGGGCACCTTTTCATTTATAAATAATAATGCCGTCAACTAAAGAGCAGAGTTATGCAACCACGCATTTATACATACAAGATTACCTTTGAAGAGGTTCCTTATTACTATTATGGTAGTAAGAAAGAAAAGTATTATAATCAAGAATATTGGGGATCTCCCACAACTCATAAGTGGTGTTGGAAATTCTATACTCCAAAGAAACAGATACTTCAATTTTTTGAGTATAGTGATAAAGGGTATATTGAATGTAGGGAAGTTGAGGAACGGTTAATTAGACCATTTCTAAATGATCCTTTGTGCTTAAACCAAAGATGTGGTGGAAAATTTTCTTTGGATGTTTGTAGAAGAAGTGGATTGAAGCATGGAAAAAGGGCAGCAGAACTTAAAATAGGAGTTCATTCTTTGACCAAAGAACAATTAAGTGAAAATGGTAGAAAAGGTGGTAAAATAGGTGGTAAAATTGGAGGAAAAATGGTGGGGGAAAAAGTAGGACAAATGTGTAAAGATAGAAAAATTGGAATATGCGGTCTCACTAAAGAACAAAGAATAGAAAATGGCAAAAAATATGGATCAAAAGCAGGTAAACTCGGATCCATTAAAACAAATTCCCAAAAATGGAAATGTCTAGAAACTGGTTACATTACAAATGCAGGAGCACTTACAATGTATCAGAGAGCAAAAGGTATAGATACTTCCAAAAGAGAAAGAATAGCATAAGGACACCTTCAAAACTGTCACAACCCCCACTTTACATGTCTCCCCAAATGCTCTATGATAGGTTAGTAAACAAATTGAACCTATGAAGTATCGTATCGTTCGTCGTGATCAAGCACCTAACGGAAGTCGTAGGGAATGGTATTATGCCCAAATGAATGTGCTTGGTATCTGGATTGATTGTAACTATGATCCTTTTGTAGATACCTGGAATGCTTCAGACGCAGATGTTAAAGAAGTTGAAGAGTGGATTCAAAATAGAATCAAAGGAAATTCTCCTGTTCAACAAGAAGTCGTCAAGACTTTTGATTGACACTTTCTAAACTGTCACAGGGGGACCTTCAGGGGTCTGCATGTTCCTATCATTACAGTTCTAACTTCTCTTGATAAACTTAATATAAAAACAATGGACGATCTTCTAAAGTATTCAGAAGGACCATCACTCAATGCAAGTCAACGTGAAGGTATTGTATTCAAGTCTCTGGATAGTGACTTTACTTTTAAGGCAATCTCTAACAAGTGGTTGTTGAAGAATGACGGTTGAGAAACTGGCACACTCTTCCTCTTCACCTGGCACCTGATCCCTTACAATAATCACAGATCAACGAGGCAACTCATGTTTCAATTCGCAGAAGTCGGTGGTGCAGTCCGAGACAAGTTTCTTGGTCTGGAATCCAAAGATGTAGATTTTGTTGCGATTCCCGAAGATACCAGTGTTTTTGTAGATGCAAATGCTGCATTTACTACTCTTTGCATTCATCTGAAACTAAAGGGGTTCAAAGTATTCCTGGAAACTCCTGAGTTCTTCACTGTTCGGGCACAAGTTCCTGACGGTCATCCTCTGAAGCAACGTACCAATGTTGCTGATTTTGTACTTGCTCGGAAAGATGGTCCGAGTAGTGATGGTCGGCATCCTGATTTTGTACTTCCTGGTACTCTGATGGATGATCTTCAACGTCGGGATTTCACTGTCAATGCTATGGCAATTCTGGATGGGAAACTGATTGATCCTTTCAATGGGTTTGCTGATATTCAGGACGCTATTCTTCGGTTTGTGGGCAATCCTATTGACCGAATCGAAGAAGATGGTTTGAGAGTCATGCGAGCACTTCGGTTTGCTGTTACCAAAAACTTTGATATTGATGCAGATACTTGGGAAGCAATCAATAGTGACTTTGCAGCAGATATGTTGATGAAAGTCTCTGTTGAGCGTATTCGTGAGGAACTTGAAAAAATGTTTCTTGCAGATACTCGATGGACTCTACAAATGTTGAATAATATCAACATTAGAGTTCAAGATGCCATCTTCCGTGATGGTCTGCGTCTGATGCCAACTCTAAAGAAGTGATTCATTATGGCAATTGAACAACACTTGAAGGAGCGACACCTTGACATAAAACTTCATAAACCATTTCTGGATGAAGAACTCAACATTGCAACATTCTATTGTTGGAATTTGTCTGGTCAACTGGTGGGTTATCAACAATACAATCCAACTGGAAATAAACAAATTTTTAATTCCAAGTTGGAAGGTAAGTATTATACCTACCGGAATAAACATACACCAACAGTTGTAGTCTGGGGCGTTGAAAGTCTTTATCAATCAGATGGAGTGATTTATTTGACTGAAGGAATTTTTGACGCCGCCAGAATGACATACATTGGCGAGTCTGCAATTGCAGCAATGACAAATAATCCACCGAAGGATTATAAAAACTGGTTACAAATGCTGACTCGTCCAATTGTTGCAGTTTGTGACAATGATCCGGCAGGACTAAAACTTGCTAAGTTTGGCGATTATGTTGAGGTTGTTCCAGATGGAAAGGATCTAGGTGATGCACCTGATGATTATGTTAAGTATCTTTTGAACACTTATTCAACGCATATGGCACTTCCCTAACTGGCACATCAACCTCCCATAATCACCACTGTCCCGGTTATTCTATTCAAGTCGTCAAGGAACTCCTATGCCCCCTGAAGATTACTACATGACTTCCGAGGAAATTGACAACAAACTCAATGACCTTTTGAGTGAAATGAATGAATGGATTCGTGACGAACGCGAGAAGTTCATTGCTATGAACATTGAAGAAATTGAGCGCAAGGCATCTGATTGGAGGACACTTGACGAACTGGAACACGGACACTTGATTTCAGGTGTCCTTTGTCCTATAATACCCTCAACAACCCAAACAAATCAATGACTGAAGAAATTAACTACAAAGAACTTTGTGAGGAATTCTATAAATCTCTAAAGAATTTTAGAGGTACTCTTTCATCAAACCAAACAAATGTTTTGGAGAAATATGAGGACCTTCACAAACCTAAAATGACCCGAGATAAGTCATATGGTGGTGGAGTATATGATATAGAACTGGTAAATTATGATAAACAACAATATGCTTTGTTTTGGAATAATTGGTATATTCTTGAGAGTGGAAAACTCTATCAAGTAGTGAGTGAAAGATGCATTGACGAACTAAATGAAGCATACAAAGAATACAAAAATCAAAAATGAATAACCTCCTAAACTCCATATACTGGTGGAAAGGACTGATGAGTTCCCCATACACTTGGTTTTCTCATTATCAGTTTTTTTATACTCTCAATGAGGGATGGTATAAAATGAACCAGGAGTGGTTTTGGGGTAAAAACTTTGAGGTGGAGAAAATTGTTCTTTCGGTTGAGGACTTTGATGCACTTGTGGAACGACTAAATGAAACTCCAAAATATAATGAAAATCTTGCAAGGTTGATGCAACGACCTTCCCCCTGGACAGATGACTAACCGTCACACTCACACCTCCCAGGTGCTCCGGGAGGTGTTATGATAGTACCATCAACGCAAAAACCTTATGATTGACGTTTCAAAACTTTCTTATGAGGAAGTTCAAAATTTGAAAAGACAAATTGAGGAATACGATAATTCCCAAAAAGGACTTCGTGGATACAAAGTTCAATTTATTGTTCTTTATAATCCCAAAGGTCGTGAAGAACAAGACATTTCTTGTGAAGATGCATTTGGCGATTGGTTGTTGGATGTAGTCCCTGATGCTATTATCAAATCTTTTGACTTTAAAAGACCTGAAAATGTGATTTTGGATTATGTAGAACCAATGGATGATGATGAGATTGAACCTTTCTCTACCGACACTTGAGAAACCGTCACACTCACACCTCCCGGAGCACCTGGGAGGTGTTATACTATCATTGTACTTGAGAAACACCTATGTCTTTTACTGCTGAAGGAACTATTGAAATTGACATTGCAGATTTCTGGGAATGGGTCCATGAAAACTATACTCCCTGCAAAGGTGCAGAACATCAATATGGTGTTCCCCGAGTAAATAAATCAAACCAAACACTTGAAATTGATTTTGCTATGGGCACTGATTGTAATCCTAAAGACTGGTTTGAGAAACCCAGTGTTTTTAAGCAGTGGGATGAACTGCAATGAAACTCACTGAAAAAGAAAAAATTCAAGAACAACTTTCCCAACTTCGGCATATTTCCCAACTTCTATTTGAAAGTGGAAATATTAGGCATGGTCAGGATGTAAGAGATGTAGTTAATAATCTGTCTACTATCATTAAAAATATGAAATGAGGAACCCCAATGACTATTGAAATCACCAATCAAGTTCGCATTCAACAATACGAAGACTATTGGTACACTGCCGAGGACACTCACCTTGATGTTGGATGTTCTGGGTTCACTGTTTCTTATTGGGAATATGGTAAAGATACAGGTGATAAACGAGTTCAACATATCTGTATGAATGAGGAAACTGCAATTGCTCTTGCAGATGCGATTTACAAACTCTTTAAGAACTCAAATGCCTGACGACCTTCACGAAGAAGAACAAATCTTTCTCAAAGCACTCAAAGAACATAAAGAGAAAAAATCACAAGAACCAATAGTCAAACCTCAAGACGATACTTCAAACATTCTACCAGCAATTATTGCAGCAACATTATGAACCCTATTGAAATCGGTACACTGATGACTGAACTTACTCCTGAAACACAAGCAGTTGTAGATGCTTATGAGCAAACTACTGATAAGTATGCTGCTCTTGCTGCCGTTCTTCGTGCTGCTATTGATAGTGTAGTCCCTGAAGAAGCAGAAGCACCGAAGGCACAGTTTGATTGTCCCCCTCGTAAATTGTATAACTTTGGAAAAAAGGAAGAAAAATGGGGATATGAGCATTCAGCTTATATGAGGAGGCAGTTTGAGCAAGACAAACTGGATATTCGTTGGGAGCAAAGACAACAAACTCGTGCTTTGATGCTTTCTATTATTACCGAACTTGAACAAATCTAATGAATAAGACCTATACTCTAAAGTGGTTCTGTCCTCACTGCAAAACAAACCATAAGTACAACTATGATGCAGTTAAACCTGGATTTTCTGCTATGGTATGTACTGCTTGTGGAAAAACTACTTATATGAAAGTAGTGTACGGTAATCCAGAAACTTATGTTGCATATGAAACAGAAGATGCTTATCAACAGTATAAAGAAGAAATATACAAACCATATCTTGAGAAAGTAAAAGAACTGATTAGAATTCATCCTAAACTCAAAGGAGAAACTCCAATGTTAGAAAAACAGACCACTTACAAACTCACTCTCACTGATATTCAAGCATGTAAACTTCTTCAATTTCTTGTGAGTAATTGTGAGTGTGAGTTTTGGGATGATGATATTGAAAGCATTTATTATGAACTGAAAGAGGGTGTTGATACTCAAAGGTTTAATCAATATATGGAGACGAGTGAATGACTGACACTGAAAAACTTGAATATCTTATTAAGGGTCTCAAAAGAATTGCAGAACAAAAACACTGCTATGATGAAAACCCAGAATATAACCCAGTGTTTAACGATGATGTCTTTGAGGATGGTGCCGACTATGGAGAAATCCACCTTTCACGAACTCTTTTAGAAAGTATTGGAGTGGAATTTGAATACCCTTGCATGAAAGAAAAATGACTGAAGTTTTTCGTAGAACTACAAGTGGTTTTGTGAATACTTACGCAGTTGCAAATGCGATTGAAGGTATTGATGATTGTGACGTTATTTCTATCAACAACTTGGGAAATGATAAATGGGAAATCTGGGCACGATTTCATCATAAGTATTCTTATGATATGGAATATGTTGAGACTGAAATTGAAGAATGTTTAAAGTTGGATGTTTATTGAAATGACTGACCAATCACATTTCACAAAAGATGGACCAAAGTGTTTTGTTTCTGTCTTTAATAAAAATCAACTAACTTATTATGAAGTCCCAGAACCTGTTTATACCTACATTCTACAACTTGAATGTGCAATCAAGTATGGAAGTGATGGTATAAAGAAACGATACCCCTTTAGATTTAAAGAAACAGAAGAACAATTTACAACACCTATTGTTCCTGATGAAACTATGCAATGGATGGTTCAAAACTTTGGAGAAAACAAATGATTGAATATGAACGCACAATTAAACTTACTCTTACAGAGTTTCAAGCACAAGAACTCTATGAGTTTTTAGATAGAAAGAAAACTGCTGGATTTGATGAACAAACAGTTTCTTTTATCTATAAAGAACTTAAAAAACTCTTTGGTAATAAAAGAGATTTTAATTATGAAACTTATATTGAGGACTACAAATGAAAGACGACGAAAAGGCATTACTTATTGTTTGTAGTTCCATTTGCGTTATTGTGGGTGGTATAATTTTTGCGGGATTTCAAGCAGGATATCTCAAAGCAGTATCGGAACCTCCAAGGTTTTCTGTTGTAGACACATACAAAGGATGTGATGTGGTGAGATTTATTCCACCTGGAGAAGCAAAGTCACATTATTTCCTGGATTGTAGAAAATAAAATCACGTAGACACAACCAAAAGTGGCACACTGATCCCCACCAGCACCCCAGACTCTGATATTCTACACAAGTAGTCAAGGCACCACCCATGAAAACCGCCAAGTATTATCTGGTCTTCAGTGTCAATGAATATAGTGGAGAAGTGGAAACCAAATCCTTCAAGGATTATGCTGGGGCATATCGGTATGCCAGTGCTGTAAATGGTTGTGTTGAACCTGTCTTTTGAAAGAGGAAATCTATGGTAATGCACAACAGTTTACCGATGAAGAACTAAAAACTCTTCCTTGGACTAAAGTATCTTATCCTGTTTCAATATGATATGAACTATTACACTTATGCTTATTTGAGAGAAGATCAAACGCCTTATTATATTGGTAAAGGTAAAAGAAATAGGATTTATTCTACATGTAAAAGAGTAAAACCACCCAAAGATAAGTCACGAATCATCTTCCTCAAGCAAAACTTAACTGAAGAAGAAGCATTCAAGCACGAAATCTATATGATTGCTGTGTTTGGTAGAAAAGATTTGGGAACTGGTATTCTTCATAATATGACTGATGGTGGTGATGGTATTTCTAATTGGGGAACTCCTGAACAAAGAAGTGAAATTACAAGAAAAGCAAATGCCAGTAGAACTCCTGAACAACGAAGTGAGGCAGCAAGAAAAAGACAAGCAAATAAAACTCCTGAACAAAGAAGTGAGGTAGCAAGAAAAGCAAGAGAAGTATATCTTTCTACAAGCACACCAGAACAACGAAGTGAGGTAGCAAGAAAAGCAAATGCCAGTAGAACTCCTGAACAACGAAGTGAGGTAGCAAGAAAAGCATCCTCAATAAAATGGCAATGTACTGTAACTGGATTTATTACAAATGCTGGTTCTCTTTCGCATTATCAAAAAGCAAGAGGTATAGACACATCCAATAGAATAAGATTGTCTTCTTATTGAACTTCTGGATTGTATTCTTCTTCATAATACCAATAATAACCCATCCAACTATTCTTTCCTGGATTTAACACACTTTTCCGTAAACCACCACCCGCTTTTCTTGATTCGCCAGTTAAATCGTAAGCAGCGGATCTCATGCTATCATATCTAACAATTTCTTCTGTTCGTTTATGGACACCTATTACTGGTCTTTTTGTTGGAGTCTGATCCAGTTTTTCCCACTTATATCCATATACAGTAAATCCTTCCTTTATTGATCTGCATATATTTCCACTATTTGCCACATTTCCAGTAAGTTCTCTTGCACCTTCTCGCATACTATCAAATATAAACTCTTCTCCGGTTTCTAATTTAATCGCTTTCACTTTACGTTTTAATTTATCCGTATTGCTATATTTTCCAGTAAGAATGCCCCATAGTTCTCCATTTTTAATTTTGTTCTTCAATGCTTTAGATACATTATTGGTCCATTCATCAGTTCTCTCCACATTAGACATTCCATTGGATATTTTTATCTTATTTTCTTCTGCATGTTCAAAATGATCTCCACCTGAAGTAGCATTATATCCGTTGTGGTAAGTATCTAACTTATTAACCCAATAAGTTTCTCTTTCATTTAATTTTTCTATAGGACATTCTTCTAGTATTCTTATCTTGAAAGAATCAGTACCGTATTTGTTTAATGCTCTGTAAAGAGGTCTGGTATTATACTTCTTAGATTCATATAAGTGCTCTTTCCATCTTTTGTTCAATTCATGTTTGGTTTGACCAATGTACTGTTTACCATTGGAAATGTTTGTAATACAGTAAATCGTTCCTGTTTTCATTATACTATGACGTGTACTATAGTGAGTATTTATAATATGTCGTCTTTTTTGTGTAAGATTTAATAATATATGAAAATAGTAAAATAATATAATTGTTTTATTTGTTTATGATATTATGTTAGTGTTATATCCGATTATTATGTTATAATGTTTAGATCTTATTTCTTATGGTCAGAATCCTTGTGTTCTTAAATGACGCATTATAGCACACTCGCTAATTTTTTGCAAGGCGCCCACATAAAAATCCAGAAACCCTGACATAAAACCTCAGAGACACTTCAGAAACTGACCACTTGACCCTACATAAGAAATCAGGTACACTGAGGTTTCAGTTTCACAAGGAGTCCGAGTCTCATGGCATCTATCTACGCACAATCACAAAAGACAAAGTACAGAATCACATTGGAATTGGAAGTATTTGGTGACATGAATCCTCATCAGATTGACTGGAATAAGGTTCTTCAACTGGAACCTGCTGAGAAGGTCAAGTCTTATGTGGAAGATTTGAGTAATCCTGATCGTTGGTGATCAGTGAACATATCATAAGACTCTGGTTCTTACGGGAATCAGAGTTTTTTTTATGTCTGTGGGTCAGTTTCAGAAGCGTCCTGAGAGGCACCCAGGAGCGCCTAGAAGACCCTTATACTGTCTAAGACAACCAAAGACACCAACCGGAGGTATTAAATGGTTTGTTAACATTCCGTAACAATCACTTGACACCTCATAAGAATCCCAGTAGAATTGGTTTGTCCGCTTTGAAGGGATTCGTTTCTCCATTACTTAAGGAATCTTATGTTTTCCATTGAAGAGTCTGAACTGATGATTGGTCTTATTGATCTCTTTGACAATAAGAATCTGGGTATTATGTTCAATGGTAAGAATGAACAGCTTGCCATTTCCATCAAAAGGAAACTGAATGAGCATAAGGAATCAGAAGAGACTAAGAGAATGAATCTCTTCTATTCTTATGTGTTCAGTTTCTATGGTAAGAGTGGCATCTATGATATGGGTGCAACAATGGATCAGATCATGGAAGCAACAGCAAAATATCTTAAGACTGAGAATGTTGACTTCTGTGGTGATTCTTACGATAGGGAAATAGTGAGGGATGTTATGATTCGTGATTATGGTCTTGTACCAGTTTCCAAACTGGCACATAAGACTCCACAAGCATCCTGATCTCTGTTATCTTATTACTGTTCACATCAGAACCTCATGAAAACCATTAAACTTCACCCGGAGAAAAGCATTCGCTGCACTGAAAATGCCTTGATGTGGTGTAGTGTCCTGAATCATTACAGGAAAGAACATCCTAAAGCATCCTTCCGGGAAATGGGAGAGCAGTTTGGTATGACTGAAACCAATGCACGCCGTTATTATTATGGCATTCATCATTACAATTCTGGATATGATGGTAAGAACCCGTATAATACATACACTCAACTAAGAAAAGGTGCATGTGTTCAGATTGCCTGATATGAATGAGTTGGGTTATTATACCCAACTCTTTTTTTATATTCTTATGATTATTATTAAGCAGGGTAAGTTACGACTGTTTACATCATAAGTCCTACCCCAGACCTCATCAGATTATGTGTATATCATAAGGGATCTGATGTCTGATGGGGTGATCAGTGGTCAGATTGTTCAGTGGCACAAGGGGTATTGTGTGGTTGGGTTCTGATGGGGTATATTTGATTCGTCCGCAAATCACCGACATGGACCCATTTGTTGCTGAACAGCAGATTGAAGAAGTCATTCCTTATGATTGGGATGATGAAGAAACTAAGTTTGAAGTGGAAGATTATTATGATGATCTTGCCGCTGGTCTTCCCCTTGATTCCTCTTACGAATTCTGATGATGCCTGACACTCTTGATTTCACTGGTAATGCTGTTACCATCCTTGGGTTTATTGGTGTTCTTTCAACGGGTATTATTCTGGTCACTTCTTTTAGGAGGTTTTTTAACAGTCCTTATAATCTCCGTGTGCCACCTGTGAAACCGTCCACTGATGAGACTGTGACCACCGAATCTGAAGTATCCTGATTCTGTTCAGAAGTTCCATGATCTTCTTGGGGATTCTTATGCTGTAGTGGTCAATGATACCCTTTACTATGTTGGGTATGAAACTGAAGGTAATCCTTACATTTCTGATAATGATGGTGGGCATTATGTTGATCTTAGTGTTGTTGATGGTGACATTGAGATTGACAGATGTTCTGTTTTCTTCACTGTCAATGGTGAACCTATCAGAATGCAGTTTCTTGAGATCATGGATCTTAAGGTGTGACACATAAGAAACTGGCACATCAGACTTGACATAAGATCCTGATGTGCTGTAAGATTTGATAGTCCTGAGTAAGACTATAAACTGCACACATCAGAAAACCCTTTGTTTTTATTATGAACTTCACCATTGCTGAGATCATGCTTAACCAGTGTAACACTGGTAACGACATTCTCTCTGTGCTTGATAGCATCGCGGAAGATATGAATGAGGAAACTGAAGGCGGCGAACTTGTCGCTGCAGGTACAACTACTGAAACTGATTACATTGACTTTTGAGTATGAATATGATTGTTATTAACCGCACATTTACAACTGAAGAATCTGAGGCGATTGCTAGCATTAGTGCTACCAGTCAGTCTGATCGGGTAGAACTTGCCTATCAGACCAATCCCGACAAAAGTTACACCTATGTCAGCACTTCTGGCAGTTTCGTAACTAAACTTAACGACACTCTTGCGCAGGGTGCTAGCGTTGGTTCGCTTGTCTTTAATGCTCGCCGTTCCGGTGAACTGAAGGAAGCGACAGTCTGACACTTTGACAGGTGGCACAAGGGCACTTGATTCCGGTCAGGTGCCCTGTTACATTTACATCGTTCACCACTGAACTCTCATGACTCGCTCCGAACAGATCCGCGAACTCTTTTCTACTCTAGGTTCTACCATTGTTTCTGTAGAGTTTGTGAAGCGTGATGGTACGCTTCGGAAGATTCGTTTTAATCCTAAAGATCGCCAGGAGATTGTGGGCACTGGTCGCCCTAGCAATAATCCTGACATCTTCCGTGTTCGCGACTTTGATGTTGCGAAACGTGACGGAATCGGTGCATGGCGTTCCTTTGACGCTAACCGTGTGCGTCGGATTGCCTACCGTGGTCAAGTGCTGAACTGGACGGTCTGACCACTGGCACAAGGGCACTCGCAAGGGTGCCCTCTCACCCCTTATACTGATCAAGTCAACGGGATTCCTCCGATGCTGAACTTCTCCAAAGGCAACGCCAAACTTGGCACTCACACGCTGATCTTCAACCTGCCTGCAGGTAAGACATGCCCCGGTGCAATGTTTTGCAAGTCTTTTGCTGTCGTTGGTGACGACGGAAAGCGTAGGATTGTTGATGGCGAACACACTGAGTTTCGGTGTTTCGCTGCATCTTCTGAGGTGCAGTATGATGCTGTCTTCAACAATCGCGCCCGCAATCTGGAGTTGATTGTTGATGCTCTGCAGAACGGAACTGTCCCAGGTTACTCTGTCAGTGCTGCGGATCTTATCCACGACAGCATCCAACATCATCGCACTAAGAAAACAGAATTGGTGCGCATTCATGAGTCTGGAGACTTCTTCTCTGGTGCGTATCTTGACGCATGGATTGAGGTTGCCCATCGCAATCCTGATCTTAAGTTCTACTGCTACTCTAAGAGTCTGCGGTTGTTTCTTAACTTCAAGTTGCCCAGTAACTTCTACATGACCGCATCGTATGGTGGTCGGTTTGATTACCTGATCGACGAAGGTTACTTCCCACGTTATAGCAAAGTCTGCATGAATGATGCGGACGCTGAACGTCTGGGTCTGGAAGTTGACCACGATGATTCACACTGCTTCGGTGATAAACCGTTCGCTTTGCTTGTGCATGGCACGCAACCGAAAGGTTCAGAATGGGGCGCCGCAATCCGTGCCCGTCGTTCTAACAAACAGTTCGGAGGTTACAGTAAGAAAACTGTGACGGTCTGACCACTGGCACACTAGGGGGTGACAGGATCACCCCCATGCCCTACAATTCTCTCAGTTCACCACAGAACTCCCATGGCAAAACTCTTTAAGATCGCCAAGTTTGAGAACGAAAACTTCAAGATTCTGGAAACTTTCGGCACCTATGATGATGCTGATGATCGGTATGATTATTGGGCAGAACGCTATCCTAACGCATGGGTAGAGATCTTAGACCCAACCGATGAAGTCTGATTCTTATAAAGAACCCTTCGGGGTTCTTTTTTATTCTTTTGTAATAATTATAATAAAGAAGGGTAAGTGGCGACCTTTTATGTCATCAGAGCGACCCTGCTCCTCATTCCGTTGTCCCCATAGTATAGGGCATGATGGGGGTCTGCTGTGCCACCTGAGGACGGTTTGGGCAGTGGCACAATCCTGGTTGCTGGGGTGGGTTCCCCCGTGGCATACTATGTGCATCGGCGGGAGGGAAACACCCCGACCGCCAGCAAACCCAATCCCAGAGTCTACCATGCCTGCCGCCACTGCTCTCAACTTTGACGGTTTCAACGACGATCAGATGCGTGCCCTTATGGTGCTCATGCAGCAACACATGGAGCAGCGTAAGGTTTCTTTTGATGATCAGGTTTCTTCTGTTCAGCAACAGCGTTATGATGAGCGCATGAAAGAAATCGGACAAAATGTTGCTGTGATTGAAACAACGAACGCAGCGTTTGAGGTTTGCCTGAATGAGATCCTGGGCGACATTGATGAGTCGCGTTGGATTGTTTCTCAACTTGACAAGTGCCGCCGGATGAATGACTTCCGCCACTTCATCCCCGTTTACTTCAAGTATCGCGGAAAGGATCTTAAGATCGAAGAACTGTTGCGCACTCTTGCCGCAATCTATCGCCTCAAAATGAAGAACTATAATAATCCTGCAGATAAGTCCAAGGATCGTGCTATCGTTCGGCATGAAATCCGTTGCCCTCACTGTGGCGAATACGCTACACGTTTGGTGGAGTATCTTGAGATCAAGGGCATCCGTTGGGCGGACTGAGATAAGGAATAGGGGGCAATCTTATGCCCCCTTTCCTATCATAAGAGATCCTTATCAGAAAACCCTTGACATAAGATCCCACACCGTATAAGATTATCTCAGTTCACCACCTGAACCACAATGTCTCTCACACAACTGGTAAGAACTTACGCAACTTGCTGTAAGTTGGAAGACAAAGATAAAGATCCAAAGGATCAAATCTCCTGGGTTCTTTACAATCATCAGGAAATGGTTTTGATTCATGGTCAACCTCAGATTCTAAAGTCTTGGGAGATTGCTGGAGCGTTTCGGAGACTGTTTGCAAAGTGACCACCAAAGGGGACCGGGAACGGTCCCCATGCCCTAGAATCCTCTCAGTTCACCACTGAACCATGCGACGCCTCCCTAACATCCTCCTGATCGGTTCCCTGCTCTACATTGGCAGCGGTCTGGGTTTGTCTGCCCTTCAGGTTGCCAAGGCACATGCCGACCGGGTTGCTGTTACGATCTGTGAAGCATCCCGCGACTGCCGCTGATCGTCTGCTACACTATCTGCAGTTCACCACCGAACCTCTCATGATCTTTGATCTGAAACAGCAAATTGAAGAGCAAGGATACATCATTATCAGCGACATGAGCGATGATGAACTTGCCGAACTCTTCCAAGTTATGATAAACGACGAAGAGGAATCATGAATAATTGGGAGAGGCAAATCCTCTCCCTTTTTTTATACTTTTGTTGTTATTATTTGCGTGCAGGGTAAGTGTCTTGTTTTGTATCATCACGGCGCCCCCGTTCGTTTCATTGTCCCCATAGTATAAGGCATGGATGGGGTCAGGTGTGGGGTCTGGTGTGCCAGTTTGGGAACTGGTCAGGAGTGGTTGCCTGGTGGCATCCCATGCCCTATGATTCTTTCAGTTCACACGAACACCCCATGCTTTCCAGCATCATCCGCACCAGCATCCGCTCCCACCTGATTCAGACCGGTTCTAAGACCTGCTCCGAACTGGTGCGGGATCTGGGACTGGACCCGAAGCGTCACAAGGGCACCATCCATGCCCTGATGGTGGACATGGAGGATGCAGGCATCCTGAGCGCCACCCGTAGCGCCAATGGCAAGCGTCACAAGTGGGAAATGGTTCCCACCGCGATCCGCAAGCGGGACCGCCTGGTCGCTGCTATCCTGGTCCGGTCTGACCAATCCGACCAATCCGACCAATCCGACCAATCCGACAACTGACACACCGGGGGGTTGCGAAACCCCCCCTCCCCCTGCTATCTTAGATCTGTTCCTGAGGGATTCACCCCATGCGAGTCATCGAACGCAAAATGAACAAAGCGATTTCCAATCGTTACGATTGGAAATCTGCAAACACTCGTGTAGAGTATGAAGCAGGAAATGAGATCTCACGAGTGTTTCTTTATGGAAACCTGATCGCTGAGATTGGAGAAGGTTTCCTGAAACTTTATGATGGCGGACATCAGACAACCACCACAAAGTCCCGCCTGAATGCTATTCTTTCTGAGAATGGTTGCGGTGATAAGAAAGTCTATCAGAAAGACTTTCAATGGAAGATCAAACATGATGGAATTGTGGAGGATTTTGTATCAGGAATGATTCTTCGCTGATTATAACTTATGGGGGCAGAAATGCCTCCATTTTTTTATACTTAAGATCCTATTATTTACGAGCAGGGTAAGTGTCTTGTTTTGTATCATCGCGGCGCCCCCGCTCTTCTTCGCTTGTGAGACAATCATAGCACCCCATCAGACCCCAGCGTGGCATCAGGTGGACAGTCTGAGCGGTGGCACAAGACCCCTTGGCAGGATGCCTCCCTGTCGGTTATGGTAGTTTCAACGACGGGCACCGCTCTACATTCCCCCCCGTCGCCTAAGATCATGAACTCCCCCGCCTTCCCCCCCGCTGATGCTCTGATCGCTCATCTTAAGAGCATTAACTATCAGAAACATTTCAACAACTACATGGACACGGTAGAAACCGTGTGCCTCACAATCGCCGCCATTGTTTATGTCATCTTCAAGAAAACACAAGAATGGTATCAGAATGGTGGCAAAGATGCTACCCTTCAGATTATCAAGAAAGTTTGGAACTTTCTTTCAGTTTCTTATACTTGGGTGCGCTGTGAGGTTTATCCTGCAGTGATTAAGTTTCTGGAGAATGTGTCAGAAACTTATGGCGCCTGGCGTGACCTTGTGACAGTCGCCTAGGTGTCCACTGGGGGCAGCGATCCTGCCCTCTCATGCCCTACACTGTATCCAGTCGCAACCAACCCATGCAGACACCGATGAGGATTGAGGTTCGCTATCAAGTCCCCTACGGGGACTGCCAGTGGCGCTCCCAGTGGTTCCCCACTGTTCAGGAGGCGCAGCGTATGGTAGGATTTTATCGCTCCTGCGGATCGCCCGCCCACATCGCCCCCAGCAGCATGGCACAGTTCCAACGCTGAAACTGTCACAAGGGGGGACACCGATCCCCCCTCCCATGCCCTACAATTCTTTCAGTTCACCACCCGAACCGCACCATGTTCTCCACTCTCACCTTCCGCGATCATAGTCTCAAAGGTGCTACAATCGCTCAGCGTACCTTTGACAATGGTTGGGGAGTTTCTGTAGTTTCTGGACCCGAAGGTTCCGGTCTTAAGGGTACAATCGGGCAGGATACTTTTGAGGTGGCAATTATACGCCCAAGCGGCAACATGCTGGATGAAATTATGCCATGGCAGACTCCGGTGCAGGTATCCAGTCTCATGCGCCTAGTTTCCATGCTGTGACGGTTTGTGAACCTGCACAAGGGGAGGCGACAGGATGCCTCCCCATGCCCTACAATGGACAAGTCAACCAAAGGGAGAACCCCGATGACCCAGATCACCACTGAGACCTGCTTTGATGATGCCAACTTCCCCGCCTGGTGGAACGAAGCATACGACTACATCATGGGCGATAGTTACATCGAGCACATCATGGGATGCCCCGATGATGGTTGGTGCCTTGATTGTCTGGTTGATTCCTACAACAAAGGGATGACACCTAGCGCCGCTGTCAATGAAGCGGTGGACGGTTACGATCCCACCCCCTGAGTATAATCAACCGGAGGCAGAAATGCCTCCTTTTTTTATACTTTATGAACCATTATTTGCAGGCAGGGTAGGTTACTTGTTTTGTATCATCGCGGCGCCCCCGCTCTTCTTCCGTTGTGTCCATAGTCTAGCGCATCATGGGCGCCACCGTGGCATTGTGACTCATTGTGACTGATAAGCGTTGCTGATCGTTCGGGGGTTGACGCGGGCACCGATCCGTGGGATTCTATAGGGGTCAACACGCGACACTCCGCTATGGCACTCAACATCACCCCCCGCTTCTACGCCCGCCTGCAGCACGGGTTCTCAATGGAGGCGAAGTTTGAGACCCCGACGATGGCAGCGGCGGCAGCAACCGCCCTCGCTCCTGTTCTGGGGTATCTCCCGGTTGTAGAGTGCTACGTCAACGGTCAGTGGATCCGGTATGATCAGATGACCGCCTGAGATCCTCTAGGGGACCCACAGCGGGTCCCCCGCCATGCTACGATCCACAAGCAATCAACGCACCGCCATGATCATCCGCACGCCCAGCATCCTGCGCCGCGCTTTCTACGTTTCGATCAACACCCGCGCCCGCCTGCGGGATGAGGTGCTCGCCGTGAGCATCGGCAGCGCCTACCTGGGCGTCAACCGCCTGAGCGATTCCGACATCGGCGGGTTTGAAATCGTCTGGGGCATCCTGCCGGATTCCGAGGCATTGTGAACAAAGGTTACGGGGCACCCTCCGGGGTGCCCTCCGCCATGCTACAATTCCAGAGTCAACCGCAAGCGAACCATGATCGCCAACCACGCCACCGCCGCCGACTTTACCCGCTGGGAGGCGCGAGCGAAGACGATGAGCGACGAAGAGCTGCTCTACAGCGCCCGTGACGCCCGCCAGGCGGAGGCGGCTATGCGCGGGTGGAACCCGATCGCTGAGGGACGCTACAGCGACGAGGCGTGTACCTACGGCGACGAACTGCGCCGCCGCCGTGCCAATCGGTGAGGTGTCCATCGGGGATCGGCAACGGTCCCCCCATCCTGTAGACTGAGAGGACAACAGGGAGAGGGGCAGGGTCGCCCCGATGACGCAAAAGGTCGCCACTTCCCCTGCCTGCCTTTAATGGTTAAATCTTCACCTAGAACTTTCAGGAAACTTTCACCTAACCCTCACCCTACGGGCGTCCGATGGTCCCCCCGATCCTGTACACTTCTATCAAGCGCAACGGGGCAGCGCACGAATGCCCCACCGGTTCCAGGGTTATGACTACCGCCACCGTTCTCTCCGGCGCCTTCTATCGCACCTTCAGCGAGGCGGAGAGCAGCGCGATCCGCAACCTGCACGTCGAACCCGGCAGCGTGCTCACGGGCGCCCCTGGGTTCGTTGAGGTGATCTTCCACCGCAACCCGACCCGCGCCTACGGGTTCGACGCCGACCCCGCCTTTACGGCGGATCTGTTTGACGTTCTCGGGTACACTGACCTGCGAGGCGAGTCGCTGGGGCGGATGATCGCCCGCGCTCGCCAGGATGGGCGCCTGCAGGCGATCCCTGAGGAAGTGTGAACGATTGTAACGGGCACCCTCCGGGGTGCCCCGCGATCGTCTAGGATGTCATCAAGCGCAACGGGGGAGCGCCGAATCCCCCACCGGTTCCAGGGTTATGACTACCGCCACCACCGCCCGCCATAACGAAACTGACGCCCTGCTGGAGCGGGTGCTGCGCGGTCTGCACGGTACTAATCCTCAGGCGGCAGCTAATCTTGAGCACGATCTGGCGCAGTGTGAGGATCGTAAAGTGCAGCAGTTTAGTGTAACAACCCGCCGCGACGGTTTGATTAACTTTACCTCTGATCTGAGTGATGCTGAGGTGCTGCAATCCCTTCGCGGTCAGCGTTCACAATTTGCACAAGATCTTGCCGCTAAGTTTAATCGTCTGAGCGCATCTCAGTATGCCTGGGCACATAAACTTGCCGTGGATAATGTTAAAAAGCAGCAGAATGTTGCTAAGGTGAATGATGCTGACCTCTCCATGTTTGAGGCACTGTTTAATGCTTTCGAGGCAGCACGTAGCAAGGGTGCTAAGCGTTTGACCCTGCGATTCGCCGGGGTTAATGTGAAACCCAACCGCGACATGTCTGCGCTGTGGGTTACATCTCAGACTGAGACTGAGGAAGGGAACTACGGAATCCAACCCAAGTACCTGGGTAAAGTTACCCGAAAGGCGCTGGATTCGCGCCTGCCCGATGATGTCAAAGCGATCATCATGGCGGCAGCGTCCGATCCCCTCACCGCAGCGATTCGCTACGGTAAGGTATCCGGGGAGTGCTCATGCTGTGGGCGGGAACTAACGAATCCGGAGAGCATTGAGCGGGGGATTGGTCCTATCTGTGCCGACAAGTTCGGATGGTGAGGTATACCGGGGGAGGGACAGTCTCTCCCCCTTTCTCTATACTTTATGTGTACGTGCTAAATGACACCTATTAACCGTGCTTATCGACAGTATGCCGATGGATAAGGGCGCCTTATGGGTCGCGCCTAGCGATTGAAAAACGTTCAACTACCCTAATCTATAACAACTCTGACCCACGCTAGTTCTATAAGACTCACAAGAAACAAAAAATCCTCCGAGGTATAAAAATTCCCCCCAAGTAAAATCCGATGTATAAAAAAAATTCTCCCAGAAAAAATCCGCCATATTGGAATTTTTGGAAAGTAGTATTTGCCGGTTGGTTAATACGCTATCCTAAGCAAATGTTTAGGATCATTGGAATCCCTCTCGGAATCTTATTAGTAATGATATATAATGCACTGACGAAGTAAATCAAATGATTGAAAAACTTTATCACATCTACGTGAAAGACAGTTGCATTTATCATTCTCTGAAGGAGGAAGAGTTCAATACTACTTGGATTGCCTTAAATCGCCTTGGAGAATTGTTGTCAGACTGTCCAGATCTCTCTTATGAGGAAGTGACCATAGACCGGGAAATCGCGCTGAACTCATCCCATTGACAAGTCCCTATATAGACTGTTATAATCAGTTTGAGGTTTGTTAAAAAAATTTGATGAATTTATTGGAAAAATTTTCCAAGTATCTTCCAGATATACTTGATGATAATGAATGTTGGGAATGGCAAGGAAAAATTGATGCTCATGGTTATGGGTACATTTGCAGAAACAAAAAAACTTTAAAGGCGCATAGAATTTCTTATGAAATTCATTATGCAGAACCTTTGGGAAATCTCCACTGTCTTCATAGATGTGATAATCCAAAGTGTGTTAATCCTTCACATTTGTTTTCTGGAACTAATCTTGATAATGTCAAAGATAAAGTCAATAAAGGAAGATGTTATACTGGTAATCAAAAAGGCGAAAATAATGGGGCATCAAGATTAAAAAATACTGATGTAATCAGAATTAGACAACTATATAAATCGGATAATTATACAACTATTAAACTTGCGGAAATGTATAATGTGCATCGCTCTACAATTTCTTATGTTGTAAATAATAAAACTTTTAAACATTTATTAGAGGATTGAAAATGGCTCGTGGATTTACAGTAAAAGCGAAACCTCCCACAACTGCACCAAAACAGGAGTGGGACTACGAAAAAATTAAAGAAAGAATGAAAGGCAAATCTATTGTCTTCTGTCTACCTGGACGAGGATGTTCTTTCATTTTCTTAAAGGCATTTGTTCAACTCTGTTTTGATCTAGTACAAAACGGAATGAGCATTCAAATATCCCAGGATTATTCCTCAATGGTAAACTTTGCAAGATGCAAGTGTCTCGGAGCAAATGTTCTAAGGGGACCAAAACAAGTTCCTTGGGATGGAAGACTGGAATATGATTATCAACTTTGGATTGATAGTGATATTGTCTTCAACACAGAAAAGTTTTGGCAGTTATGTGATATGTCACTACCAGAAGAAGGCGAAGAAAAATCAATTGTTGCCGGATGGTATGCTACAGAAGATGGTGTCACAACCTCTGTTGCCCATTGGTTAGACGAAGAAGATTTTCGTCGTAACGGTGGTGTCATGAATCACGAAACTGTTGAGACCATCAGCAAGCGTCGTAAACCATTTACAGTTGATTATACTGGATTTGGTTGGGTCCTTATTAAGAAAGGTGTTTTTGAAAATCTTGAGTATCCTTGGTTTGCTCCTAAGATGCAAGTTTTTGAATCAGGCGCCGTTCAGGACATGTGTGGGGAAGATGTTTCATTCTGCCTTGACGCAAAAGACGCAGGTTTTGAAATCTGGTGTGACCCTCGCGTAAGAGTCGGTCACGAAAAAACAAGAGTTATTTAATTATTTGGAGTATTAAACTATGGCAAAGCGACCTAATCTCAACGGAGAACAAATTGAAGCACATCCCAAGTCTACCCGTCAGGGTCTTGGGAAGAATACAAAGTATGCCGCGACTTCAAAGAACAAGGCAAGAAAAAAATACCGAGGTCAAGGTAAATAATTTCATAGAGTGCTTAAATATAATTAAGCACTCTTTTTTTTATGTCTTTTGTAGAAAAGGAATCTTATATCTTAAATTGGATTCATGAAGTTTCAAAAACACGAGAAGAATTGAAGGGGTTTTCTATATGTCCTTTTTCTTCTCGATCAAACTACAAAATTATTGAATGTAATGCAGAAAACATAATTCCAATAGATAATTATGAGGTCATCATTTTTATTATTGAAGATCATTTCAACTTAGAGGAAGTCCAATATTGGGTAAACTATCATAATCTCCAAAACCCTGATTGGAAATTTTTTAAAGATTGTGGATCTTATGATACTTATATTAATGGCGTTAAAACAAATAATGGCAAATATAATTTAATTTTAGGGCAATCCAGAAAAGAACTCAGAGAATTTAGAAAAAAACTAGCTAAAACCTCGTATTATGATCTGTGGGATGATGAGTATTTGAAAGAAATTCTTGAGGAGGATTATGATATTATTAACCGGGATAGTAACCCCGTAAAAAGTTCTGATTTATAAAAAATCAGGAGAACAAAAAATGACTAAAAAAGTAGATAAAGATGAAAACTTTATGAGAAGTCAGTGGGGTACACAATATTTGTCAAGTGAATATGGTTGGGAATCAAAAGTTAATAAGCAAAAAATGCTTCGTGAAATCTCAAACGATGACATTACACCCAAAAAGCATGATTTTTTGATTCAAAATGAGATTCACGAAAAAATCCGCAATGATGATGATTATGATGATTGGGAATACGGCACGGAACCTCTTTATGAATTCCAAAAAAACTGAATAAATAATATAAATTATTATTCAGTTTTATGCCTCTAGAGAGGGTAAGTAAAGGGTTCAAAGATATAAGTATGTCATTTCAGGTTAATCCTCTGAATTATGATCTTGTGGCGCTCAGGAATGAATCTGCAATCGCAAGATCAGTGAGAAATCTTGTACTTACCCAACCTGGAGAAAAATTTTTCAATCAAAATTTAGGTTCTAGAGTTTCAAGATCACTTTTTGAAAATCTTGATGAAATTTCAGCATCTATAATCAAAGATGAGATTGAAAATACTATTAAAAATTATGAACCAAGAGTCAATCTAATTGATGTTATCGTATCACCAGATTATGATAACGGCGAATTTAATGTGACAATACAGTATTTGATTGTTGGTATTGATGTATTACCGCAACAGTTATCCTTTGCACTTCAGCCAACCCGATAATGGCATTAGTTAATTTCACAAACTTAGATTTTGATCAAATTAAATCATCAATCCGCGAGTATTTGAGATCAAATTCAAATTTTACCGATTATGATTTTGAAGGATCAAATCTTTCTACAATTATAGATCTATTAGCATATAATACCTATATCTCTTCATATAATGCTAATATGATTAGCAATGAAGTTTTTATTGATAGTGCCACTTTGCGTGAGAATGTTGTTTCATTAGCAAAGCATATTGGGTATACACCAAGATCCCGAACCTCCTCAAGAGCAAATATATCTTTTTTCGTAGATACTACAAGCATATCAACAGCAGAAACTGCGCCATTAACGGTTACTCTTCAAAAAGGATTGGTGTGTGTAAGTTCTGTTGCATCTAATGGTCAGAATTATACATTTTCAATTATTGAAGATATCACTGTTCCAGTAGTAAATGGAATAGCCTTGTTTGATAATATCACGATTTACGAAGGTTCCTATGTAAATCAATCTTTCATTGTGGATGTAAATAATTCAGAACAAAAATTTATATTAAATAATGCAAATATTGATACTTCAACTCTGTCAGTTAATATTAGAAATTCCCAAGAAAGTAGTATTATTAATAAATTTAACTTATGTGAAGACTTATGTGTAGTTAATGATAAAAGTAGAGTATTTTTTCTACAAGAAATAGAAGATCAAAGATATGAAATTATATTTGGTGATGGAATATTTGGAAAAAAACTTGATAATTCAAATGTAGTAGAAGTTACCTATATTGTATCAAACGGTGAAAGTTCTAATGGTATTGAATCATTTTCCTTTATAGGAAGACTAGTAGATAATAATGCTCGGGTAATTGCATCAGGAGTATCTTTAATTAGTACCATTTCTCCATCTCAAGGTGGAAAAGAAATTGAATCAATAGATTCAATTAGAAAATATGCGCCTAGGTTATATTCTTCACAAAAAAGAGCCGTAACCTCTTCCGATTATGAAAATATTGTTACTATGCTGTACCCAGAAGCAGAATCTGTTTCTGTTTTTGGTGGTGAAGAATTGGATCCTCCAAGATATGGAAAAGTCTTTATTACAATTAAACCTTTTGAAGGAGAGGTTCTTCCGGAAACAATTAAAGACAATCTTAAAAATTTATTAAGAAAATACAGTGTTGCTGGAATTGTTACTGAAATATTAGACTTAAAGTATCTTTATATTGAGTTTGACTCCTCTGTTTATTATAATACTAGTTTTTCACAATCACCTTCAGACTTAAAAACTCAAATCTTAAACAATTTAATTAGATATTCAGATTCTACAGAATTGAATAAATATGGTGCTAGATTTAAATATAGTAAATTTTTAAAAATAATTGATGAAACAAATAAGGCAATAACATCAAATATAACTAAAATTAATATGAGAAGAGATTTGAAAGTTTTGTTAAATCAATTTGCGGAGTATGAAATTTGTTTTGGTAATGGTTTCCACATTAAAAATGAAAGTGGTTATAATATAAAATCTTCATCTTTTGGGGTTTCTGGTATTTTAGAAGATTTATACTTATCAGACATACCAGATTCAAATAAAAAAACTGGAAGAATTATATTTTTCAAAATAAATATTGAAAATTCTTTGCCATATATTGTCAATCCGAATGCAGGAAAAATTGATTATGAGAAGGGAGAGGTGATTATATATCCAGTAAATATCATAAGAGCAGGAAAAGAAAAGTTTAACAATCCTATTATAGAAATATCTGCAATACCAAAATCAAATGATATAATTGGACTACAAGATTTATATTTACAACTAGATATCAATAATAGTATTATTAATATGATATCTGATCCAATTTCTTCCGGTTCCGATATATCCGGAACGATTTATAAAACAACATCAAGTTATTCTAACGGAAATTTTATAAGAAAGTAAAATGATTAATAACAGAGTAAAATTCAATCTAATTCTAGAAAATCTAGTTCCAGAATATGTAAGAGAAGAATTTCCGTTAGTATTGGAATTTTTGAAAGAATATTATAAGTCTATTGAAAATCAAGGACAAACACTTGATCTTCTACAAAATATAGACAAATATGTGCAAATTGATAATATTACAAATCTGATAGATAGCACAAATCTAGTTACGGATATTACTTTTTTTGATGATGAAATATATGTTGAATCTATTCAAGGATTCCCTAAGAGAAATGGATTGTTGCAGATTGACTCTGAAGTAATTTTTTATGAGAAAATATTAGAATTTCAAAAAGTAGAAAATATAAACATCATTATACCAACTAATTCAAATATTGTATATCCGATTGATGTTATTGGATCTCTTTCCGACTATGCGGGTTGTTTGTTGAGAATAAAAGATGAAGACAATAACATAATTAAAATCATAAAAATAGATTCCATTGGAAGTGGTTTATCATTGATACTATCTGATATTCCATTTATCTCTGATGAAACTTTTGAATCTGAATATGTATGTGAAATTGTCGGAAGTAGATTTATTGGATGCAAAAGGGGATTTAGTGGTGTAACTTCATATACATCTATCAATGCAATAGATAAACTTACTTTCAGCGAATCCGAATCTAATGATCACATATTTGGTTCCATTGTTAAAAATCTAAGTATACTTTTCCTAAAAGAGTTTTTTAGAAAAATAAAATACCAAATCGCTCCTGGATTTCAAAACATAGAGTTTTTTGGGGATTTAAATGAATCTACTTTTGTTAAGAATATTAGGGAGTTTTATACATCAAAAGGAACAGATTGTTCTTTTGAATTATTATTCAGAGCATTATTTGGTTCTGATGTGGAAATTATTAAACCTAGAGATTATTTGATAATTCCATCAGACGCACAGTATAGGGTCTTTAGGAATATAATAGTAGAATCTGTCAATGGTGATCCAAGAAAATTAGCAAATAGGACACTATATCAAGATCAGTTTGCAGGTATTAATCCTGCAAAAGGTATTGTATCTAAAGTAGAAAAAGTACAAAAGGATAGTAAAGATTATTATATTATCAGTTTAGATAATACAAAGGAAAATAGTTATGATTTAATTTTTGGTAATTTTAGTATTCACCCTAAAACAAAAGTTACTTTTGAATCCCAAATAGGCAGTAGTTATATTGATGTAGATTCCACAATTGGATTCCCAGAATCTGGTGAACTAGTAGTTGAATATGAAAATCAAACAAGTGATATTATCACATATAAATCAAAAACATCTACTCAATTTTTAGAATGTGAAGGTATAACACAATCTATACCACTACTAACAGATGTAAAATTGAATACTTTTGTATACTCAATAGTTGATGGGGAAACAATTTCAGTACGAATTGTAGGTGTAATTTCTGATTTAGATTTAATTGATAATTCTTATTACAATAAAATTGGGGATGAAATTGAGGTTAAAACCTTAGGTATAGAATTAGATGATGTTAGATCAGAAAACTGGTTCTTTAATATTCCAGTATCTTATGATGTATCTTCAGTATCAATACTTGATAATAATGAAAATCAAAAAGATTATGAAGTTATTTTATTTGATAAACATATATTAAAAATAGGCGATCCAATTACATTATCTTCATCATTGGGTCAAAAATCTGATGGATTGGTTATTTCTTTTATAAACGAAAAAACAGTAGCAGTAAGAATAAAAGATTTATTAGATCCATCATTAAAATACATATTAAATAAAAATATATCAAAGGTAGACTCATCAAACTATAAAAGTTTGAATCAATATTCTTCCAATGTGCAAAATGTATATTCAGATGCTAACAATGAAATATATGTAAATTCACAGTCTTTACCAAATTATCTTTATGAACCTTTAACTATAAATGATAATTCTATTGTATTTTCTGGTTCATATAATAATACTGAAGAACTTAATATAGGACCTCATAATTTTTATACTGGCGATTCCGTAATTTATAAACCGGGTGAAGGTTCAAATAAATTAAATATAGAAAAGGGAATTTATTTTGTTAAGCGAGTAAATAGTACAACTATTAAGTTATCAAGAAGTAGAAACAATATCTACACAAATATAAACTTCTTGAGACTAAGTGGAGATGTAGTAAATAATAAATTAGAATTTACTAAATTTAATTTTCCAAATTTAGAAACTAAACTATTAGAACCTCAAAATATTCTGAGAAAAATAACTCCAGATTTTGATAAATCCGATTCAACTACTTTGCCTGGAACTATTGGCATTTTAGTAAATGGAGTTGAACTATTAAATTATAAATCTAACGATCAAATATTTTATGGTGAAATAAAATCAATAATTCCTTCATCCGAAGGTAGTGGTTATGATGTTATTAATCCACCAGATTTAATCATTAGTGATCCAATTGGATTTGGCGCTCAAGCATATTGTGCAGTTAATGGATCATTGGATCGTATTGATATTGTTGATCCCGGATTTGATTATTTGGAAGTTCCTAAAATACAAATCGCCGGAGGAAACGGAACTGGAGCATCTGCAGTTGCCGAACTAGTAAATTATAATTATTCGGTTAATTTTGACATTTCAAATGTTAATGTCATAACAGATACCATTGGATTTTCTACTTATCATAATTTTAGGACAGGAGAAGTAGTAAAATATTTACCTTTGAATAATATTCCAGTAAGTGGTTTAACTACTAATTCAATATATTATATTAGTGTTATTGATAATTTAAATATAAAATTACACAAATCATTTGAAGATTCTGTATCTGGAATAAACACATTACCACTATCTAATGTTGGTGGAAAATATCATAGATTAACATCAGAAAATTTAAAAAGAAAACTTGGATCTATACGAGTTGTTAATGGTGGAAAAAATTATCAAAACAAAAAAAGAATTTGTTATCCAACTGGAATCAATACATACAGCGATACTATACTAATTAATAATCATGGATATTCAAGTGGCGAAATAATTACATATAATTCAACTCAAGGATCTCCAATTGGATTAACTAGTTCTACAAGTTACTATGTCACTAAAATTAATGATAATGAATTTAAATTATCTCAAATTGGTATCAGTACTCTAGGAATTTCAACTTCATTCTATTATGAAACTAGACAATATGTAAAATTAAGCTCTCAAGGAGCAGGAAAACATATCTTTAACTATCCAAAAATTGAAGTTACTATTTCTGGAAAAGTTGGAACTTATTCAACAGTTCAAACATATCAGGCTAAAATTCAACCAATTTTTAGTGGAAAAATTGAATCTGTTTTTATTGAAGATGGGGGAAACTCTTACGGATCTAATGAGATTTTAAATTACACCAAACAACCAGAGATTAAACTTTTAACTGGAACTGATGCTCAAGTTGAACCTATAATTTCTGACGGAAAAATTGTAGATGTAATTATAAAAAATCCAGGAAAAAATTATTATTCAACACCTAAATTGGAAATAACTGGAAGTGGATCCGGTTGTATCCTGACTCCAGTAGTGAAATTTGGTGTTTTATTTGAAGTAAAGATTATATCTTCAGGAGCTGGATACAATAACCAAACAAAAATTGATGTAATTCCCCCAGGAATTGGAGCAAAATTTGAAGCTTCAATTCAAAGTTGGAGAATTAATATAGTAGAAAGAATATTCAGAAATAATACTATTACATCAGATGATGGAGTAATTTATGAGGGTAAAGGTAAAAATTCTAGTTTAGAATATACACATCTATATGCACCAAGAAAACTTAGATCATCCGTATTTGGAACAAGAACAATAAATGGATCCACAATATATTCACAAGACCTAGAACTAATTGATGGAAAAGAATCAGATTCTGTATCACATTCCCCTATAATCGGATGGGCATATGATGGAAATCCAATTTATGGTCCATATGGATATTCCTCTATAACTGGTGGTTCTGTAAAACAGATGATACCTGGATATGAACTTGTGATTAAAGATAATAGACCGAATTTAGATTTATATCCATTGGGAATTTTTATAGAAGATTACGAATTCTTAAATACTGGTGATTTAGATAAGCATAATGGAAGATATTGCATAACTCCCGAATTTCCAAATGGAACTTATGCGTATTTTTCAACTTTTAATACTTTTGTTGAGACCAGAGAAGGATCACTATTCAACAAATATAAAAAACCAGCATTTCCATATTTGATTGGTAATACATATAAATCTAATCCTATTAAATTTAATATTTCAATAAATTCAAATTTAAATAAATTTGATTTAAATAAAGAAAAATGGTTAAGAAATACAAAACCATATTCATTATTGAATAAAAATACATATTATAATTTTATACAAAATTCAGATAAAAATAGAAGACAAATTTCTATTGTTGAGCAAATTAATAGCGGAAAGATAGATTCTGTTGGTATTATTACTGGCGGTTACGACTATAAAGTTGGAGATAAACTAATAGTAGATGATACAAATACTAGTGGATTTGGGTTTAATGCTTCAGTTTCCTCAATAAAGGGTATAAAATTATTAAAGGTAGAATCTGCCACTGAAATTATTGATGATGTTGAAATATTATTCAATAATTCAAAACTTATATCATTTTCAACTTCCCCACACAACTTATTTAATAATGATATAGTCACAATTAATTCAAAATATGACTTTAATGCAAGAGGATTAGTAAAATTAACTCAAAATAATTTGGTATTAACTACCGGTATTGGATCAACACTAACTACTGGAATTATAACTTATTTGAATGTATCTGGTAATCTCAACTATCCAAATGTAAGAGAAAATGATGTATATCAGATTGATCAAGAAAAGGTAAAAATATTAGCAATTGATAAAAATTCTTCTAGAATTAAAGTTCTTCGGGAATTTGATAATAGTGTTGGAGTTAATTCTGCGGTTTCTGGATCTATACTTACAGAAAAGACTAGAAAATTTGAAATTAGATTGAATTCATCTGGGTTGTCTACAGAAAGCATTTTAGATGTCAATAAAGAAATATATTTTGATCCAAATGAAACTATTGGAATTGGAACTACTTCTGGAGTAGGGATAACAAGCACTATATACTTCTCTAATCCTGGTGTTGGTATAACTTTTATTTCAATACCAACAAAATCATTGTATTTGCCGGAGCATAATTTAGAAACTGGCGATGAATTAACTTATTCAACTAACAATGGATCTTCAATATTAGTCTCATTAGATGGAATAAATGGATTTTCTCTACCAAATGATTCTAAGGTATATGTTTCAAGAATAAGTTCAAATCTTATTGGAATTTCTACTGATAATAATAATACACTATATTTCCTTTCTTCCGGTTCTGGTATAAATCATAGTTTTAAAACTAATTATAAAAATATATTCAAAGGTAGGGTTTCTAAAACTATAGTCACATCTACTACAGATGGTAGTCATAACTTATTGTTAAATGATGAAATAAATTTAAAAATTCAATCAAAGACCATTGAAACATTTAAAGTAAGATATAATAAAAATAATAGAAGATTATTGATTAATCCTATAAATTTCTTATCGTCTGCTGTAAATGTTGATGATAATACCATAAGATTGCCAAATCATGGACTAAGAAGTGGGCAAAAGATAATTTATACATCATCTTCACCATCACTAGGATTGGTGAACAATGAAATTTATTATGTAATTAATGTAAGTAGTGATGATATTGGTCTCTCATCTACATTATACGATTCAACTAAAAATTTTCCATCATTCATTAATATAGAGTCTTCATCTTCAGGAACAATATCTCCGATAAATCCAAAAATAAACATAACTAAAAATAATCAAGTTATATTTGATCTATCAGATTCTTCTTTATCCTTTAAAAATAATTCATTTGACTATTCAGCATTTAAATTTACATTATATACTGATTCTAATTTTTCCAATGAATTTGAAACCTCTGAAAAAAATACAATCTTTAATGTTAGAAGATTTGGTAAAGTTGGCATTGATACTGATGCAAGATTAGTTATTGACTCTACGGAAAATATTGATGGTGATCTTTTTTATAATCTAACACCAATTAATTTAAAGATCAATGATAAAGAAAATATAGAGATTATTTCCGATACTGATGTTATTGAAGCAAACAAAATTTCATTCAATGAAAGTCTATTGAATGGGAATCACACTATAGTTGGAATATCTACAACATCGTTTAATTTTAACTTAATTGGAAATCCAGAAAAATCGGAGTATAATACCAATAATTCATCACTTTACTATACAACAAATTCTAAAAATTGTTCAGGCGAAATATCTGATATAAAAATATTTTCCGGTGGATCTAATTATAAATCCGTACCATTTGTAAAATCAATATCTTCCGATAATGGATATGGTGCGGTTTTAAAATTAAATAGTAAGTCTATAGGTTCTATTTTAAAAACTAAAAAATTAGATGTTTCATTTGATTATTCTTCTGATTTTACAATTCGCCCAACTTCAATACAACCACTTCTTTTTGAAGTTGAAAATATTTCATTAGTAGATAATGTGGAAGTTTTATTGCCTGGTAAAAATTATACTATACCTCCAAAATTAATCCTGATTGATGGATATACGAATAAAATTATAGAAGATCTTGAATTAGATTATGATATTAGAAATAGAAAAGTAACTATCATAAAAAATACACTAGGCATTAGTGATTATATACCAAAAATAATACCAGTAAATAATAGTAATGGTATTGATATAAGAAACATTTCTTATAATAACATTACAAAAAATGTAACTGTAATATTAAATCCTGGATTTAGTAGAGAGCAGGATTTCCCATTTGATATTGGCGATAAAGTTTTTATAGAAAATATTAGTGTTGGTATAAGTAGTGATGGTAAAGGATATAATTCTTCTGATTATGATTATCAATTATTTGAAATAACTTCTGTTGATAAAAATATTGGTGGATCTGGCGGATCTGTGACATATAATATTTCAAAATATTTGAGTGGTAATGATAATCCTGGACAATTTGATTCATTTAATTCCTCGGGTAAAATAATTCCAGAAAAATATTTACCATCATTTAGAGTAAATACAAAGAAAAAAGAATTTTATATTAATGAATCTATTGAAAGTGGATCTTCAAAGGGGAAAATACAGAGTATAGATCTTTTCAATAATATATTGAAAATATCCAGTAAAGATAAGTTTAACCCCGGTGATATTTTAAAGGGAACATCGTCTAACTCAGTTGCGCAAATTAAATCAGTTACAACATTTAATTCAGTATATAATATAAATTCCAATTTTATGGGTGAAGAGGGATGGGAAAGGGAAACTGGATTCTTGAACAATACTACACAAAGAATACATGATAGTAATTATTATCAATATTTTTCTTATGACTTAAAATCAAATATTGATTATGAGACATGGAATCCATATGTAAGTAATTTAAATCACACATCAGGATTTAAAAAATTTGGTAGTTTAGTTATAGACTCAAAATCAGATTATACTGGCATTTCAACTGAACAAAACCAAAGTGATTTTGTGGGCATTTCTCATATTAACCAAATTGTAGATTTAAATTGTTATCATGATTTTGATTTGGTTAAAGAAAATAATATTACCATTAATAATGAATCAGTAACTGATCAAATAATTTTTAATAGCAAATTTATTCAAGATTATATTGAATCTATTGGAAATAGAGTTCTAGTAATAGATGATCTATCGGACACTTTCAATAGTAATCCAAGATCAGATATTTACAGTGTTGTTGATTCTTTTGATTTGGAAAATATATACAAAAAGTATTTTATTTTTATTAGAGATAAGGTATTTGTAGATTTTAAACAATCATCAATGGTTTCATTAATTCAAAATAATGAATTTGGTTATTTGAGTCAATATGGTGTAGTAGGAAATATCTCTGATCTTGGATATTTTGAGTTTAGAAGGTCTGGATCATTTGGTAATTTGTTATTTTTCCCCAAAAAGTTTGATTTTGGATCATATGATGTAAGTTATATAAGTTTTGATTTATATAATACTATCACTGGTATTGGACAAACTTCATTCGGAAATGATCCTACATTAATAACTACACAAACAAATGTAACGGATGGTGTTACCACTAAGATTGTTGGAATACCAACTTCATATAAAGGATCTAAGGTATTAGTACATATTAGAAGTTATGATGATACTATACCCAATGATGCCTATTATGAAGTTCATGAACTAACTCTATTACACAATGATGTTGATGTTTCTGTTTTGGAATATGGACAATTTAATACTTCTTCGTTATTAGAAAATTCTGGGGTTGGTATCGCAACTTACAATGCATATATTTCTAATAATGAATTAATATTAGATATAAAAACAAATGTAGGTTCTGGAGTATCTTTTGTTGTTAACACATCAGCAATTTCTATAGGAAATGATTCCCCAAATACTGTATCCTACCTAGACTTCAGAGAAGGAACAATAGCATCTGGATCTATTTTTATTGCAGCAAATTCTTTACCTTTTCCCTCAGTGGCAGTAAGTATGCCAAATAATTGTGAGACATCATATATCATATCTTTGGTTCATGATCTTACCAATAATGAATATAGTATTTCCGAAATTATAACATTAAAAGATGAAATTAGTGGTGAACTTTTAGTGACAGAGTATGGTATATTAAATACGGATACAAATATTGGCGTTTATAGTGCGGATAATACTTATGGTACAGATTCATATAATTTACTTTTTACTCCAAATCCAAATATTGACGTAAAAGTTACATACTTCCAAATGTCTCTTGGTAGATTTGATGATGCGTATAATAATCCTAATATTTTAGATTTAAATAATTATACTTTAAGTTCTGGATATGGAGAATATTTTGGAACTAGTTTAGATATTAGAAAAGAATTTAACCTAACATATAAAGGAAGTACAATATTTGAGAAGGTATTTAATGCATCTAGTTCTGAAGTCGTTAATATTAATGACAGTTCTGTATTATTGTCGTACCATTTCTTCACTACTGGCGAAGAAATAGAATATAGATACAACAATTCAGATACTTCCTCCGAAAATGCGATAGAGATTACGCCAACATTTATATCTGGAATAGGTGTAACTGATAAATTACCAACAACATTATATATTGTAAAGGATAGTGATATTAAAGTTAGAGTTTCTGCTTCTGCGTCACAATCTTTACAAAGCATTCCAGATGTTTTGAATTTTACAAATTTGGGAATTGGTACTGAACATAAATTCATTTCCAAAAAGAGAAATGAAAAATCTTTGATTGCAATTGATAATGTAATACAATCTCCTATTGTTTCTACATCAACAACTGCTGGATTAACAACTTCTATGAGTAGGATAAATTTATATCTTAGTGTTGATGATTCTGAAGATTTATTTGGTGGCGATTTAATTAAAGTAAATAATGAAATAATGTTAATCCGAGCCGTAGATTCGCCAATTAAAAATGTTTTACTTGTAGATAGATCTCTATTGGGAACAGGAATTTCTTCTCACCCAAAAAATTCCACTGTATTCAAAGTAAAGGGAAACTATAATATAGTTGATAATAAAATTTATTTTTCAGAGGCACCATTTGGTAAAGTTCCCGTTTCAAACCCCAATGCCAGATTTGATGAAATAGATTATTTTGGACTAGAAATAAGTTCCAGATTCAATGGTAGAGTATTTTTGAGGTCTGGTATTTCTAATTCTAATGATGATACTTATATTAATAATAAAATTATAGATGATATTTCTAGTGAATTCAATACCATAAAATCTACTTTTGAATTAAAGTATGATAGTTCAAATATTACCGGAATATCAACAGATAATGCTATAGTCTTAGTTAACAGTGCCGTTCAATATCCAGAATTATCTTACGTTTTAACCGAAAATGCTGGCATAACTACCATAAAAGTTAATAGTCCAGAATCAACTACATATGATTCAAGAATAATTAGTTTGCCTAAGGGTGGAATTATATTATCTGTTGGATCTTCTGAGGGATTTGGATATCAACCATTAGTTTCTGCTGGAGGTAAACCTGTTGTATCTTCAAGTGGAACTATACAATCTATCCTAATAAACAATACTGGATCTGGATATAGACCAGGAATACAAACATCAGTGAATGTTTCAGTATTAAAAACCGATTCTTCAGATTATGAATCTGAAGTAGTTGGAATTGCTTCTATAATTAACGGAGAAGTTGTTAGCGTAACTATAACTAATCCTGGTTCTGGTTATACATCCACTAATCCACCAGATGTTGTTTTTGATCCTCCATATTCATATACAGATATACCTTTAGTTTATAGTAATGATTCTGGATCCATTGGTATTGGCACAGAGGCCACAGTAAATATAATTGTAGGACAATCATCTAATGTTGTAGATTTTGAATTCAAGAACCTTGGATATGGATATAAAAAGGGTGATGTTTTAACTATAGATATTGGTGGGCAAACTGGAATACCAACCACTTCAAATTTTGTGGAATTTAAAATTTTTGTTGATTCCATTTTTAGTGATAGTTTCTCTGCTTGGACTGTCGGGGGTCTACAAATTTTAGATTCTTTTGAAGATTTATTTGATGGCACTAGAAAAAGATTTCCAATATCAATTGATGGAAATCTAGTATCTATAGTATCTAAAAAAGGATCTAATATTGATATACAATCAACACTATTAGTATTTGTGAACGATATTTTACAAGTTCCTGGCGAAGGTTATGTTTTTAATGGGGGCAGTATAATTGAATTTACAGAATCTCCAAAACCAGAAGATAAGTGTTCAATAATTTTTTACACCGGAACTAGTAATGTAGATACATTTAATTTTGATATTTTAGAAACTGTTAAAATTGGGGATGAACTAACAATTAATAGTGATGATCCATTATATCAAGAAAAAACTAGAATTATAGAATCTATAACTAACGTAGATACTACTAAAACCAACTTCTATAATGATCAAGGAATAGATAGAGAGTCTACTCGTTTTAGACCAGTTTTATGGTGCAAACAAACTGAAGATAAGATTATTAATGGAAATTATGTCGGAAAAGATAGGGTATATTATGAACCTTACATATATCCAACAACAAATATAATTCAAAATGTCGGATTAGGTACTGACATCATTTTTGTGGAAAGTGTTAAGACTTTCTTTGATAGTGAAAAAGAATATTTCCATAACGGGGTAAATGAAAAACCACAAAATAAAATTATTATAATATCTCAAGACTCTGTGACTTCTGCCGCAGCAACAGCAATTGTTTCATCTTCAGGAACTATTTCATCTATTATTATTAATGATGGTGGTATAGGGTATAGCACTGATCCATCAATTTCTATAAGCAATCCAATTGGGTTGGGAACTACCGGTAGAGCACAAGCACAGTCTTTTATTACAAATGGATCTGTATCTTCGGTTTCAATATCAACGGGAGGGTTTGGTTATGATCAAATGCAACCACCAGAAATTCTTTTTGAGTCTCCATCTCCAAAATACGAAATTTTAGATAATATTTCATATGAAGGAGATTTTGGTGTTATTACTGGAATTTCAACAATATCAGTTGGTGCCGCATTAACAGGTATTGTGTTTGATTTATTCATTCCTCAAGATTCGGTTTTGAGAGATACTGATATAGTAAAAGTGGGGATAGCAACAACGGGAATTAGTGGTATTCAAACTGGTTATTATTTTATAGTTAAAAATTCCAATCTCGGTAATGGTTTAAAATCTTTAGATTTATCGGGAAATGTATTATCTATAGGAAATAGTTTTATAGATAATACTTATCAAGTTGCTTCAGTTTCCATCGCACAAACATCAGTTCCGGGCATTGGAATAACATATGTTGCCAAAGTAATTGTTGGAGTATCTTCATATAATAATTTGACCGGATTAGGATTCAGTGATTTTTATGGCGAATATAGTTGGGGAAGAATTTCTTCTTCAACTGAAAAAACCGAAAATGAATTCATATCTTATGGATATAATGGAATATCTACTTCTCCAGTGATCCAAAGATTTAATAGATTAAAATATATCGGGTATTCAACTACATAAATATATAAAAAACCGTAAAATGTCTGCAATTATAACTGACCAATTAAGGATATTAAATGCGAAAAATTTTGTTTCAAATTTAATATCTACTGATAGATCATATTATACTTTTATCGGTCTTCCAAATGCTACCGATTATGATGAAAATTGGGATGCAACTCCACCATCACCAAAAGACAATTTTGATCAAGAGAATGATTATTGGGATTCAATGATCGCATTGAAAAAAATAAAACCTAGTGATGTTAGTTTGGTTGTAAGAAAAATAACGTGGGAATCTGGTATAACTTATGACATGTATCGTCATGATATCAGTAGAACAAAATTATCTTTACCTTCACAGTCTACAAATTTATATAATTCAAATTTTTATGTAATTAATAGTGAGTACAAGGTTTATATATGTTTACATAACGGAACAGATCCGGAAAATCCGGAAGGAAGACCATCTTTAGATGAACCAACATTTTCAGATTTAGAACCAAGATCTGCGGGTGATAGTGGTGATGGTTATGTATGGAAATACTTATTCACGATACCTCCTAGTGATATAATTAAATTTGATAGTATTAATTTTATTCCTGTCCCGAAAAATTGGGGAGAAGATACTTCCAGTTCACCCATAAAATTAAATGCGAAAACAAGTGGACAATTAAAAATTGTAACAATCGTTGACAGAGGATCTAATTTGGGTCCTGGGGATACGGTGTACACTAATGTTCCAATTGATGGTGATGGTACTGGAGCAACTGCTACTATTGTAATTAATAATGAATCGCAAGTAGAATCAGTGACAGTTTCTAATGGTGGTGAAGGTTATACATATGGAACAATAAATTTAAAAAATTCATCAATAGATACAAATACACCAAACTTTTCGTCTCCTATTTTTGATGTTATTATTCCACCCAAAGGTGGGCATGGTCATGACGTTTATCGTGAACTTGGATCTTTTAATGTCTTATTATATTCTAGAATTGAAAATGATAACGAAAATCCAGATTTTATTGTAGGAAATCAAATTTCAAGATTTGGTATTGTGGAAAGTCCAAAAAAATATAATTCCACAGATTTATTAACTGATGATAAAGTTAGTTCTTTGTCCGCAATAAAATTAAAAGGAAATATTGAAGATGCGGTTTTCCCTCAAGATAGTCAAATATCCCAGACTGTAGGGGCAGGAATGACTGCTGTAGGAAAAGTCATTTCGTATGATAGAAATACCGGAATATTGAAGTATTGGCAGGATAGATCATCTTATGGGTTTAACTATGATGAAACTAAAAATGATAGTCCAGATTACGGATTTAAAAAAATTAGTTTTACATCTTTTCCCGGTGCAGGAGGAAGTTTAATAATTCAAGGTGAAAATTTCAATTTGGAAATAGATAATGAATTTGGAACTCCTTCGTCCCCCGGTATTACAACCCAAATAAATAATAAAGTATATTATTTGGGTCAAGAATTTCAGTACGGAATTTCTAATCCGGAAGTTAAAAAATATTCTGGTAATATAATATATGTAGATAATAGACCTTCCATAACAAGATCTAAAAATCAAAAAGAAGATATTAAAATCATTTTGCAATTCTAAAGGTTATGCCACAAGAAACTAACTTAAATGTTTTTCCTTATTATGATGATTTTGACCCAATTAAGGATTACTATAAGGTATTATTTAAACCTGGGTATCCAATACAGGCAAGAGAGTTAACCAATTTACAATCTATTTTACAAAATCAGATTGAAAATTTTGGAAGTCATATCTTCAAAGAAGGTTCCATGGTAATACCTGGACAAATCAGGTATGAAAATCCTATCAATGCTGTTGAAGTTGAAAGTCAATTTGGAAATATTCCAATATCAGTATATTTTAAGGATCTTGTTGGGAAAAAGGTAAGGGGTTCCTTAAGTGGCGTTTCTGCTGAAATTTTTTATGTTTTAAGCAATATAAATTCCGAAAGAAATAACTATACACTTTATGTTAAATATTTGGAAAGTGGTGGAAGTAATTTTGAAAACAAAATATTTCAGGATGGTGAAACATTAGTATTAGAGTCTAGTCTCTCATATGGTGAGTTGTCTTTCTCTATACCTGCTGGTCAAGGAGTTGCTAATGTTATTAGAACTTCTAGAGCATCTGGAGTATCCATTGCTTCTGGAATTTATTTTGTTCGCGGAATTTTTGCAAGAGTATCGCCACAGTTTATATTACTTGATCAATACTCATTAAACCCATCATATAAAGTTGGTTTTAATGTAATAGAAAGTATTGTAAATCAAAATCAAGATGAATCTCTATCGGATAATGCTCAAGGGTTTAATAATTATGCCGCCCCTGGTGCAGATAGATTTTCAATGGAATTGGTCTTAGATAAAAGAGATCTAAATGACCTTGAAACATCTAATTTTGTAGAACTATTAAGAGTAAGCAACGGTATACCAGAATTTTTTAATACAAATGTTCAATATAACTTAATTAGGGACGAATTAGCAAAAAGAACTTTTGATGAGTCTGGAAATTATTTTGTAAAACCATTCACATTATTTGTTAGAGACAGTTTAAACGATAGGGTGCTAAGTAATGGTATTTACTTTGAAGGTCAGCAAACAATAAATGGAAATATACCATCAGAAGATATGATGGTATATCAGATTGGACCTGGAAAGGCGTATGTTAATGGGTATGATGTAGAAACTATATCAGCAAGATTACTTGATGTCAAGAAACCTAGAACAACAAAAACCTTACAGAATCAAGTAATCCCATACAATGCGGGATCTCTAGTCGTAGTTAATAATATCTACGGATCCGCTGCAATAGGGTTAGGGACGGATGCAACAGTAAGTCTTAACAATTCTAGACTTGGTTTAAATAAATCTGTAGCAGCAGGCGATGAAATAGGAGTAGCAAGAGTATATGATTTTGTTCCAGAAAGTGATTATGTTGATAACACCAGTAGATTAAGTTTGCGTTTATTTGATATTCAAACTTACACTAAAATTGGTTTAACTGCCGGATTTAGTTCTATCCTCTCAAAATCTACTCATATTAAAGGTAAACGAAGTAATGCATCTGGTTACTTGACGGAAAATCTTTCTATTGGTAGTAAAATTCTAACTTTATATAATGTTTCTGGAAATTTCTTAGAAAATGAACCTATTATCATAGATAGTATAGAAGATAGTAGATTAATAAATGAAGTTACTGATTATTCAATAAATGATATTAAATCTATATACTCAAATATTGATGGAAAAATATTTAATTGTGACACAGTATTAGATAAAAAATCTTATATTGCAAAACCGGGCACAACATTTAGATTTAATAATGGTGTAGTTTCTGCTGGTTTAGAGAATACATTCACAAATACTATAAAAATTGGTGATATAATTTCATACACAGGCACAAGTTTTAGTGGAGATCCAATTTATAATGTAGTAACTAATGTTGGTGCTGGCGGAACAAACTTTACAGTATCTAGTATCATTTCAGTTTCTGGAGTTTGTAATGGAACTTTGACTACGGGAACATTTGAAGTGACAAATGTATTAAAAATATCCTCTATTTTGAGTTCTGAAAATTCTTCATTATTAACTAGATTAAATCAATCTAATATTTCTTCTATAAATTTTGATGATGGTGAGTTAAAGCAAAGAAGAATATACAAAGATGTTTCAGTAAATTCTAATAGTACAATAAGTGTAACTATAGATTCTATAGAAAAAGATATATTTTTTGATTCATTTGACGAAGATAGATTTGTTATAACTTACTCTGATGGTTCTATTGAACCCATAAGAAGAGACAAATATGATTTGGATACCACCGGAAAAATATTAACGTTTAGAGGATTGACCAAATCCAGTGGAACTGCGGATATTATAACCACTATAATAAACTTAAAACCTACTTCTAAAATTAAAAAGTTAAACAAAGTTTCTACTTTAATCGTTGATGGGTCAAAATATAATTCTTCGGGTATCGGAACTACTACTTTAAATGATGGTCTTTCATACAGAATTCCTTATGGAACGAGGGTTCAAGATGACGAAATTTCATTAAATGTTTGTGATGTTATCCGCGTTATCGGAATTTATGAATCAAATGGAATAGAAGATCCATTTCTTCCAAGGGTTAAATTGACATCATTTACCAATCCATTGGTAAATAATCAAAATTTTATAATTGGAGAGCAAATTATTGGAGAAACAACTGGATCAGTTGCAATTGTCGTAAGTAAAATAGATTCAGATTCTTTAGAGTATGTTTATTTAAATACTTTCCAATTTGCAGAAAATGAAACTATAGTTGGTAAAGAATCTAATACTAGATCAACAGTTTCCCAACTCTTCAATGGTAGTAAAAATATAACTCAAAATTATCTACTTGATGATGGACAAAGAGATACTATCTACGATTATAGTAGAATTGTAAGAAAGAAAAATGTTGAAGAACCTAAGAAAAAACTAAAAATAGTATTTCAAAATTATACCATAGATTCTTTAGATACTGGAGAATTTGTAACTGCAAATAGTTATGCAGAAAATTTATTTAAACATGATATTTCATATTATCAAAATTCAAGACTTACTGATTATATTGACATAAGACCTCGCGTTGCCCCTTATGTTTTATCAACCAAGTCACCTTTTGAATTTGATTCAAGAAATTTTGATAACTCTGGTCAATATTCTAAGTATCCTCTTTGTCCAGATGAGAATATCGTAATATCATATTCTTACTATTTGGGTAGAATTGATAGAGTGTATCTCAATTCAGATGGAACTTTTGAGGTTTCTGAGGGAATTCCTTCAGAAAATCCAGTTCCACCACCATTGAAATCAAATGCATTTGATATTGCAACTATCTACATTCCACCTTATGTTTATAATGCCAAAAATATAAATGTGGATATGTCTGTCCATAAGAGATATAGAATGCAAGATATATCTTTATTGGAAGATAGAATTGAAAGGGTTGAAAAATTTACCACACTTTCTATGTTGGAAAGTAAGACGGAAAATTTCACTATTCGTGATGTAGAAACAGGTCTAGATAGATTTAAATCTGGATTTTTTGTAGATAATTTTAATTCCCATGAATATCATGATTTACAGAATCCGAGTTTTAGAACTTGCATTGACACTAGCACAAATACTCTAAGACCTCTACATTATACTACTTCAATTGATTTACAGTTAGGTTCTGAGGTCATTGAAGGTATTGGGACAACTTATGAACCAAATAAGGATCAAAGTTATGTATCTGATTTAGGTTCTCCTGGAATAAGAAAAACTGGCGATTTAATTACATTAAATTATAATAATATTCAATATTTTGAGCAACCATATGCATCTAAAACTGAAAGTGTTACTCCATTTTTAGTAAAATATTGGTCAGGTCTTATTGAATTAAATCCTCCAATTGATAGTTGGGTTGAAGAAAGAACAATCAATACTACAAGTTTTAATGAAGTTGTCAATAATCAAGAACCTTTGCCCGATGAAAATATAACAAGGGTTCAAAATGTTGTAGTCAACAGAGAAGTGTGGACTAATCCGCCATTACCACAAACTGGAATACCTCCTTTTGATTGGATTACAAATGCTAGAAACATACTTACTGGAATTAGAAGAATTGGTGGAATTGATATAGATTTTAGACCAGATCTAAATTCAAGAATTTTTTCAAATAATGTTCAAAATTTAGTGGGTTCTGATATTATTAATTTAGCAGTGATTAGAGATCGTGTAACAGATGCTGACAGAGAACTAATAAGAAGACTATTGCCCACTGATGCTGCAAATAATTTCTTAACTGAGATTGGTAGATCAACTGCTAGATCATTATCTATTAGATTTGTTCCTGGCAATAATGGATCTATTATTGAAAATCGCGTTAATACTACAAGTACAGAATCCACTAGTAATACTAGAACAATAATTATTCCTCCAGAAATTTTAACTACAACAACTACTTCCGAATCTATATCTAACTATACAGAACCAGTAAGATTTTTAAGAAGTAGAAATATTGAATTTGATGTAAAAGGTTTGAGACCAGTTACTAGATTCTATTCTTTCTTTGAAGGTATAGATGTTAGTAAATACATAATACCAAAATTACTAGAAATTGAAATGATTTCTGGTAAATTTGAAATTGGAGAAACTGTTGAAAGTGATCCACATTTTGTAACTAATAAAATAAGATTTAGATTATGTAAACCAAATCACAGAACTGGTCCTTTTGACGGATCTAATCCTCCATTTATAACAAATCCTATCCCTGTACTAGATTTTACCACTGGTCAAATTCTAGATCAGAATAACACACAAAAGTTGGATATATTTGCATTAAATCCCTATAATCAAAGTCCGTTTCCAGAGGATTATAGTGAGTCATCTACAGTATTAAATGTAGATACTAGATCATTACAGATGCCATCAGAAACAAATTATTTTGGATCAATTTCTGCTGGAATGAGGCTGATTGGTAAAAAATCTGGAGCAATAGCAAGAATTTCAAATATTAGATTAGTATCTGATAATCAAGGAAGATTAATAGGATCTTTGTTCATTCCAGATCCAAATGTTCCAGGTAATCCACAATGGATTAATGGAGAAAACACATTTACTGTTATTGATACTCAATCATTGCAGCAAATTTCTAATGAATCTGTAAATGAAAGTTCCGCAGAAGCAGAATTTTCTTCTTCTGCAGTCTCAAATGTAACAGAAAGTAATATCATAACAACTAGAAATGTTACTATAATTCCTGCAAGAAATATTAATGTAACTACAATAACAAATACAACAACTAATTTAACAACAATCACACAAAGAAGGCAACAAACAAATCCAACTTTCCAAACCAGAGTTTGGGAAAATGTTGATCCTCTAGCACAATCATTTTATGTTAGAGAAGATACTGGTATATTCTTAACTGCCGTAGATGTTTTCTTTGAAACTAAAGATGATTCCATTCCAGTTACTTTACAAATAAGGACCATGAGTGGAGGAGTTCCTAGTAATGTAGTTATCCCATTCTCTGAAGTAACCTATACTCCAGACAAAATAGAAGTATCTTCAAATGGATCAGTTGCTACTAGGTTTACTTTCCCATCACCAGTTTATTTGCCAGGTCCTCAACAATTAGAAGTAAGACAATCGCCCATTGCAAGTCAACAAACATCGGAATTTGCTGTAGTTTTACTTTCTAATAGTCCTCAATATAGAGTATTTGTTGCGGAACTTGGTAAGGATGATATACAAACTGGTATTAAATTATCTGCACAACCTACTTTAGGAAGTCTATTCAAATCCCAAAATGGATCTACTTGGACTCCTTCACAATTAGAAGATCTTAAATATAGGTTGTATAGAGCAGATTTTGTAAATGAAGGTTTGGTTAGATTTTTCAATCCTACATTGAGTTTAAAAAATCAAAAAATAACTGTTACTGGAGAAAATCAGTTTACAACATTATCTAAAAAGATCATAGTTGGATTAGGATCTACAGGATTTAATCAAGCAACAGTAAAACCTGGAATAACACTAAAACAGAACTTGGCAACAGGTACACTTGTAGCAATTGGAGGTAGTATTACTCAATCTGGATTGGGTGTGACAGTCTCACAAGTGGGTGTTGGATATACTCCAACTTCCGGACAATTTACCTTCACCAATGTAATTTTAGATACTGAAACAGGTTCTGGTCAAGGTGCTGTCGCAAATATTACTGTCAATAATGGTTCTATTTCAAGTGCAACAATAACTAATGGAGGATTCGGATATTCTGTTGGAGACTCTTTAATCATTCCGGAAAATAATTTTGGGTTAAATGTTGGATTTGGTGGAAAACTTACAGTAGATTCTATTTCGGTCAATAATTCTTTTATAATTGACAATATACAGGGTACATTCGTTTCTGGAATGACTACAATAAATTATATAAACTCTTCTGGAACCGAAGTTCCAACAGGTATTGGAGTAACTATTAATGACATAATTGAAGATCAATATTATGATGGTTTGCATATGAAAATATATCATATGAACCATTGTATGCATTCTTCCGAAAATTATGTTTCAATTAGTGATGTTAGACCATCACTTTCTGAAGTTAATACAAAGTTATCTACTCAAATTGATTCTTCAACATTAACTATTCCAGTATTGTCTAATTCGGGATTTGAAACTTTTGAAGGAAAAGAAGTTAACACATCTAATCCAGGATATGTAATAATTGGAAATGAAATAATCAAATATACTTCTCTTACTGGGGAAAATACAATTTTCGCCACAGAAAGAGGAATTGATGGCACGCAAAGTCAATCATATGATTCCAATGTTCCAGTGTATAAGTATGAATTTAATGGCATTTCCTTAAGAAGAATAAATAAAGTTCATAATTTTACAAATGTTGATAAGAGTATACATGCAATTGATTTAAATTCATATCATATTAAAGTGAACATGAGTGACTCTGAAGGTACTGGAACTAATAGATCAAATGATCTTTATTTCCAATCAACCGAACAAACTGGAAGATCTGGCGCTCTCTTATCAAATAACATTCAATATGAAGCCTTAACACCAAATATTGCCCACATTATACCATCAAAAACAAATATATCAACAAGAGTAAGAACGACCAGTGGAACTAGTATTGGAGGCAATGAAAAATCATTCATTGATCAAGGTTTTGTGGATATTCCAATTGATCAGACTACATATTTCGCAAATCCAAATATAATCTGTTCGGAAATAAATGAAACTAATTTCCTAAACGAAACTCCAGGAAGTAAATCATTTACTATGGAATTTTTAATGAATTCTAGTGATTCTAGAGTATCTCCGGTTATTGATACTATAAGAACATCTGCGATTTTAACTTCAAATTTAATTAATAATCCATTAGGAATTGGTGAAAATTCTAACTATGCTGATGATGACAGTGTAAGAAGTTTGATTAATGACAAACATAGTGCAATTTACATATCTAAACCTATAAGACTTAAAATACCTGCAAATTCACTAAAAGTTATTTTAACTGCAAGTAGAAATGAGTTTAATGATATGAGAGTATTGTACCAATTATTCAGAAGTGATGCTGAAAATTCTATTCAATATTTTGAATTATTCCCAGGATATTCAAATTATAGTATTGACGGTCAAGGAATTAAACGAGTAGTTGATTTATCAAAAAATGATGGTTCTTCCGACTCTTTTGTTCAACAATCTTCAGATAGATCATTCCGTGAGTATGAATATTCAATTGACGATTTACCAGATTTTGATGGGTTTGCAATTAAACTTGTGATGTCTAGTTCAAATCAAGCAACGCCACCAATTATAAGTCAATTGAGAGCAATTGCAACAATCAAACCCAAAGTATAGGTAAATTAAAATGAATCATATAAAAGTAAAAGAAAAAGATCATTTGGTTCGTGATATTGATAATAATGCAATTATTAATACTGATATTGATGGTTATAATGAATATGTTGAAATATATAAAAATAAAATTAATAGTGTGGAAAAAATTAAAAATTTAGAGAATCAAATATATTCTCTAAAAGATGATATTAATGAAATAAAAACCTTATTGCGGAATTTGACCAATGGATCCTGATGCCATAACACTAGAAAATATGTCTAAAATGTTTGAATATGAGAAAATATCTAGAGAGATAGATAATATAGACGATATTAATATTTTAAGAGATTTTGCAAAATCTTATATTAAATTGTATTTAAAACAACAAGAAGTTATTTCAAAACTATAATGTCACAACCATCAAGTAAACAAGAATTAGTAGATTATTGTTTGAGAAAACTTGGATATCCTGTTTTGGAAATTAATGTTGCTGAAGAACAAATTGATGACTTAGTAGATGATGCCCTTCAATTTTTTCATCAAAGACATTTTGATGGTTCATATCAAACATATTTAAAATATCAAATAACACAAGACGATATTGATAGGGGAAGGGCAACAGGAATTAGTGGTGTTGGGATTGCTTCCACCTCAACAACTTCTGTTATTGATGGACAAGCAACAACTTTTAATTTTTATGAAAATAGTAATTACTTGTCTATTCCTCCTCATGTTTTTGGAGTAAACAAAATATTTCATTTTGAAGGGTCCAATTCTATATCAAGTGGAATGTTTAGTATTAAATATCAATTATTCTTAAACGATCTTTATTATTGGGGATCTACTGAATTATTGACATATTCAATGGTTAAGACTTATTTGGAAGATATTGACTTTTTACTAACAACCCAAAAACAAATAAGATTTAATAAGAGGCAAAATAGACTATACTTAGATATTGATTGGTCTTCTTTAAAACCTGGACAATATTTAGTTATTGATTGCCTTAGATTATTAGATCCAAGTGACTATTCTAGAGTTTGGAATGATTCTTTTTTGAAAGCGTATACAACTGCACTAATAAAAAGGCAATGGGGTTATAATCTTTCAAATAAATTTAGAGGAATGAAACTTCCTGGTGGCGTTGAAATAGATGGTAGACCTCTAGTAGAAGATGCACAAAGAGAAATTGATTCTTTGATGGATAAATTCTCGTTGACGTATGAACTTCCACCATTGGATATGATTGGATAATTATGTTAAACCCATTCTTTTTAAACGGATCAAAAAGTGAACAAGGTCTATTGCAAGATCTTATCAATGAATCTATTAAGATTTATGGTGTAGAAGTATATTACTTACCAAGACAGTATTTAACTACGAATAAAGTAATTGAAGAGGTAGTTCAATCCGAATTTAATTTTGCATATCCAATAGAAGCATATGTAGATTCTTATGATGGTTATGGTGGTCAAGGAACTATACTTTCAAAGTTTGGAATACAGGAATTAGATGACCTAAATTTAATAATTTCCAAAGAAAGATGGGAGACTTACATACAAGCGTTAATTGAAAATTTACCTGACGTAAAATTATCATCTAGACCTAAAGAAGGAGATTTGATATATTTCCCTCTTGGCAATAAAATTTTTGAAATAAAATATGTTGAACATGAAAAACCTTTTTATCAATTACAAAAAAATTATGTTTATGAATTAAGATGTGAATTGTTTAGGTATGAAGATGAGCTTATTAATACTGGCGTAGACTTTATTGATGATCCTTCTGGAGGAGGTTCTGATGGTGATGGTACTGGTGATACTGTTACTGATAGGGATCAATATTCAGTAACACAAACTCTTCAATTAGTTGGATTAGGATCTACAGCAAGTGCTATAACAACCATTGTTAATGGTGGTGTAAGATCTATAACAGTAACAGATAGAGGATCTAGTTATACATCTACTCCTACTGTAGCAATTTCAACTTCCCCCACCGGAACAAGAGCAACTGGTATTGCTACTATGATTGGAGGAATAGTTGATTTATGTGAACCAGATAGTAAATTATTGAGAGTTCAAAGTATTGATATAACAAATCCTGGATCTGGATATACTACACCACCTAAAGTAGTAATTCGTGGAGGTGGAGGTAGTGGAGCAACTGCAGTAGCAACAATAGGTGACGGTGTACTTGGAATAATAACAGTCACAAATGGAGGATCTGGTTATTTAAGACCTCCAGAAGTTTCATTTGTTGGTGTATCATCTTTTGCGGCATCAGCAAATGCTATAATAAATAATTCTGGACAAGTAATTAGAATTGTAATTGAAAATGCTGGATTGGGATATATAGAACCACCTGTTATTCAAATATCTCCTCCAGATGTTATTGTTGGAATGGGAACATATAAATTTAATGAAAAAGTAGTAGGATCTGTAAGTGGAATTAGTGCAAGAGTTAAGTCCTGGGATGTGGTTACTAAGATTTTAAAAGTATCAAATGCTACAGGAGAATTCTCTGCCGGAGAAACCATAGTAGGAGAAACATCTGGAGCAAATTATAATATTAGAACCATAAATACATCTGGCACTATAGATAGATTTGCGCAGAATGATGATATCCAAGATTTAGGAGATGAAATTTTGGATTTTGATGAAATAAATCCTTTTGGGAATCCTTAATTTAACTGGTATAGAAAATGTTTGGACACTTTTATCACGAAATATTTCGTAAAACTATTATTGGATTTGGAACTCTTTTCAATAATATTATAATTAAAAAGAAAGATGATAATGATGATGTATTTTCGTCTATAAAAGTTCCTTTGGCATATGGTCCAACACAGAAATTTCTTGCAAGATTAGAACAACAACCAAATTTGAATAAACCAGTTCAAATAACTTTACCAAGAATGTCATTTGAGTTTACTGGACTATCTTATGATGCTGCTAGAAAATTAACAACAACTCAAACATTTATCACTAGTTCCGTTTCAGATAGGACTGATGTGAAAAAAGTGTATATGCCAGTACCTTATAATATGAGTTTTGAACTATCTATATTTTGTAAAATAAATGATGATATGCTTCAAATTGTGGAGCAAATTTTACCATATTTTCAACCTTCATATAATTTAACTATTGATTTAGTAGAGACTATTGGGGAAAAGCGTGATATTCCTATAGTATTAGATAGTATCACTATGCAAGATGATTATGAAGGAGATTTTTCCACAAGGAGAGCATTAATTTATACTTTAAACTTTACTGCTAAAACATATTTGTTTGGTCCAGTTTCTGGTGGTGTTGGAAAAGATATCATTAAAAAAGTTTCTTTGGGATTTGTTTCTGGGGATTCAAATTCACTCACTAGAGATTTGACTTATTCCCAAACCCCAGTAGCAACAAGAAGTTACTCGGAAAATACAGTTGCTATTTTAAATAATGATATTGAACCTGGAGATACTAAATTTACAGTTAATGATATATCTTCAATTACAGAAAAATCATACATCACAATAAATGATGAGACTATGTTAGTTTCTGCTATAGATGGGAATGATATTACTGTAGTTAGGGGATCTTATAATACCATAATAACAGATCATGTTTCTGGTTCAGAAATACAGTTAATAACTGAAGCAGATAATGATTTAATTGAATTTGGAGATGATTTTGGGTTTAGTGGAGAATTTTTATGACTAAAAGTTTTGACAGTTTAGATGATGTTTTTAATATAACAAAAGAAGTTGTAGATATAAGCACTGTTAATGAGAATATTGACGCAAATGCTGAAGTTTCTCAAGAAAAAATAAAAATCAATACTTCCAATATCAGCGATATTGAAAAAGATTATGAATACACTAGAGGTAATTTATATTCTATAATAGAAAAGGGGCAAGAAGCGATAAATGGGATTTTAGAACTTGCTCAGGAATCTGAACAACCTAGAGCATATGAAGTCGCTGGTCAATTAATTAAAAACGTTGCAGATGCTACAGAAAAACTTTTAGATCTCCAGAAAAAACTAAAAGACATTGAAGGTAGTAGTCGCTCATCTGGACCAACTAATGTCACCAATGCTCTGTTTGTTGGTTCTACTGCAGAACTTTCAAAACTACTAAAAAATAAGTTAAATACTCCAGAAAAATAAATAAAAATGTTATCCAAAGCAGTAGAAGAACTAGAGGTTGGTCTAGTTAAGTTAAACAAAATTACTTACGATTCTATTGATAAGTTAATGCGAAAAATAATGAAATCTTATGGGGTAACTGCTAAAGAACTTCACAATTCTTTTAAAAATAAGCATAAAAAAACACCAGACGATTGGATTAAAGAAAAAATGAAAAAACTAAACGAAGACCATAAAGAAATTTCTTCTGGTAAGAAAACAGATGATGAAGGATATATGGCAAGAAATGAGTTGGACTCTATAGAAAATGCTGTTAAAAACCTCAGAAGATCCATAAAATCAGGAAAACAGCAACTTCCTGCTTGGGTTCAATCAAAAATCACTAAGGCAGCAGATTATATTGATACTGCAGCAGAATATCTTCAAAGTGACGAAAAAGTTGATGAAGAAACAAGTTTTACTATAGGTTCTGAGCATAAAAAAGCATCAAAACAAAATAAAATTACTAAAAAAATAGATAGTCCAGGAACTGCTGGAGAAAGTAATGCTGCTAAAAATGTTGCACAAAAATTAGGTGGAACTGGTGCGCAATTACCAAATTTTAGAAAAGAAGAAATCTCATTAGTAGAAAAAATTCTAGGCGAAGAAAAGTGTGGTAAGGGAATGTATTGGTGCAATACTGATAAGGTATGCAAACCACTTCCAACTGGTCTCAAAGTTCCTGGACAAAAAATTAAACCTACTGAGGTTGGTATAGGTAAAGCAGTTGATGGTTCATGTACACACACAGGAAAGGGTAAAAAGTGCCCTGTACATGGTATGAATGAATGTCCAGTTTCAGAAGAAAAAGATCCAAAAGGACCAACTCAACCATATAAGACTGTAGAAGAAATTGCCAGGAAACATGGTGTTTCATTAGCGCACATAGAAAAACAAATTAAAATGGGAACTAAAGTTGAACTTGAGCATACATCAGATAAACAAAAGGCAAAAATAACAGCACTTCAACATCTTGATGAACTTCCAGATTACTACAGTAAATTGAAAAAAATGGAAACTCAAAAAGAAAGTACTACAGTAAGAGACGCTAATGGTAATTTCTATGCAGAGTTTATTGATATCATAAAAGCGGGAACTATTGAAGAGGAAAATCCAGTTTGGACAGAATCTAAAAACAAAAAAGGAAAAGAGCAGGGTATTGATGGAAAGGCGTGTTGGAAAAATTATAGATATGCTGGAACTGAGAATGGAAAAGATAAATGTGTTAAAGTAAATGAAGCAACAAGAATGCCTTCTAAAACTGGAAATAATCTTTTCGTAACTCTTTCTTGGAGAGGTAAATATTACTCTATTCAAATATTTTTCCCACAAGCAAAGGTTCCGTCAAGAGCAGAAATATCTTATGAGATTGAAAAAATTTATCCCGGATCTAAAGTAGTAACTTATAGAATTTCCGAATTAAAACCAGGAGAACCCTTACTTTATGCAAATCAAGGTGGTGATAGAGGAAAACCTGGATCAAACAAAAACTATGTAAAAACTATGGGTGAAGAGGTTGAAATATTAGATGAAAAAAAGTGAGTAAGGCAGAAATGCCTTGCAACAAACCTAAAGCACAACCTGTAGGAGATTCTCAAACTGGAAAATCTCATGTCGTCAAAGCATGTGAAGATGGAAAAGAAACAATCATTAGATTTGGTCAACGTGGCGTAAAAGGATCCCCTAAAAAGAAGGGAGAATCTAAGCAATATGCAAGTCGTAGACATAGATTTCAATCAAGACATGCAAAAAACATTGCAAAAGGAAAGATGTCGGCAGCTTATTGGTCTAATCTTGTAAAATGGTAAAAAAGGTAAAGTGGTGATTTATGGCAGATGAGTATTATCTTGGTAATCCGCTTCTAAAAAAAGCGAATACCAAAATGGAATTTACCGAAGATCAAATTATTGAATGGGTCAAGTGTGCCCAAGATCCGGTATATTTTGCAAGAAATTATATTAAAATCGTAACACTTGACCATGGTTTAACTGGATTTGATATGTATCCTTTCCAGGAAAAAATGGTAGATACATTCCACAATAACCGCTTTAGTATATGTAAACTACCAAGACAGTCTGGAAAGAGTACTACAGTAGTTTCATACTTATTACATTATGCTATTTTTAATGATAATGTAAATATAGCAATTCTTGCCAACAAAGCATCTACTGCCAGAGATCTTTTAGATCGTCTACAGACAGGTTATGAGAACCTACCAAAATGGTTACAGCAAGGTGTTGTTTCATGGAATAAAGGTTCTATGGAACTGGAAAATAAATCAAAAATTACTGCAGCGTCAACCTCTGCATCATCAATCCGTGGAGGAACTTATAATATTATTTTCTTAGACGAATTTGCGTTCGTTCCAAACCAAGTTGCAGATAACTTCTTTAGTTCGGTATATCCAGTAATTACTTCCGGATTATCTTCTAAGGTTATCGTGGTCAGCACTCCTTACGGTATGAATCATTTTTATCGGTTATGGGATGATGCTCAAAAGAATAAAAACGAATATGTTCCCATTGAAGTACATTGGACTGATGTTCCGGGTAGAGATGAAAACTTCAAAAAAACTACCATTGCAAACACCAGCGAAAGTCAATGGAGGCAGGAATTTGAATGTCTATTTTTAGGATCTTCCGATACACTAATATCTGGTCCCGTTTTAAATCGTTTAGTTTTCACCAATCCAAAGACTTCTAGTGCCGGTTTAGATGTATATGAAGACCCACAGGAAGATCACACCTATGTGGTCACTGTAGACGTTGCTAGAGGCGTTGAGAAGGACTATTCTGCCTTTTTGGTAATAGATGTCTCACAGTTCCCACATAAGGTAGTTGCTAAGTATAGAAACAATCAAATAAGACCTATTCTATTCCCTCAAATAATAAAAGAAGTTGCAACTTCTTACAATAAAGCATTTATACTTTGTGAAGTAAATGATATTGGAGATCAAGTTGCTGCAGGTCTACACTACGACTTAGAATATCCTAATCTTTTAATGAGCACAATGAGGGGTCGTGCTGGACAAATATTAGGACAAGGTTTTTCTGGAAAAAAAGTTCAACTTGGCGTAAAAATGTCCAAAACTACTAAAAAAGTTGGATGTTTAAATTTAAAAACTCTAATTGAAGATACTAAATTAATATTTGAAGATTTTGAAATCATAAACGAATTAACTACATTTATACAAAAAGGAAATTCTTTTGAGTGTGAAGAAGGTAGAAATGATGATTTAGTTATGTGCTTAGTAATATATGCTTGGTTAATCCTTCAAGATTATTTTAAAGAATTAACCGATCAAGATATAAGAAAAAAGATATATGAAGAACAAAAAAATCAAGTAGAGCAAGATATGTCTCCTTTTGGATTTATTGTTGATGGAATAAATGATGAAAATACTTTTGTTGATAATAATGGTGATAGATGGTATACCGATGAATATGGCGATGCTCAAGCAGAGTTTTCATACATGTGGAATTATTTGTAATGAATCTAGATGATAATTTAAATCTTGATCATTTATTTTTATATGAACGAAGATGTAAGAAATGCGGATTGACTAAAAATTTAATAGATGAATTTTATAGGACAAGGAAAGATAGAGGTCCGGTTTCTTCTTCTTTTTCTTATGAATGTAAAAATTGCACTAAAAAAAGAATCATTGGAAGTAGAAAAGATACTCCAAGTGTTAAAATGTGGGAATATCCTGACTGGTAGATCTGTTCACGCAGCGTTTCCCGAATGAAAAGTAAGGTTTTAATAAATATTTTTTAGGTAAACTGAGTTAGGAGAATTTTAAATGGCTACTCCTCAATTATCTCCCGGTGTTCTTATCCGTGAGGTTGATTTAACTGTAGGAAGAGCTGATAATGTACTAGATAATATTGGGGCAATTGCAGGACCTTTTGCAATTGGACCTATTGATGAACCAATTGACATCACTACAGAGCAAGAGTTAATTAACGTTTTTGGAAAACCAATTTCCACAGATGCACAGTACGAATACTGGATGAGTGCATCTTCTTTTCTTTCTTATGGTGGTGTTCTTAAGGTCGTAAGAACCAGTGGTTCTAATTTAGTGAATGCAAACGCTATTAGAAATGCATCCGGCGTATCAACTGCAGGTGAACCAAGTCTCAAAATCAAGAACTTTGATGATTATGAGGCAAACTATGCAGATGATGTTGCAAATTATATTTTTGCAGCAAAAAATCCAGGATCCTGGGCAAATAACTTAAAAGTTTGTGTAATTGATGATAAAGCAGATCAAACTTTTACTGGTATAGCAACATCCGTAATTGAAGAGATAGCAGTTGGTTATGGTGTTACTACTTCATTAACTAGTGTACCTTCGGCTGGAATTGGCACTACCACAACATTTACTGGTTACTTAAAAGGTATCGTAACTGGCGTATCAACATCTAATCGTACTGTTGATGTTAAAATAGTTTCATTAGTTGATGGTTCTAATGCCGAAATTCCTATCACTTATGCTCAGAGAAGTGATCTGAGATCATTTAGACCAAGTGATGTTGTAACATTTGTTACTAATGCAGGAGTAGGAACTACTAGTGCAACATTAGGATCATCTAATGTTCTTGATTGGTATGATAACCAAACTATTGAATTAAGTAATGCTTCAGTTTTCTGGAGATCAATTGCACCAAAACCTGGCACTAGTCAGTATGCAGGCGAAAGAAACTCAAAAAGTGATGAAATTCACGTAGTTGTAATTGATGACACTGGATCCGTTACAGGAATTCAAGGAAATATCTTAGAAAAGCATATTGGACTATCAAAAGCTTCTGATGCAATTTCTGCGGTAAATTCCCCACAAAAAATCTGGTGGAAAAATTATATTGCACTTTATTCAAAGTATCTTTTTGTTGGCGACAATCCTTCTGATGATCAAAATGCAAATGAAGATACTGCTCCAGTCGGTTTTAGTTCTTCTTTTACTGCCTATACTGCACCACAAGGTCTCTGGAATGAACCAGCACAGGATAAAACATTTAGTGCCCTTGGAAATGTAGTTTATAATTTAACTGGTGGTAAAGATTACTCCGATAATGGTGGAATGAATGTTACACTTGGAGATCTAATCACTTCTTATAATCTTTTCTCAAATAGAGATGAAATTGCAGTAGATTACTTAATCATGGGTCCAGGTCTAAGTGATATCTATCAATCTCAAGCTAAGGCTAGAACATTGATTGATATTGCAAATTCAAGAAAAGATTGCATGGCAGTTATTTCTCCTCACCGCGAAGCGGTAGTGGATATTACCAATACTGACACGCAGACCGATAATATTATTGAATTCTTTGCACCATTACCATCATCATCATACGCTGTTTTTGATTCAGGTTATAAGTACACTTATGACAGATTCAACAATAAATTCCGTTATATTCCTTGCAACCCAGACGTTGCTGGATTGATGGTAAGAACTTCCATTTTTGCTTATCCTTGGTTCTCACCAGCTGGACAACAAAGAGGAATTCTTAATAATGCAATCAAACTTGCATACAATCCAAATAAGGCACAAAGAGATCAATTGTATCCACAAAGAGTTAATGCAATTGTAAATCAACCAGGAATTGGAATTTTACTTTATGGTGATAAAACAGCTCTTGGTTACGCTTCCGCTTTTGATCGTATTAATGTTCGTCGCTTATTCTTAACTATTGAGCAATCACTAGAGAGAACTGCGCAGGCTCAACTCTTTGAATTGAATGATGAAATTACCAGAGCAAACTTTATCAATGTCGTTGAACCATATCTCCGCGATGTTCAGGCAAAACGTGGTCTTTACGGATTTCTTGTTCGTTGCGATGCCTCCAATAATACTCCAGACATTATTGATAATAATGAATTTAGGGCAGACATTTTCCTAAAACCAGCTAAGTCTATCAATTATGTAACTTTAACATTTGTTGCAACCAGAACTGGTGTTTCATTTGAAGAAGTTGCAGGTTCTGTTTGATCTTTATAATTAATTACAATAGGAGGATCTAAAAATGGCAACCATTAAAGGTTTATCACAATTCAAAACAAAACTATCTGGTGGAGGCGCCAGACCCAATCTATTTGAGGTAACAATGCCTTCTCTACCTGGAATTAATCTTAATGTCCAAGGAGACAGTGTTGGATTTGATGCTGAAAAATTCACATTCTTATGTAAAGCAGCTGCTTTACCAGCATCAAATATAGCACCAATTGATATACCATTTAGAGGTAGAATTTTAAAAGTTGCTGGAGACAGAACATTTGATACCTGGACAATTACAGTTATCAATGATGAAGATTTCATGTACAGAAGAGTATTTGAAGCTTGGATGCAAAATGTTGGTCAATATTCAGACCATAGTGGACTTACTGAACCAGCATCTTATATGACAAATGCTACGGTAAGACAACTTGGTCGTGCTGTAGTCGCTCAAGAGAGTGGTCAAGGTACTGGCGGAAATGCAAACATACTTGCCCAGTATGAATTTGTTGATATTTTCCCAACAAATATTTCCCAGATTGATTTATCATACGAAACATCAGATACTATTGAAGAATTCACCGTAGAATTCCAAGTTCAGTTCTGGTATCCTACAAGTCCAAAAGCAGCCTAAATAACTGAACAATTACAGTTATTATAATAATGGCAAGATTATTTGGATTTTCAATTGACGATAAAAATCTCCAATCACCTGGAGTAGTGTCCCCCGTTCCTCAAAATAATGAGGACGGGGTTGACCATTATTTGACTAGTGGATTTTTTGGTTCTTATGTAGACATTGAAGGTGTCTATAGAACCGAATTTGAAATGATAAAAAGATATCGTGAAATGGCACTTCATCCAGAAGTTGATAGTGCCATTGAAGATATTGTAAATGAAGCAATTGTTTCGGATACTAATGATTCCCCGGTAAAAATAGAATTATCAAATTTAAACGCCAGTGATGGCATTAAAGAAAAAATAAGAGAAGAATTTAAATATATTCTTGAATTATTAGATTTTGATAAAAAATGTCATGAAATTTATAGAAATTGGTATATTGATGGTAGACTCTATTACCATAAACTAATTGATATAAAAAATCCACAAGAAGGTATACAAGAACTTCGTTATATTGATGCAATGAAGATGAGATTCATCAGAAAGCAGAAAAAGAAAAAGAACGAAGGTGTGGGTTCAATAAAAAATGACTTAAATGACCCAATAGATTATAATTTTCCAGAAATTGAAGAATTTTTTATGTATACTCCCAAAGCATCATATCCTGTTGGATCGCTTGGGGGTCAACCTGGAACACCTTCTTCATCGCAAAATGGTGGGGTAAAGTTCTCAAGAGATTCTATCACTTATTGCACTTCTGGTCTAGTAGATAGAAATAAAGGTACTTGTCTCTCATATCTCCATAAAGCAATTAAATCACTCAATCAACTCCGAATGATTGAAGATAGTTTGGTTATCTATAGATTATCAAGAGCACCAGAACGTAGAATTTTTTACATTGATGTTGGCAATCTACCAAAAGCAAAAGCAGAGCAATATCTTCGTGATGTTATGATGCGCTATAGAAATAAACTTGTTTATGATGCATCAACTGGAGAACTACGCGATGATAAAAAATTCATGAGTATGCTTGAAGACTTTTGGTTGCCTAGAAGAGAAGGTGGTAGAGGTACAGAAATTACCACCCTTCCTGGAGGTCAAAATCTCGGAGAGATTACAGATATTAAATATTTCCAAGAAAAACTTTATCGTTCACTAAATGTTCCGCCAACAAGAATTGGGGGAGAAGGTGGATTTAATCTTGGGCGTTCTTCTGAAATTCTACGCGATGAACTGAAATTTACTAAGTTTGTTGGTAGATTGCGAAAAAGATTCTCTAACATGTTTAACGACATGTTAAAAACACAATTAATTCTTAAGAATATAATTACTGCAGAAGATTGGAAGATAATGCGGGAACATATTCAATATGACTTCCTGTATGATAATCATTTCTCAGAACTAAAAGAAGCTGAGTTAATGACAGAAAGATTAAATATGGCAGCAACTGCGGAACCATATATCGGTAAGTATTACTCACAAAATTATATTAGAAGAAAAATACTTCGTCAAACTGATGAAGAGATTTTGGAAGAAGATATTCTCATTCAACAAGAAATTGAAGAGGGCAAAATTCCTGATCCCAATGCTCCTATTGATCCTGCTACAGGTCTACCTATGCCTACTACAGGAGACAACATAAATGGTGCTTCTGGGCAAGTTCCAATAGAACCATTAGTTAATGATAAAGCAGTAGAACCTCCAAAATAAAAAAGAATCTAAATAAAAGATAGTTAACATATTAATTTTTATGGAAGAACTTATGAATATGATTGTGGCAGATGAGTCACCTGCTCAAATCAGCGACACGATTAAAGATGTTTTGTTTGCTAAAGCTGCAGAAAGAATTGAAGCAATAAGACCACATGTAGCATCTTCTCTGTTTAACGCAGAAGATGCTGAAGGAGAATGATTTAAATAAATAGTTAAAATACAATCTCATAAAATGCAAAGAACAAGAATAATTGAATCTGAAATATCTACTCCAATTAGTGCTGGAGTGGCATCAAGTATATCAAATGCAACTTGTTTAAGACTTCATAATATTACTTCAGGAATTGTTACGGTAGCAATTGCATCTTCAGTTGGTGCAGCGACTAGTAACTACTTTTCAATGCCTGGAAATTCTGTTGAATTTTTGGAAAAACTTCCAACAGATGTTATTTGGACATCGGCAGAAATAAAAGTATCAAAAGTAGGATTCACCAACTAAGAAAATGAAATTAATCACAGAAGAAATAGAACAGGTTAAAGTTATTAAAGAAGGTAAGGGTGATTCCCAAAGACTTTATATTACAGGACCTTTTTTACAATCGGAATGTGTGAATAGAAATGGAAGAATGTATCCATTTTCAATTATGGAAAAGGAAGTGAGACGTTATAATGAAAATTATATTCAAAAAGGTCGTGCTCTTGGAGAACTTGGACACCCAGAAGGTCCCACAGTAAATCTTGATAGAGTTTCTCATAAAATTGTTTCTCTTACATGTGAGGGAAATAATTGGATTGGAAAGGCGCAAATTCTTTCTACCCCAATGGGAAAAATTGCAGAATCACTTCTCAATGATGGCGTTACCCTTGGTGTTTCTTCGCGTGGAATTGGTTCTCTTAGAGAAAATAATAAAGGTTATAAAGAAGTTGGTGAAGATTTCATGCTTGCTACTGCTGCAGATATTGTAGCAGATCCTTCTGCACCTGATGCCTTTGTTCAAGGAATTATGGAAGGTGTTGAATGGATTTATGATGCATCTAGAAATTCTTGGTTAATAGAAAAAACTAGAACAAAAATAAATCGTTTAGTTGAAACAAGACAGTATCAAGAGAAAAAACTTGAACTATTTGATGAGTTTTTAAACTCATTGTAAAATGTTAAATTATAAATAAATATAGTTACTTAATTAAAAGTTAAACGGAGAGTTTCAAATGTCTCGTGGCAAAAATCTACAGGAAATGGAAGTAGGCACTAAGCAATCCAGAACTGCTGTGAATGCAAACGCTAAAGCAGCAGATCCTATGCAAAAATTGACTACGGGTATTCCCGATGGTCAATCTACTAGTTGGATAGATTTGGGTGGACCTACACCACAAAATTACAAACCAGACGATGGTTCTGCAGAACTAAAGGATGCAGGATCTCCCCTTAAGCAAGTCAAGGATATTGTAAATAAGGGCGCAAAAGGTTCCGATCCTATGAAAGGAATTAAAAAGTCTGATGCCGTAAAGGAAGAAGAAGAACTAGAAGATGAAGATTATATTGAAGAAGATATGGAAGATGAAGATGAAGATGTGATTACCGAAGAAGAAGATGATGAAGAAGATGATGAAGAAGGAGATGAAGAAGGAAAAGGTGATTCTAAGAAAAAGAAAAAGGAAGAAGAAGATGATGATATGAAGGAAGAGTTTGACATTGATGAAGATGTCAATGCCCTTCTTGAAGGTGAGGAACTCTCCGAAGAATTCCAAGAAAAAGCAAGACTGATTTTTGAATCAGCACTTCGCACAAAAGTTAATGAAATCCGCGAGTCTCTTGAAGTTGAATACGAGAATCGTCTTGTAGAACAAGTTCAAGAAATCGCAGGAGAACTAGAAGAGCGTGTAGACGCATATCTAGAATATGTTGCCGATGAATGGATGAACGAAAACGTTCTTGCCGTTCAAAACGGACTCAAGGAAGAACTCACTGAGTCATTCCTTGGTGGTCTCAAGCAACTTTTTGAAGAGCATTATGTAGAATTACCTGAAGAAAAATATGATGTACTTGAGAGTATGGCAGAAAAACTTGATGATATGGAGACTAAACTCAACGAGCAAATTGAAAAGAACATTCATTTAAACAAGCGTTTATCTGAATCTGTTGCAGACAGAATCTTTGATGAAATTTCTGAAGGTCTAGCTACCACACAGAAAGAAAAGCTCGCTTCACTTGCTGAAAGTGTTGAGTTTGAAAGTGATGCACAATATCGTGAAAAACTGGAGACTTTGAGGGAATCATATTTCCCATCAAGAGTAGTTGCTCCATTAGCAACATCTGAAACACTATCTGAAGGTGTAGACGTTTCACCTGAGTTCCACTCAGATTCAATGAACGCTTATCTCAGAACTCTTTCAGCAGTTGCAAACCGCTGAATTTAATATTAAATCAAACAAAAACAATTTCATTTTTACAAAGAGGTAAAAGCAATGTTTCAATCCGAAAGATTGCAAGAAAAGTGGGCACCGCTTCTTGACTTTGATGGATTAGATCCTATCAAAGATTCGCACAGAAGAGCTGTAACCGCTGTCTTGCTCGAAAACCAAGAAAGATTTTTAAGAGAACAGAATTCATTCTCTCATGGTGAGTTCTTGACAGAAACCCCATCCATGAGCACTGCTTCTGGCACTTCTGCTGGATTTAGTGGTTATGCCGCATCTGAAGGCCCAGTTGCAGGTTTTGACCCCGTTCTCATTAGTCTCATTCGTCGTTCAATGCCTAACTTGGTCGCTTATGACCTCGCTGGCGTTCAACCAATGAATGGTCCTACTGGTCTTATCTTTGCTATGCGTTCACGCTATGGTAAAGTCCAAGGTCAAGGTCCAGAAAACCTATACGACGAAGTAGATACCGCATATTCCGCACAGAATAGTCAGTTTGATTTAGATCAAGGTCAGTACACATCTGTAGATGGTGCAAGAGTTGGTTCTGGATCTACTGTAGGATTCGGTACTACAAATGCTGGTGTAAACAACAGCCCAGGTAACTTCAACGATAACCCTGGTCTCTTGAACCCAGATGGTCAACTTGCCTATACCACTGGTCAGGGTATGAGCACTGCTGACGCAGAAGGTCTCGGTTACGGTAACTCTCAGTTCAACGAAATGAACTTCTCTATTGAGAAAGTTCTCGTTGAAGCAAAGTCCCGTGCTTTGAAAGCTGAGTACAGTCTTGAACTTGCTCAAGACCTTAAGGCAATTCATGGTCTTAATGCTGAAGCAGAACTCGCTAACATTTTGTCTAGCGAAATTCTTGCTGAAATTAACCGTGAAGTTATCCGTACCATTTACAAGGTTGCACGTCCTGGTGCTCAGGCAAACGTAGCAACTGCTGGTGCATTTGACCTTGATGTTGACTCCAACGGTCGTTGGTCTGTTGAGAAGTTCAAAGGTCTCCTTTTCCAAATTGAGCGTGACGCTAACGCTATTGCGCAGCAAACACGTAGAGGAAAGGGTAATGTTATCATGTGCTCTGCTGACGTTGCTTCTGCTCTAAGCATGGCTGGTGTACTTGATTACACTCCTGCTCTTAATGCAAATCTCAACGTTGATGACACTGGTAACACCTTTGCTGGTGTTCTTCTCGGTAAGTTCCGTGTCTATATTGACCCATATGCTGCAAACGTAAGTTCTAACCAGTATTACGTTGTTGGTTATAAGGGTTCTTCTCCTTATGACGCTGGACTCTTCTATTGTCCTTATGTTCCTCTCCAAATGGTTCGTGCCGTTGGTGAGAACAGCTTCCAACCAAAAATTGGATTCAAGACTCGTTACGGTCTTGTTGCTAACCCATTTGCGGAAGGTCGTACACAAGGTATGGGTGCTATTAATCCTAATAGCAACGTATACTATAGAAGAGTACAAGTTCGCAACCTTATGTGAACCATTTCATATAAGTTACAGGGAGTCCTTCGGGACTCCTTTTTTAATGGAAATAAATAACTAAAAAAATGCCAAAAAATCAAATAGAAAATAGGAACTTTTTAACCTCAATTGGTTTTAGGTTTACCTTAAATAGAGCGCCAAAGGTTGCATTTTTTTCTAATGTGGCGAACATTCCTGGAATTACTTTGGGAGTTGCAAATCAACCAAACTATTTAAATGATGTCCCTGTTCCTGGTGACAAAATGGAATTTGAGGATTTTACATTAAAATTCTTGGTTGATGAAAATCTAGAGAACTATATGGAAATACAGAATTGGATGAGGGGTCTTGGATTTCCGGAAAGTCTTCAAGAAATATACGATTGGCAAAAGACTAATGAAATCTTTGAACAACCTTTCAGATCAGATATGAATCTATATTCAGATGGGACTCTATTGGTACTCAACAGTAGTCAAAACTTCAATTTTAATGTAGTATTTAAGTCCATGTTTCCCTACCAGTTGAGTGCTCTCCAGTTTGACGCCACAAACAGGGACAATGAGTATTTAACCGCAGATGTCACATTCAAGTATTTGATGTATAATATAGTGGACAAGACGGGGAAACCATTAAATCCTACAAAATAAACTATGATTGATTTAGATAAAATACAAGAGATGTGGGAACAAGATTCTAAAATAGATCCAGACAATCTACATACAGAATCTTTAAATATCCCAATTTTACATGCCAAATACTATGACATTTATAATAATATAATGCTCTTAAAAAAGAAAGCAGAACAACAAAAAAGAAATATCAGACATCAGAAATACGAATACTATACTGGTAAAGCAGATCCTGATGTTTATATTCAAAATCCTTTTCCCAAAAAAATAAGGGATAAAGATGCGCTACAAAAATATATGGATGCTGATGAAAATTTATCGCAAGCATCCTTGAAGGTTGAATATTATGACATAATGCTTACATATCTTCAAGATATTTTAAAAATGATACACAATAGGTCTTTTCAAATAAAAAATAGCATTGAATATATGCGTTTTGCTAGTGGTTTGGGATAACCCATAAATAATCATAGAAATTTAATGATTCTATGAGTGACGTAATAATACATAAGAAAAATGAGGTTTACATTAAACTAGAATGTGAACCTCATATTTTATATGAACTTGCCCCACACTTTACATTTAGTGTGGAGTCGGCAAAGTTTATGCCACAGTATAGAAAGAAAGGATGGGATGGAGAAATAAGACTCCTAAGCACTGCAACAGGAGAAATTTATGCTGGACTTCTGGATAAAGTAATTGCCAAAATAAAAAATTACGGATATACATATGAGTTCCGTGATAATAAGTATTATGGTCTCCCATTTGAAGTCAATGAAGAGATTACAGAAGAAGGTGTTAAGGGATATATGAAGTATATTTCTAATCTTGATCCTTACGAATACCAGATTAATACAGTATATGAATGTTTAAGGTACAATAGAAAAACAGTCATATCTGCGACCTCTTCTGGTAAATCTTTTATGATTTACTCTTTAATAAGATACTATGTTTCTAAGAAATTGAAGTGCTTGGTTGTTTTCCCTACAACTGGACTGATACATCAAATGTATAAAGATTGGCAAGAGTATGGTTGGGATCCGGAAAATTACTGCCATATGGTTTATTCAGGACAAGACAAAATTGCCGATAAATTAGTAACTTTGTCCACATGGCAAAGCATCTATAATATGAATAAAGTATTTTTTGAAGATTATGATTGTGTAATCGTTGATGAATGTCATGGATGCAAATCAAAGTCTTTAATAGACATCATGAAAAAGTCTCATAATGCGAAGTATAGATTTGGATTCACAGGAACCCTATCTAATGGAGGAAAGGACTCTAAGACTCATGAATGGGTCATTTCGGGTCTATTTGGTCCTCCATACAAAGCAGTGGGAACTAAGGAACTTATTGAGAAAGGTAGAGCATCTAAATTAGATATTCATTGTATAGTACTTAAGCATAAACCACAAAAATTTGATAAGTATGAAGATGAAATTCAGTTTATTATTACTAATGAAAAAAGAAACAACTTTATTAAAAAACTTGCTTTAGATTTAAAAGGTAATACTTTGATTCTTTTTTCTAGAGTAGAAACTCATGGACTCCCATTGTACCAACTCATAAATAGTGATAGTGATTCAAACCGTAAGGTCTTTTTTGTTCATGGTGGAGTAAACGTTTCAGAAAGAGAATTAGTTAGAGAAATAACCGAAAGAGAAAATAATGCAATTATTGTTGCTTCTTATGGTGTTTTTAGTACTGGTATTTCTATCAAAAACCTACATAATGTAATATTTGCTTCACCAAGCAAATCTAGAATCAGAAACTTACAATCTATCGGTAGAGTATTGAGAAAAAGTAGTAATAAAGAAAAAGCAACCTTATATGACATTTCCGATGATACTACATATAATTCAAGAAAGAATTATACTTTAAATCATTTTATAGAACGAGTTAAAATATATTCTGAAGAAGACTTTAATTACGAAATTATACCAATTCAACTAAAATAACTATGGAAGATGATTTTTATGCCACAATAAAACTAAAGACAGGTGAAGAAATATTTGCCAGAGTAGTTCCATCAGAAGAAAATGGCAATAATGTTCTTCTTATTAATAATCCAGTAGTAATTAAATCTTATAAATCCAAATTAGGTAAAGATGGTTATAAGATTGAACCTTGGTTAAAGACTACTACTGATGATTTGTTTATTTTAAATTTAAAGGATGTACTTACTATGTCAGAATCAAAAGATATTGAAATGATTTTACTACACCAACAATTTATAGAAAAAGCAGAAAACCCTAACATGGGTAACACTAAAAGCAATTTATCTAGAAAGATGGGATACATTAGTAGTGTTACAGATGCTAAAATACTCCTAGAAAAGCTTTATAATAATAGCTAGAGCCATCACCTTCAAACCGGACAAGCCTATTCTACACACTTTTTAATGGTCTGTCAAGTTGCCATTATCCATTAAAAATGCTATAATAACTACATATTGAATTAAGCATTCTTATGATTTCAACCGCAGTAATGAAAAAAAGAAAAAGATCTGAACATTATGTCAATAATAAACAATTTTTAGAGGCTCTTATTGAGTATAGGAGAAGGGTTGCTGTTGCGGAAGAAAATGGGAATCCAAAACCCCCAATACCTAATTACATTGGCGAATGCATTCTTAAAATTGCCACCCATTTGTCCTTTAAACCTAATTTTGTAAATTATATGTTTAAGGATGATATGATTTCTGATGGCATTGAAAACTGCATCCAATACCTCCACAATTTCAACCCAGAAAAGTCTCAGAATCCCTTTGCATATTTTACGCAGATCATTCACTATGCCTTTCTCCGTAGAATACAGAGAGAAAAGCGTCAATTGGAAATTAAAAACAAAATATTGGAAAGAACTGGGTTTTCGGAAGTCTTTGCTGACGACTCAAGTGTTGACGGATCCAATTATTCGGAGTATAATAGTATCAAGGAATCCGTTCATATTAAAATGAGGTATTGAAATGCTTGTCGCCATTCTCACTGATACACATTTTACAGCGAGAAAATCTTCAAGACTTTTTCACGATTACTTTGAACTCTTCTATAAAAACGTATTTTTCCCAACACTGGAACAGCATGGGATTGATACTGTTATTCACATGGGAGACGCCTTTGATAGTCGTAAAAGTATAGATTTCTGGGGACTAGATTGGACAAGGAGAGTGGTTTTAGAACCTCTCTCCAAATATAATGTCCACATGATTGTTGGTAATCATGACATTTTTTTCCGAAATTCAAATAAAATAAATTCCCCAGACCTTCTTCTTAAAGATTATTCAAATATAAAAACATATTCAGAACCTACAGAAGTAAAACTTGGCAATTTAAATGTACTTTTGTTGCCTTGGATAAATGTAGAAAACAGTGAAAAGTCTTTTACCAAAATTAAAAAGACTTCATGTAAAATTGCTATGGGACACTTAGAACTAAATGGGTTTGCGCCTTATCGTGGGCATATTATGGATAGCGGATTGGATTCTGGTATATTTGATAATTTTACCAAGGTTTTTTCTGGACACTATCACACTAGGTCAGACAATGGTAAGGTATATTATATTGGAAATCCTTATGAAATTTATTGGAATGATGTAAATGATGATCGTGGTTTTATTATCTTTGATACTGAAACCACAGAACACATTTATGTGGATAATCCATATAGAATGTTTTATAATATCTACTATGAAGATACTCCATACCAAACTTTTGATGTTCGCGAATATGAAAATAAAATAGTTCGGGTGATTGTCCGTAAAAAGACAGATCAAAAGAAATTTGAAAAATTTATTGATAACCTGTATACTGCAAATGTTGCTGAATTAAAAATAGTTGAGAATCACCAAATAACTGAATCTGAAGAATTTGAAGCACTTGAATCTGAAGATACTCTTTCAATCTTACAGAGATATGTTTCAGAAAGTGAATGTGACTTGGATAAAACTATTATAATTAATATGCTGGAAGAAGTTTATAGAGAGTCTTTGGAAATGGTGTAATGTATTTAATTACTGTAGATGGGAAAGAAGACCAAGGCGCTTATGCTGGCGTTGATGAACTTGGCAACCATATTCTTTATATTTTTGAGGAAAAGGATGATGCAGTACGTTTTGCATTGTTATTAGAAGAAGATGATTATCCTAAAATGAGTGTTATGGAAGTGGAAAAAGAGATTGCAATAAAAGCGTGTAATCTTCATGGGTATGAATATAAAATTTTTTCATCGGAAGATATTGTTATTCCACCTTATTCGGAGAACGTAGAGTTTATTTGATATGATAATTTTTGAAAGAATAAAATTTAAAAATTTCCTCTCATACGGGAATCAATTCACTGAGATTGATTTTCAGAAATCTAAAACTACCTTAATAATTGGTGGTAATGGTTACGGCAAAAGTACTTTTCTTGATGCACTAACATTTGGTTTATTTGGTAAATCATTTAGAGGAATAAATAAACCTCAATTGGTTAATTCTATTAATGAGAAAGATTGTTTAGTTGAAGTTGAATTCAAAATTGGAACCAATAATTATAAAGTTCGTCGTGGAATAAAACCAAATATTTTTGAAATTTATTTTAATAATACTTTACTTGATCAAACATCTTCTTCCGTAGACCAACAAAAATGGTTTGAACAAACTGTACTTAAAATGAATTTTAAGTCTTTTACTCAAATTGTTATAATTGGAAGCAGTAATTTTGTTCCATTTATGCAACTCTCCCCCACACACAGGAGAGAAGTGATTGAAGATCTCTTAGATATTAAGGTCTTTTCCACTATGAATGCAATCATTAAAGAAAAGATTAGAACTATAAAAGATGATATTAAAACTTTAAATTTAAAAAAAGAATCTTTAAAGGATAAAGTCCAAATGCAAAAAGACTTTATTGAAGAACTTGAAAGTAGAGGTAAAGAAAATATAGATAATAAAAGAAATGTAATTGATAAACTCACTAAAGAATGTGACGCCTATATTTTAAAGAGTTCTGAAATTGAAGAAGATATTTTTTCTTTAACTGAAGATTTAGAAGAAGTTTCTGAATCTAAAGAAAAACTTAGAAAACTTGGAAATCTTAAAGGTAAAATATCTCAAAAAATATCTACAATAACTCATGATCATAAGTTCTTTTCAAATAATGTAATTTGCCCAACTTGCACACAAGAAATTGATGAAGAATTTCGTTTAAATAAAATTAGTGAAGTAGAAATAAAAGCAAAAGAGTTAAAAACCGGTTACAAAGAACTTGAAAATGCAATTAAAGACGAAGAAATTAAAGAAAGTCATTTTCTCCGAATCTCAAAAGAGATCACTAATTTAAACCATGAAATTTCTAAAAATAATACAAGAGTTTCTGGACATCAGAGACAAATCCGAGATCTGGAAAAGGAAATTCAAACTATTGCCAAACAACTTGAAAATAGAAATACTGAACATGAGAAATTGAAACAATTTGAGAGTAGTTTAAATGAAACCTTTGAGGAATTATCTAGTAGAAAAGAATTAATTTCTTACTATGATTTTTCGTATTTATTACTTAAGGATGGTGGAGTGAAAACTAAGATTATCAAAAAATATCTGCCATTGATAAATCAACAGATTAATAGATATCTTCAAATGATGGATTTTTATATTAACTTCACTTTAGATGATGAATTTAATGAAAGTGTTCAATCTCCAATCCATGAAGATTTTTCTTACAGTTCTTTCAGTGAAGGTGAAAAGTCTAGAATTAATTTATCATTACTTTTTGCTTGGAGAGAAGTTGCTAAATTGAAAAATTCGGTTTCTTGCAATTTGATCATTTTTGATGAGGTGTTTGATAGTTCTTTGGATAGTTCTGGTACTGATGAATTTCTTAAGATTATCAGATATGTAATTACAGATGCAAATATTTTTGTAATATCACATAAAACTGGACTTGAGGACAAATTTGAAAGTGTCATACAGGTGGACAAGAGAAGCAATTTTTCCCATATACTATAAATAGTTTCTTTTGGTCCCATGCAAGTCCCAAACCGATACCACCACTCCAAAAAAGAGCAAAAACGAAAACTTAAACCTCAGGCTTTGCGTCAAGCAAAGGCGAGGAGGAGACAATTGAAAAACCGTCTACTTAACCCTTCCCAAAAGAAGGGTTTTGTTGTATGCTCTTAATGTCGTTATCGGAAATATTTGATGTCGGTAAACTACGAAATCAAAGGAATTCTTGCTCGTCTTTTGGCGACAGAGGATCTTCTTGTAGAACATAAAACTGTACAAACTGCTTCTTTCAATGTCAATACTAGAGTGTTAACTCTCCCTATGTGGGAGAAAGCGAGTAGTAATGTTTATGATCTTCTCGTTGGACATGAAGTTGGACATGCCTTAGAAACTCCAACTAAAGACTGGATGGAAATAACTGACATCCCAAAAGATTTTGTAAATGTGGTTGAAGATGTCAGGATTGAAAAATTAATCAAGCGTAGATATCCAGGAATATCAAAGTCTTTCTTTATTGGATACAAAGAACTTTATGATGAAGATTTCTTTTCTCTTGAAAATAAAGAAATCAATGATATGAATCTTGCAGACAGGGTAAATCTTCATTTTAAAATAGGAAATTTTATAAGGCTAAATTTTTCTTGCGAAGAAAAAGATATTGTAGATCTTATTGCTTCTGCCGAAACGTTTGATGAAGTATTATACGCTTCAAAAGTTCTGTATGAGTATTGTAAAAAAGAATCTAAAGAAAAGTCCTCTAAACAAGAAACAAATTCCGAAAATACCACTAAATCGGATAGTTTAACTGGTGCGTTTGATGAGGACAATTCTCAAGATTCACAAGATCATGAAGAGTCAAAAGAAAATGGTTCTTCAGGTAATGATCCAAAAGTTGAAACTATGGAATCTTTTGAAGAATCTATAAAAAAACTTCTTAGTGAAATCCAAAAGCAAGAAACTGTTTATGTTGAAGTTCCAAAAATTGATTTAAAAAATGTAATAATTGATAATATTACCATACATAACACATGTTCAAATTTTTGGAATAATCTTTCAGATAATCATAAAACTTACATTAATAGGATAGATTCTAGATATAGAGATTTTAAAACTTCTGCCCAAAAAGAAGTTAATTATCTGGTTAAAGAATTTGAGTGTCGCAAAGCAGCAGATTCTTACTCAAGATCTTTAGTGTCTCCCACTGGGGTTTTAGATTGTTCTAAAATTCATATGTATAAATTCAATGATGATATTTTTAAAAAAATTACTAATGTCACTGAGGGTAAAAATCATGGGTTGATTTTTATTTTAGATTGGTCTGGATCTATGGGTAAGGTTCTATTAGATACTATAAAACAGTTATACAACCTCATTTGGTTCTGTAAAAAAGTTTCTATTCCTTTTGAAGTCTATGCATTCACTGAGCATTATCCAATAGCAAATAATACATCATATAAAATTAGACCAAATTGCTATACAAAAATTCCTGGTATTTTTTGCATTGATCCTAGATTTTCTTTGATGAATTTATTTACTAGTAAGGTAAATTCATTAAATCTAGAAATTCAAATGAAAAATATTTACAGAGTTTGTATGTGCATTAATACAGAATTAGCACCTCCAGAGTTGGCATTATCCAGCACTCCCTTAAATGAAGCATTAATTTGTTTACATGAGATTATTCCAATCTTTAAAAAGCAGAATAAAATTCAAAAAGTGCAATGTGTAGTTTTGACTGATGGCGATTCTAGTCAATTGTTTTATCATAGGCAATTTAATAGAAAATGGGAAACCGAGCCATATATTGGGACTAGTAGAATTGATTCAGTACACTCAGTTTTTTTGAGGGATCGCAAAATTGGAAAAACATATCTATTCCCAAAAGATACTAATTACCAAACTGATACTATATTAAAAAATTTAGTTGATAAATTTTCCGATACTAGTTTTATTGGAATTAGAGTATTGGATTCATTACACTCTGGATCTTTTATTAGAAAATATTGTGACAAAAATGGAAATGAATACACCCAAGCGATGTCGTCTTGGAAGAAAGAAAAATCTTTTTGTCTATTCAATTCTGCATATCATGTTTATTTTGGGATAGGATCTAGTAATCTTTCAGAATCCCCGGAATTCAATGTTTCTAGTGATGCAACAAAAAGAGAAATTAAAAGTGCATTTATGAATAGTCTTAAGACTAAACGAAACAACAAGAAAATTTTAAATGAATTTATTAAGCAAATTGCTTAATCACTTGACATCTAACCATTTATACTATATGATCTAAAGGAGTTCAAAAAATTATGTACGACCAAATTATTGTGACAAAAGAAGAACTTGTAAATTCGTTAAAGTCTCTTTATGGGACAGAAGTAACAACTGGAGACATTAGAGCATTTTGTGCAATTAATTCATACGACTATGAATCTGTAACTCAAACAATAGAAGAATATAAAATTTGCCAAGGTAAGTGGAATTTTGAGTTACCCACAGAATATATTCATGAGATTGAAAAGTCTTTTAATTCCATATCAGTTATTCCTGATTATGCACAAAACCTTATTCCAGAAGTTGATGATAACTTTGTCAAATTTGGAAACTTTAATGACATTAAAGGTATTATTAAATCTGGTTTGTTTTATCCTGTTTTTATTACTGGTCTTTCAGGAAATGGAAAAACATATAGTGTGGAACAAGCATGTGCTCAATTAAAGAGGGAACTTATTCGTGTCAATATTACGATTGAAACTGATGAAGACGATCTTATTGGAGGATTTCGTCTTGTAAATGGAGAAACGGCATGGCATAATGGTCCAGTAGTTGAAGCATTAGAACGTGGTGCTATTCTTCTTTTGGATGAAGTTGATTTGGCATCAAATAAGATCTTGTGTCTTCAATCTATCCTTGAAGGTACTGGAATCTTTCTGAAGAAAATCGGAAAGTACATTTCTCCAGCAGAAGGATTTAATATAATTGCCACTGCTAATACTAAGGGTAAAGGTTCCGAAGATGGGCGTTTTATTGGAACTAATGTTTTGAATGAAGCATTTCTTGAGCGTTTTCCTGTTACGTTTGAGCAGTCTTATCCCCCACAATCATCGGAAAGAAAAATTCTTGAGTCTATTTGTTATACCTTAGGAATGACTGATGATGATTTTTGCGAAAAACTTGTAGATTGGGCAGATGTAATACGAAAAACATTTTATGATGGTGGAATTGATGAGATCATTTCTACTCGTCGCCTTGTTCATATAATCAGAGCTTATGCCATCTTTGGAGATAAAGGTAAGGCAATTCGGGTTTGCATAAACCGATTTGATGATGAAACCAAACAAGCTTTTCTGGAACTGTACGATAAAATTGACCCAAATTTTGTCATGCCTAAAAAGTAGTCCTGGTATTTGACACACCTCAGAAATGATGGTATACTGTTGGGGAGGAATTACATCCTCTCCATTTTTAATGTTTGATTTACGTTTATGTCTGAAAATACAAACCACCTTTGGAAATATAATGAAGATAAAATCATCAAGGATATTGAAGATTATGTGACCTCTACTTATAATAGTCATTATTGTGGAACTGACGATGATTATAAAGATATTCAAACAATTGATCTAATGGCGGCAAAAGGACTTGCCCAAGATTTCTGTCAAGCAAATATACTGAAATATGGAAGTCGGTATGGTGAGAAGGATGGAAGAAACAAGCGTGATCTTTTGAAAGTCATCCACTATGCGATGCTTCTCATGCACTTTGATAAGCATTATTCTCGCCAAAATAACGGTCTAACTGAATTCTCTCGCTGATTTATAAAATATGAAATTTTCTGAAACCACCTTTGCTATTATTAAAAACTTTTCTAATATTAATCAGTCTTTATTTTTTAAGCAAGGAAATACTTTAAAAACTATTAGTGTCTCAAAAACAATTCTTGCTGAAGCAACCATTGAAGAAGAGATCCCAAGAGATTTTGGTATTTATGATCTCAACCAGTTTCTCAATGGACTATTGTTACATAAGGATGCTGAACTGGATTTTGAGAATGATAGTTATGTTGTTATCCGAGAGGGAAGAAGTCGCTCTAAGTATTTCTTTGCACAACCTAGTGTCATAGTAACACCACCAGATAAAGAAATTACTCTTCCTAGTAGTGATGTTTGCTTTTTGGTGGATACTAAGCAACTTGAAAAGTTGATCAAGGCTTCTGCAATTTATCAGTTGCCAGATCTTTCTGTTGTTGGTGAAGCGGGAGTGATTAAATTGCTTGTCCGCGATAAAAAGAATGATACCTCAAACGATTTCTCAATTATTGTTGGGGAAACTGATGAAGAGTTTGTATTTAATTTCAAAATTGAAAATATTAAAATTCTTCCAGGAAACTATGAAGTTGTGATTTCTAGAAAACTGCTTTGTCATTTTAAAAACACTGACATGCCAGTTTCTTACTGGGTTGCTCTTGAACCTGACAGCAAATTTGGATGAGACTAAGTTTTACTCAAGCTTTAATACTTTGGAAACTTAAAGGATCTATAAAGCATCCCAATTTAGGGTTGAATTTGATTCTCTTTATACTTAGTGACAAAAATATATAATGGAAAATTATCTTTTTAATCCATCAAAAAAGTTAGATTCATATCTATATTCTGTTTTTCTAAATTATGCTTCTGCTGATGAGTTAGAGCAAGATATTCTATTTACTACCACTCACTGGCAAATTCTGAAGTATTTCAATGATAGTTGCGAAGAGTACACTGTATGGTTTGTTGATGGAGTGGCAGTTACTAAACAACCCGAAAGAGTTGATGCTAAGATTATGTCATCATCAATAAGAAGATATATTAATATAAAAAATCCTAATGATCCATATAACAAAGCGATCATTCAACCAAACATTGAAGCATACTAATTTTAATTATGACAAGTGAATTTCTTTTATTTGAAAAATATCGTCCCCAAGTAATTGAGGATTGTATTCTTCCTGATGACATCAAAAAAACATTTAAGGAGTTTGTGGAGAAAGGAGAGATTCCAAATCTTCTGCTTTCTGGACCTCCTGGAATTGGTAAGACCACAATTGCAAAGGCGCTTTGCAATGAACTGGGTGTTGATTCATATGTTATTAATGGATCTGATGAAGGACGATTTTTGGACACGGTGAGAAATCAAGCAAAGAATTTTGCTTCTACTGTATCTTTAGTTGAATCTTCCAAGCACAAAGTTATTATTATTGATGAAGCAGATAATACTGGCAATGATGTTCAACTTCTTTTGCGAGCAAACATTGAAGCGTTCTACAATAACTGTAGATTTATCTTCACATGCAACTATAAAAACAAAATTATTGAACCCCTTCATTCTCGCTGCGCAGTAATTGATTTCTCAATTAAAGGAAAGCAAAAGACGCAACTTGCGGGAGCATTCTTTAAAAGACTGCAAACAATCTTAGATTTAGAAAACATTCAATATGAAGACAAAATTCTCGCTGAACTGATCACAAAATATTTCCCAGATTTTAGACGTATTCTCAATGAATGTCAGAGATATTCTACAAGTGGAAAAATTGATGCGGGTATTCTCGCATCTTTCTCTGATATTTCTGTAACGGAGTTGATCAAAAATATGAAATCTAAGAACTTTCCGGAAGTTCGTAAATGGGTAGTTTCCAACTTGGATAATGATACATCCAGGATAATGAGAAGAATATATGACGCATTTTATGAGCACTTAGTTCCATTGTCAATTCCTGCTGCGGTTCTTATTATTGCAAAGTATCAATATCAGTGTGCATTTGTTGCGGACCAAGAGATCAATCTTTTGGCATGTCTTACTGAGTTAATGTGTGAATGCGAATTTCGTTAGGGTGTGAATTTAAATGACACTGATTTTAACCGAACAAGATGCCATTTATGCGGCAGATAAGTTTATAAATTACTATTCTCAATTTAATCGTATTGATGATTATCTTCGTTTTGTGAAGAAAGACAGAATAACTTCTAGATCTGGATGTTTGTTTGGTGCGGAAACTGAAATGTTTGATGCATTTCAAATGCATCCAAATGATATGGATATTTGTATTCATGTTGTTGATACAAGTTCCAAACCTACATCTAAATTTAATCAGTGGTTGTATTCGGAAACTTTAAATTTAACTGCTTCAAATGCCGTAGAAGAAGCAATTCCAGGTAGAACCCATAAATGGATAGTTGAAGAAACTAACACTAAAAAGGTTCTTGGGGTAGTTAGATTTGGGTCTCCGACTATTAACTCAAAACCAAGAAACGAATACTTTAATAAAGTTCTTCCTCTGGAAACTATTAATAATGAATTCGTGATGGCGTTTAATATTGTACCTGTTCAACCATTTGGATATAATTATCTTGGGGGTAAACTTCTTGCGCTTTTAGCGTGCTCTAAAGAACTCAAAAATCAATTTGATACAAAGTATGGTACAGATTTAAAATATTTTGAGACTACTTCATTGTACGGAACAACTAAGGGCGTTTCCATGTATGATGGTCTTAAACCATATCTCAAACATATTGGGGACACTGAAAGTAATTTTCTTCCATTATTCCATGATGATGAATTTAGAGATTTCTTTTGGTGGTTCAATGAGAGAAATAATGGGGAACGATTGGTTCCTGCAGACAAGTCTTCCAAAAAATTGAAAATCCAGCAAAAGATGATTTCTATTATCCGAAATTCATTAAAGGATGAGACCAAGTTGAATCAATTCAATACTGCAATTGAAAATGCTAAAAAATTAACAGAAAAGAAAAGGTATTATATTTCTGAGTTTAAGCATGATGTCAATGATGTTATTACTTGGTGGAAGAAAAAATCATCTAAAAGGTATGAAAAACTAATTGAAGAAAACAGATTGAGAACTACCTTAGAGATATGGGAACCCGGCAGTGAATTGGAGATTATTAGATGACACATGAATTAAAGGATTGGTTGAATTCTATTAATAATACTAAAAAGAACTTGATGAACGAAGATCCAACTTCCATCAAGGATTATCCACCTTATATTATAAATAAATGTCTATCTGGTCATATTGATGCAATATTATTTGCTAATGAAATGAACATGAATAGTCATATAGATAAAGATATGCAATATGCGTTTTATCTAAATACTTTAAGGAAAAGGAAAAGATTTTCTCCTTGGATCCGAAAAGATAAGGTCACGGATTTAGAATACATAAAAAAATATTATGGTTATAATAATGAAAAAGCATTACAAGCTTTAAAAATTCTAAATAAAGAACAGATTGACTTTATAAAAAAACGACTTGACACAGGCGGAACAAAATGACGAATCAAACAATTGAACCACAAGTAAACTGGTCTCCAAACATGATGGTGGAGGTCATTCTTAATGAACCTGATGATTTCTTGAAAGTTCGTGAGACTTTGACAAGGATTGGGGTTGCATCAAGAAAAGAAAAGAAACTGTATCAATCTTGCCACATTTTACATAAGCAAGGTAGATATTATATTGTAAGTTTTAAGGAACTTTTTGCTCTTGATGGTAAGCACGCAAATCTTACGGTAAACGATATTCAACGAAGAAATAGAATTATACGTTTGCTTTCCGATTGGGGTCTAATCGCAGTAGTTGATACTGATAAAATATTAGACATTGCACCACTTAACCAGATCAAGGTAATTTCTTATCGGGAGAAAGGAGAGTGGGAACTTGAGCAAAAATATAATATCGGGAAAAAAGTAAAGGTTCAGGAAACCGAATGAAAAGTGGGGAGTTCTACACTCCCCTTTTTATTGAAATCTAATATATAATAGTGATGGGTGAGACTAAAATCTACCCATTGTTAATTGGCGCCGAAAGGGTCAAAAACAAACTCGCTTAAAAAGGAGAACTATTATGAATAATCTTTCCCGATATACTACAGCAGATCTTTCTGCAATAATGGATAGAATTGGTAGATACAGTATTGGAATGGATGAATATTTTCATCGCTTATTGACGTTACACGAAACTACAACAAATTATCCTCCATATAATCTTGTGCAAGTTAGTAATGTAGAATCTAGACTTGAAATTGCTCTTGCTGGATTTAAGAAAAAAGAAGTTTATGTGTATACCCAAGATGGGAAACTTTTTGTGGAGGGGCAAAAAGAAGATAAGGAAACTGATACCGATTATGTCCATAAGGGATTAGCGCAGAGATCTTTTAAGAGGTCATGGACTATGGCAGATGATACAGAAGTAAAAGATGCAACATTTGAAGATGGACTTCTAATTATTAATATTAGAAAAATTGTTCCTGAGCATCATAAAAGAAAAGATTATTTTTAAATAAATAGTATTAACTATCATCGCCGCATGGGGGAGTTCCTGGCAAAATCCAGGTTGACTCCCCCATTTTTTTGTGGTATAATGTGTATTGGTGTACGACTGATATGACTGTAAAACTTGCAATTCTAAAATCTGGGGAAAATTTAATCTCCAATATCAAAGAAGCATATTATCAAGAATCATTAATGTATTATATTTTTGAGGATCCTTGTGAGGTCAAATTAGCAGGATCTTATGCTTTAAATGGTGGTGATTTTACTCATAGCATAACTTTGAATAACTGGCCTATTCTATCTAAAGATAGAACTGTGGAAATACATCCTGAGTGGATTGTTACCATAGTGGAACCAGTTGATAGATTAAAAGAACTTTACGAAAACCGTGTATCTGGAGATGAGCAAAATGGAAAAAATTAAGATTCTTATATTTGATAATGGAACCGCAATTATTAGTGAAGTTGAGGAAGTTGATGCTGTTCTCGGAGATCCTGATTGGAAACTAATAAAACCCTTCATAATAAATTCGGACAGTACTCTTTCTCCATGGTTATCTGACTATTCATCCCAAGATACTTTCTTAGTACATTCTGATAAATTTTTTACTGTCACTAACCCTAAAGAAATCATTCTCGGAAAGTATCAAAATATTACCAAATGAAATTTTACACAAATGTCCAAATGATCGGGAATAATTTCCTGGTTAGAGGTTATGATAATGGTGAGCATGTTATGTTCAAAGAAGAGTATTCACCTACTCTTTTTCTGAAATCAAATATTCCTACAAAATATAAAACCTTAGATGGTGAATATGTAGAAGCAATTAAACCAGGATCTGTGCGAGAATGTAGAGAATTATATAAAAAGTATGATGGAATTGAAAACTTTAATGTATATGGAAATGAAAGATATGTCTATCAGTATATTTCCGACAAGTATCCGGAAGATGAAATTAAGTTTGATATCACAAAGATTAAATTAGTAACCCTTGATATTGAGACTACATCTGAAAATGGTTTTCCGGATACAAAATCCTGCGATGAAGAAATACTGCTAATTACAATTCAGGACTATTCAAGCAAACAAATAACTACTTGGGGAACCAAACCCTTTACGAACAAACAAAAAAATGTAAAATACATTGAATGTGCTTCTGAATATGATTTGCTTAATCGCTTCATAAATTATTGGGAGTTTAATCCTCCAGAAGTTTTGACTGGATGGAACATTGAATTTTTTGACGTTCCTTATATTTGTGGGCGTTTGTTGCGTGTTCTTGGTGAAAAGAGAATGAAAAGATTTTCGCCTTGGGGTCTCATTACGCAAAATGAAGTTTGGATAAATAATCGGAATCAAATTTGCATAGATATAGGCGGAATTACCCAACTTGATTATTTAAAACTGTATAAGTGGTCTCCTGGAACTCCACCACAAGAGTCTTACCGACTTGATTACATTGCCTCACAAGAGTTGGGGCAAAAGAAACTTGACCACTCGGAGTTTGATACCTTCAAGGATTTTTATACTAAAGGATGGCAAAAATTTGTAGAATATAACATTGTTGACGTAGAACTTGTAGACCGTCTAGAAGATAAGTTAAAACTTATTGAACTTGCCATTACTATGGCATATGATGCAAAAACAAACTATGAGGATGTTTTTTCTCAAGTTCGCATGTGGGACAATATTATATACAACTACTTAAAGAAAAGAAATGTTGTCATTCCACAAAGAGACAGAACAGAAAAGAATGAAAAGTATGCTGGAGCATATGTAAAAGAACCGATTCCTGGTGTTTATGAATGGGTTGTGAGTTTTGACTTGAACTCACTTTATCCCCACCTCATCATGCAATATAATATTTCTCCAGAAACACTTATGGATGAAAAACATCCTACAGTAAATGTTGATAGAATTCTTAATCAAGAACTTGATTTTGAGAAATATAATAATTATGCCATATGTGCAAATGGGGCGATGTTCAGGAAAGATGTTCGTGGTTTTCTTCCAGAGTTGATGGAAAAAATTTATAGTGAACGTTCCATATTCAAGAAAAAAATGCTTGCTGCCGAACAGGAGTATGAAAAAACAAAGAAGAAAGATCTCATAAAAGAGATTGCCAGATGTAATAATATTCAGATGGCAAGAAAAATTCAACTTAACTCTGCTTATGGTGCTATCGGAAATCAATACTTTAGATACTATAAATTAGAAAATGCTGAGGCCATTACTCTTTCTGGGCAAGTATCCATTCAGTGGATTATGAATAAGATGAACACTTATTTAAACAAGACGTTGAAAACTGATGGAGTAGACTATGTTATTGCTTCTGATACTGACTCTCTCTATATCAATATGGGTCCTTTGGTTGAAAAGGTATTCGCTGGAAGAGAGAAAATTACTGAAAGCGTTGTTTCGTTCCTTGATAAGGTCTGTCAGGTGGAATTTGAAAAGTATATTGAAAGTTCTTACCAAAAACTGGCCGACTATGTAAATGCCTATGAGCAAAAAATGGTAATGAAGAGGGAGTGTATTGCTGAGCGTGGCATTTGGACTGCAAAAAAGCGTTACATTTTGAGCGTATGGGATAGTGAAGGTGTGCGGTATTCTGAACCGAAACTTAAAATTAAAGGAATTGAAGCAATCAAATCTTCAACACCGGCACCATGTCGCAAAATGCTAAAAGATTCCTTTAAAATCCTTATGAGCGGAACTGAAGATGATATAATTTCATTTGTGGAAAACTGTCGTTCAGAATTTAAAACTCTAACACCAGAAGACATTTCTTTCCCCCGATCTGTGAATGATCTGACAAAATACAGTTGTGTCCAATCAATCTACGAAAAAAGTACTCCCATAGCAGTTCGTGGTGCTCTTCTTTTTAACTATTATATTAAAAAGAAAGAGTTGGATAAAAAGTATTCATTGATTCAAAATGGCGAAAAGGTAAAATTTTGCTATTTGAAAAAACCAAACCCAATCTATGAGAATGTGATTTCTTTTATTCAGGAGTTTCCAAAAGAACTTGACCTAATTCCTTATGTGGATTATGATACGCAGTTTGAAAAGGGATTTCTTGAACCGTTGAATACTATTTTGAGATCTATTGGGTGGAATTCCGAAAGGAAAGCAACTCTTGATTCCTTTTTCACTTAGACTTATAATGGAATTGCCTATAACCAAAAAAGACCTAGATTTAATTATAGAGTTAGTTAAATATAAAAATTCTGAACTTTATGGTAGATTATGGTCTTATAGATATAAACTTAAAAATAAGGATAGAAATTAAATGGATTTTTTAAAAGACCTTGTAAAAGAAATTGGTGGAGAATACGCACAACTTGCTTCAAATATTGTTGAAGATGAAACATATGTGGATACTGGATCTTATATCTTCAATGCTTTAGTGTCTGGTAGTATTTACAGTGGTGTTTCTGGAAATAAAATCACTGCGATTGCAGGTGAGCAAGCAACAGGTAAAACCTTTTTTGCTTTAGCGATGGTTAAGAATTTTTTGGAAAATAATCCAGATGGTTATTGTTTATATTTTGATACTGAATCTGCAATAACTAAAGCATTGTTAGAAAGTAGAGGATTAGATACTTCTAGAGTTGTCGTAATCAATGTTGTCACTGTTGAAGAATTTAGAGCAAAGACACTTAAGGCAGTTGATATCTATCAGAAAAAACCGGAAGATGAAAGAAAACCATGTATATTTGTTTTAGACAGTCTGGGAATGTTATCAACAAATAAGGAGATTACTGATACACTAGCAGAGAAGGATACAAGGGACATGACAAAACCTCAACTGATTAAGGGAGCATTCCGAATGCTTACCCTTAAGTTGGGACAAGCAAATATTCCAATGATTGTTACCAATCATGTATATGACTCTATGAGTTTGTATTCTTCTAAAGAAATGTCTGGTGGTTCAGGTTTGCGATATGCTGCTTCTACAATCATATACCTTTCTAAGAGTAAGGAAAAGGATGGAACCGATGTAGTTGGTAATTTAATCAGAGCAAGAACTTATAAATCTCGTTTGAGTAAAGAGAACCAAGAGGTAGAAATCAAACTGTACTATGATCAAAGAGGATTAGATCGTTATTACGGTCTTCTTCAACTTGGAGAGTATGGTGGAATGTGGAAAAGATCTGCCGGTAGATATGAAATAAATGGGAAGAAAGTTGCAGAAAAAACTATTTTATCTGATCCGGAAAAGTATTTTACTAAGGATCTTATGGATAAACTAGACGAGATTGCTAAGCATAAATTTAGTTATGGAAATTCTAAGTTAAAACTAGAAGTAGATACAGAAGAGGAACTTGATGGAGAAGATTGAATTTTTAGTTCTCAGGAGTCTAATTAACAATGAAGATTATTTAAGAAAGGTACTTCCTTTTATTACCCCAGAATATTTTGAAGACCAAGAACAAAAAATTGTATTTGAAGAAATTTCTAAGTTTGTTTTAACTTATAATAATGTTCCTACAAAAGAGGTTCTTTCTATTGAAATACAAAAAAGAACCGATTTAACTGAACAAGGTTATAAAAAAATCATGGGTTTGGTGAAGAACCTTGATGAAATTGTAGTTGAGCAGAAATGGTTAATTGACACTACCGAAAAGTGGTGTCGCGATCGTGCTATTTTTTTGGCACTGATGGAGTCCCTTCAACTTGCTGGAGGGACTAACCGGGATGCAATTCCATCAATTTTACAAGATGCTTTGGCAGTGTCTTTTGATAATCACATTGGACATGATTATCTTTTGGATTATGAGAAAAGATACGAACTTTATCATAAAACTGAAGATAAGATAGAATTTGATTTGGAGTATTTTAATAGAATTACGAAGGGTGGTCTTCCTAATAAAACTTTGAATATAATTCTTGCAGGAACTGGTGTTGGTAAAAGTTTAGCGTTGTGTCATTTTGCCGCTTCAGCATTAATACAAAGTAAAAATGTGTTATACATTACTCTAGAAATGGCAGAAGAGAAAATTGCAGAAAGAATAGACGCTAATTTATTCAATGTAAACATCACTGATATTGTCAATTTACCTAAAACTATTTTTGAAAATAAAGTATTAAATCTAGCAAAGAAATCTCACGGCACATTGATCATTAAAGAATATCCAACTGCATCTGCTCATGCTGGACATTTTAAGGCACTCTTAAATGAATTAGCACTTAAGAAATCATTTAAACCGGATATTATTTTTATTGACTATTTGAACATATGTTCTTCATCCAGATATAAGGGTAATAGTAACATAAATTCATATTCATATATTAAAGCAATTGCCGAAGAACTTCGTGGACTTGCTGTTGAATCTAATGTCCCAATCCTTAGTGCTACCCAAACCACAAGATCTGGATATGGTTCTTCTGATCCAGAATTGACAGACACTTCAGAATCTTTTGGTTTGCCAGCAACTGCTGATCTCATGTTTGCTTTAATATCTACTGAAGAATTAGAGGAAATGGGACAGATTATGGTTAAACAGTTGAAGAATAGATACTCTGACCCAACACTTCATAAACGATTTGTTGTTGGAATTGATAGAGCAAAAATGAGATTATATGATGTTGAGCAGAGTGCTCAAAAGGATATCCTTGACAATGGAAAGGAATCCGAGTATGATGATGAAGAACAACAAAAGCAATCATTTAAAAACAAATTTGGAGGATTTACATTCTAATATGGAAAAGCACATTGATTCTGATAAGTATATTGAATTTGTTCGTCAGACTACATCGCCCGCTAGTAGCGATTTTGGAGCATTGGTTACTAGGTTGACTGATTTGGAAACCCAGGAAGCAGATACATGTCGTCTTATGACTGCTGCTTTGGGATTAACTGCAGAAGCGGGAGAATTCACTGAGGTTGTGAAAAAAATCTTCTTGCAGGGAAAACCTTATAATCAAGAAAATATCTTCCATATGAAAAGAGAACTTGGAGATATTTGTTGGTATATTGCTCAAGCATGTATGGCATTGGATACTAATTTCAATGAAATTTTGCAGATGAATTATGAAAAACTTAGCGCAAGATACCCAGAAGGGGCATTTGATGTTTACCGATCAGAAGTTCGTGAAGAAAATGATGTCTAAATAGTAAATAAAGAGGAGCAAACGCTCCTCTTTTTCGTATCAATAAATATAATTATAATCAAAAATATATGAAAAAATTCTCCCAATTTATTAAAGAAGCAAATAAACCAAATTTTGCAAAACTTACTGCCATGAGATTGGGATTAGTTCCTGATGGTCATGGTGGTTGGTACAATCCAAAAACTGGAGAGTATGAGGGAGAATCTGAAACTGAATCAAATGGAATTAGAATAAAATTTTCAAATAAAAATCAAAGAGCAGGAAAGCGAGATCCGGATCAAGATAGATCTAAACCGTCACCTTTAGTTCCTGCTTCTCATCAAGTTTCGGAAGAATACGAAAAAAATCTTAGAGAAAAGTATATTAATGGTGAAATATTTAATGAGGGTGATTTGGTAGAAAATTTGAATAATGGATTGGTTGGAAAGATAATTCGTAGAGGTACAAATTATTTAATTTGCGTCACTGAAGATAGTGTGATGTTTAAACCTTGGATTAAAGATGTCATTGAGTGGACTGATAAGTCTGGAGTTCCTGCAGATCAACGAGAGACTGGAACAGATTCTTATCGTCAGTATACTATGGATATGACTGGAACTAAAAAAATAAAAGATTTTAATATAAGGAAATTCATAAATAAGTATAAAGTTAACCGAAAATAAGAAGATGCTTTCTCATATTGCTACTGATTTACATAGCGCATATCTTGAAGAAGTTTTTAAACCACAATTGGGGAAGCCTGGGGCATCTACCCCCAAAAAATCTAAACCAGTTTCATCGGATTTGGATAACGATGGTGATGTGGATACTTTTGAAAAAAAAGTTCGCCAATTTATCTATGATGTTCGTCATCTGATGAAAAGAAATAATATTCCACTAGAAAAGGCATTTCAAATGAGATCTTCAAAAACAAATTATGGCGCAGACGTTATTAAGACTGCAAAGGAAAAACTAGGAATTAAAGTTGGTGGATCTGTTGCAGTTTCTGAAGAAAGTGAAACAAGAATGGTTTATGTGACCATTAATTATCAAAATGGCACTGTAGATAAAAGAAATGTTCCATATGATGAAATTTCTAGATTAAGGTCAAAACCAACAGTTCGTTCGGTTGAAATTAGTAGTAATCGTTCCAAAAATGATTACGATAAATCTAGAGCAGGTAAGTTGGATCCAGTTGGACAAGAAGACGGTGATATTAATAATGATGGAAAATCTAATACCAAAACTGATAAGTATCTTTCAAATCGCAGAAATGTTAGAAGCAACGCCATTAAAAATAAAAAAACATATGGAGTGAGTGAAGGATTTTCAGATTGGCGTCAGGATCTTAAAGAAGTTCTGGGTGTTGCTGATGAAAGAGCATCCCGAAATGAAAAACAAATAAAAGAAAAAAAAGTTGATAATTATGCAGATAAAACTATAAATTTAAAACCAGAAGTTACTGAAAAAATTTCTGTTCTTGGTGGTTATGTTGTTGAGTCTGTTGAACTTGATGAGTCTTATTTTGATAATGCTATTGAACTTGCCACTGAGTTTTTCTACAACTTTGGGTTAAATGAGAATGGCGTAGAAATTGTTATTGAAGAACTTGGAAAGGAAAAGTTTGTTGAATGGGTATTTGATATTGCTGAAGATAGTTTATTAATTGAACGAAAATTAAAACCAGGAGAAACTGTTTTTCCTGCAAGAACAAGAGAAAGAATTACTGGAAAACCAATATCTAGAAAAAGAGCATCTAATTTAAAAGGTGGTGCTGCTACGACAAAAAAAACAGCAGATGAAAAAAGGAGATCTGCAAGAAAATCTACACAACAAGAACCCGAACCAACAGAAAGACAAAAAGTATTGACAAGATTACAAGATTCGCAGAGGGAAAGAAATATTGAACGGGCAAAAGAAACTCAAGCACCTTCATCTCAACCAGATAAAAAAAGATCTATTAAAGATACCATTGCTAGGGGTGTTTTATCTGCATGGGAAGGGCATAAAGAAGCGATGAAGACCCGCAAATCTGGAGGAAATGCAGGAGAAGCAATCCGTAGGGGTCTAAGTGCTGCTTCTGGTGCTTTTAAAAAGCAAGGAACTGCACATTTTAGAGAGTGGATTACCTATTTGATTGATGAAGGATATGACCTTTCCGATTGGACATTTGGTGAACTTCAAGAAGAATTTAATATGATTTGCGAAAAGGCAGAAAGTGAACAGCAACAAAAACTTTTTGGTCTTGCTCTTTCAGTAAAAAGAGGTGAAACCCCAAGATCCGAAGCAAGTGCTGAAGTTCTTAAGATCGTAGATAGTATGAGTGAAAAGAAAATTCGTGACTTTGCTAAAACAAAGCATGAAGGTATTCCCAAAAAAGTAGATGAAGCAATTGTTAATCCCAAAGGAAGTTCTGGCCAGAAATCGCCTAGAACAACAAGAGGACAACAATCTGCCGCTACTATAAGTTTACTTCAAAAGTTATTGCAACAATCTAGATTGAGAGAAGATTTGAATCCAACAACCCCACAACAAATAAAAACCCAAAAAGAATTATCACAAGTGCAGGGAAAAGTTGCAAAGGCAAATCAGCAGGCATTGAAGAAAATTGAACCACCAGAAACCTCAGAGAATCAAAATCAATCTTACGAAATGGAAGGTGAAATGATTGATGAAAGGGCAAGATCAAGAAAAGGTCAACCAAGACCTAATACAAAAGATCCTGCATGGAGAGCCATGCGAATAGTTAAAGATGCACAAAATCCTGAAGGGATGATGACTAGAAGTGGCGGAACTGTCGCGCAACATAGAAGAAGAAGAGGAGTTCCTGGTAGATATGAACCACCTGGACAACCAAAACAAACAACTCCGATGCAGCGACTTGCACGAAAAAAAGCAAAACCAACTCCATCAAGAGAATATGAAAATGATGTATATTCAAGAGATGGTTTAGGTGGAATTCGTGGTTATAGGTCAGGTGATTGAAATACTAAATAATTACACCCACTTCCATAGGAGGAAGACCAATGAACTTTAATGTGCTGGTAAAATTAGGTGAAAGTCTTGTCGGTATGTTCTGGCAAAGTTGTGAAGTCAAAAGATTTGTAATTCATCTTCTTGAAAAGTATGCTGCAAGCACTGATAATGACATTGATAATGTTGCAGTACAAATGGTAAGAACTAAACTACTCACCAATTGCCCTGAGAAGTGATTACTTGGTATAGTTGTCTACTATTAAATAGTGGACTAACTATATTCTTTGCAGTGCTATATGCATTATCTGAATATATTGGAAGAAATCCAAATATAAAAGAAAATACACTTTACCAATTTATACACCATTTTTTGGTGGCGGCAACAAAAAATAATAATGAAAAGGAGAAGTAACATACTTCTCCTTTTTTATAAATACTTCTACGAAACAATTAGTTAAAGGTAACAAGAATGGCACTTTGGGGAATCGCAGATAGTCTTTATTCTACAGGAACTGTAGAAGTAAATTATGAAACTAAAGAAATAATTGGATCTGCAACTTCATTCACTGCATCGGGTATTTCTACTGGCGATGTAATAACAATAGGAGTTGGTGGAACTTTTGGGTCTGCTGTAATTTCTGGAATTACTTCAGACCGTTTAATTGCTATTGCTACCACACAATACTTAACTGGTGCAGTAATTTCTGGTGTCGCATATACAATATCAGAAAAACCAATTTACACATTAGAAGATTCAAATTATTCTTCTAATGTTGTTGGAATAACAACCACAATTCCTAAGCATGATGTTTATGGTGTGGATAAGTATGAAATTGGTCTTTTGTCCCCAGGAGCATCCGGAATTGCCACACAGTATGGTGGTATTCATGCTGGTTGGGTTGGAATCCACACTTATATTGATATGCACGGCAATTTGAGAGTTAAATCAGAAACTCTTGTTGCAATGTCAGAAATTTCTAGCGGAACCGTTGCTTCTTACATTTCTTCTGGCGATGCTTCTGATGATGTAGTTTTTGCTGATGCAGTCATCACCATTACGACAGACCCTGAAGATGTGGTTGGAATTGCAACAGATGAAGATGCAGTATTTGCTGTTGATGTAACTGTAGTTCCTTCCTATGCACCAGTTTCTTATCAGTGGTATGAGGATGCCAATGCACTTTCTGATGCTGGAGATTATTCTGGAACTCAAACTGCAATTCTTACAGTTGCAAACGATAGTGATAAAAACGATGGAAGAGAATATACTGTTGAAATTGTTTCTGGAGATGTTTCAGTTGTTTCTGCCGCAGCAACAATTACCTACGCATGATAATTAATATATGATTTTTAATGAATTGAATGAGGATAATTTTTTATTATTTGCAATAAAAAATTACGAGAATCCTCAAGCAGTAACCAAAGATGATTTTCAAAAAGATTTAAATCATTTTAAATATATTAAGAGGTTACTGAAAAAATATAAAAAAACGGGAATCTTAAAAACCCACTTACTGATAAATCATTTTATTGTTCTTTATAATATATTTGGTGAGGCCACAACTCCTATGTTATTTTTCAAAATTGAAAAAGAGATGTGGTCTCAGGTAAAAACTATTATATTATTTCTGAATCGCCTTCCAGAGTTCCCTAAGACTTATATTCACGATATACTTGTTGATATAACTTGTTTGGAACAACTTCAAAAAATCTATGACAAAAATGGATAAAACTGATATAATAGTAAGACATTTTAGGAATCTTAGAGAAGAAGGTGGACCATCTATGAATACCGGAACACCTAATGGATCTGCAGGATTTAGTGCTTATGCAGATTCTCGTGGACCTAATGCAGGTACATCTAATCCTCTTCCATTTTTCAAAAAAAAGAATGGTAAATTAGATGGAAGAAGTGTAAACAAAAGATACAAAGATTGGGTGAAATCTTTGGGTATGATGTGAGTTATAAATAAATAAATATATTAGACTGTTTAAATGCTTAGGTGAGTTATAGGATAAAAACTTACCTAAGGGCATGGGATATGTCAGAAGAATCTGTAAAGGTCGCTATTTTGGAGCAAAGACTTGTTGACTTGAAAGATGTTGTTGTCAAAATAGATAATGCAATAGAAAAGTTAAGCGAGGTAAATATTAGCGTAGGAAAAATACTCGCGGTACATGAGCAAAAAATCCAAAAGCAAGAAAATGCGGACGAAGTATTATTTGCAAAGATTGACAAACTCCGTGATAAAATGGACAGCGATCATAACGCAGTTTTGCTTAGAATTCAAGAAATAGAAAAGAAGATGTGGATTGGTATGGGAATTATTATTGCTTTAACCGTAATAATCAACAATCCAAATAATATATTTGGCGACATCTTGACACCCGACCCGACTCCTGTTATAATCCAGGAGAATCCGAAACCCTGATCATGAATTTGATTGATGATAAGTTTATCAATCTATTGTCAACACGTCTAGAAAAATTTAAAAAAGTTAAACCCGGACTTTATAATTGTAGATGTCCCATTTGTGGGGACTCTAAGAAGAATAAATCTAAGGCAAGGGGATACTTTTATTCCATAAAAAGTAACACGAACTATAAGTGTCACAATTGTGGCGCAAACTTGTCTTTTAATAATTTTCTCAAAAAGATAGATCCAATTCTACATAAGCAGTTTTGTTTGGAGAAATTTAAGTCTGGTTTTACTGGGAAAAATTTTGTTGTAGAAGAACCCAAGTTTAACTTTGATAAACCAAAATTTAGTAAAAAATTAGATTTACCAAAAGCATCAGAAAATCTAATTGCCAAAGAGTATTTGGAAGGTAGAAAATTAAACTCAGATAAATTCTATTATACTGAAAAATTTAAACTATGGGTTAACTCAATTAAACAAACTTTTGAGAATGTTAAATATGATGAACCTAGGATAATAATACCACTTTTCTACAATAAAGAACTTATCGGGTTTCAGGGAAGATCATTAAAAACAAATCCATTAGTTAAATACATCACCATCATGTTAGATGAAGATGCGCCGAAGATCTATGGTCTTGATAATATACAAAAAGACAAGACAGTTTACATTACCGAGGGACCATTTGATTCGGAGTTTATTTCTAACTGCATTGCTCTTTGTGGAGCAGATGGTAATGTGGAAGAACTTAATATTGGAGATAGGGTTTGGATTTATGATAATGAACCCAGAAATCTAGAGATTATTTCTAGAATTGAAAAGTGTATTGATCGTGGGGAAAAGGTTGTGATTTGGCCTTCTTCAATTGACAAGAAGGATATTAATCAAATGTACATTGCTGGACTTAATGTTCAGGATGTGGTAGAATCCAATACCTATTTCGGGTTGGAAGCAAAACTCAAATTTACTAATTGGAAAAAATATGAGCAACGGAACGAAAGTAAAAAAGCGTGATGGACGTATAGAGTCGTTAGACCTAGACAAGATGCACTTGATGGTTGGAGAGGCGTGTAAGGGTCTTGCAGGGGTCTCTGCGAGTCAAGTTGAGATGACATCAGGTATTCAATTTTATGATGGAATTACAACTAAAGAAATTCAAGAAATTTTAATTCGCAGTGCAAGTGATCTTATTGATTTAGATCACCCTAATTATCAATTTGTTGCTGCAAGACTACTACTGTTTGCTATTCGTAAACAACTATATGGGAGAATGAAGGAACTTCCTACGCTGGAACAGCATATTATTGATTGCGTTTCCGCTGAAGTTTATGATAGTGATATTTACACTCAATATTCTATAGAAGAAATTGAAAAGGCAGATTCTTTTATAGATCATGATAGAGATTTTCTTTTTACTTATGCTGGTCTTAGGCAAGTAGTAGATAAGTATCTTGTTCAGGACAGAACAACTGGTTATGTTTTTGAATCCCCTCAGTTCATGTATATGATGATTGCCTTGACAAAGTTCTCAAGGTATCCAAAAGAAACACGAATGTCATATGTAAAGAGATATTACGATGCACTCTCAAAACACAAAATCAACATTCCTACACCAATCATGGGGGGAGTTAGAACCCCACTTCGTCAATTTGCAAGTTGCGTTCTTGTTGATATTGATGACACCCTCCCTAGTATTGAGTCTGGTGATTCTGCAATCTTTAGGTATGTTGCTCAAAGAGCAGGAATTGGTATCGGAGCAGGTCGAGTCCGTGGCATTAACAGTAAAATCAGAGGTGGAGAAGTTATTCACACAGGCGTTATCCCTTTCCTCAAAAAGTTTGAAGCAACTGTCCGATCTTGCACTCAAAACGGCATCAGAGGTGGATCAGCGACTGTCCACTTTCCAATCTGGCACCAAGAAATAGAAGACATTCTAGTTCTCAAAAATAACAAAGGTACTGAAGATAATCGTGTTCGTAAACTTGATTATTCAATTCAATTAAGTAAGATATTTTATGAAAGGTTTATTCAAGACAGTGAAATTACGCTTTTCTCCCCGCACGATGTACCTGGATTATATGATTCTTTCGGAACAGACAGGTTTGATGATCTCTACGTTTCATATGAAAAAGATCCAACCGTTAAGAAAAAAACTGTTAAAGCGCAGGAACTTATTCTTAGTCTCCTCAAAGAACGTGCTGAGACGGGTCGTATCTACATTATGAATATTGACCATTGTAATTCTCATAGTTCCTTTAAGGATCAGATTACAATGTCAAATCTTTGCCAGGAAATCACACTTCCCACTACACCACTTCAGCACATTGATGATGACAATGAGGCAGAAATTGCAACCTGCATTCTATCTGCAATCAACGTTGGTAAAGTTAAATCTGATGAAGAACTAGAAGAACTTTGTGATCTTGCGGTTCGTTCTCTAGATGAACTGATTGATTATCAAAATTATCCAGTCAAGGCAGCGGAGAATTTCACCAAACGTCGTCGTGCTCTTGGAATTGGTTATATTGGTCTTGCACATTACCTTGCAAAACTTGGATATAATTACGATTCTCAAGAGGCATGGGATGCGGTTCATGGTCTTTCTGAAAGTTTTCAGTATTACCTATTAAAGGCATCTAATCAACTTGCAAAAGAAAAGGGTCATTGTGAATACTTTGGTCGTACTAAGTATGCTGAAGGAATTCTTCCAATTGACACTTATAAAAAAGAAGTAGACGAAATTTCATCAATACCACTACAACATGATTGGGAATCTCTTAGGGCATCTATCCTACAATACGGTCTTAGGCACTCAACATTGTCCGCACAAATGCCTTCGGAGAGCAGTTCCGTTGTGTCAAATGCAACAAATGGAATTGAACCACCTAGAGACTTCTTGTCCATTAAAAAATCAAAGAAAGGACCTCTTAAGCAGATTGTTCCTCAGTATCAGTCTCTAAAGAATCATTATACTCTTCTTTGGGAAATGAAGAGTAATCGTGGTTATATTAATGTTGTTGCGGTAATGCAGAAGTTCTTTGACCAAGCAATTTCTGGTAATACCAGTTATAATCCAGAGAACTATCCAAACAATGAGGTTCCTGTGAGTGTATTGGCACAAGACCTTCTTACACTCTATAAGTATGGTTGGAAAACTGCATATTATCAAAACACATATGACATTAAATCCGATGAAGTAGTTGATCTTCATGCTGGAAAAATCCATTTGGAAAATTTTAATGGTGAAGTGGTTCATGACGCTAAAGCAAAACTTGAATCTCTCTTAGATGATATTTCAAATTCTGATGAAGAAAGTTGTGAAAGTTGCACTATTTGAATTATGTTAAATAAAACTACGCAGAAAGAAACAAGCATGGAATTTAAGGTATCTTCCACAGATCATTCCACAGAAGTTAAAGGAATGACGGTTTTTAATACTGAGGAAGTGGACACTAAAAAGCAACCAATGTTTTTTGGGAAACCATTGGGGGTTCAGAGATATGATTCCTATAAGTATCCAATTTTTGAGAAACTTACTACTCAACAACTTGGATACTTTTGGAGACCAGAAGAGGTTTCTTTACAGAAGGATCGTGGAGATTATCAAATACTTCGCCCAGAACAGAAGCATATTTACACTTCTAATTTGAAGTATCAAATTATGCTGGATTCAATTCAGGGTAGAGGACCGGGAATGGCATTCATTCCTTACTGTTCTCTACCCGAACTTGAGGCATGTATGGAAGTATGGGGATTTATGGAGATGATTCATAGTCGTTCATACACTTATATTATCAAGAATGTTTATTCAAATCCCTCTGATGTGTTTGATACTATTATTAAGGACGAGCATATTATGGTTCGTTCCAAGAGTGTAACTGAAGCGTATAATGATTTTATTAATTCTGCCCAACAGTATGGTACTTCCGAAACATGGAAGCATAATCTTGAGGGAGTCAATTACGCAAAGGAAAATCTCAACGATGTCAAACGAAAACTCTACAGAGCAATTGCAAACGTTAATATTCTTGAAGGTATTCGCTTCTACGTTAGTTTTGCTTGCAGTTTCGCCTTTGGTGAACTTAAACTTATGGAAGGATCCGCCAAGATCATTTCCCTTATCGCCAGAGACGAAAACCAACACCTAGCAATTACTCAGAATATTCTTAACAAATGGCGAGAAGGCGATGATCCAGAAATGCAACAAATTGCTAAGGAGGAAGAAGAGTGGGTTTATAGAATGTTTGATCTTGCTGTAAATGAAGAAAAGAGATGGGCAGACTATCTTTTCAAGGATGGTAGTATGATTGGTCTTAATGATAAACTTCTTCAGCAATATGTTGAATGGATTGCTAATCGTCGTATGCGGGCGATTGGTCTCAGACCTCTTTATGATATTCCTGCTAATAATAACCCCTTACCTTGGACTTCTCATTGGATTAATTCAAAAGGACTTCAAGTGGCACCCCAGGAAACGGAGCAGGAGACGTATTTGATTGGTGGAATTAAACAAGATATGAAAAATGATACATTTGCTGGATTTAAACTTTGAGTTACTTGGGGAGTTTATAACTCCCCTTTTTTATAAATAACTAAAAGTAAACTAAGAATTAAAAAATGAACGCTTTTAATCTATACGAAGCATATACTGCTGTTTATGATGAAGATCTTAGGGAAGATATTCTGACAGTAGAAGAAAATTTTGAATTTATTGATGATCTTTCTGATAATGAATTAACTCAAATTATGGAAGAAATTCTCTCAGAAAGAGAAGTAACACTCAATGAATGCCTAGAAGTATTTGACTATGAGATTCTTTCTGAAGAAAGTGAAATGTCAAGAATGAATCGTTTGGCAAATAAAAGGGCAAGAGAAAAGAAATCTGCAGCAGCAACTGCCACTAGAATGAAGTCTGCTGAGCGTGAAAGAGTTGGTAGAAAGCACGCAGTAAAGAGACTTCAAGTTGCAACTACTCGCGCTGCTAAAAATATTTCCGATAGAGCAAAAGAAGCAGGAAGTAGAGCAAAGACTCTTGCTGGTGGAGCAGTCTCTGCCGCCGCTGGAGGCGCCGCTGAGGCAGGTAGAAAGGTGCAAAGGGGTGCTGAGAAGGTTAAGGGTAAACTTGCTTCCGCAAAGGAAAAAATCAAAGGATTTATTAAGTCTGGCAGAAAAGCAGCAGCTGGTGGTCTTCGTAATCTTGCCGCTAAAGTAGAACCGAAAGAAACTCCTGCAGCAAAACCAAAAGCAAAAGAAGGAACTCCAGAAAATCCAAGAGTTGGTCAACCTGCTAAAGAAAGACCCGCACTTCCCCCAGGAAGAACTGTAACCGCAAATAGAAGATCACTCGCTGCTAAAAAACTTGAAAATGCAGCAGCTGGAGAAGGTCCTACAGAACCCCAACAAGGTCAACCAGCAGGAACCTTTAAAGATAAAAAGTCTAGACGAGAAGCAAGAAAAAGAGAAGCAAGACTTACTGCTAAGGAAAGTTTTGAACTCCTAGATCTCTTAATTGATGATCTAATTGCGGAAGGATATGTTAGTACTGAAAGTGAAGCTTATGATTTAATTGAAAATCTTGATGTCAATGAGACCTATGAACTTGTAGAATCATATATTTCCGAAGATACTGTAGATCTTTATGATATAATCCTTGAGCATCTTATTGATGAAGGATATGCTGATACCGAGGAAGCAGCAACTGTAATTATGGCAAATATGAGTGAAGAGTGGAGAGAAGAAATTCTTGATGAATCAGTTAGAGGATCTCAAAGATCTATTGCTAATAGAATTACTGGAGATGATATTCGCTCAGTTACTGATAAAGATGGGAAAACAAAGTATAATAAACCAAAATGGAAAGATTCAATTCAAGCACAGGTTAGACGTGGTTCGCAATTAAGAAGATCTGGTGAAAGTGAAAATAATAATGATAGAAGAGACCGTGAAAGAATTAAAGCAAATAAAAAAAGTATTAATAGATTAAATGCTGAAAAAAATATAGAACATAAGCAGGCAGATGGTGATTATGAAAATTCCATTGATCATTCTAGGCGCGGTAAAGGTAAATCTGGTTATATGGAGGTTCCTACTGATTATCGTGCTCGCAGAAGGAGAGCATCTGGCAGATGATTATTTTTCAATCATAACATCTCTAAGGGGTCTTGACAAGACCCTTTTTTATTGCTAGGATCGGTTTGTCGGTTTTGAAGATGGTTTATAAAGCTTTAGAGCTTTTAAGAACAATCTCATAAATATTCTCTACTTCACTACTAAAGAACTTACCTTCAACATTTGTATTGTAGTAGTCTTCTCTAAGAATTACATCTCTTTTGAATTGTTCCATAGTCTCATAAAAACTCATAGATTTCTTGTGAGGACATAGATATAAAATTTCTCGGAGAAATTTATCTTCTCCGAGATTTTTTACGTCTTCAATTAATTCATCACAAGAACCAAAATATTTTTTCCAATCACTTTCTTTCTTTTTTCTGCGACCTGTTTTACGATCTTTTTGTCTTGTCCAAAAGTGTTTCTTTCCAATGTATTTTTTATCATTGGTGAGATTTGTAATAAGGTAAACAAAACCTTCCATGTCTTTTGGGACTTCTGTAAACTCTTGATTGTTATATTTCCAGGTCATTAGATAAGAATTGCTAATATGACTATGTAGGTTCATATATAGATTAAAAACGGAATGAAATTTTTCAGAAAGATTAAGAACTTCCTCAACCACTTGACAAGGGATCAGGATGTGGTAGAGTCCAAGGTGTCGGAGGTTCCTCAGGAACCCACTCCCATTAAACAAGAGGAAGAAACTAACTTGGACATCAACATTGAAAATGAATGCCTCAATCAAGTGCGTGGTTGGGCAATCAAGAAAATTGAACTTCTCCATGAAGCAGATAGGCATCGTAATGCTAAGGCACTTCAAGCGGAGTTTGAGGAATGGATTAACATTCCAGAAGGTGTTGAAGAAATTGACTACTTTTCTATTGAAAAAGATGATGATGAATGGTCTGAAAATGAGACTGTAGGCAGTGTCTAAATGATAAATATTTCTAAAAGTGTAATATGAAAACTTTTAGAGAGTTTATTTTAGAAGCAAGAAAATCAGAGCAAGAAACAATAGACTGGTGGGGAAAAGGTAGACCTAAAGCGTCTCAAAAAGTTGCTCAGTTGCGAAGGGATAGAAATCCTCAAACAATGTCTAAATCTGTAAGAAAAATCACCCAAATAACAAAGGCGATAAACGATAAGGATCAAAGACACGAAGCGAGTAAACCTGCCAGAACTGCAGCACAAAGGGCGCAAGATTCTGGCAGAGTTCATAGAAGTCAATATGCTCAAACTGGCGTTAGAGGTAGAATAGGACCAGATTCGCCAAGTTCTGTTGGAACAGTTTCTGGTAACAAAAGAAGACGAGTGACTAACATAAAAACTGGTCAAGATCTTGGTTCAGCAGAACCTTCTGATACCAGAGTGTCTGGAAGATACGGAACAGTTCCTGGTGGTAGAGGTACTGGTGTTTCTCGTTCAGGTGGACAGATTGGAAGGTGACTCTCTTGACAAAACCTAAATAATCACTTATCATGTAAATTCCCTGTTATGAGCAGGGTTTTTTATTATGAGTCCTTGATTTGAAAATTAGAGCCGTGGAAGATGCCTCCTAAAAAGAGGTGTACCCCTTCTTCTAAACGGATGTAGAGTTCTATTAAACTAAATGCTAAAAAACCTTACAACTGTGACCGTATCTCTTCTTGGTGCGGTTGCAACATCAGCGGCAACACTGCCAACACCGAGTTATGCTACTTTAAATCAAACTAGCACAATTCAGGAGACAGCGACCAAAGAGGTTGCTCCGGAAACACCAAAAGAAAGACGGATAACTTGTAACGGGTGTAATGAAAATGAACATTATGTTTTAAATGCACTTCAAGATGAAGGTATTCGTGATAAAGTAGCAATTGCTACAATTATGGGTAATCTTAAACAAGAATCTACCTTTGTTCCCAATATTTGTGAGGGAGGTGCAAGAGTTCCATATCATAGGTGTCATCGTGGTGGTTATGGAATCTTACAATGGACCGATTCAACAAGATACAATGGTCTAGGTCATTTTGCTAAAAGGTATGGTGGTAATACATCAACTTTAGAGACTCAGGTTCAATATATGTTTTATGAACCTGACTGGAAGATGATTAGAGACCGCATGAGTCGTCCTGGAGGTACTATCAACGATTATATGCGTCTTGCGTTTAAGTGGATTCGTTGGGGTCACAAGGGACCAAGAGAAACTTATGCTATGCAGTATCTCAATAAGTTTGAGTATACGACCATTGATTCTTGATGTGAGGAAGTTCAATTATGTTTAAAACACTTTCAATTCTTGCTATTCTTTCTTCTGTTCTTTTGCCTATTGAGTCTAAGGCAGCAAGTGGATGTACCACTGCTTCTCATTATGGAGTTGGTGATGGATTTCACGGACAATTAACTGCCAGTGGAAATGTATTCAATGCTTATGGTAATTCTGTAGCACATCGTTGGCTTCCTTTTGGAACTCGCCTTCGTGTTACAAACCAATCCAATGGTAGGTCTGTGGTTGTTCGTGTGACTGATAGGGGTCCATTTATTGCTAGTCGTGATTTAGATTTGTCTTATGGTGCATTTGCATCCATTGCTTCTCCGAGTAATGGAGTTGCAAGAGTTTGTTATCGGGTGATTTGATATTTTAGCGGGGACCTTAGGGTCCCTTTTTTTATAAATAAAAGAAAAGTATTGTTAAAATGGAAGCAGTAGATTTAGTAGAAGCTTATTCGCAGGTTTATCAAGATCAGGAACTTGGTGAGGCAAATAAACTTGAGAAATACAGAAATGCAACTGAAAGACAAAGAGTAGGGCGCAGACAATCCCGCGATTTTGAAAATATTTTACATCCTGCTGATTGGGACACCCAAGGTGAACCAGTAAGGAAAAAAATCCATGCAGATAAAAGAGGTGTTAAGAAAAACACAAACCGCGAAAGTTACGACCTCTACGATATAATCCTCTCCCATCTTCTTGATGAAGGATATGCTGAAACCTCAGAAGCAGCAGAGCAAATGATGGTAAATATGAGTGAGGGTTGGAGAGATAGTATTCTTCAAGAATTATGGAGAGGTAGGCATGGGCAATCAGAAACTGATTATATGAATTCTCGTTCTCAAGGCGGAAAGATGATTTCTGGTGATTCTAAACATAGTGGTGCTGCTTATTCGCATCGTTCTTATAAAGGAGTTGGAAGTCCTGCTAAACCAGGGGAGCATCAACCTAATCAAGGTCGTATGGATTCCGGCACTAGAACCGATTTACAATATCGTAAAGCACTCTTAAAGAAAAAATAATATTGAATGAAATTTAAATTTAATTTTGGAAATAAAAAACCAGATATTAAAACTTATGCAATTATAGGAGTTGTTCTTACCTCTATAATTGCATTTTTATCTAATTGTACTGGAATTAAAGAAGAACTTATTTGGGATTTCTTTGATGAAGTTCAAAGAGAAGTAAATCCTAGTACACCTATTAATGATTTTATTATCAAAGATCCCAAAAAACTTGAGAGAAGAATCAATAGAGATATTGATAGAGCAATAGAAAAAGTGACTCCCGAGTATGATAGAATTATTAAAGAAGCTAATAAAAAATATGAACCAAAGTACATTGAAGAACCTATAAATAATGACACATGTTATACTGAAGAGTGTAAATCATTAGGAGGACCAATAAGAATGTGTGCTCCTTGGGTAGAAGACTGCAAATAACATGTATAAATAAATTTTTAATTATTGGAGATTATTATGTCTACATCACAAGAACTTCTTGACGCCTTTGAGTCTTGGAAAGTTGAAGACGAAAAGTTTACTAATGGTAATAATGCTGCAGGCACCCGCGCACGCAAGGCATTGCAAGAAATTACTAAACTAGTCAAGTCTCGCCGCGCCGAGATCACAGAAGAGAAGAACACCAGGAAAGAGGTAAAGGGGGGTTGACAGGCACCCCATCTGTCTGGTATCTTGTAGGGGTGGTTGAGGGAGCGCCACCCGCTCTCCACTCCACCCCTTGACAATCTGAGGTTCGTGCCTTATGATTGTCCCATCGGGAGCGTGGCGGAATCGGTAGACGCACCGGACTTAAAATCCGTTGGGCAGTGCCCGTGGGGGTTCAAGTCCCCCTGCTCCCATTGACAATCTGGTATAAATACCATACGATTGTCTGATTGGGAACGTAGCTCAAGTGGTTAGAGCACCCACCTTACGGTATCAAAAGATTGTTAATGGGGGGGCAGTACCCTCTATACCGAATAAGTGGGAGGTTCTGGGTTCAATCCCCAGCGTTCCTATTGACAACATTAAGTTGTCTTTTGCCTCAGTAACTCAGTGGACTAGAGTATCCGCCTTCTAAGCGGTTAGCCGTAGGTTCGAATCCTACCTGAGGTGCTTGACTTTTTTCCAAAAAAGTCTTATAAATAAAATAACAATTGCGGATGTAGTTCAGCGGTAGAACGCTATCCTTCCAAGTTAGATGTCGTCGGTTCAAGTCCGATCATCCGCTCTTGACTTTTGAAAAACAAAAGTCTTATAAATAGTAACACACTTATCAAAGAAAATGACTCATTTATCACCAAAACCCCAATTTACATATTCAAACGGCAATATGTCCGATTGGGATCTTATTGCGTGTGAGTCCCCTTCTGCGATTATGGAAGTATAAAAAGTACAACCATAAAGCAAGAAGGGGAGAGAAACCAAAAGTTTCCTCCCCTTTTTTGTTGCTAGTGTCATTATCAGCGGGGGAATGAGACCCCATCCAGTTCCAATCTTGAAACTGGCACACACCACTTGACCCCAACGGTTTCTTGTGGTACTTTTAAAAAGCGGTTGAGAGATCGCTTGAACCTTGAAAATTTAACCATTTATTGGGTCTGTAACTCAATTGGACAGAGTAGTCGGCTCTTACCCGAAAAGTTGTGGGTTCAAATCCCACCAGACCCATTGGTGTTTCCTAGTGATAGGATAAGGTATTCCTCATAACAGAGTAATCTGGAGGAGTAAGGAGGCATCCTTATTAGTTTTAGTATCTTTTGCTGGACTTATAATCCTGTCTTTAATGACGAAGTAAAACACCGAATTCTTTTAGATGATTCAGCAATTTTTACTTTTCTTTTGGGTAGAAAAAACAATCATCTAGTCTAAACATAACTCTTATAAATAACAGAGTAATACTCCGTTATAAGAGATGTTTGAAAACTGCAAAAACACCAAAAAACAAGGTGATGTTGGATTAGGTTTATGTATTTCTCACTTTTGTTATCTTGGATATACTGTTTCAATTCCTTTAACAGATAGTCAAGATTATGATTTGATAGTTGATTTTCCTGAACTTGGATTACAAAAAATTCAAGTTAAGACAACCAACTCAAAATCATCTAGTGGGAAATATGTAGTAGGGTTGAGAATTACTGGCGGAAATAGTAAATCTAATTTTGTCAATAAACTCAACACTGAAATCTTTTATGATCAGTTATTCGTACTGACTTCTAATGGTGATAAGTATCTTATTCCAAAAGAAATCATAAAAGATAACAAAAATTCAATTAATCTTGGTGAAAATTATTTGCAGTATAAACTCTAGGGAGAGTGGCTACTGTCGGCAATATGTGTAGTCCGTGTCTGTAAAACACGTACATAGGAACCATCGGGGGTTCGATTCCCTTCTCTCCCATTTCCGAAGGAGTTTGCTACCTTAGGAAAACGAGGTTGATCCTGACCTTGAACCAAAAAGAAGGACGTAGTTCTATCTACTACGATAACACGATAGACATGTTTGCAGAATCATGTAAAATATCTGATGACAAAGGGAAAGTCCTCTGTTGGGTGGTGCCCAACTCTACGGAATGTAGCTCAGCTTGGTAGAGCCCTGGTTTTGGGAACCAGTTGTCGCAGGTTCGAATCCTGTCATTCCGATCCAAGGAAGTCCAAACTCCTTGCATTGATGCGGTTCGGCTATACCGCTTTAACAAAATGGCCGCCAATACGCAGTTGGCAGAGTGGTGAATGCGTTGGTCTCCAAAACCAATTTTCAGGGGTTCGAATCCTCTACTGCGTGTTGCGGGAAAGTGTAGTGGTTGCACAGGAGTCTCATAAGCTCCAGGTTGACAGTTCGATTCTGTCTCCCGCTCCCAAGGGGTCTTAGCTCAATTGGTAGAGCATTTGCTTTGCAAGCAAGAGGTTAGGGGTTCGATTCCCCTAGATTCCATTCTCTTTATGAGAACTCTGGCGTGCTAGAGTTAAAAGCACCTGTCGTGGCCAATGCGCGACAACTATTGCGGAATTAGTTCAGTGGTAGAACGCAACCTTGCCAAGGTTGATGTCATCGGTTCAAATCCGATATTCCGCTCCAACGCTCATTAGTGTAGTGGTCTAGCACGCCTCTCTGTCTAAGAGGTATCAGGGGTTCAAATCCCCTATGGGTGGTAGGACGTTATGTTTTTCAGTTTCTCAATGTCCGCTAAAAATAGTAGAAACTGCTTGGAGAGGGTCCGGTTGGCCGAGGAAGCTGTCTTGAAAACAGTTGGGGGTAACAGCCTCGCAGGTTCGATTCCTGTTCTCTCCGTTGGGTTGAGCATCAAGTAAAGACTGAGCAAGACAGAAGATGTTTGAGACTCTCAGTTACCCATATGGTCCCATCGTCTAATTGGTCAGGACGCGACCCTTTCAAGGTTGAAACGCGGGTTCAAACCCCGCTGGGACTATTCCTCTTTATTGAGGATTTTAATGGGATATAGATCAATTGGCAGATCGTGCGGCTGTTAACCGCTTCGTTGCAGGTTCGAGTCCTGCTATCCCAGTTGCCTCAAAAGAGGCCATTTAAATGGGGACTTGGTGTAGGTTGGTCGGCACGTATGTCTGAAGAACATGAGGTCTCGGTTCAATTCCGGGAGTCCCTGCCTTATAGGAATATAGCTCAATGGGAGAGCAATCGGTTGATAACCGATAGATCACAGTTCAACTCTGTGTATTCCTATTTGGAAGATTGGCAGAGTGGTTAATGCAGCGGTTTGCTAAACCGTGGGGTCAACGCCCCCGTTGGTTCGATCCCAACATCTTCCGCCTTGGAGAGTTGTCCGAGTGGTTTATGGTGAGATCTTGGAAAGGTCTTGGATGTCAAAGTCCCAGAGGTTCGAATCCTCTACTCTCCTTTAGGCAGTATAGTTCAGTGGTAGAACGGATGATTCATACCCATTTCGTCGGTGGTTCAATTCCACCTACTGCCATGTGTGCGTAGCATAAAGGTTAATGCGCCAGATTGTGGATCTGGTTTATGTCGGTTCAAATCCGATCGTACACCCCGCCTCTAAAGCATTGTGGTGATGCACCGCTCTTGTAAAGCGGAGACGACAGTTCAATTCTGTCTAGGGGCTTATGGGTCTGTAACTCAATTGGATAGAGTAACGGGCTTTTAACCTGGAAGTTGTGGGTTCAAGTCCCACCAGACCCATTATGTCTCAGTAGCCAAATGGTAAGGCGGGAGTCTGCAAAACTCCTAATCGTCGGTTCAATTCCGACCTGAGACTCTCATTCCAGAGTCGTCTAACTGGCAGGACACCACCCTTTGAAGGTGTATAATCTAGGTTCGAATCCTAGTTCTGGAATTGCTCTTATGAGCATTTTGTCCGTGTAGCGCAATTGGTAGGAGGCACCACCTTGAGGGGGTGGACAGTGGAGGTTCAAATCCTCTCGCGGACATTGACTTCTGGGAGCACCTATGGTACTCTTAAGGGGTCGTCAAGGGCGTGTAGCGCAACGGTAGGAGGCAATAGACTTAGGATCTATACAGTGGAGGTTCGAATCCTCTCACGCCCATGTGTCCGCATAGCGCAATAGGTAGGAGGCAACAGACTTAAAATCTGTACAGTGTGGGTTCGAATCCCTCTGCGGACATGAAATTCATTGAGGTTATTATGTCTTATTTTGTGGTTGATGTAGAATCAGATGGTCCCTGTCCCGGACTATATTCAATGATTTCATTTGGTGCTGTATTGGTCCAAGAGGATCTTAAAAACACAGCAACTTTTTATGTAACACTAAAGCCTATTAGTGATAAGTGGATTCCGGAAGCACTTGCTGTTTCTGGATTTACTAGAGAAGAAACTATGAGTTTTGCAAATCCAAGACACGAAATGGAAGATTTTGCGGTCTGGATCAAAGAAAATAGTGTTGGTCGTCCAATCTTTATCTCAGATAACAATGGATTTGATTGGCAGTTCATTAACTACTACTTTCATGCTTTCTATGGATCTAATCCTTTTGGGTTCAGTTCTCGTAGACTTGCAGATCTTTATTGTGGAATGCAAAAAGATTCTTTTGCAAAGTGGAAGCACCTTAGAGATACCAAGCACACTCACAATCCAGTGGATGATGCTATGGGAAATGCTGAGGTTCTTGTTAAAATGAAAAACATGGGACTAAAAATTAAATTTTGATTATACATAATGTATAGTCTTTATTGCTGGTGTAGCGCAACAGGTAGGAGGCAACAGACTCAAAATCTGTACAGTGTGGGTTCGAATCCCTCCACCAGCATATGCCCTGGTAACTCAGTGGAAGAGTGCTTCGCTACGAACGAAGAAGACGGGGGTTCAAATCCCTCTCAGGGTGCCACATTCTAAATATTACGAGGTGCAATAGAAAGCAATGGAATCCGTAGAACCAAATAGTACAGTCTTGGTTCTAAACAGTTCTTATGAACCATTACATTTCACTAATTGGAAAAGAGCAATCGTTCTTCTTTTTAAGGAGAAAGCAAAACTCATTACCAAGCGTGTAATTCGTTTGGTCAATTATGTGAGAATTCCTTTTACTCGTGGAAGAGATGCTTATCCAACAAGAGCACTCATCTATAAGAGGGATGACCATGAATGTCAATACTGTGGATCCAAGAAAGATCTTACGATTGACCATGTGATTCCTCGTTCAAGAGGTGGACAGGACACATGGGATAATCTCGTTGCCTGTTGCACCAAATGTAATACGAAAAAAGGAAGTAAACTTCTTTCTGAAACTAATATGACTTTGAAGAAATCACCAGAAGCGCCCTTCAATAAGGTGTATTTGGATCTTCAGAAGAGTAAGGTTTCTGAATGGAAGGATTATGTAATCGGTTGAGACAGTTTAGCAACCGGCACAAGGGGGTTGACGAATGAGCGACTTCCTGGTATATTAAAGGGGTGGTTGAGAGATCACCACCCACATCGGGAGATTAACTCAGCGGTAGAGTGCGCTCCTTACAAGTGCGAAGCCACTGGTTCGATTCCAGTATCTCCCATTACACCGTAAGGTGTATTAGATGAGTCAGCAATTCTTGCACTAGACGTTTAATCTAACCAGCAAAAAACTCATCTAGAACAAAGTTGATTCAGCAATCAACAAATTGTTCTTCAAAACAACCAAAATCAACTTGGAGAAAAATCATGACTTTTATTACTGCACTAGAAACTGAACTGAATAACACTGTTACTGAGAACGGAGCAAAAGCATATTCTTCTACTCTCAACAAGTGTCTGGATCTGTTCGGTAAGATCGCCGCATGTCGGAACGATCTGAACCAGGCACAAAAACTGTTCGCATTTGCCTTCAAGGAAGATCCTGAAACTGCGACCCGTATTCTCTTCTGGGCACGGGATGTTCGTGGTGGTCAGGGAGAGCGTGATGTCTTTCGTAATCTCTTCAAGTATCTCGTAGAGGAAGATGCTGAAATCGGTGCAAAGCTGGTTGAATTCGTTCCTGTTTACGGTCGTTGGGATGACCTTCTTGTTCTTGAGAACACTTCCGCTTGGAACACTGTTCTTGATGTAATTCAGAAGCAACTCAATGCAGACAATGTTCTTGCCTCTTCTGGTGGTAACATTTCTCTGCTTGCGAAGTGGCTGCCTTCTATCAATGCTTCCAGCAAGGATAGCAAGCGTCTTGGTCGCAAGATTGCAGAATATCTTGGTCTGAGTGAGCGTGAGTATCGTAAGACTCTTGCGAATCTGCGTAATTACATCAAGATTATTGAGACTGCAATGTGCTCTAAGGAGTGGTCAGCAATTGACTATTCCAAGGTTCCTTCCCGTGCTGCTTTCATGTACCGCAAGGCATTTGCAAAGCAAGACGGAACTCGTTACCAAGAGTATCTGAATGCTGTTTCTAAGGGTGAAGCAAAGATCAACGCTGCAACTCTGTATCCTTATGATATTGTCAATGAGTATCTCTACAGGGGTGCTCGTCATGACAAGACTATTGATCTCCAGTGGGAGGCACTGCCTAACTATATGGAAGGTCAAGAGTTCAACGGTCTAGTTGTTGCTGACGTTTCTGGTTCCATGTATGGTATGCCTATGGCAGTTTCCATCTCTCTTGCAATGTATATTGCAGAACGGAACACTTCTCCTGTCTGGAAAGATAAGTTCATCACTTTCTCTGGAAATCCTAAATTGCAAACAATTGCGGGTTCTACTATCGGAAAGCGTATTGAACACCTTTCTCGTGCTGAATGGAGTATGAATACTGACCTCATGGCAGTATTTAAGACTATTCTGGATGCAGCAATGACTCATGATGTCCCTGCAGAAGATATGCCACAAAAACTGATCATTGTCTCTGACATGCAGTTTGATCAAGCATGTTCTTCCAACAAGCGTACCAACTTTGAGCAAATTCAAAAACTCTACCGCAAGGCAGGTTATGAAATGCCTCAACTGGTATTCTGGAACGTGAACTCTTATGCTAACGTTCCTATCACTTCACATGACACTGGTACTGCTCTAGTGTCTGGTTGCAGTCCTTCCATTCTCAAGTCAGTTCTGACTGGTGGAACTCTGACTCCAGTTGACGTGATGAACGATGCAGTGTATGCTGAGCGTTATGATGAAGTCGGTCACGTCTTTCATCCTCTGCCACTTAGTTGAGTGACACAAGGGGGTTGACAAAATCTTCCCCCTCTGTTAAAATAATTTCATAGATGGTTCAGCAATTCTCTTCTTAGGTTAAAGAAAACAAAAACCATCTAGTTTTGCCGAGATAGTTTAATTGGATAAAACGCTTAAAAAATCGGTTATCTTGAAAAAGATACAGACAGCAATTCTATTAATCCATGTTAAGGAGGTGTTCTAGGTTCGAATCCTAGTCTCGGCGTCAGACAGTTCTCTGTCTGTTTTATGGGGAAGTTCTCTGGGGGACCGGAGATTATCTAGATTTAGATAAGTCAGCATCGCACCTAATAAGTTCGACTCTTATCTTCTCCGCTTATAGATAGTTCAGCAATTTACCGTTTATTCCAAAACGACCATAAAAAACTATCTAGTCTCCGGGGAGGTAGCTCAATTGGTAGAGCAACCGTCTAATAAATACATCGAGTTAATTGATGTTAACAGCAAAATACTAAAACAGTCCGTCGTAAGTTCAATTCTTACCCTCCCCTCTTAAAGATGAGGCAGCAATCTTAGGATCTCTTGGTTCGATTCCAAAAACTCATCTTGACCCGCCGAAGTGGTGTAATGGTAGCATTAAAAAAGCGGTTATCTTGTAAAAGATACAGACAGCAATTACTCTAACAATTCTCTGCCAAAGAAAAGGACCGGGTTCGAATCCCGGCTTCGGCTTTTAATATAATGATAAATAAAGGAAATATATCATTATGGTAAAATGGAAAACATAAGAATAAGATGTAAGTCATGCAATAAAGAACTTGAAGGGCGAGCATCTAAAACAGTCTCTTGTGGATGTCCAAATATGGCAACTATAAGAGACAATACTAATATAACAGCAATTGATTTATCTCTTATTGTTATGCTAAATTCGCCCAAAGAAACTAAAAAGCGAAATGTCTTGTCTAATGAAGATATTATGTGGCAAGAACATAGAAGACAACGTAAGGTTCGCAAATTAGATTTTGAGATTAGATGAATAATGATCAAATTAAGCAGAGAGCATTTATACTAAGTTCTCTAAGTAGATCAAAAATTTTGATATCCACTTATGCTTATAAATTTGCTGACAAAATAATTAATGAAGGATGGATGCCCTCCTTAGGAAATTTACCTGAAGTTGACTCTGAAATTAAAATTAAATATGAAGAATTTATTAATTCTTATCGTTAAATAGAAAAATCTACTAAATTATTAAAATGGTATTAATGTCTCAACAAAAAATGGAAAGCTTTACAACCGAAGAATTTCAATTATATTTTGATGAATTATTGGAACGAGTTGAAAATGGAGAATCTTTTGTGATTAAGGGTGATTATGGAAACTGTGTTTTGGTTCCATGTAATGAGTATGGGTGTGAAGAGATTGATGATCTTATTCGCATCCATACTCATCATGAGGACGGTTGTTGAACTGTCCACTTGACACAGATCTAAATTTGCCTTATACTGATTAAGTCAACACGATAAACAATGACACTCTCAGAAAAATTCAAAAAAGAAATCCAAACTCTTCGTGGCGCTGCCAACGGTGATTTTTATCTTGATGTAAAAAATCCAAAACTTTATAAAAAAGTTCGCAGATACTATGAAAATGAAGGTGTAGTATTCTCTGGTGATGTTCTTGATGATTATGATATTTTAATGGATCATGTTTTTCAAGATCTTCAACCTTTAGAAATCGCATCGTAAAGACACGGATGGTCTATAACAGAACTGGTGGAGTCAAGTTCAAACCCTGATTTGTCCTCGTCGGATGGACTTTAAATATGCCGACTGGTGCGGGTGAAGATATTGCCGCCTGGTTTCTGGTTTCCAGTCAAAAAATCTCGAAAAAAGAGGGGTTGCATAAACTCCTCTTTTTTAGTATAATATATAAATGGTACATTTAAGAAGTATATGAGAGATTATAATAAAACAGCACTTGTTCTTGGTGCTGGTGGGTTTATTGGAAGTCATATGGTAAAACGACTTCGTTCAGAAGGGTACTGGGTTCGTGGTGTGGATCTTAAATCCCCAGAATTTTCACGCTCTGAAGCAAATGAATTTATTCATGGCGATCTTCGTGACGCTAATTTTGTTGATCGTGTAATTCAATTTAAAGGTAAAAGAGGCAACTTCTACCATTTTGTTCCATCACGGTATCTTGAACCTTTTGATGAAATTTATCAGTTTGCTGCTGATATGGGTGGTGCTGGATTTGTCTTCACTGGAGAGAACGATGCGGATATTATGCATAACTCAGTAACTATTAATCTGAATGTGTTAGAGTCTGTTCGTAAGTTTAATGATTTTAAACAAACAAATAGAACTAAAATTTTCTATTCTAGTTCTGCCTGCATGTATCCTGAGTATAATCAATTAGATCCTGATAATCCAGATTGTAGAGAAGATTCTGCATACCCAGCAAATCCCGATTCTGAGTATGGTTGGGAAAAACTCTTTAGTGAAAGACTTTATTTTGCATATCATCGCAATTATTTTATTCCAATAAGAGTTGCCCGCTATCATAATATTTTTGGACCAGAGGGCACCTGGGAAGGGGGCAGAGAGAAGTCTCCCGCTGCTATCTGTCGCAAGGTTGCTCACCTACCCGATACAGGCGGTGCTATTGAGGTCTGGGGTGACGGAAAGCAAACCCGTTCGTTCCTTTATATTGATGAGTGTATTGAAGCAACCCGTCGTCTGATGGATTCTGATTTTATTGGACCTGTCAATATTGGGTCCGAAGAAATGGTCACAATTAATGAACTTGTGGATATTACTGCAAGAGTTTCTGGTAAAGATGTGCAGAAAATGTATAAGTTGGATGCACCTACTGGAGTTCGTGGTCGCAATTCAAACAATGATTTGATACGCGGAAAACTTAGATGGGATTATTCACAACCCCTAGAAGAAGGAATTTCTAAAACTTATAAATGGATTATGGAGCAAATTAAAAATGCCTAGAAAGAAAAAGACAACAACTATTACACTATCGGAAAGATATCTCAAAGGTGGGCATTGTACTGACAAATATCAGTTAGGTTATTATGATCATTTTTATGAAGAACATTTTAAACCATATTTAAATTCTCCTATTAACATTTTAGAAATAGGTATTAGGGGTGGAGGATCTATCAAAATATGGAAAGAATATTTTCACCCAGATTCTAATGTTTATGGTGGAGACATTGAAAATTTTAATCCTATTGATGGTACAACATGCTATAAAATTGATATGTACACTCAAGAGGCTTTAGATTTGTTTGAAGACTCTTATTTTGATATAGTAATTGATGATGGGATTCATACATATGAATCTTTTCAAAAAGTGATGGACTTATATTATTCTAAAATTAAACCCAAAGGAGTCATGATTATTGAAGATATTATAGATCCATCCTGGGTAGATCCTCTTCTTAAATTGTCAGAATCAATTGGTTATACTAAATCTGAAGCATTTGATATGTCCGGTAAGCAAAAATATCAAGATTTATTGAATCGGTGGAAAAATGGTCTATATATTCTAAAACTCACGAAATAAAATGTCTCATAGTACACAACAAGATTTCATATCATACGTTAAAAATAAATTTCCAAAGTATTTTGAAAATACAAAAGTTCTAGAAGTTGGGAGTTTAGATATTAATGGAAGTATGAGATCTTTTTTTTCTAATTGCGAATATTTGGGAATAGATGTTGGTGAAGGTAAAGGAGTTGATTTAGTAATTCAAGGGCAAGAGTATGATGCTCCAGATGAAACATTTGATGTTTGTGCTTCTGGAGAATGTTTTGAGCACAACCCATATTGGGCAGAAACGTTTGCAAATATGGTGAGAATGTGTAAAACTGATGGACTGATATTTTTTACTTGCGCTACGACAGGAAGGGCAGAACACGGGACCACTAGATCTGATAAAGGTTCTTCTCCTCTAACTGTAAATATTGGTTGGGAGTATTATAGGAATCTTGATGAACAAGATTTTAGAGAGTCCTTTGAGGAATCATTTGATGAAATATTTTCTGAGTATGAGTTTCATAGTACAGTAGATTACGATAATCCAACTGAATTTATAAAAAACATGAGAACTTATATTAATCCTTGTGAAGATTTATATTTTTGGGGAATTAAGAAATAAAATGAAATTACTTGATGGCGTAAGTCTTTCAAATCTCTGCGACTACTCTTTTGGAGACCAATCTGGAAGTTTTGGAAGCATTCCAAATCACTTTATGAAACCTGCAAATTTATTAAATTTAGAATTTGTTGAAAAAGTTTTATTTGAATCTAAAGAGTACATGACTCTTTTTATTGATAATATAAGACTTTATAGGAGAGAAATTAAAAATTTAAAACCTCAGGATAGATCTTATGTAAATTCCTTATTAGAAGAGAATGATCTTTTAGAATTATGCTCAAACTTTCCAGATAAAAAATTTATTATTTTTACAAATTTAGAAGATACTCCAATTGATGATGTTATTTTTGACAAAATACCAGATAATGTTTTAAGTGTGAATGCTGTAAATGCAATAAGTTTTGGTGGAAAAGTTAATCCAATTCCTTATGGTCTTCAACGAAAGATGAGTAATAATGACAATAGACATGAAATACTATTGTCATTTATGGTTAATCAAAAAGGTTATACTGAAAACCTTCTTTATGTTAACCACAGTATTCATACCAATTTTACCGAAAGGTCTGGTATAAATGAATTATTTTTAGATAAATCCTGGGCAAAAGTTGAATTTGGGTCAGTTAATTATGAAGAATATCTAACCTCTTTACAACAATCTAAATTTATGATTTGTCCCATCGGGAATGCAATAGATTGCCATCGTAACTGGGAGTGTCTTTATATGAGAAGAGTTCCTGTTATGAAGAAGAATAAATATCTTGAATATCTTTTTAGAGATTATCCTGTCCTTTTTGTTGATCAATATTCAGACGTAACAGAAGAACTCCTGAAATCTAATCAATATCTTTATGATGAAATGCAAGATATAAATCTTGATAATTTAGATATCCAAAATTTTTACGATAAAATAATCAATCAATCAATTGAAAAAGATGATTAATCTTCCTGATGTAACTCTTATTTGCATTTCTTCAATAAATTTTCCACAAACATATTTTGCATTCCAAAAAAGTGTTGAAGGAATTAATTTTGGTTCAGTGAAATTAGTTACTCACGAACCCCCAAAAGATCTTCCCAATTTCATTGAATACTCTGAGTGTTATAAAATTAATAACATAAATGATTATAGTTATTATTGCATTTACAATTTAACAAATCATGTAGATACTTCTCATTGCTTATTGATTCAAGCAGATGGATTTATCATTAATCCAAATAAATGGGATGATACTTGGTTAGAATATGATTATATTGGTGCTCCTTGGGAATATACTCAAAACGCATATGTTGATCCATTTGGGAATCACCAAAGAGTTGGTAATGGAGGATTTAGTCTAAGAAGTAAAAAACTATTAGATGTCCCTAAACATGAACATGTTGAATGGAATGTTAACCAGGGAAACTTCTATAAACACATGAATGCAAACAATTTTGCTGAAGATGGAAATATATGCGTCCATAATAGACATATATACGAAAGATGTGGTTGTAAATTTGCTCCAATTGAAGTTGCGGCTAAGTTTGCTCACGAAAAACCAATTAAAGAAACTGAAGGAATAGTACCTTTTGGATTTCATTATCACTTACCAAAAAATACAAAATTATGATCGGATTTAATCATATAGGTCGTCATGGGCGACTTGGAAACCAAATGTTCCAGTATGCAGCACTTAGGGGAATTGCGGCAACTAATGAATATGAGTTTTGTATTCCCGAATCGGAATTTAAAAATGAATGGGAAGACCATCAGTTGTTTGAGGCATTTACTCTCCCAAATTTAAAAAATAAAAAATTTTTGTCAGGTAATTACTATCAAGAAAAGCAATATAATTACTCTCAAGAGTATGTCAATAACTGTCCAGATAATGTGAATTTGTTTGGGTATTTTCAGACGGAAAAGTATTTTTCACACATTGTAGATAGTATTCGTGAAGACTTTACTTTCAAACCTGAAATTATAAATCCTTGCAAGGAAGTATTTACCTTTGATGAAGTAATATCTTTGCATGTTAGAAGGACTGATTATGTGCAAAAATCCATAGATCATCCTCCATGCTCTCTTGAATATTATGAAGAAGCATTGAGTAAATTTAATTCTAATCTTCCAGTTCTTATTTTCTCTGACGATATTGAATGGTGTAATCAGCAAGAGTTATTTGAATCTGATAGATTTATGGTTTCTGAGTCTGGTTGGAATTTAATTGATATGTGTTTAATGTCTATGTGTTCTCATCATATTATTGCAAATTCTTCATTCTCTTGGTGGGGTGCATGGTTATCTGGATCTGATAATGTAATTGCACCATCTCGCTGGTTTGGGGATAGTGGATATACTGCAAGTCATAATACTGAAGATATTATTCCCGATCGTTGGACTAAAATTTGATGCCTGAGATTTCTATTGCAATTCCAACTTATGAGATGAAAGGTATTGGTGATCGTTATCTTTCTGAGTTATTTGAAACAATCCGAATTCAAGACTTCAAGAATTTTGAAGTTTGTATTTCCGATCAATCTAAGGACGATTCTATTCTTGAAGTATGTGGGCAATATGCAAATTACTTTGAGATAAAGTACTTTAAGAATGAAGAAAATCTTGGTAATGGTCCAGCAAATACAAATTCTGCGGTTGAAATGTGTAGTGGGAAAATTACTAAACTAATCTTCCAAGATGATCTCTTTATTGATAAATTTGCATTATCCAAAATAAAATTGGCATTTTATGATAAATCTTGTAATTGGTGTTTTAATGGATTTGCGCATACTCAGAATGGAAATCAACACTTTAGACCCATGATTCCGAGATGGACTGATATGATGTTAGAAGGTAGAAATCTTCTTGGTAGTCCGTCATGTGTTTCTTTTTTGACTGATAAGTTTGTTGGGTTTGATGAAAAACTTCAATTATTAATGGACACAGATTTTTATCATAGGATGAGATATGAAAATGGAATGCCATTTATTATTGATGATTATTTAATATCAAATAGAGAACACTCAAATAGAATTAGTTCTTCCAGTGTGATTTACAATAAAGTAATTGATCATCCGGAAGGTTCTTGGATGGTAAATCAAGAAGAATTAGATTATGTTTTAGAAAAAAATAAAGATACTAGAAATTATCCAAATGAAAATAGATTTAACTGAAGCAACATTTATTATTCCAATTCGTATTGAATCATCTGATCGTCTTCGTAATGTAATTGCAACTACAGCATTTTTATTGGAAAACTTTGATGCAAATATTATTATTAAAGAAGTTGATTCTGAATCTATATTTAAGAAGGAAGCACTTCCTATACTAAAATCCATACTTGAAGTTGATATTAATATTAATCATATTTTTGAAAAAAGTTTAGATTCTACTTTTCATCGTCAAAGAATTTTGAATGAAATGATTATGGAATCCGATACTAAAGTTGTAGTAAATTATGATTGTGATGTAATTCTTCCTCTGCATTCTTATAAACTTGCATATGAATCTATTTTAAGAGATGAATGTGATGTAGTTTATCCATACGGACAAGGTACATGGCAAAGGCAGGTTCCTCCTAGTGATGAGATTGTTTCTAAGTTTTTAGAAACACTTGATTATGATTATCTTGAAAAAAACTCTAACAAATATCTTTCCGACTTTGGGTGGGTGCAGTTTTTTAACCGTAAAGTCTATATTGAAGGTGGTATGGAAAATGAAAACTTTGTAGCATATGCCCCAGAGGATAAGGAGAGATTTTACAGATTTACGACTTTGGGGTATAATATTGAGAGAATTGAAGATACCATTTATCATTTGGAGCATTCTAGGGGACATAATTCTTGGATCACTAATCCACACATGGTAAACAATAATGATATTTGGAAACAAATTCAATCTATGGACAAATTACAATTGCAAAAATATTACTCAAAACAAGATTATCTAAAAAAATATAATGGATAAAAATAAATCAGCATATAAACTTAAAAACTTTGGTCCCGTATATTATCTCAATCTGGATGAACAACCAGAAAGAAAACAGTATATGGAAGATCAATTTAAGTATTGGGAAATTGAAAATTATACCCGTATATCTGCTTATGATGGGCGAGAAGATGATTTGAGTGAAATCATAAAAGGTAAATATCCAGATTCTATGACTTCTGGAGAAATTGGTTGTGTCACATCTCATCTAAAAGCGATTAAACATTGGTATGAGACATCTGATACTCCTTATGCAATTATCATGGAAGATGATTGTAATTTGGAGTTAGTGAAGTATTGGAGTTTTACTTGGCAAGATTTTATTGCTCGCGCTCCTTATGCTTGGGATGTAATTCAATTGGCAATTATTTGCACGGGTGATATTGTAGTTCCTATTCATACTAGATTCGTAAATGACTTTTCTACTGCTTGTTATGTTATTACTCGTCATCATGCTTCAAAATTGATCAAAAATCATATTCGCGATGATAAGTATAAATTGGATAATGGTGTTAGACCAAGACCAGTTGCAGATGACCTAATTTACAATTCTGGCGTTACTTATGCGACTCCAGTTCTTCTTTATAAAATAGAACTTGGGTCTTCTATTCATCCGGAACATATTGACGTGTTTCATCGCAATAGTCATAATGCAATATTAGATTTTTGGCAGAAGCAAGGTTCTGAAATAACGATTGAGCAAATAACCAATTATGACCCCTATCTTGGACGGATTACCGAACCATCCGCAAAGAAAGCTTGACAACCGGACGCTTCTGGTGTACACTAAATAGGTGTTAAGAATTCAGTTGTAATTCTTAACAAAATGTCGTTTATTAAAAAACAAAACTCTATGATGATTCGTTCTTTTATTGCTGCCGCTGTTGTTGCTACTACCGCTGCTCCTGCAATGGCACAAGTTACCAGTGTTTCACAACTGCGTGACGTTCAACCAACCGAATGGTCTTATCAGGCAATCTCAAACCTGATTAGTCGTTATGGTTGCGTTGCTGGTTATCCCGATGGTACTTTCCGTCCTGGTCAACCTGCAACTCGTTCTGAACTTGCCGCATTGACTAATGCTTGCCTTGATAATATCACTCAATTCTATACTGAAGCAGATGCTCGTACTGCTGCTGCTCTCCGTGCAGAATTCTCCCGTGAGATTGCTGCAACTAATTCACGGGTAAGTGCTCTTGAACTTGCTGCTGCTCAAAAGGCACAAGGAGTTGGTAATTACCTCGGTGCCGGTGTTCTTCTGAACCAACAAGGTGTTGATGGTAATGGTTACGATGCAGAACGTACTATTGCTGGTGGCACGGTTCAGGGTCGTTATGCTGTAAAAACCTTCAACAATCAGAACGCCATCTCCGTTCGTCCATATGTCAACTTTGTTGGCACTCCTGCAGGTGAAATTGGTGCTGGTGGTGGTGCTCTCCTCTCTTATGATTGGAGTATTTCTAAGGCGTCCAGTGGCGTAAGTCGTGCTAACATCTATACCGGTGTTGGTTATCAAATTCCTTTTGTTAACAACACTGATGCTAACTTCCAGTCTGCTGTTGGTGATCGTGGTCAAGTCGTATTTGCTCTTGGTCTTGAAGGTCGTCTGACCAACTCTCTCGTTGGTTTTGCTGACCTGAAGTTCCCAACCACCACTGCTGCTAATGCCTATGGTGCTACTGACGGCACTTATTCCCCAGTTCTTACTGCTGGTCTTGGATTCAAGTTCTGAACTTGATGCTCGTCAGTAATCCCTGACAAAACTGGTCAAGGGGTGGGTTCCCCCCTTGACTTTTTCTTTTTCTTCCTATATACTACTGGAGTAGTTACAAAAATTAACAATGACGGTTACGACAAATGAAAGGGGTCAGCAAAATCTCTTCGCAAAAGAACCCGTAATGTATTATGAAAATTATGGAATGCTAACCCCTAATCAAGTCAAGGAGAGAGTCAATGGGCGCTGGGCAATGGTCGGTATTATTGCTGGGTTTATTTCTTATACTCTCACTGGCAACTTCTTCTTCGGGATCTTCTGATGACTGAAGTTATTTTTACTGTTACTAGTATTGCATTTTTTGTGCTTCTTGCACACTCTGTTAATCAACTATCTAAAACTTATTGAGGAGTACTCAAATGAACAAAATTTTTACTGAATTTGCCGAACGTTGGAACGGAAGACTGGCGATGCTTGGATTCGTTGCCGCAGTCGGCGCATATTTCGTTAGTGGGCAGATAATTCCGGGAGTGTGGTGAGGTAAACTATGACAAACACACCTAATCAGATTCCGAATGTTGAGTTTATTTTCCGGGAGTCTGGCGAATTTGTAAAACGTAAAGCTTACGATCTTTTTGATAGTAAGAGAGTTGTTATCTTCTCTCTTCCTGGTGCATTTACTCCAACTTGCTCAGCATATCAACTTCCTGGATTTGAAGAAAAGTTTGAAGAATTTAAGGAATTGGGTATTGATGAAATCTATTGTATTTCCGTCAATGATGCATTTGTGATGAATGCTTGGGCACAAGACCAAAACATCAAAAATGTAAAACTTATTCCAGATGGCAATGCTTACTTCACTCGTGCTATGGGTCAACTCGTTACCAAGGCCAATCTTGGTTTTGGTGAGCGTTCTTGGCGATATGCTGCTGTGGTAAACAACAGGATTATTGAACAAATCTTTGTTGAACCTGGATTTAGGGATAATGCAGATACTGATCCTTATGAAGTATCCTCCCCAGAAAATGTTCTAGAATATGTGAAGTCAACTGTTCGGGAAACTGCATCCGTTTGAATTGACTAATATAATATCCCTAATACCTAAATAAGGTGTTGGGGATTTTTTGTGCTTATGTCAAGGGGGCAAATTACGAAAGATCATTTCAAGATTTTAATTCTACAACAAAAAAACAGACTACAGCACGAATCCCGTAGTGATGAATGTAAGTTGTTTGCGCAAAAGCAACTTAATGAAATATTAGATAAGTTAGAAGAGTTTAGGTATTAACCATGATAGGACCAAAACGTAGACCACAAGAATTTGGATTTAAACAAGGAGATTCTCATATCATTGTAAATGATATTGTAGAAACTGCAAAGGCATTTAGTTTTGATGGAAAACTTCTATGGGAAGTTCCAGCACTTGCAAGAGGGCAAGGTAGTGACTTTGAGTTTCGTGCAGTAAGAACTGATACTCCTCCTGGATTGTATAGAATCGGACAGATTTACAGAGATTATGAAAGAGTTGGAGCAAATCCTGGTTACGATAGAACTCTGATGGCATATGGATGGTATAGTTTTGATTTGGTTGAATTGGAAAATCAAGAATCAAAATTTGGTCGTGCAGGCATTATGATTCATGGAGGAGGGAGTGCTGCTGGATGGCCTGGAGCATGGGCACCTAAACAACCTTTATTCTCCACACATGGGTGTGTGAGAATGTATAATCAAGATTTAAGAGATAAACTTCTACCACTCACAAAAACCGGGACTGTTTATGTTTCCGTATTTCAAGAAGGATGATTATGTCAGATTTTAAATTCACAAATGCCGCAAAGTTCTTCATTGGAGAACCTTATCAAATTGATGCTTTTGAATATCTTCAAGAACATACTTCACCAGAAGTTGTTGAAGAGTTTAAGAGAAGATTTAGAAATGAAAATAAAATACAAAGAAAACTCCCACATCCTGGAGTTGCTTTAATCAAGGAATTTGAGGGATGTCACCTCAAAGCATATTATGATCCCCTTACTGGTGGACTTCCAATTACAATCGGATGGGGAAGCACTCGTAGAATGGATGGTTCTCGTTTCATGATTGGTAATACAATTACTCAAAAAGAAGCAGACGACCTTTTAATCTATCAATTAGAAAAGGAATATTTACCACCTCTTGAAAAAATTCCTTATTGGAGTGAAATGAATGAAAAACAACAGGGGGCACTTCTCAGTTTTGCCTATAATCTTGGTGCTAATTTTTATGGTTCTTCTGGATTTAATACTATTACCAGAGTCCTTAGAGAGAAGAAGTGGGACGAAGTTCCAGCAGCACTTGAACTTTATAGGAATCCAGGAACAAATGTAGAAGCAGGACTTCTTAGAAGACGCAAAGCAGAAGGTGCCTTATGGTCTGGAGATAGTTGCAAATGAAGACATTTAAGCAGTTTATGGCAGATGCTTGGATTCCTCCGGCAGCAAAAAGATTAAGAGGGGGTAAAGAAAGTCCTTTAAGTGCAGCAAAAAATGCGGGTACTGACACTAGTAAAGTTAGTCAATCTGTGCATAGATTCGCTAGTCCTATTAATAATCCAAGGGATCCTGATATTGACTATAAGCATGATGAACGATCTAATACACATACTTTTACACATAAAAAACATCCAATCAAAGTACAATATACTCCTGGAGACAAACCAAATACCTTTATTCAAAATTCTACAAAAACTGGAGATACGAAAAATCCGGTTTCTACAGCAAAAGCAATGCAATCTATTAAAAAAAGTGTATCTACAGCAGCAAGACCTGGAACTACTTTAGTATCTCAACCTGTTGGATCTCGTCGTGCTTCATTGAATAGTAGGACTCAAGGTATGAGTGAACCAAATGAAAAAGGAGTTCAGGCGGGAATTGTTAGAAATAGATCTCCAAAACAAAAAGCGAAAGGATCTAAACCATTGGATCCGGTACAACATAAAGGTATTTTTATTGACCCAAATCATTAATTATTAGTCTTCCATCTTTGCTTTTAATCCCAAAACGGTAGTCAGTAACATAAACAAAGCATCATACCCCCTTCTTTGAGATTCTTCGCAATCCAAAGGAGGGGGATTTTTTAGTCCCCCTAATGCATCTGCACGTTCCATACTACCGGGAATTAAAAAGTTACAATTTAAAAAAGTAATCCCAACATATCCAATTGTAGTAATCACAATTAGAACAATAAGTTTACTTAAAAGGTTGGGACTTTTTTTTACCTTTTTTGGATGGTCTTCGGATGAATCTGAAGATTTCTGGTGGTTGTCTTTTTGGGATGGGTCTTCGGACACTGATGAAAACTCCTTCGTTTGTGATAAGACGAATAATAATAAGAGTTAAAAGAATTATTCTTTTCATCCCAAGTATGGTTTTGCGATACCTTCATTTAACATTCTTTCATTCACAGTAACTGGGTCTCCAATTAAATAAAGAGTTCCAAGATATCTACCATACTTATCCTCTTTATGGGTTTCAATAATCCACTCTCCTTCACGGGAGAGTTCTTTTTCTAACCACTCTTTTGCAATAAATCCTTTCTTCTTTTCATCAAGATTTAGAGTTCTGGTTTCTGGTGCATCAATATCTTTTAGACGAATTCTATGAGTGATTGTAATGCTAAATCCCAAATCAATGTCTATATCAATGGTATCTCCATCAATGACCTTGTTGATCTTCTTTATTTTGTACTGATACATTTTCTTCCTGGTGTGCTAATTGTAGGATTTTAAAAATGAGATAAGAAACCCCAATCATTCCAACTCCAAGTAAGATATTTACAGACCAAACTACTTCTTTCATTTTCTATTCTCCTTCTTATGTATCCAAAACTTTAATTCTTTCAGATAGTTTCTTAACATATCTGCTTTTTCCAGATGCCAAGAATTGCCAGTTTTAAAGTACTCTTGATTGTGATTATCAATTGCCTTTAAAATCTGATGAATTGGAGCATTCCAAGGTTCTCTGTGGGGATTATTCCATTCTCTTGGCATAAATCTGAGGTTTTTAAGTATTTAGTCAATGGACACTTGATCAACCGTCCACACCACTTGACACCCCTTGTATCCTGTGCTACTATAAATACATCAACAGGTCAGGAAACCCTGACATTGTTGCCTTGCTTACCGGGACTTTGCAAGTAAAATACGTCTCTCATCTTACCTTCTCTTGAGGGTAGAGAAGGAAAATAACGCACAGAATCTTCCCTGGATTCATCTTATTTTCTTTTTAATTCTTATGACTGCTACAATTGCTACACGTTCAATTTCTAATCCCTGGCAGGACTTCTGCGAGTGGGTGACTTCAACCAACAATAGGTTGTATGTCGGGTGGTTCGGAGTTCTTATGATTCCTTGCCTTCTTGCTGCGACCATCTGCTTTGTTATTGCCTTCATTGCTGCACCTCCTGTAGATATTGATGGCATTCGTGAACCTGTTTCTGGTTCACTCATGTATGGAAACAACATTATCTCTGGTGCTGTTGTTCCTTCTTCTAATGCAATCGGACTTCATTTTTATCCTATCTGGGAAGCAATGAGTCTTGATGAATGGCTTTATAATGGTGGTCCTTACCAACTTGTTGTATTTCACTTCCTGATTGGTGTCTTCTGCTATATGGGTCGTGAATGGGAACTTTCTTATCGTCTAGGTATGCGTCCTTGGATTATGGTTGCTTACAGTGCTCCTGTTGCTGCTGCCACTGCCGTATTCCTTGTTTATCCTTTCGGTCAAGGTTCTTTCAGTGATGGAATGCCTCTAGGTATCTCTGGCACTTTCAACTACATGCTTGTGTTCCAGGCAGAACATAACATTCTTATGCATCCGTTCCATATGCTCGGTGTTGCAGGTGTGTTTGGTGGGTCACTGTTCAGTGCTATGCATGGTTCACTTGTGACTTCTTCACTGGTTCGTGAAACCACTGAGACTGAATCTCAGAACTATGGTTACAAGTTCGGTCAAGAGGAAGAAACTTATAACATCGTGGCTGCACACGGTTATTTCGGTCGTCTTATTTTCCAATATGCGTCCTTCAATAACTCCCGTTCACTACACTTCTTCCTCGCCGCTTGGCCTGTAGTTGGTATTTGGTTCACTGCTCTCGGGGTTTCTACGATGGCTTTTAACCTCAACGGACTAAATTTCAACCAGAGTATTCTGGATAGTCAGAACCGAGTAGTTCCTACTTGGGCGGACATTTTAACAAGAGCAGGACTGGGAATGGAGGTTATGCACGAGCGTCAAGTTGTGCTTTGCGCTCTTTAAATCGGATGAATTGCTGGAAACCCCAAGTGGGCAATCAGCATCCAAGTCTTAGATACATCTAAGAAAGGTTCAGAGACTACCTGAGGGATATAGTTCCCTTAATAACAGGAATAAGCGTCCGACACCAGAAATGGTGATGATATAGTCCAATCCTGATAGCAATATCAGATAGTTAAGGAAAGTTTAAGAATGCACACAACTTTCCTTTAGATTTGGCGGCAGCGGAAACAACTTCGGTTGCTCTAACTGCTCCTTCTATTGGTTGATATAAAAACCAAATAATGGTATAATAAGGGAACTCTTCGGAGTTCCTTTTTTTATAAATAAGTATAGAACTAACTTTGGATTGGAAGTAATGGAAAATGTATTTTATACTTATGCTTATTTGCGTGAAGATGGAACTCCTTACTATATTGGTAAGGGAAAAGGAAAACGAGCATATGATAGAAAAAGGCATAGTGCTTATGTTCCATCAAGGAATAGGATTTTAATATTAAAGAAAAATCTAACTGAAGAAGAAGCATTTAAGCACGAAATTTATATGATTTCTGTCTTTGGTAGAAAGGATTTGGAAACTGGTATTCTTTATAATCTAACAGATGGTGGAGATGGTCCTTCTGGGTATGTTTATACAGAAGAACAAAGAAAAAGAATGGGAGAACTTCGTAGAGGGAAGAAAAGACCAAATCATAGTAAAATAATGAAAAAGAAAAATCATTTACAAGTAGTGAATGAAAATAAAATAAAGGAGTTGAGAAAAAATTGCCCGCCAGAAAAAATTGCTGAACTTTATACTGAAGGTAAAACTCTCAAAGAAATAAAATCAATCTTGGGATGTGGAATGGTTTGGATTAGAAAATCATTAGACGAAATGGAAGTTAAAATAAGGCATAGAAACGATTATGGAAATCCTATGGACGATAAGGAAGTTAGGGATAAAATCTCGCAAAAAGCAATAGAAAGAGGTGCTTGGTCGGGAGAAAATAATCCAAATTATGGTGAAGGTATTTGTAGAGATAAAATTATAGAAAGAACAAAAGAAGTAAATACTGGAAAGCAAAATTGGAAGTATAGAAAACCTAAAACCGATGAATGATTTTTACACCTATGCTTATTTGAGAGAAGACAGAACACCTTATTATATTGGTAAAGGAAAAGATGACCGATGTTTTATAAAAGGTAAAAAAGAAAGTGTCTCTCCACCCAAAGACAAATCAAGAATAATCTTTCTCAAACAAAACTTAACCGAACAAGAAGCATTTAAGCACGAAATTTATATGATTGCTGTGTTTGGTAGAAAAGATAATGGAACTGGTATTCTTCGTAATCTTACTAATGGCGGTGATGGTGTAAGTGGATATATTCCTAGCGAAAGTGTTAGAAAAGCAAGAAGAAGACACGGAAAGGTAATTGGAAACCAGAATGCAGAATTAAAAAGAGGAGTTTGCTCTCTCACAAAAGAACAACGAGTAAAAAATGGAAATTATGCAAAAGAAAATGGACTTGGAATATTTTCATTAACTCCAGAACAAAAACAAGAAAATAGTAAGAAAGCAGGTCAAAAAAATAAAGAACTTGGACTTGGAGTATGTGGATTTGGATTTGAAGAAAGAAGTGCTGCTGGAAAAATAGGTGGTGCTAAAAATAGAGATAATAAAAGTGGAATTTGTGGTCTATCTTTTGAAGAAAGAAGTAAAAATGGAAAAAGAAATGGAAATAAGATGAAAGAACTTGGTCTTGGTATATTCTCTCCTGGATTTTTAGAAAATAAAAGTGAAAGATTTTCTGGTGAAGGAAATCCTATGTATGGGAAAAAACATAACTCAGAAACTATTGAAAACATTAAAAGGAAGGCATTAGAAAGGAATAAAAAAATACATAAACTAAAAAATCCAAATGGTGAAATAATTATCTTTGAAAATATTGTAACATTTTGTAGTAAGTATAATTTAGATGATGGGTGTATTTCTCAGGTATTGGGCAAAAGACATAAACAACATAAAGGATGGACTTTACCGGAAACAATTTTAGAAAAGAAAATTTATAAAATTAAAAGTCCAGAAGGAATAATCTATACTTTCAATAATATAACAGAATTTTCAAAAGAACATAATATCAAATGTGGTCTTGATGCCGTTTTGCGAGGCGTAAGAAAATCTTGTTATGGATGGACGAGACCATAAATGATTAAATACCTACAAAAACACTCACCCACACATAAAACCCCATGAACATCCTACTCCCTCTCCTATACTTCACATTCTTCGCAGTCATCGCTGGAGGTGCCTTTGCGATGATGTGGGGAAACATCCAATCCATCAATGAGGAAATGAGAACTCCAAGAAAACCTCAACACCCAGAGGCACCAAAAGAAGGTGACGAACTTTTATATGTTGACCTCACCAAAGAAAGATTAGAAAATCTTTACGACCAATAATGCCCCTCTTGACTTTCCACCAAAAACTGATATAATACTCCTAATTAACAAAACGATTATGACACAACTTACACCCGAACAAATCAAAACACTGGAAGATGCCTTTGCGAGTTATCCAGAGAACTTTTCAACAACTTCTAAGTATGCATCAATGAAAGGAATTCAAGAACAACTTGATGGACTTGAAGATGGTAAAGGAATTATTTTTTATATCTCCAGAGCATCTGTGAGTGACGGTCAAGTGAATTGCTCAATGGAAAAAATGAAAGTGGGAGAGGACTGATATAAAACCCCAAATCTTCTAAGATACTCATAAAATCTCAAAAACAAAATGACTGAACCCACGGAAAGAGAAATTAGAAATCGTATGAAACTCACTGGAGAAAGTTATTACACTGCCAGAGAAGAACTAAGAGAGGAAGCATACGGAAAAACCTACACTAAACCTCCAGGTCAATCTTGGGGAGATTTTTGGAAATCTTATTGACATAAGACCTCCTCATAAATACTCAAAAACTTAGAGTAAGATGGAAGGAATTATTTTAATGTATGCAGTCTTTTTGGGATTTGGGTTTTTCCTCTTCATAATGTCTTTGTTTCCTTATTGACCTTTATTCAGTTATTGCATTTTTGTTGAAACCCTGTTATAACGACCCTTGTCATTTCTTCTGTACCCTGTTATACTGTATGCAGGACAGTGAGGTTCCAAGTAACCCAGTCCTAGTGTCCTTTACATTAATAACATGAAACCCCTTTCATATTATCAGACAACATCGGTATCCATTCCGAAAAAAGACGATTATATGACGATTTACTATTACCGAAAAGGATTGATGGTTGGAATGAAAGTTGGTCCAAAAGACGATGACTTCCAACCACCTAAAAACTGTGTGGAAGAACAAGTTCTTGATGAGGTCTCATATAACTCTCATTTGAAACTTCATCAAGAAGAAACTCTAAGATTACAAGAAGAATTCCGTAAAGACCTGATTGAAAAATACAATATGACTGGTCATCCTAAGTCAAATAAAATCTTCAATAAGGCATGGGATCTTGGTTGTTCTTTGGGTTATGATGCAATAGAAGATTACTTTCAGGAATTACTAGAACTCTTTGATAATGAGGAAAATGAAGAAAGTGTAAATCTATTCACTACGATGATAGATTGGACATGACACCAAGACAAAAAGAAATTTGTAAAACACTTCAAATCTTATTGTGGATATGGTTTGGTCTCGTTACTTCATTCTGTGCAACGAATGTTGTAAATATTGCAAAACTTGAAACACAAATCAAGGAGACAAATACACGAATAGATAACATTGAAAACCGTTTATTACTTTTAGAAAATGGCACAAACAATCGAAGAAATTGAAAAACAGATTGCAGAACTTCAAAAAACTCTAGAACAACTTAAGAATCCAAAGTTAACAGTATCCAGAGATTTTATGGGAGAATATTTTGCTCCCTATCAGGGGAGATTATTCAGAAGAATGGAATCTGATGGAATTCCAATCTGGGAAGCATATTTAGATATTAGAGAAAACTGGGTGATGTTGAACAAACAAGAAAGTGATAATCTTGAAAAGATTTATCATAAGGATTGTCTTAATAAGAATAAACCAGACACAATTGAAGAATTTATGAAATGATAAAAAAAAGAGGGAGTGATCTAAAAATCACTCCCCTTAATTATGCGGGTGGTTCAGTACAGATTCCAACATTTTCAGGTTCAGGTGTCATAAGTTGATAGACGTTTGCATCTTGAATCACATCCGTCATTGAACCAAAATTATTAATACTCTGATTCACATCAGAAATCTGACTATCAATTATATTTCTTTGATAGTTGTAATAAGGATTATAATATCTTCCATAATAATATGGATTTAGATTATAATATCTGTTATAATAAGGATATGGTTGATATCTATAATACATTTTAAATTCTCCTATTTAATAATAGTATGGATAATATGAGTAATAAGGGCAATATCTGTGATAATAAGGATTGCACCCATAACGATAGTAGTCATAATAGTCATAATATCTCCTGTAATAAGGATAGTAGGGTCTAGGATAGTACATTGTTTTCTCCGGTTTGATTGGGTATATCAAAAGTCCAAATGTCGTATCCTTCCTGTCTTACATAATCAAAAGGAATCCAACAGTATCCCTTATCGCCCCAATCAGTACCAAAACTGTTCTTTGCTAAAAACAGTTTCTTACCTAAGTCATATCCTACCATACACATTGCATGACCACCAAGACTTTTTTCCTTTCGTGAAGGAAATGTTACAGTTGAAATACGCTCATTTAGATCCATGAAGCTATCGTAAATTTGCATTCCAAATACAACTGGTTTGTTGTAATTCAACACTTGAGTCATGTAGTAAATGCTAATGAGTTTTTGATACTTTGAAATTTTTCTTTTCTTTGCATCTTCATAACATTCTTCAGTTGGTTGTACTGTAAAGTTTTCTGGATTATAGGGCCATAACTCTTCGGTGCAAATACCAAACTTTGATAATGATTTCAGACCATCTTTCAAAAACATTCCTTCATCTTCTTCAATGATTCCGTATTCAACACGAGCATTGTAATAAAGAAATAATCTACTTAGATGAGTGAAGTATTCTGGATACATGCGATTCACACAAAGTTCATAAGCATTTGTAATTGCATTTGCAGAACAACTACCTAATGAATTTTGTGATTCCACAATTGTATCCCATTCACGAAGATCCACAGATTCTCTAAGAACTTCTGTGCTATCATTTTTATAGATGTAATCTCTATCGTCAGGAAGAGATGGTTGAATATTAAATTTCATTGTTATAATTTTGCTGAGATAATATACCAATCGCCACCTCTACAGATCACATAAACTGTTCCATAAGGTACTGTGATAATGTAATCATCAGCACCATCAATCAATGATCCATCAGAAGTAGTTACAGTAACTTTACGATTACCCAATGGTGGACCCATTTCTGCTTTTACAATAATTTCACAACAATCGGTACAGTTTTCAGGTAATGAAATAGTAACAGGTTCGTTGCTATTGACACCGATGTAATAGTCATCACAAGTAGCAGAATAATCGTCTGAAACCAGGATGCTTTTGCATTTGCAGGTACACACTCCTGGTTCTCCAGGGGGTCCTGGAGGTCCCTGTGGTCCCGGTGGACCTTGTTCTCCGGGGGGTCCTGGAGGTCCTGGAGGGCACTCATCAGGGCAATCATCTCCATCTATAACGATGTTGATGTTGTCATTTCCTCCAACACGGGTATTCAATAGTTCGGTAATCTGTGATCGTAAAGATTGAATGTTTTCAATTAGATTCGGATCATTACTTCTTTGATATTGTGCAAGAAGATTATAAAGATCAATGAGTTTTCTTTCTGCTGAGTCCATAGTTATTCTCCTTTAAAAAAAGGGGAAGGAAGTGGGCAACCTTCCCCCGATAACTACTGAACTAAATCAGCGAACTGCGTTGCTGGTTGAGGATTGACCAACACCAGCCATGGTTCCAAAGTTAACCATACCCTGACGGGTCTCAGCAATCTGACTGTTGAGTGAGTTTAACTGAGAATTAACTTGGGAAGATAGTGCAGCGAACTGACTATTGAAGAGTCCATCACGGGCACCCCAATAGTCGTGACGGCAATGAGTTAGATCGGTGTTACGCTCAATAAGAAGACGATTAAGTTCGTCATTCTTAAGTGCATTAACAAGATCACGGGTCTTTTCATTTTCATAAGCAATTTGCTTGCTGATATCATACTTGCTCTCAGCAATTTCTTTGCTGAGTTGTGATTGACCAAGTGCTACAGCAGCAGCAACCTTAGCGGACTCAAGAGCAGCAGCAGTAGCAGTTCTTTCAGTAGAAAGAAGAATCTCTGTGCTGAGTTTTTGAGCAGCCATATCTTGACTTGCTTTGAGAGCAGCAAGATCGCGGGAAGCATCAAAATCTCTTGCTTGACCGGCAAGATAAAAATCAGTAGCTCTTTGCTGAATTTTATCAGCAGCTTCATCAATTTTAACTTGATTATTATGACCTGTAGTTAGAATGTCACGATTGGTTGATTCTGAGTGTTCTGCAATAGAATACTTTACATCACCAAAACCTAATGCTTGCTCTCTACGAATATCTGCTTGACCGATAGCATTAGCATAACGGTTGTCAGCAGTGCGAGTAGCAACATCAAAACGAATCTCGCCACGTTCTACAGAACCTTCTCTACGAATGTCTGAGTGTTGTGCGGCAAGTGCTGCCCAAGGATCGGGCATATATACGGGATCTGCCATTTTGTTTCTCCTTAAGGGAAAGAAAGGTTAATTGGAGAGGGATATAATCCAATCCTTCCCTGACATAATGCCAGACGATTCAGTTCCACAGGCGACTGTAGATGAGTCGTCTGGGATTACTTCTCTTTAGAATTGGATTATATTACCCAATTAGAGTGAAGCATTAATGAAAGAACCAAAAATGGAATCTTTTAGTAATACATCTTGTCTCTAATGAGAAGATTTCTCTTCTCATGATTATTTATAAAATAAATTTCATATCATAGTGAACATAAATGCTCATGTTGCCATTTTAGAAATCCTGTGATACTATTAGGATACTTTGGTTTTCCTCTACCTCTGGGTTTCTTTTGATGTTTCATTGCAATTTCATAATTGCTCCAAGTCAATTCCAGTTCTTCTGGACCATTATCAAAGTTATAAAATCCATCTATCCAAAAATTGGAACCAGATTTATTCATCATATGCTTGCACCATAATTTAAATGATGCAAATACAAAAATCCATCCAATTTTAATTTTCAATAAAAAGTCCATTCTACCTCCATTTAGAACATAATATATAGAAAATATAATGAAAACCATCATTGCAGGTTCAAGAACTGCATCAATTAAAGATGTTATAGATGCACTGGAACTCTGTCCTTTTACTACCGAGATTACTGAAGTGATTTCAGGTTGCGCAAGAGGTGCAGATTCTTATGGAGAAATGCTTGCAGAAGAATTTGATGTTCCAATTAAAAGATTTCCCGCAGAATGGGAAAAGTATGGAAGAGGTGCCGGTCACATTCGCAATTCGCAAATGGCAGAATATGCTGATGCTTTAGTTGCCGTATGGGATGGAAAATCTACTGGAACTAAGGATATGATTTCAAAAGCAGAAAAACGGGGACTTAAAGTATTCATACATAAAATAAAAACAAATGATAACAACTGAAACACCATACAAACTTGCAGAAATTATTCGTGATACCTGGCCTCAACTTTACAGACCCCCTAAAATGAGGTATAATGATCAAAAGGACAAAAAACAAAATGAATGATTATTGGGTGGTTATTGAAAACACTACAGGAAAAGTAGTTGCTCATTGTGGTGACGAAAGAGATGCTATAATGATGATCCTACTTAAACCTAATAGGATTTATAAGAAACAAAAATTTATTAATGATCAAGTAATCACAGTAACGACAACAACTTATAGACAACTTCCAGGTCAACAAGGATTACCTCCTGGTAAAATAGAGCAACTAAACCCATATAAAGAAAGTCTACCAGAGGGAAAGCAGGAACCGGTGAAAATCTAAATATTTCAGGTATGAATTTTACTAATGCCACTATACTCCACTTCAAAAGAACTCTTGTATAATTTAGAGGCAACAACAAGTTCTGAGGCAAGGAAAAAATGGAGACATTCAATAAAAGAAAAATGGAATCACAAATGTGCCTATTGCGGGTCTGATGAAAACATAACACTTGATCACATTACGCCAAGATCAAAAGGTGGAAGCGATAAAATTACAAACGTGTTATGTGCATGTAATTCTTGCAATAGATCTAAAGGTCACGAAAAATGGTATGACTGGTACATGAAACAATCCTTCTTTACAACCGAGAGATTATCTGATATCATTGAATGGCAGAAACAACTGGTGGAGACGGATTACAAAGTTTATTACCCAAGAAAACAAGTATAAAATTATTACTATTATGAAATTCACAGTTTATTCTAAGGATGGATGTCCTTTTTGTTCCAAAATTCAGCAAGTGCTACAACTTACTAATTTGGAACATAAAATTTATAAATTAGACGAAGACTTTACTAGAGATCAATTTTATGATCAATTCGGTCTAGGGTCTACTTTTCCTCAGGTTGTCCTGAATGATATGGATAATCTTGGTGGATGCACCGACACTGTTAAGTATCTTCAGGAGAACAAAATTATCTAATGGAAACAACTTTTCACGAAGTTTATTATGATGTTGAAAAAGCAATTGATTACGCTTTCCACGGAAAGTTCGTATTAAATTTTTATGAATACTTAAAAATTAAAGGTGTTTTAAAGAGAGAAATAGAAGAATTTATTGGCAGTAAAACTGCTAATAATCTTAATGGAGTTGTATTAGACTTAGATACATATCTTGAGGGTGGTGCTGATAATTTGCACAAACAACTTCGCGAAGCTTATGGTCACTTGTCAAAACCAGAAGCAAGAAAAATAAGAAATTATCTTTATAGCATTTTAGTAGATGCTCAAAAATATAATAATGATAAACGAAAAGGAAGACGAAAAAAGCAAACTAAATAGTTTTGATCCTCATATCAATAGAGGATTTGAGTTAATGCTAAGACACAATAGTAGGAGGGAACCGGCATCAAAACCAAAAACATTTCATTTTTGTTTTGGAAAGATGTTATCTCTCTTCCGCCGAGAGATGCATTTTCAAATTGAATTTTCTTTTAATATGGAAAAAAAGTAACTCTCGGGAGAACGCCATGGAACTATCAATTATATTAACATTCACAACTCTCTTTTGTGTAATGTTCCTGTTTATTGGACTTATTGGAGGATGGATATTTAAACAATACCAAGTTGAAAGAATTTATGGTATTAAAAATGTTCATCCGGAGTTTTTTGATAGTAACGGAAATGTTATTCCTGATGAAGTCTTAGCAGTTAGATTTGAAGAAGGATTTTTTGATGATGAAGATGATGATGAAGAGGATTGATAAATATTAAAAATTAAACTATACTATACCTGAATTGTATTAAAGATTATGCCTGTAGCAAAAACCGAAAAACCCATTACAAAACTTCAAGCGAATCCTTTCCAGTATGAGATTTTGGAACTCGCTTCTAAACAAAGAACAAACGCTAACAAAGTAGAAGTACTTAAAGAGTATCGTAACGATGCTCTGGTTTCTCTTCTTATCTGGAATTTTGATCAGAGTGTTGTTAGCATTCTTCCTCCAGGACCGGTTCCTTATGCTGATCCTAATGATCAATCATCAGTCGGGGGAAATCTTACTGATTTGATTGACAGTAAAACTAAAAATACTAATTTAAATAATGGTGCGTATGCGGGAACAGATGAGTTAATGAACAAACAACATACTTCCTTACGCAACGAATATAAAAATTTCCATCTCTTTGTATATGGTGGAAATAAAACTCTTTCTCAGATTAGAAAAGAAACTATTTTTATTAATATGCTTCAGGGACTACATCCTCTTGAGGCAGAGTTAGTTTGTTTGGTTAAAGATAAGAAACTTACCGACAAATATAAAATATCCTGGGATAACGTTAAAGAAGCCTACCCTGATATTAGATGGGGAGGGCGTTCATGACAGCAGTTGCGGAGAATAAAATGGCACAATGGACACCCGAAGAAAAAAAAGAGATCCCATCTCAATATGGGTGCGAATTATTAATTGAAAGAGCAACTCTGCAACAAATTAAAGATCCTACTCTTCCTTCAGATGCTTATGTGGTTTCATATAAAGTTGATGGTGAAATTTTTATGGATCTTTGTAGAGGATCTAAAATTAAAGTTTTTGATCTTTATTATGATAAATTTGGAAAAGAATCCATTCAAGAAATTTCTTGGGGATATGGTAGGGTAAACCCAAAAGTATGGGGAATGAAAAAGCAATCTGAAGGAAAGAAAAGAAAATGAGTGAAGGATTTGGTAAAGTAAAAGTAGTCGTTGCAAAGGATGGAATAGATCAAATTCTTAAGGACTACAAAAAAATTAAGAAGTACATGAAGTCTTCTTTGTATCAGGTCAAAAAAATTGACGGAACGGAAAAAGTTGTGTCGGAACTTTTAGAAGAATATTATGAAGATCCAATTTGATTAAATGGGAAAGCATTTTTTACTAAACCTTTACGGATGCTCGTCGGTTCTTTTGAACGACGAGATTTTTCTTGTTGATTTAATAGAGAACGCTGCGGTTGCATCGGGCGCTACGATACTTAAAACTGTATCGCATAAATTTGATCCTCAAGGAGTTACGGCACTTTGTTTATTATCTGAAAGTCATATAAGTGTTCATAGTTGGCCTGAAGAGGGTAAAGCATCGTTTGATGTTTATACTTGCGGATCTGCTAATCCTAAAATTGGATGTGATATAATCATCCTTCAACTTGATCCTATAGAGTATAAATTGACATACATCCAAAGGTAAAGAGTTTGTAAAGGGGCTTGACTAAATACCTATGATGGTCTATCGTAGACCAACGTTCATCCGCTCAGGCGGACGCAAGTAGGACGACGAGGAACGCACTCGTTCATTCGTTATTATGGTAACGAACGGAAACGCCGCCCGAAGGAACGGGACTTAAAAATCTCATTCTGGAGGAAATCCTAATGTCAAAAGTTACTTACAGGGGGTGTCAATACGACACTGAAGATTCCAAGAAACAATACATTTCTTGGTATAATCAAACGCATTCCCCAGCACATCCAAAAAATGTATATCGTGGAGTATCTTACAGACCTTGCAATAATGAGGTAGTAAAATGAATAAGTATGTCGTAACCTACCTCAAGAAGAAGGACAAAAAAGAAAAACTTCTTCATCTTGCACAACTTAATATGGCAAAGCAACCTCAAGTTGCTTGATTAAATCGGGAGAAGGGGTTGACACCTTTCTCCCTTTCCTGTATCATGGGTGGAGTATTTGAGGATTTATGGATCAAGAAAGAATTAGACTAATGGTTCGTAATATGGAACTGTTGGTTCAAGGATTAAAAAAAGAATTAAATGAACCATTAGAACTGGAGTATGAAGAAATTGCTCCATACATAGAAGATGACGTTGATGAGTATTATGTGGAGGGAGAAGAAGATGTATGAAGACATAACGCCATACGAAAGATCACTCGCTAGATTTGGTGATAAGTGTGCGCTCATTGCTGGTCTTGAACTTGCTGATAAAATTTCTCCAGAAGAAGCATATCAGCAGATAAAGGAAATGTACAAAGAACTTAAAAAACTTCGTAAAGTTGAAAAAAATACTTGGGAGATTAATGAATGAAACCAATTAGAGCAAAAGATCTCATTGAACTTGATAAGAATCTTCAAGTCGTATTGCTACAATGTTATTCAATTCCAGAGCAGGTAGTTTATCAAGCAGCAAAATGCGATTACTCTGAGATTCCTATTCACGATCAAACAATTCCAGAACCATCTAAGTGTGGTAAGTGGATCGTAGAGCGTCTCCTAAGCAACGACAGAGGGCACTGGGGACCCCTAGAACACCCAGCAATTACTTTGTCGGTGTCTGGGTATGTTCATAGTGTTATGGCACAAGCAAGGACGCACAGAATCGGTATTACATTTGATGTTCAATCCCAAAGATATACTGGGAAGAGAGTTGTTAAGGTTGCTAAGAGAGAACTTCCAATAGAAGATGTTTTCTACGTTCGTCCTCCAGGGTTGTATACAAACCGTCATGGTAAAAAGTATGAATGGTCCGAAGAAGATCGTCAGCGTAAATTTGGAAGAATTCTAAGTGAGTGTGAGGAGTATACTGAATATTATGAAAATGGTGCTTGTGAAGAGCACATTAGAGATTATCTTCCGCAAGCAATTCGTCAGAACTTTGTAGTATCTTTCAATCTTCGTTCTGCTCTACACTTTATTGACTTGAGGGCAAAGTTAGACGCTCAATTGGAAATTCAAGCATTGACAGAACAAATTGCACCACATCTTAAGCGTTGGGCACCTAATGTTTGGGATTACTATGAAGAAAAACGCCTACATAGAGCTAAGTTATCTCCATAAGTTCAATGAAAAGTTGGTGCATTAAAGACCATTCTACTGGTCATATTTTTAAAATTCTCTTAACTGAAGAAGAACTGCAATCATTCTTAAAAGAAAATCCCGACATGGATGAATGTATTAATTGCGTAGAATGTGATGATGCACCCTCTATAACATTAGAATAAATATACCAATACAGAATGGAGGTTTAAATTGGCGACTTATCCAATTATCAATAAAGTTACTGGCGAACAAAAAGAAGTAACTATGAGTATAAATGAATGGGATCAATGGAAACAAGATAATCCCGATTGGGCAAGAGATTGGAGTGATCCATCCACTTGCCCCGCTTCTGGTGAAGTTGGCGAGTGGAGAGATAAACTTATTAAAAAAAATCCTGGATGGAATGATGTACTTCATAAAGCATCAAAAGCCCCAGGATCTCGCGTAAAAACTATTTAAATACCTATGGCAAGAAAAAGAAGAAATTCGCAAGAAGTTCAAATCGGAACTGGTATGACTGCGAAGCAAATTAAGCGCAGAAAACCAATTAATTCGGAATTACTTTTAAATATTGAACCATTGACAGATAACCAATCAAAACTTTTTGATTCCTATTCTGATGGTAAACATATAGTTGCCTATGGTGCTGCTGGAACTGGTAAAACTTTTATTGTTCTCTATAATGCATTAAAAGATGTTCTTGATGAAAGATCACCCTATGAAAAAATTTATATTATTCGTTCTTTAGTGCAAACTAGAGAAATAGGTTTTCTTCCGGGTGGACATGAAGACAAGAGTGCATTATTTGAAATACCATATAAGAATATGGTAAAATATATGTTTCAACTTCCATCAGATGAAGACTTTGAAATGCTTTATGGAAATCTTAAAACACAAGGAACTATAAGTTTTTGGTCTTCTTCTTTTTTAAGGGGAACTACATTTGATAATTGTATTCTAATTGTTGATGAATTTCAGAATATGAATGGTCATGAGAATGATTCTATTATTACTCGCGTAGGTGAAAATTGCAAAATTATGTTCTGTGGCGACGCCTCTCAAAGTGATTTAGTTCGCCAAAATGAAAGAAATGGAATTCATGACTTTATCAAGATTCTCCAGATTATGCCATCGTTTGAGTTTATTGAATTTGGTATTGAGGATGTATGTAGGTCTGGATTGGTTAAAGAATATCTAATTGCAAAGCACACTTTAAATATTGAAATATAAACTATGTTTGTTCATGTTGATTTGGATCTCCCCACTTTAAATAGGGAAACTATAGATGGTGTTCGTTATTATACTGTCAATGAGGAAAATAAAAAATTAGTTTCTATTACCTCAGTTATAAGTCATTATAACAAAGAAAAATTTGCAAAATGGCGTCAAAGAGTTGGTGAAGAAGAAGCAAATAAAATAACTAAAAAAGCAACAAGTAGGGGTACTGGTACTCATACCCTTATTGAAAATTATTTGTTCAATAAAGATTTGCCTGAAGTTCAACCAATTTCTCAGCATCTCTTTACTATTATTAAACCTTCTTTGCACCGAATAAATAATATTCATACTATTGAAGGTTCTCTTTTCAGTATGCACTTAGGTGTCGCTGGATCAGTTGACACCATTGCCGAATTTGATGGAGAACTTGCAGTCATAGATTATAAAACATCCAAAGAACCAAAACCCGTAGAATGGATTGAGTCATACTTCGTACAAACTATGTTTTATGGTATGGCATTTTATGAAATGACTGGTATTCAAATTAAAAAACTAGTTATTATAATGACTTGCGAAAATGGTGATTGTGTAGTTTACGAAGAACGGGATTTGGACAAGTATATGAAACTTGTCGTAAAATATATTAAAAAGTTTGTTGACGATAAACTCAAACTGCTGTCTTGACTTTTGTTCCGAACTAATGTATGATGTCTTAAGTATGATGGATCAATAACTGTGCCACTCACTCTCATTCAATTGATGAATTCCGACTTAAACCAAGAACTAGAAAAAGTACTGGAAGAAAAATTTTATTGTCCAGCAAGGTTTGCTCAAGAGATTGAGACCCTTGTTCTAAAAGAAAGTATAACTTATATTGATGCAATCATTGCATTTTGTGAGATTAATAAAATTGATTTGGAATCTGTACCTAAGTTAATTTCAAAACCTCTTAAAGAAAAGATTAAATGTGAGGCAATTCAACTAAACTTCTTAAAGAAAACAACTAAAGCAAAATTAGTATTTTAAATGTGAATCCCTTTCAAGTCTATACAACTTTTTTGAGCATCAAAAATCATTTTACTTTACATAATTACAATTATTTCACATATAAAGGAAAAGTTAGAGCAAATTTAAAATCTTTTTATAAGCGTAACGATAGATTTTATTTTGAAAAAATGTCTAGGCAGAAAAGTGATGAAGAAATTGTAAACTTTTTTGTTTCTAATTTTGTTTCTTGTGATGATCCTCAATCACTCTGGATTGGTGAAATAATAAAAGAGGGAGATCAAACATATAAACAATGGATTCGCAAAACGCAATCTCTCACTTACATCTTTAAAAATGAAGTTAGTATTTTAAATCCCGATAATTTTGATGAAATGTTTGAGATAGAAGGTAATAAACATCCCAAAATCTTGAAGCAATTTTTACAAAATAAACTATCATTAGAAACTATGATAGTATTAAACAATATTCTCAAATACAAAAATAATTTTGATGATAAATTAAAAGATCCTGTTTGGGAATCCGTTTCAATGAAGATTGAAAAATACACTCCATTTCTTCAAATAGATAATAATAAATTTAAAACGCTTTTAAAGGAGTGTGTGCTATGAGTTTTTTTACTTCCGATATTGTTCGTTCTGAAATGGAACAAATATCTATTCTTCAAGAAGAAGTTTATAAAAATGTTTTTAATTTTGCCTTCATGGATAATGAGCAAAAAAGATCACATATAGATACTTTAGAAAAATTATTAAATAAACAACAAGTTCTTTATACTAGATTAAGTTTATCTGATGATCCTGAGGCAATTCAAATGAAACAAAAAATCATTGAATCTGCTCAAATGATGGGAATGAATCCTGATGTTGATATGAATGTAGTTTTCAACAGCATGTCCAAATTAATTGACCTGATGAAAAGACAACTTGACAACCCTGAAGATGTAGGATAAACTTAATACTGGGCTGGATGATCCCTTAAGCTAAATCACAAAGGCCAAATCTATCTAATCTAATTAAACATGTCATTTCAATCCTTAAAAAAACAATCCTCTCTTGGTTCTCTCACCGAAAAGTTGGTGAAAGAAGTAGAAAAAATGAATACTGGTGCTCAAGGCGGCGCCGATGATCGTCTCTGGAAACCCACAATGGGTAAAGGTGATGTAGGTTCTGCTATTATTCGCTTCTTACCAGCACCTGATGGTGAAGACCTTCCTTGGGTAAAAATGTATAATCACGCTTTCCAAGGAAATGGTGGTTGGTTAATTGACAACTGCCTAACTACACTCGGACAAAAATGCCCAGTATGTGCATCCAATTCCGAACTGTGGAACTCTGGAAATGATCGCGACAAAGAAATTGCACGTCAAAGGAAGCGCAAACTGTCCTATTACTCAAACATTTATGTAATCAAGGACCCCGCAAACCAAGAGAATGAGGGGAAAGTATTTCTCTTCAAGTATGGTAAAAAGATCTTTGATAAGATTCTGAATTCCATGCAACCGGAGTTTGAAGACGAAGAACCAATCAATCCATTTGACTTTTGGAAAGGTGCGAATTTCCGCCTCAAGATCCGTAAAGTTGAAGGTTACTGGAATTATGATAAGTCTGAGTTTGATTCTTCAGAACCACTTCTAGAAGATGATGATGCGATGGAAGCAATCTGGAAGAAAGAGTATTCTCTTGCTTCAATTGTTGCTCCCGACCAATTCAAGACTTATGAGGATCTGGAAAAGCGTCTAAACTTTGTTCTCGGAACTGGTAAAGTCGCTCCTAAGTCATCTACTGCAGACCAAGAAGAAGAATATGATTCTTATGTCACTCAAAGCAGTACCACTGATAATTTGATGGAAGAACTGGAACAATCTTACCGTAATAGTAAGACTGTAAATGTTCCAACTGAAGATGAAGATGACTCTGAAGATACTCTTTCCTACTTCAAAAAACTTGCAGAAAGTTAAGTATAAAGTCTAATATTATCTCCTCTCTTAAGGGTCTCGCTAATGTATTGTTGAGACCCTTTTTTGTACTGCATAATATCTTCCATATCATTAAAAATAATATTAAGATATTGTGGTTTAAGTATGTAAATATTTCTTTTCTTTTCTTCTAGTCTAACTTCATATTCATAGTTTGTAACTGGTACTGTGATATCTCTTGCGTATACGATTGTTCCATCATCATTGTATTCAACGAAAAAATCTTCATTCACTTCTACGCCCGATGGGAAGATAACAAGACCAGATGAATTTATTACTTCTAAAGACTCATAATGATGAATACTACTATAAAGAGTCTCATAATCATCATATTTTTCCAACATGACTTGATCAAATGTTCGTTGAGACATTGGCCATTCAGACTGAATATTTAAAATATTATTAGAAAGAAGAATCACCCAATCTAATGATTCATCATCATAAACTTTATATGCAACATTATCAGGTCTCTCATCACCAATGATTTGATACTTCTCAAAAAATTGTAAATTTGCAAAAATGTATTCTCTTATTTTACCTCTTTTGAAGAGATTTTTTACCGGAACATAATCTGATAAGTATTGTTCCCCATCATTTCTGGAGACATATTCAAAGTTTGGAAGTTGTCTGAAGTATGATGCCATTTTAGTAACCTATTTCTGATTCAAAAGATTTTGATGCATTTTGATAATCATCATCATAAATTGGTTCAAGTTCATTAAAACTTAATGATAACTCATAGGAAGTCATTGCACCATCATTATATGTTGCATATGATCCCGATGGCGTGTAATTTACTGTGCAATTTACAAGAGCACACTCTTTTATTTTATTGATCCAAGGATGTTCTTTGTTACCTCCCATAATATATTTTATAGCAAATGTATGGGGAGTTTTTAAAAATAAATCTGAGGATGCTCTTTTTACCGACATTCCTTGTTTAAAGAATCTTATAATATTTTTTATTGTTTTAGATTCAGTAGAATTTCTTGCGGACATAGTGAAATTGAAACTAAAAGTTCTCAATTCTGGACCATTAAAAAGTAGTTCCATATTTGGGTTAATTATTCCACCAGTTGTTCTTGTTAATAATCCTTTGGTGCTGGCAGCTTCTCCGGCAAAATAAGCAGCTATTGCATTTTTTAAGTTTTCTTTTTCATTTGTTATTAAACTTTTGGCTGCAGATAGTTGTTCTGCTACGGTTCCCCCATCACCCAAAATAGTGCTCATGGCTGCTGCAGCAGCGATTCCCTGAAATGCATTCATTGTTTCGGATCCCCAATTCACTATATTTGAATCTGTTATAGATGGTTGAATTGGTAAAGTTACTGTACTTCCTATTTCTTTTGCACTTGCAACTGATCTTTCTGTTAATATTTTTCCTTCGGAAATTGCATTGGCGCTTAATTTTCTTGGTCTATATTCAACCATTGTGAATTGAATACAATCCTGAATTTTTAAATTTAAATCTATAGGATAACGAAGATTATTGTTACTTGGATATTCTTTTACGCCTCGTATTTTTCCACCTTCTATTGTCACATTATTTAAATTGTTAAAATTTTCATTATATGATTGTTGTATGTCTTGAGATGTATCTTCACCTTCAATGGGGGTTTGTTCGGTTCCTGTTGCTTGTTCAATTGCTTCTGCGGCATTTGGGTCTACATTTGGTTTGTTTCTTGGTTGTGTTGTACTTGCAATAGATCGGTATCCCGGTAAAGTTGCCAGTCTTTTGGCAGCATTTGGATTTACTTCCTGATACCATTTGGTTTTTGCATCTTTTAAAAATTGCTGACCATTAGAATTTGGAGAATTGAAAAAAGAATTTAAGGCAGTTTGCGGACCTTCTCTAAATTTTCCCTTACTAAAATCGGGTTTATTTGATACGGGACTATATTGAAATAATAATTCATCAGCACCAAAAAGTCCGGTTCCTTTAGAATAGACATCTATACTACCATTTATATTTGCTTTTACGACAGTTCTATATGAATTTCCCGTACCATCCTTTAACAGTCCAAATTTATCTGTCGTATAGACTGCAATATCATTGGCGCTAGGGGAAAATACATCTGTCATTAATTTAGAAATAAGAACTTCTTTATTCTTTATTTATCACGATATTTTATACCCAAGTCATCTTCAGTAATTATCTTAAAATTTAGTTTTCTATCATCACACCATTCCTTTGCCGCCTTCCATTTTGCAAGGTTTTTTTCGTATGTTATACTTTCATTAATTAAAGTTTTTGTTTTCTTTTTTCCCGGAACAGGTGGTTTTGTTTGTTTTTTCGGTTTCACTTCAACCACATAAGTTTTCACGATTCCAGTATTTTCCCTTATCTTAACAATAAAGTCCGGAAAGTATCTACGAACTTTATTAGTTGTAGGATCCAGATAAGGAATAAAAAATTCTTCAGAACCCCATTCAAGGATATTTTCTCTTCTATCACAATATCTCATGAATTCAAGTTCCCAAGAACTTCTGTAAATTATATTGTTTACATCACCTTTATATTTTTCTGGGTGTTGTGGATTGAATCTTCCTTGAACATATTTACCGTCTTTACCCATAAATACATAATAATAGTCTATGTATTTATAGATGTCTATATCACCCAATCCAGAAGTAAGATCAGTAAGTGATATTAAAAGATTTTTAATGCAACCAGCATTAACATCTCATTATGAATGTTATTTTCCGTATCCATCTGGAGTGGAAAGAATTCTTAATTTCAATAAGTTGGGGAATAAATCTGAGATTACTAAAAATCTAATTATTTCTTGCTCAGATGCGGTTTTACCAGGATCTTCTTTAACTACACATGAATTAAATAACGATTTTACTGGTGTAACACAACGACATGCATATCGGAGATTATATGATAATCAATCCGATTTTAGTTTTTACGTGGATCAGAAATATACTCAAATAAGATTATTTGAAGCTTGGATGAGATTTATTATTGGTGAACAGATAGAAGATGCACCCAACCTCAATAATTCATATAGAATTGCTTATCCCGAAACATATAAAACTACAATTTATATAACCAAATTTGAAAGAAATATTGGAAAACCGGGAAAAGCACCAGAAACCAGTCCAAAAAATGGTAAGTCGGAAAAAATAGTTTATAGTTTTTTCAATTCTTTTCCAATATCAATATCTTCAATACCAGTATCTTATGAAACATCACAATTATTAAAAGTCACTGTGTCTTTTTCTTATGATAGATATGTAGTTTCTAATAATTCTTATTCTGGTTCTTATGCTCCGGTTGAATCATTGTCATCAGAAGTTCCAACCAATCCATTTGAATCTAATCCAATTCAGCAAGCTAATCTAAACACCATATATTCTCAAAATATAAATCTTGGAAATTATTCGCCAGGAACATTTACCAATGCTAATTTTAATGCGACAAATGTTGCACAAAATTTTCAACAGAGTACTTTAACTGGAATAAATTTTGGGTAGATTAATTAATAATATGCATATAAATAAAAACACCTGAATTGTTTTAAGGATTATGCCTTTACCAAAAATTGCTACGCCAACTTATGAATTGGAATTACCTTCTACTGGCGAAACAATAAAGTACCGACCATTTTTAGTTAAAGAAGAAAAATTACTGGTTATTGCGTTGGAGTCTGAGGATACTAAACAAATTACTACAGCAATAAAAACTGTTATTAAAAATTGTGTAGAAGCCAAGAATATCAAAGTTGAAACTTTACCAACATTTGATATAGAATATATTTTCTTAAATATCCGAGCAAAATCTGTTGGTGAAGAAATAGATGTAAACATATTCTGCCCAGATGATGAAGAAACTACTGTTGAAGTTAAGATCAACGTAGAAGATATTAAAGTACAAACAAATAAGGATCATACTAATAAAATTAAGTTAGATGATAGTTTGATGATGGAAATGAAGTATCCATCATTGGACCAATTCATCAAAAACAATTTTGATATATCTAATAATAATGCTATTGATCAATCATTTGAACTTATTGCGTCTTGTATAGACAAGATTTATAATGAGGATGAAGTATGGGTTGCTGCTGATGTGACCAAAAAAGAACTCATGGAATTTTTAGATCAAATGAATACTTCTCAATTTAAACAAATTGAGAAGTATTTTGAAACTATGCCAAAACTTTCCCATACAGTTAAAGTAACTAACCCTAAGACAAAAGTTGAAAGTGAAGTTACTCTTGAAGGGTTATCAAGTTTTTTCGCCTAGCCTTAATTTATATAGATCTTGAGAGTTATTTTCGTTTGAATTTTTCTTTGATGCAGTACCATAAATACTCATTGACAGAAATAGAAAATATGATGCCTTGGGAAAGAGATATATATGTTGAATTGTTGAAACAACACATTGAAGAAGAAGAATTAAAACAAAAGCAACAACAATCTCATGGATGGTAGATCAAAAGTTATTACTCACACTATTGAAAGAGCAATTTTTGATTTGCTTCAATTTGATGATGCTCAGTTAACTAATATTGATTATGAAGATTATAGATCTAGAATCGCGGAGATTCTTATTGAAAATCAGTTGGGCGATAGTAATTTAAGTCAAGAGCAAGTAGATTTATTACAAAAAGAACTTAATAGGGTAAAAAATAAAACTGGAATTATTGAGATAAAAATAAAAAGTGCTAGAGTAAATAGAACAAATACGTTACCTCGCATAAATGCAGAAGTTTCATCGCGGAAAGATGAACCTGGACAAAAAGTTGAAAATGTTACAATAGATCACCAAGTAGATGAGGGTATTCTTGTTTTTCTGAAGTTAAAAGCAGGAACTAAAATTAATGCAAAGACATATTTTGATGCAATTAAAACTACACTTGCTTCATATAGATTAGTAAATACAAAACTTCCTTTTGAAACTCAACAACTTCTTGAAGGAGAACTTAAAAGAGTATGGAGAATAAAAGATAAAGAAACAAAAACATTTAATTTAAAAGAAACAAAAACTAAAGTTTCTGGTGATAAAAATCCTCCGGGAACTTCTAATGTCTCCGAACCAAAAACTTCTGCGATAATAAAATCTCCGGTTTCAAAATTATCCACAGAAAGACTTCGTTATGAACCTAAAATTGAAGAGGTAGATGTAAAAGATGTAACTAAAAAGACCAGAGTAATTAGAACACCCCAAAAAACATGCTGTGAAAGGATCGGGGAAAAACTAGATTCTATTATAAGCACTCTTACTGAAATTAATAATTTTGAAACAAATAGATCAGAAAAGGAAAGAAGAACAAGAGAGAAAAGAAGCAGACAAGATAGAGAAAATCAAATGGAATCCAATTCATTCAAGGGGATTGGAAAGGCATTATCAGCAATAACTAAACCATTTCAATCTATTTGGGATATGATATTGAATTATATTACTAATATAATTCTTGGTAAAGTATTCATTAAATTGCTGGAATGGATTGCGGATCCTGATAATCAAAGTAAAATAAAAACTATTATTGAGTTTTTATCTGATAAATGGCCTATACTTGCTGCATTATATCTAAGATTTGGAACTGGATTTGGTAGAGCTATTGGTTCATTATCCAAAATACTTATTGCGGGATCTTTAAAATTAACTAAAGCAGTTTTGCCTCGTTTACTTTCCTTTATTGGTAAACGGGGTGCTGCTGCAAAAGTTGGAAATTTTTTGGGAACAAAAGGCAAACTTATAGGTGCAGGTTTACAACTTGCAACAACAGCTGCTGTTACTATTGGTACTGCTAAATTCCTCGGAGATGTCACTGGAAAAAATGAATCACAGCAAGAAAGAACTCCTCCAACTCAAAAATACTCTGGGGGAGGAAATGTAGCATTATTAAAATTTTCTAATGGTGGTTTAAATGATTTATTTGGAAGTATGAATAATGCACCATCTAGTGGTATGGTAAAAGGTCCTGGTGGACCTAAAGATGATAAAGTACCAGCGATGCTTAGTGATGGAGAATTTGTTATGTCTGCTGGAGCAGTTAAAAAATATGGTGTTGAAACATTAGAATCTATGAATGCTGCTGGTGGAGGAACTAATGTTCCACAAATTGCAAACGGTATAACTTATGCCGCAGGTGGTGGATTTGTTCAAACAGTATCTAAGCATTTGAAGCATGATGAAGCACTATCTTCATTATCTAAAGGGCAAAATGATTATATTAAACCTGGAGGAAAAAGTGTTATATCCGGAAAAGCATGGAATACAATATCACCACAAACAAATATTCATTCATATATTGACAGTGTGGGGCAACCAACAATAGGGTGGGGATCAACATATTATGATAGTATATTGAATGGTACTAAACCAGTTAAACCTGGAGATACAATTACAAAGTCCAAGGCAGACAATATTCTTAATACCAATATTATGAACTTGGGTAAAGTTTATAGTAAAAAGATTCCTACTTGGAATAAAATGAGTGATAATCAAAGAGCCGGAGTTACATTAGTTGGGTATAATGCTCCATATGGTCCTATAGGTGCATATAGAAATCTAACATCCGCTCTTACTAAAGGTGATATGGTTAGTGCCGCCACCCATGTTCAAAGGGGCGGCCCTTCTCCATCTAGAATAGCCTTAGAACGAAAATTGATTTTAAGTGGACCAAAAGATTTATCAAGGTCTATTGCACCTCAAAAACCAAAAGAAACAAACTCCCCACCAAAAAATAACAATTCTTTTTTTGGTATAAATTTCAATCCAAATTTCTTTAAGTTTCAACATGGCGGTAAGGTTACACCTATTGCAAATAATATTTCAGAGAATAATGATATTAGAAACATGATGGGAGGAATGATAACACCAAATGAAGAATCTTCTAAAAAGTATCAAGGTGGAGGAATGATAACACCAAATGAAGAATCTTCTAAAAAGTATCAAGGTGGAGGAATGATTAAAGAAAATTCTGGTTCTGATTATAGTCCAGATGGAAAAAAATTGGGAGGATCTGATAGACAGTATTTTTCATATTTTGCTCAACCAGGAGAATCTAGATATATTTTTACCAAAAAAGCAACAGAAAAAGGTGCTATTGATTATGCAAATGTAATCCAGTCAATGTTGGATGGAAATTCCAATGCATCAAAAAAAGGTTATGATACTAATAAATTATCTCCAACAAACTCATCATCACCCGTAAGATTTTCCAGTGGACCAAAGATGAGATCACCAGTAACTCCTTTAACTAGATCCACATCAAAACCAAAAATTATAGATTTGGGTAAAGTCTCGGGTCAAAATAGAAAATCTTCCGTCAACGTTCCATCAAAATCAAAACCACCATCATTCAGTCCATTGCATCCTAAAGGAACATCCGTTGCGCAATCAACATTAGGAGTTAGAAAATAAAAAATGGCAAGTTTAATACCTCTATCAAATTCTCCACTTATAAAGAACACCAAGAGTAATTTGGCGATTGTTCCTAATCAAAATAAACTGCCATACAATAGTATTAAACCAAAAAATGCCAATAAAGTTGAACCAACTAATGCTCTAGTTCCTTTTGTCGGTGAAGATAAAAAACAACCGGAATCTAAAGAAAATTGTTGCGAAAAGTCATATACAAAAGTAGTAAAAATTGATAAACTATTAAACAAGAATTTATCTTTAAGAAAAAAACAGGCAAAGATTTCTAGATTGAATTTAGAGAAATCTGAGTTTGAAAAGAGGGAAAAAGAACTAGAAAAGAAAAAACCAAAACAGGATAATAAATTAAAATTACCATCAACACCAAAATTAGGAATATTTGATTGGATAAAAAACTATATAACGCAAACATTTTTGGGATTCATATTCGTTAGATTAATAGATTTTCTACCAAAACTTTTGAAAATTGTTCCAGTTATAATTTCTGCTGGAGAATTTTTTATAAATTGGGGCGGCAAATTATTAGATGGTTTTATTACCTTTGTTGACTGGGGGAATAAAATATACAAAAGCACTCGCACATTTCTTGGTAATATAGGCGGTGATGGTGTTTTAAAATTATTTGATACTTTTACGGATAATTTAAATTTAGTTTTTGATCTTGCAGTTGTTGCAGCATTATCTTCTTTGAGTGGTGATCTTGACACTGGTAGATCTTCCCCAGGAAAACGTGGTTATGATTTGAAGGGTAATAGAGTTGGAAAAAATGCTCAACAGAGATATGCTAGAAGATATGGTGTAGATCAATTTAAAACTAGATTTGGAAGTAAAAATTTAACTAATTTACCTAGAAGTGGTGGAAGAGGATTTATATCAAGAGTTGCAAGAAATGCTTTTGTTGGTGCGGCGGGAAAAAGTGGAGCAAAGCAAATTCTCAAGTTCGTAAAACCTTTAGTCAATAAAATACCGATTATTGGTGGACTAATTGAATTTGGTTTGTCTTGGGCACTGGGGGAACCTATAGGTAAAGCAGCCTTTAAAGGAATTGGTGCTGTTCTTGTGGGTGCAATAGGTACTGCTATTGGTGGGCCTATTGGCGCATTTCTGGGGTCTTGGGCAGGTTCTGAAGCCGGTGGTGTTCTTTATGATATGTTTTTTGGCAATAAACCTCCCAAAAAGCAAAAAAAACAAAAACCCGTAAGAGCTGCTGGAGGAGGTCAACCAAAAATATCTGGAAAAACTTCACGCCCTAGAAGAACCATAAAGAAGAAAAAACCATCTAGAACTATTTCAATAATGCCCAGAAAAATAAGACCTGGGGCAAGTATTGGCGGCGAAGAAAAAGTTCAAAAGGTATTCCCAGATACTAAAAAGAAACAAACACAAAGACCTTGGTGGGATCCTTTTGGGTGGTTTGGGGGAGCGGCAAGAGTAAGGCAAAGTCAATCGCAAGATGAATCCCAAGTAAAGAAAAAATCTCCAACTACGACTGGAAAAACACCTAATCCCCAAGAGTTTTTACTGAAGACTTATAATGATATTTGGAGCAAATCAACAGATATATTTGGTACTATCTCTACAATTATATTCAAATCTATTTTAGGTCAGTCACCAGATAAAATAGATTATTTGAATGTTGGTAAGGGATTAAATTCTTGGATGAGAAGAATTTTTGATTCTTCATTGCTTGCATTTTCTGGGGGCGGAGAAGTGGATGCGAGACAATTCTTTCAAGGAGAAGATTATACGAAAGTAATAGCAAGATCAGTAGAAGAATCTGTTTCCAGAGATGTTAATGCAACTATTCGCAAGTTATCCCAAGAGTTGGCATTACGACCAACTGGTAGGGAGGAGATGATTGAAGAAAATATTAATAGAGGTAATGAGGGTGATGATGGTGCTGGTGGTATTGCGGGTCAATTTTCCCCAGAAGGATTACAAGGAGACATATACAATTATTTAATATCCAAAGGAATGAGTGATATTCATGCTTTAGGTATTATGGCTAATATTCATAGAGAGAGTGGATTTAGACCAGGAGTATCTGAACAAGGAGGGCCAGGAGTGGGTCTTTTCCAATATTCAAATGAACCAAGAAAAGGTAATTTTTTAAGAGCAGTTCCAAATTATGCATCTAATTGGAAAGGACAAATTGATTATGCATTAACGGAAAAAGGTGAACCAAGTCAACAATACTTAAATACAAAGTTTTCTTCTTCTCAGCAAGCTGCGGATTGGTGGATGAGAAAATGGGAACGACCTGCAGAATACATTCAAAATGATAAAGGTCCAAAAATACATGCACAATATCTTGCAAGTTTACAAAGATTTAGAACTAAAAAAGGATACCAAATTCCAACATCTGCAGATTTTTCTGGCATGACCCGAGGCGGAGATGGTAGATTTATTCAAGGAAACTCTGGGAGGTCAAAAGGTACTCATTTTCATATAGGAACAAATAAACCTGGAGATGGATCTGGAGTTGCGACAGCTGGATTCAGAGTGATTAAACATTTTTTGGGGAAAAAGTCAATTTACGTCGGAAGATCTGGAGAAACTATTCCCGTAAATTCTAGTGATGAAAAAATAAGAGCATATATTTCAAGAGGACAAGCAGCACATAGAAAAACAGAATTAGATTTACAAATAGGAGGTACTGGTAAAGGAAATAAAGTTGCTTTTCCTCTTGCACTTAGAAATATGAAATATAGTGCAACTGATGGTTATGGTGTATCTGCTGATGTTGTTGGAACGAATGCATTTGTTGGACATGGTAGATATAAACCAGATGGTACTCTTGCGCCACAACAATTAATGAAATTAAATTCGGGTGCTCCAGATTATTATGCATTTCATGGAGAGAACTTTGGTATTGTTCCTAGAGATGGATTTATTTTGAAATTGCATAAAGGAGAATTATTTAAAGTAATAGATAAAGACTCCGTAGATCTTTTTGGATTTGACCTGGCAAAAGAAATAATTGATATTGAAAACAAATCACAATTAATTGCTAGAGCACCAGGAATAATTGAAAAACTAAAATCCATTTCTGGATATATGGATTATGATGTACAACAAGAAGTTGTAATTATGAGAGTTCCTACTGATCCCGAAGTTGTTCCAATTCCTATTGGAAGAGGTGGTGGAAGTTTAGTAATTTCCAAAATAGTAAATAATAATACATTCGAAAACTTAGAGGTTATAGGATGAGAATAGAAATCCTAACAAAAAGTAATGTACCTATTTTTAAGGTATTTCCGAACACTGGAGGTGAACCAGTAGCTTTTAATGGTGGAATATCTGAATTATATTATTATGAAAATATATTATCCGAAACCGTAAGAATGACAATAGCATTTACTGACACTGGTTATGCTTCAGATGGAAATGACGGTACTGGTGGTAGAATAACCGCATCCAATAAGATAAAAATAAGTAGAGGAGAAAAAGTTTATATTGAACTTGAAGATGCTTTAGAACAAAAAATATCTTTTAAGACTGATGATACCGCAATGTATATCAGTGGTAGAAGTAAAGGTAGCGATAAACTTAGAGAATTTGAAATCATAGAATTAGTATCTAAAGAGTTTTTAAAGAATGAAAGTGTAAGATTAAAGAAAAGATATGATGGAAAAATTTCAGATTCTGTAACTAAAATTATTAAAACTGATACTGAAGGATTAAGAACCAATAAAACAATAGACATTGAACCAACTAAAAATAGTAGATCTTTTATTGCTACTATTAAAAAACCCTTTTACTTTATAATGTGGTTAGCGTCCCAATCAATTAAAGAAAATACAACTGCTGCTGGATTACTCGCTGGTTATTTTTTCTTTGAAACAAAAAGTGGTTATAAATTTAAATCCATAGATGGTTTATTTGGCCAAGAATACATTAAGAAATATATTCAAAATAATACTGTTTCGGATCCACCTCCAGGATACACTGGAAAAATACTAAGTTCTGAAGTTATTGATGATGCGGATCTTAGAGATCAACTTCAGATGGGAACATATAATTCCTCGGTGAATTTATTCAATACATTAGAAAGTGTATATAATTGCAATCCATTAGATATTGCACAACAAGTAGGATTCACAAATTCTCTTGCGACTGAATTTGGTAAAAATATGAATCTTGATTTTATTTCAAATCCATCAAGATTTTTTACGGGGACAGAATCTATCGGTAATTTGTTGCCAGTTGAACAATCAAGAGAACTGGACACCATTAAAAAAGATTATCTTTCAGCCTCTTCATCTAGATACAATCAAGCATTTACTGTTAAGGTTCAAATTACAATTGCGGGAGATTTTAGTTTGGAAGCTGGACAATTAATATATTGTGATTTCCCAGAACAATCTACAAAACCAAATCCAACTCAAGATCCAAGAATTAGTGGAGTATATTTAATTTCAAGTTTATGTCATAGAATAGATCCACAACAACAATGTTATACTTCTTTAGAATTAATTCGTGAAGCTTACGGAAGAAGATCAATGAAAATGTAATAAATAATAAAAAATGTCCGCAGTTAAGATGGATAAATCTTTGCAACAACACATCAATGATGATATTGATGAGTTAAATAATCCAAACACAAATAGTCAAAGAAGAAGACATTTGGAAGATGAATTGGATTCTCTTGAAAAATATCAAATTAATCATCCTGATGATGATCATGATCCAACAACATTAGAATTATATTGCGATTCTCATCCTGACGCATTAGAATGCCGTATATACGATAACTAATTAATATGTCTGATGTAACTGCAGGTTCTTTGTTTAATCCTCAATTTTTCATGAATCCACCTTGGTGGTTGGGTAGAGTGGAGCAAAAAGAAACTTGGTCGGATAATATTCAAGGTGAAACTTTTACGAATGTTACCGGAATTAAGGGATGGGGACATCGTTATAAGGTTCGCGTGTTTAATTGGCATACTGGAGAATTAGATAAACTTCCACCAAAAGACATGGCATATTGTCAGGTCGTAATGCCTGTAACTGCTGGTTCTGGTCATGGTGGTGCAACAGAAACACCATCAATTGAATCGGGATCCGTTGTATTTGGATTCTTTATGGATGGAATGGCAGGTCAAGAGGGTTATATTATGGGAGTTATTGGAAACTCCAATAACAATGTTCCAAGAGTAAGAGGGGAATCTGCACCAAATCAACCCGCAACAACTTCATCTGGAGGATCTGTTTCAACAACAACACCACCAACACCAAGAACTGGTCCCGGTAGTTTAGCAAATGTTCCGGTTCCACCAAATGTGGATCAATTAAGTATTGCGCAACTTATAAAACTATTAGATCCATCTAAAACACCATCATCGGAAGTTTTTAAAGCAGCAACTGAGGCAAGACAAAAGGCAAGGGCAGCAGGTCTTTCTGCATCCGAAGTTGAAAGGCAAGTATTAATCGCAACAGTCAAAGCATCTAGAAAACCTGGATCAGATGCAGGTTCGGTTGGAAATTGTAATCAAGGGTATCAACAGTTTAACAATACTTATACTGATGGTGATCCACTGAGAGCTGCTTTAGTTCCTGATGATAGAATTATTGGACAGACACCATTACAAATAACAGAAGCGCAACATGTAAGAACCGAAGCAACTAATTTACAGGACATTGATATGAGGAAGAAAATTCCTCTATTGGATGTTTGTAAGAAGAATAATTCTCGCACAAAAGGAATACAGAGAATCCTAAAAAATCTTATTAATACGATAGAAGATCTTAAAAAGAAATTTAATCAAGTATCTGCATTCTCTGCAAAAATTACAGAATTCACTGCAAAAGTTCAAGAACAAGTTTTTGGTGCGATTGAAGAAATTTCTAGATTTGCAAAAGATACTATCAATGGAATTCGTGGTTATATTTTAAAACAAGTTCAAGATAAAATCAAAACAGTTGCACCATTTTTATTTCCAGGCGAAGCTGTTAAATTGGATCAACAATTGGAAAATGGAATAAGTCTTATTAATTGTTTATTTAATAAGTTAATCGCGGGTCTTAAAACTCTTTTAGCAAACATTCTTTCTAAATTACTAGATAATGTTATTAATGTTCCTCTTTGTGCTGCGGAAAATTTAGTTGGTGAACTTTTAAATAGTATTTTAGGGCCAATCGCATCAATATTAGAAAAAGCACTTGCCCCAATAAATGCACTTATTTCTTCAATCGCCGGAATCTTAAGTGGAAACATTGCAGGTTTTAGTTTGTTTAATGCTTTAGAATTTATCTCAGGAATTATAAAATTCTTTACTTGTGATGATGAACAAGAATGTGTTAAATATACAGAGATATCTCAAGATGGTTCAGCACTTCCCGGTGGTGATCCAAAACCAATACCATCAAATCCACAATTAAATTCACCAACGGGTACGGGACAAGGATCATCTTCACCAGTATCAGCAAATACATCAAATTCTGGATCTAGTAATACATTTAATTTACCACCAGATACGATTAGGTCTGGTGTAGTTACATTAACACAAAACTCCGCATAATAATGTCATTTCCATTTTTATCAAAAATTATTCCTCAGACTGGTATAAAGGTTTCATTCATTGATAATGATGGTAAAAAAGTTGGTGGATTAACTGTAGATCAGGCAAATCAAGTTGCTCAGTCAGATCCATCAAAAAGGTTTTATTTTCAAAATGGCGATGGAATTGAACAGGAACTTTCTATTAATGAAGTCAATCAATTATCACCAACCAATTTACTTCCAACTGCTCCAAGTTGTCCAACAGATCCTCAACTTTGTGGTCCTCCATTGGTTCAATTTTTTGGTGGTGGCGGATTTGGTGCTGCGGCGAATGCAATTATAAGTCCAATATCATCTTCAGTTATTGGATTTGATATTGTGAATCCTGGATTTGGATTTTTAAATAATGTTTCCGCAGAACTTATAGACCCATGCGGAAAAGGTAATGGTAGTAAATTATTAGTAAACTTAATAGATGATGATCAAGATACTAGTGGAATTGATTTAACAACTAATGATAGAACTGGTTCTGGTATAATTGGTGGTGCTGGAGGTACTGGTGGTGCTGGGACAGGCGCCGGAGGCGCTGGAGGTGCTGGGACAGGCGCTGGAGGTGCTGGGACAGGCGCCGGAGGCGCTGGTGGTGCTGGGACAGGCGCCGGAGGCGCTGGTGGTGCTGGGACAGGCGCCGGAGGCGCTGGTGGTGCTGGTGGTGCTGGGACAGGCGCCGGAGGTGCTGATGGCGCCGGAGGTGCTGGAGGTGCTGGAGGTGCTGGAGGTGCTGGAGGTGCTGGTGGTGCTGGTGGTGCTGGGACAGGCGCCGGAGGTGCTGGAGGTGCTGGAGGTGCTGGTGGTGCTGGGACAGGAGGCCCTGGGGACACTGGAACATCTAACCAAGATTTTTTTAATCAGTGTGATGATCCTAGAAATAAATTTGAAAAAGAGATTGTTAAGAAATTAAAAAGAAGTAAGAAAATAAAAAATATAACCATAGTCGCTCCTGGTGATGGATATTTGTCTGCACCTGATGGGAGTTTGGGTGGTAATGAAAGAGTCTGGAAAGAACCTGATGAAGGATATGTGCAGACAAAATGTGGTGGTAAATATGTTGTTCAACCATATAGACCCATTGAAGTTAAAAAAGGAGATACTTATTTTCCGCCAGATGGACCTCCTAGAATATTAGATAGGGACGAGGTTGTGTCATTACCTTTAGTTCCAGTCACACCACCATCACCAGAAAATATTGGCCCAACTTATCCAGTAATTTTGGTTATTGATGAAATTGTTGTTTTGAATCCTGGATTCGGATATAGACCGGGCGATAAGTTAATAATAACTCCAAATAATGGTTCTTCAACAGAATTAGTAGTAAATGATTCTGGTCAAATTGATCGGGTAAATATAATTAAACCTGGCGCGGGATTTTTGGATTTACCTAGTATAAGAACAAATTCCAATACTGGGTTTAATGCAACATTTTCTGTAATTTTAAAACCTATTAGAATAGATTTAACTTTACCAATAGAAAGTCAAATTGAAAGTGTGCCAGAAAATGTTCAATTAATAACTGTCATAGATTGTGTTGGGAGAGTATTCTAATGTCAAAATCACAAAATAAAGAAATAAAAGATATACGAACTAAAGATGGAAATTTAAGATTTGGACACATTCATAGTGATCAAACAAAATCTTCTATCATGTTACAGGGACAAGGTGGACTTGAATTTATCACTATTGAACAAGTTGGAAAAAGACCTGGGTGGATATGGTCTAGATGTAGAGGAAGATATCAAATTACTTGTGGTGATAATATACAGAAAAATGATGTTGCATTTTATCTAAACGCATCTGGTGGTGATGGAATTGCTAAAGGAAATATTGAAATTGTAACTAAAGGTACATTTAAAGTTCAAGCAGAAAATATTCAATTGATTGCTTCCGGAAATGATAACAGCAATGGAATTATTTCTCTCCAGGCAAATGAAAAAATTGAATTAGATTCCGCTAAACATATTAATATTAAAGCTGGTGAAGCAATGAGTCTTTATTCATCGGAAATAAATACAAGTGCTAAAAATATTATGAAAATGACCGCAGGAAGTTTTCAGAAATTGAGTAATGCTAGTGCCCTCAAGAGTCCTTGTTTGCCAGTTAATAAAAGAGCACTTGGTTCCGTTAAACCAGGATCTAATTTTTAAGGAGAAATTAAATGTCATCATTCACAGATGAAGAAAATATACAACGATTATTTGTAGCGTGCGATGCAGTAAAACCAGAAATTTTGGGTAGGGGTCCTGCCGCAATTAGAGGATCGGCATACGTTCAAGGCCCTTTAATTGCCGGAGATGATGTTGAATTTCCTGGAATCTGGGCGACTGTAATGATTGGTCCGTTGAGTAATACTGATTCTCTGCCTCCTATAATTCCTGGGGCATTATGCACAGGAACTAATAATCCATATTCATTAGGCGTAAGAGGACCTTCTGCATTTATGGATACGGTGGATACTGCGGAAGATGTTAATGTGGGAAGAGATGTAATTGCTCAAGGTGAAGTTGTATCTCGTTGCGGCAAACATATTCTATCATTAAAAAAGAATTTTGATATTCCACATCCCACAAAAGAAGGTTGGAGACTGAGACATACTTGTCCAGAAGGACCTTCTAATGATGTTTATATTAAAGGTAGATTAACAAATTCTAATCAAATTATATTACCAGAATACTGGAAGAATTTTGTGGATAAAGAAAGTATTGTAGTAACAATAACTCCAATAGGTCAGTTTCAAAATATTATTGTATTAAATTGGACTGATGAGATAATAAATCTTCAAGAAGAAAATAATAAGGATATTGATTGTTTTTATACTATTTTTGCGGAAAGAATAGATGGTGAAAAATTAATCCCTGAATATGAAGGAACTTCTCCAGCAGATTATCCTGGAAATAATGATGAATATTCCGTAGTTGGTTATCATTATGATTCTAAAAGGTAACTAAACATGGCAGATAGATTCATATTAAGGGATATCGGAAAAACGGACTGTAGTGATCCTATTATTGGAGGTATTCCTTCATCGCGATATGATTTTGTACCTAAACATGATAATAATGATAATGGACCATTAAATGTAGATTTAGATCTTCCGCCTCAATGTGTTCCATATTATTACTATAATATGAAGGTGGGATCATTATGGTCATTGGCAAACATTATTTCAAATGGAAATGTTCTAGCAACTGGTCAAGTTGTTTCCAATGGGGGAGCGCATGTTCTTTCCAATAAAAAGAACTTACCATTTGATATGGAACATCCTAATAAGAAGGGATGGAGATTGCGACATGTTTGTATAGAGGGTCCAGAGATTGCAGTGTATTGTAGAGGTAAAGTTTTAGAAGATGGAATTATAACTTTACCATCATTCTGGGTTGGATTAGTAAATTTAGATGATATAACAGTAAACTTTACTCCGATTGGTTCCTGGCAAGAGTTATATATAGAGAAAGTAATAAAAGAAAAAAATCAAATTATTGTAAAAAATAATAATTCTAATCCCATTAATGCGGGATATTATATTATTGGTCGTAGATTGGATGATGATTTGATTGTGGAGTATGAAGGAGATAGTTATCTTGACTATCCAAATGGTAATGAAGGATACTCATTCAACTTTGAGCACAATTATATGGAAAACTTTATAAAACAGGAAATACAAAATATATTAAAAGATGTTTGATCCTAATTTTTGGTATCTAAATGATACCACAGATACTGCAAATGAAGTATATGGTCCAACAGGCATAGCAACTGAACCTGCAGAATTTGAATACGATATTATAGATCCTTGTGGAATAGGAACATATACTGGCGACATTTATATTGATGCATGTGGCATATACACAGGATCGTTAACAACAAATGATATTTACCTCAGACGAGATTTCTATTTAAATAGATTTCTTTATGATCATTTTAATAGTAGAGGTGTTCCTGGACAGATTTTAATATCAGATGCTTCTGGGGTAAGGTGGGGCAATTTGGCATCCGTTGCTCCTCCAATACAAGCAATTGATGTATATAATGAAGGAGTATATGCAGGAACAGTTTCTAGATTAGATTTTTATGATGGCATTGATCAAAATAACTTGGTAGATGTTATTGTTGGAACTGCAGAAACATCTGTGGCTTCTATAATTGTTTCCGATAGGTGGTCGGAAACAACTGATAAAGATATCTACCGAGTAAGTAAAGTTGGTATAAACACCGTTCCACAATATGATTTGGATGTTTTTGGTGATACTAAATTATCTGGATTATTAATTGTAGATAATGATGCGGAGTTAAATTCAAATTTAGATGTTGACGGAATTGTAACATTCAATAATTTAACATCTTCAACATCTAAAGATACTGGAGCATTAGTAATTACTAATGGTGGTGTTGGTATTGAAGAGAATTTAAATATTGGAAATAACCTAAGGGTAGATGGAGAAACTATTCTTTCCGGATTTACACTTGTTGATAATAATATGATCATTACCGGTTTCACTACCGGTACTATTTCAACTGCAATCTATGCAGAAAGATCTGGAATCTCTAGTTATTCCGACAGATCTGGAATCTCTAGTTACTCTGATAGATCTGGAATCTCTACCTTCATAAAAACCGTAGAGACTACAGATAACATTAATTATTTTGTGCCATTCGTACAAAATTCAACTTCAACTGAATCTGAAACAATTAGAGTTGATTTTGGAATTAAGTATAATCCTAGTTTAAATTCTTTAACATTAGATGGTCCCTTAATAGTTGATGGAACATCCACTCTTTCTGGATTTACACTTGTTGATAATAATATGATCATTACCGGTTTCACTACCGGTACTATTTCAACTGCAATCTATGCAGAAAGATCTGGAATTTCCAGTTACTCTGATAGATCTGGAATCTCTAGTTACTCTGATAGATCTGGAATCTCTAGTTACTCTGATGTTTCAGGAATCTCCAGTTATTCCGATAGGTCTGGAATTTCTAGTTACTCTGATAGATCTGGAATTTCTAGTTACTCTGATAGGTCTGGAATCTCTACTTTTATAAAAACGGTAGAGACTACAAATAACATTAATTATTATATACCTTTTGTACAAAATTTTACATCAACTGAATCTGAAACAATTAGAGTTGATTCTGGAATTAAGTATAATCCGGGATTAGATTCTTTCACTTTAGATGGATCACTAACAGTTGGTGGATCATCTTTATTTCAGCAATCTGTAGAATTAAAATCCAGTTTAATTGATAGTAATGGTAGTGCTGCAATAGGAAAGACAGATTATCGTCTTGCTTCTGTTGGAACCGGAGTATCTTGGAGACCACCTGGAGTTCAAACCCAAAATGCTATTTGGGTTACAATGGACGGAAATGATTCAAATACTGGATTACTTGAAGGAGATGCAAAAAGAACTATAGGTGCTGCTGCAGCAATTGCACAGGATGGAGATACAATTTTTGTGCGTTCTGGTGTATATTATGAAAATAATCCTATTGGTCTGAGAACTGATGTAACTGTTTCGGGTCAAGATTTGAGATTAGTTACAATTGTTCCAAATAATCCAACTAAAGATGTATTTCATGTAAGAAGAGGATGCTTAATTGAGAATTTAAATTTTGCAGGATCAAATGTCTCAGTAATGCATAATGGTTGTGGTGCTGTCGCATTTCCACCAATTTCTCCAAGTGATTCTGCAATGTCCGGTTATATTGCACCAGGGCCTGCATCTGAAGGACCATCAGGAAGATGGAGGTCTCCATATGTAAGAAACTGCACCAACTTTATGTCCGGTAGCATTGGAATGAAAATTAATGGAGATCATGCAATTGGTTTTGCTCCAGGCGCAGATCTCAAATCTATGGTATGTGATTCATTCACACAATATAATGAGGCAGGTATTGGTGTTTCAATTACTAACAATGGATATGCACAATTAGTTTCTATCTTCACAATTAATTGTGATATTGGAATTTATTGTGATACTGGTGGTTCTTGTGATCTTACAAACTCAAACTCATCTTTTGGTAATTTTGGTCTTGTTGCAGTAGGTCTTGGTAGAACAGAATTTACAGGAAAAGTTCTTTCCGACACATTACCAGAACTTGATAGAATAACTTTAACATCAGTGTTTGATTCTGATAATAATCCAAGAAAACCTTATGATGGACAGGCATTATGGTTTAAAATTAATTTAGACAATTATACAGGAGATGCAGTTGGAACTGGTGTAATTACTGCACCTTTACAAGAACTAAGTTCAATTACCGTCACAAATGGTGGTTCTGGATTTAGTCAGGCATCACCACCAAATGTAATTATTCGTGATGCAGATGGAACATTCCAACCAAAAGGACCACAAGGTATTGTGGCGCAGGCATCTGCAAATGTAAATGAGTCGGGACAACTCACTTCAATTGATGTTATAAGCACTGGAAGAAATTATCTATCAACACAAAATATTGTAGTTGATGTTGAAGGAAACACTGGTCTTGCGACCGCAGTAATGTCTCCAATTTATTACACAGTATCCGAGTCAACTGAACCAACAAATCCTACTGGAATTACAACTGTTACTTTTAATGAATTTATTCCATACCAATTATTTGAAGATGATGAAATTGAGTTAAGAAGAATTAGTAGAATTCTTACAAGTTCTCATTCATTTGAATATATTGGTACAGGTACAGATATAAATACATCAACACCTCTTAGGGGTGCAGTACCTATTAAAGCAAATGAAGTTGTTGCTAGAGATGGCGCACAAATTCCATTTACCAGCACCGACCAAAAAGGAAACTTTGATATTGGGGAAGGCATCCAAATTGATCAGACAACTTCTACAATCCGAGGACGAGATTTTAGTAGAGCAATACAAGCAGAAGTTACCCCATTAATACTTGCGTTAAGATAATATGGCAGTTGCACCACTTAATAAATTTCTTACAATTGCAGTTCCAGTTGCACCAGGAGAACAAACAGTTTATACAACTCCTGTAGGTGTTTCTGCAATTCTCCTATATGCTCAAGTATCCAATGTGGGGATTGGTGAAACTTATCCTACCGTCACCTTTACACATCGTAGAAAAAGTGTTGCTCCAAGAACTGCTGGCAATACTAGAAATAATAGAATCATTAAAGATGTTGAAATTCCACCAGATGATGCGGTAATTATTATTGATGGAAGATTAGTATTAGAACGAACCGCATTAATTTCGGACTCAATTGCTATAGAAGGAACTCAAGCAGGTATTGTTTCTGTTTATGATTGCAAATATGATCACATTACTGGGTTGACTACTGTTACTACTTACGGACCTCATAATTTTTCTGAGGGAAATCAAGTCACAATGAGTGGTCTTGAGTTTACTTGTGCTGGTGTTTCTGGCATTACAACTACAATTTATCCTTCGCCTCAAGTATCTTTTACTGTTGAGAGTGTTGGTGGAGGAGGAACCGTTTTCACGACATATGGTGGAATAGGTGCTGGCATTACACATACATATGTTAGTGGAGGTTTAGTTGGGCCTCTTCAAATGGAATTTATTTGTAGTATTCTAGAAAATAGTACAGTATAAGAATGGCAGAATATTTAAGCGGTAGGAAAAAAGTTAGATCTTTTTCGGGTCTAAGTAGTGACAGACATCGTTACCTGGGATTGGATCAAGCAGAACCAAATCTTGGTTATCCCGGAGAAAAGAATGTTGCGATTGCGCAGACTTATTATCGTTTAGTAACTATTGATAATGGTACAGTTTATGATAGATATTGGATACCAGAGCCTCCTGCAAATTTTATTGAGGGCATTAGTATATTTGATGAAGGTATTTTAGTAGGAACTGCAAACAGTGTTACTAAGATAGATTTTAGAGGAAATGCAGTTGTATCTACTGCATCAGGAAGTATTTCTACAATCACTATATTTGCTCCGGGAAATGAAGGAGATATACTTTACAATAATAATGGAGATATTGATGCATCCTCTTTGATCTCCATTGATTATGAAAATAATAAAGTTGGTATTGGTAGTACAATACCTCAGTATTTTTTGGATGTTGGTGGAGATATTAAGTTACAAAGTAATCTTGTTGACATTAATAATCAAGTTGGAACAGCTGGATCAATTTTAGTTTCAACTGGATTGGGTGTTTCGTGGACTAGTGTTATTGATGTTGGTATAACCGCCCCTCAAGGCATTCAAGGTACTCAAGGAACTCAAGGAACTCAAGGAACTACAGGAACCCAAGGTACTCAAGGTATTCAAGGATCACAAGGAACTACAGGATCTCAAGGTACTCAAGGAACACAAGGTACTCAAGGTACTTCAATTCAAGGCACTCAAGGTACTTCTGGATCTCAAGGAATTTCGGTTCAAGGAACCACAGGATCTCAAGGAACCCAAGGTACTCAAGGATCAACGGGAACTCAAGGAACTACAGGAACCCAAGGTACTCAAGGTATTCAAGGATCACAAGGAACTACAGGATCTCAAGGTACTCAAGGAACACAAGGTACTCAAGGAACTACAGGAACCCAAGGTACTCAAGGTACTTCAGTTCAAGGATTGGGTGGAACACAAGGTACTCAAGGTACTCAAGGAACCCAAGGTACTCAAGGAACTACAGGAACCCAAGGTACTCAAGGAACCACAGGATCTCAAGGAACCCAAGGTACTCAAGGAACCACAGGATCTCAAGGAACCCAAGGTACTCAAGGAACTACAGGAACCCAAGGTACTCAAGGTACTTCAGTTCAAGGATTGGGTGGAACACAAGGATCAACGGGAACACAAGGTACTCAAGGAACCCAAGGTACTCAAGGAACTACAGGAACCCAAGGTACTCAAGGAACCACAGGATCTCAAGGAACCCAAGGTACTCAAGGTACTTCAGTTCAAGGATTGGGTGGAACACAAGGATCAACGGGAACCCAAGGTACTCAAGGAACCACAGGATCTCAAGGAACCCAAGGTACTCAAGGCACTCAAGGAACCACAGGATCTCAAGGAACCCAAGGTACTCAAGGCACTCAAGGAACCACAGGATCTCAAGGAATTACTGGAATTCAAGGAATTCAAGGTTTTACTGGTAAGGATGGAACCTCAGTAACAATTATTGGATCAGTACCTAACGCAAATATAGATCCCCCAAATGATCCACAAATAACTCTTGATAATGCTTTTCCGGATGCTATTGCAGGTAATGGAGTAATTGATAATGAAACTGGACATCTTTGGGTTTATGATGGATCTACTTGGGATAATGTTGGAGAAATTAGAGGTCCTCAGGGAATTACAGGTTCTCAAGGTATTCAAGGTATTCAGGGAACTACAGGATCTCAAGGAACACAAGGAACACAAGGTACTCAAGGAACACAAGGTACTCAGGGAACTATAGGATCTCAAGGAACACAAGGTACTCAAGGTACTCAAGGAATTACAGGTTCTCAAGGTACTCAAGGAACAAGTGTTCAAGGAACTACTGGTTCTCAGGGAACTCAAGGAACCACAGGATCTCAAGGTACTCAAGGTACTCAAGGTACTCAAGGAACCACAGGATCTCAAGGAACCCAAGGTACTCAAGGCACTCAAGGAACCACAGGATCTCAAGGTACTCAAGGTACTCAAGGAACACAAGGAACCACAGGTTCTCAAGGTACTCAAGGAACAAGTGTTCAAGGACTAGGTGGATCTCAAGGAACACAAGGTACTCAAGGAACCACAG